TGACTGGACCTACAGGTGCAGGAGAACAAGGACCTACTGGATCTACAGGTGTTACCGGTGTTACAGGTATAACAGGAGTAACAGGTATGACTGGACCTACAGGTGCAGGAGAACAAGGACCTACTGGATCTACAGGAGTAACAGGTGTGACTGGACCTACAGGTGCAGGAGAACAAGGACCTACAGGTTCCACAGGTTCTACTGGTGTTACAGGTTCTACAGGACAAACCGGTCCTACAGGTGCAGGAGTATCAGGACCTACAGGTAATGTAGGAGGTATTCAATATATTTATGGATCTGAATTAGTAGATTCAACTACTAGTCTTACTAGTGGATACTTTAATTTTAACGTTTCTTGGAGTAATTTAACCGTTGGTACCGATCGTAGATTATTTTTATCGAGTAATAATTCTACAGGAGGCTCTATGCTTTCTATTATACAAGAATTAGGAAAAGGAATTAGAGGAGCTTCTTACTCTGCATATTTAATATTTAATGATAATTCTAATAATTCTATCATATTAGGAGTTTCGGCCGGATCTTCCTTTCTGAATAATGCTGGAAATGGATATAGATTTGATGTAAATGTTGTTTCTAGATCTTCTAATTCTTTTTCGAATAATGGTCCTGTAGGTTTAAATATAAATTGGGCAGGATATGGTCCTACTGGGGTTCAAGGTCCTACTGGTATGACTGGTATGACTGGAATGACTGGTATGACTGGTATGACAGGACCTACTGGTATGACAGGGTTAACTGGTCCTACTGGCCCTACTGGAACTATTGGTATGACTGGTGCTACTGGTGCTACTGGTGATATAGGTATAACTGGTCCTACTGGAGATTTCGTAACCGGTGCTTCTATAGATTTAAATCAAAATCTACTTTTTACAACATTATATAATCAAACTTTATCAGCAGGAAAAGTTCCTTTAGGTCCTACAGGAGCTACAGGAGATCTAGGTCCTACTGGAATAACTGGTCCTACTGAATATGGTCCTACAGGACCTACCGGAGATCCAGGACCTACTGGAACTACAGGAGAAACTGGACCTACCGGTCCCACAGCCGTAGGACCTACCGGTCCTACAGGAGAAACCGGGCCGCAAGGTACTACAGGAACAAAAGGAGATGATGGAGTTTCTGGAGGTAGATTTTATTATTACAATCTTTCTGAAGGATCTTCTGCTAATTTTAATAGCTACAGAAAATTAGCTGATAATCCTACATCTTCGGGATCGACTTCTATTACTGTGTTTTTAGGAGCTTCTGGATCTCCAGGATCTACTGCTTTAATAGGTTCTTTCATAACTGATACCGGAGATCCTGGATCTTCTTTTATTCCTGGAGGAGTTTGGACTTATTATCTTCATTTAGACTCTACTTATACCGGATCGGTCCCTTATTTTAGAGTAAATGTTGATCTTTATAAAGGTACTACTACAGGTAACGAATTTCTCTTACAAGAAATGACTCCTATAGATGTTCTTTTAAACACGACTAAAAGAACAATACCTTTTACTACGGTATTTGGAGGAACTACAATAGATCCATCGGATAGAATAATTTCTAAAATTATCTTATCAAATACTAGAACTACTGCTGGATATACAGCTACATTTTATACTGAGGGTAATTCTACGTATTCTTATGCAACTACTACAATAGAGAGAATAGGATTTACTGGTCCTCAAGGGCCTTCAGGGGATATTGGTCCTACTGGTCATACTGGATCTACAGGAGAAACAGGTATGACTGGTCCTACAGGTGTTACAGGAGGAATTGGACCAACTGGTGTTACTGGTATGACCGGACCTACCGGTGAAAAAGGAGCTACTGGATATGCTTCAGGACTTTTGTATTTCCTAAATAATACTCAAACAGTCACTGGCTCATTTAAAGAAATGAGTGGATTAATTAATACTAACGATCCTGGAGGAGCACTATCACAAATAAGTTTATTAGGAGAGGGTGCAACAGGGGTTGTAGCTGAATTTCAAACTAGATCAGGAGATCCTGGAATTCCTTTATGGCCTCAAGGTTTATGGAATATAAATCCTTATATAGGTTCAGATGGAGGTGATTGGTTAATTTACGCTAACATATATAAATACGATCCAAACACTGATACCGAAACTCTTTTAAAGACTACAAATTCTAATTCTTGGAGTATAACCGTTGGAGTTGATTCAAGATTTCCATACCAAAGACCTTTATCGGTTTATTTTGATGAAGTTAATTTACAAACTACCGATCTTTTAAGAGTAAAAATAATAGCACAAAATAATACTCCATCTCCGAACAATGGACTGAAAGTAATAGAACTTAATTCTAGTCAAACACAAAATCCAGGATATTATTCTACAATAATTACTTCTCTACCAAATAGAGCTTTCATGGGAGTAAGTGGTCCTACTGGTATGACTGGTGCTACAGGTTCAGGAGTTACAGGACCCACAGGTGTTACAGGTATGACAGGTGCTACTGGGACAGGAGAACCAGGACCTACTGGCGTTACAGGTATGACTGGTATGACAGGTGCTACTGGGACAGGAGAACCAGGACCTACAGGTTCTACAGGAGTTACAGGTATGACCGGACCTACAGGAGCTACAACTCCAGGACCTACAGGAGTTACAGGTATGACTGGTATGACTGGACCTACTGGTTCTCAAGGAAACGATGGAGTTGATGGTGTATCTGGAGGTAAATTTTATTATTTTAATCTTTCTCAAGGGTCATCATCGTCAGTAGGATCTCCAACTTATAGAAGATTATCAGATGAACCTTCTGGAGCAGGAACTACTTCAATAGGATTTAGTATTGGAGCTGGAGCTACAGCTTTAATTGGTACTTATATAACCGACACTGGAGATCCCGAAACTCTTCTAGTTCCAGGAGGTGTTTGGACTTATTATTTAAATTTCGTTACCGATTATATAGATAATTTGATAGATAATTTAGGAATAAGTGTTGAACTTTATAAAAGATCTTCAGGAGGGACTGAAACTCTCCTTCAAGCATCTTCTCAAGTAGATTATGTGGTACTTACATCTCCAAAAACTTTACAATACAGTACAGTATTTGGAGGAACCACTCTAAATTCAGGAGATAGATTATTTACTAAAATTTATGCTAGAAATAATGATGGTGTTTCTCATGGAGCAACATTTAGCACTGAAGGATCTTCTACATATTCATATGTTTTAACAACGATTGAGAGAGTAGGATTTACTGGTCCTCAAGGTCCTTCAGGACCTACTGGGGTTACTGGTATGACTGGACCTACTGGGGTTACTGGTATGACTGGACCTACCGGTGTTACTGGTATGACTGGACCCACTGGCTCTATCGGTGTTACAGGTATGACAGGACCAACAGGAGCTACTACTCCCGGACCTACAGGTATGACAGGAATGACTGGACATACAGGTATGACTGGTATGACTGGACCCACAGGTGTGATAGGTATGACCGGTCCTACAGGAGAAACAGGTATGACTGGTCCTACAGGTGTGACAGGAATGACAGGACCAACAGGTATGACTGGTATGACTGGTATGACTGGACCTACTGGTTCTACTGGTGTTACTGGTATGACTGGACCTACGGGAGCTACAACTCCTGGACCTACAGGTGCTACTGGTATGACTGGTATGACTGGTATGACTGGTGTTTCAGGAAAAGATGGTAAAGAATATGGATCTCTTTATTATTTAAATCATATAGAAACTCCTTCGGAATCACCAACATTAGTAAGTAAAGGATGGAAAATAATGTCTCCTTATCAAGGAGAAATAGATTCTCCTGTTACCGATTTAAATTCTTCAATATATTTGCCACCTGGACAAACAGGTATAGCTATAGGTTCTACTTGTGTTTTAGGAGCTTTTATCGTTAGAGAAATTGAACCTGGACTTACTTATATTCCAGAAGGAACCTGGACAGCAAATCTTTATTTAAATCATGCATTTCTTAACAATCAACCAGTTATCGTAGGAGGTTCATGGGAAATATATGCTAACGTTTATAGTCTTAGTGCAGCATTAGATACTTGGCCTAACGGTTGGACCGCTGGTACATTAGAAAGTACATCAGCCGTTGGAGGAGCTCCAATTAATGGAATTTTTCGAGTTGCTAAAAGTTTAACTTACAATTATAATACACAAAGTTCAAATCCTCCTACTTTTGTTACTTTCCCTATATCTATACCTCCTGGTATAACTTATACTACATCTTCAAATCCTACTAAAAATTCTAATAGATTAGCAGTAGAATTTATAGTTAAAAATGTTAGTAATCCTTTACAACCAGGAATTAGAACTCCTATACTTCTTTCTCAAAATTCTAATAGATATTCTACTATTAATACAAATCTCGCAACGAGGAATGAAAGAGGACAAAAAGGCCCTGATGGATCAGGAGCTATTTATTATCTTAGAACTGATGCTATAGATACCGGTACCGTACCTCCTATCCGAGGAGGTGCTGGAGGACCTTATCCTTCATCAAGACCTTTCGTCTCTGGAGAAGTAGGATATACGTTTAATACCGCGGGAGGATTTTTAATGACTAGAAATCCTTATCCGATTGGAAGTGGGTTTTCAACTTCGGGATCCTCTATCGCAGTAGGAATTGATGATACATATCAAATTGGAATTCCCGCAGGAGCAACTGCTAGAATATATTGGAGATCTCCAGTTGATGATCCTTATCTCACTAATTGGCCTGCAGGAAATTTTAGATCATATATTTATTATAGATCTACTCAATCTACTTCTGAAAGTGTACGAATTAGACAAGAAATATGGAGACAAAGGACCTCTAATCCTACTCCTCAGTTAATGCTTATTTCTTCTACGAATTATATTAATATGCCAGGAACTAATACTGGATCAAGTACTCCTGTTTCTACATTTCCATTAATTCTAGAAAATCAATTACCTTATTTTACAACCACTTCAAATTTCTATTGGAGTAACCTTCAGGCAAATCTAGATGATAGGATTTTATTAGTTTTAGATATATTTAATCCTACAAATACTAATGTAGGAATAACTATAGTATCAGGAGCATCTTCTGCTAGTTCATATTTAACTACTACATTCCCTCAAGATAATCGTAGTGTTAATCAAGGATCTGTTTATTATCTTAATATAGAAGGAGTTATAGATGAAGAAAATCTTAGAAATATAGGTCCTACTAGTAGTACAACAATTATTCCAGATAATTTTACTAGACCTTATCCTTTTAATATGGGTTCCGGATTAGTTAACTCAGCCGGATTAGCTTATGGAAGTGTCGGAAGATACGGACCTACTGTTGGTTATTTTAGAGCTACTAGAAGATGGTCAGAATCAATAGATGCTGTAGCTTCTAACCCTGGATTTAGAAACTGGGCAGGAGTTACTGCAGGACCAGGAGCTACAGCTATATTTGCATTTGTTTCAGATTTAAGAGATCCTTATACGTCCTTTATTCCTTCAGGTCCTATTACCGCTGACGTATTTTTAGGTATAAATAACGGTCTTGGTAATAGAACTATGAGTGCTCAAATGGTTGTTTATTTAGTAGACAATGGTTCAATCCCTGCAGGAGAACCTGGTACCGCTTATGCTAATAATAAACTTGAAATAGCAAGAAGTCCTATTTATAAATTTACATTCCCGAATAATATACTTGGAGCTGGAACCGTAGCAGGAGCAAGAGTTAATATGGAAGCTTGGTGTAGAGGTTTAGATTTAGTAGGTTTTCAAGGTGGAGCTAATCAAGGAATAACAAGAAGATTAAGCTTTGAATTTTTAGTTTTCAATAACGATCCAGGTAATGTTAGTGTTGGTTCTACTGCTGCTATTGGATTTTTTACTCAAGGCTATACAAATTATGGGATGGTTAGAACTCCATTTCCTATAAGAGAATATGATTATCCAGAAGCAGTTTCTTCTTTTTATATAGATCCTACTACAAAACAATCTAACGTAGGCGCTAATTGGGGTACTCAATTAGAAGGAGGACTTTCTCTATTAGAATCAGGAAGTTTTAGTGGATCAGTAACTACCCCTTATACATTAAAGAGATATGTTTCCGGGACCGCTGCTGTTCCTCAATTTATTTTAGGAGCAACTGTACCTGCAGGACAAAGCAGAATTCTCCTTTTCTCTACAGAACCTAGAGATCCAGGTTTAATTACATGGCCTTACGGTCTATATGGAATGGGTCTTTCGTTCTACGTTACAGGGGAATCCGATAATGTACAATATGTTACTCCCCTTTCTTTAAAATTAGATGTTTTTCGAGCTCCTGATGGAATAACTCCTGCAATAATAGCAAGAGGTGTAGAAAATTTTATTAATTCTGGTATTGCAGGCTTTTCGTATCAAGAAGCAAATTCATTACCTATTGGAATTAGAGAATCATATTCTTCAGTTGCGTTGAGTTACGATTCTAGGCCAATATACGCTTTAACTGTAAGAAACTTTGGTTCCACGAATGCAGTTTTTAATTTTGTTGGAGGACAAACTTCTATAGGACTTCAGGGTAAAGGAGCTTCTCGAGTTTATTCTCCTTTCCCTGCACAATCAATTATAGGTCCAGTAGGACCTACAGGACCTCTTGCTAATACTAGAGTTGATACATTCCGAGGAGTAACAACTATAACTGTTAATCATAATAGTGGTTCATATCCTCTTGTTCAGGTAATAAGGAATGTAGGAGGTGCAGGAACTACTTTCTCGATAGTAGGTGCCACTGTAGTTCATACTAATACTAATTCGTTTACCGTCGATTTAGGTCCTCAAGGAATTACAGGTTTCGTTATTTCTGGCGCAGGTATTACGGGTGCACAAGGGCCTACGGGAATGACCGGTGTTACAGGTGTTACAGGAGCTCAAGGAGTTACTGGTCCTTCTGGAGGTCCGGTAGGACCTACAGGTTCAACAGGTTCTACAGGTGTTACAGGTATGACAGGTGTTACAGGAAGAACCGGTATGACTGGTATGACTGGACCAACTGGTATGACGGGACCAACTGGATCTCAAGGACCTACTGGAGGAGCTTCAAATATTGATCCAGGTATTTCTAGGAGATTATCTGTTTATAAAAATAATTCTACTCCCGGACAACTTGCCTCTAGTTTTAATACAGGTTCAGGAGAATTAATCCTTTCTTTTAATTCTTCTGCTACTGGAGGTACATATATACTTCCTAATATAGGAGGAACCACCGTAGATCTCATCGTTTCTGAAAGATATCAAAGAATATCAGATAGAAAGAATTTTGATAATGGTATATCAATCGGACCTATTTCCGGTAATTCATTTAGTGATAGTATATATTATGCGATTGTTGCTGGAACTGCAGGTAAATTACAAATAACTGATAATGATTCTTTTCAAAGTATTCAAGCTCAATATTATTCTAGACTTGATTGGACTCAACAACAAGCTTCGTCAAGATCAGCTTTCCGATTTATAAGTCTGGATGGAAGTACTGGAGGCGATTATCGAGTTTATCCTTTAATCCATGAAAAAATTGCAGGAGATGTTAATGAAGATGCTGATCTTCTTAATTATCCTACGGTAGGAAAAATGACTAGTATAGGACTTAGTCTAAATGGAAAAGGAGAAACTGGAGGTTTAATTTTTAATGTTAATAAATACGTTACTGATTCTAGAGGAACAAATGATGTATTCAATAAAGTTATAGATAATGATTCTCCTAATGTTAGATTTATAGTAGGTAACTACACATCCCTAAGTGCAGAAATTCCAATTTTCACATTACCTCAAACTACATCTTTATCTAAAGTAGGGTATATTAATACATATTTAGAAAGTAGCACTACCAGTACAGGATCTCAGTTTACACCAGTTAATGCAATTTTAGAAAAATCAAAAGTTCTTGTTTTAGGACATACGAGAAATTATACACATCAAGGTACTGTAAACGAAGCTATAGATCTTTACATAAGAAGACCAATAAGTTTTTATAAAGGATATGATTGGAATCCAGGAGCAATAAATTATCAAGCTGCTATATATATAGAAAAACGTATAAAATCCGATAGATTTGATGATTTCTTAGGTAGAAATTTAGCAGCAGGATCTTGGTATGATTTAAATGGAAATCTTGTAGATTCGGATCTTTTTGATTCTATAGGTATAATTCAAAATAATCCTTGGGGTTTATTTATAGAAGGAGATAAATCTTTCTTTGGAGGTGATGTAACAATCGGAGGAACTGGAGTTACTCTAGGTACTAATATCTCTCAAAATACTCTCCTAGTAGTAGGTGCTACTACTAGAAATCAAGCCGGAGATTTTACTTCTACTAAACAAAATGTAATAGTTGCAAAAACAGTTAATGATGATTTTGTAGCCATTATAGGAACCACCGGATCTACTGGCTCTAGATTTTTCGGAGATGTTACATTAAGTCATAATAATGGAAATATTGTTGATGTAATAGGAGGAACGGTTTATCAAGGAGTAACTTATGGAATTCCTTATACTCCTTCTTCTTTAACCATATATTCTAATGATTCTATAAGATTTATATTAGGACCTACATATAATGCACATCAAATATCGTTTTCGGATTATTCAATTGCAAGACCTGGCACAGGAGCTTCTTGGGTAGGTTCAGGTATTACGGTCGGATATGGAGGAGGTATATACACTGGACCGAATGGATATATTACACCTGGTACTTATTATTACGCTAATACTCAACAAGGACAAATTCCAGGAACCGGAGCTTCTTCAACGGTTAGAGGTATAATTACGGTTTTACCTTCTAGACCTGGAATTAGATTCCATGAAGAAGATAGAACAAATTTTGTTAGGTTAGAAGGACCACAAACTATTTCAGGTAATAATTATACAATAACGTTACCTGCAACTTCTCCCGTCAATGGTTATATTTTAAAAACTAATGGAAGTGGTCAACTTTCGTATTCTAATTCGATAGATATTAATTTCACATTTAATGAAGATGTTACTATCGGTTCTAATGGATCTACTGCCGGAATTAGATTTAATGAACAAACAGGAACTAATTATGTAGGTATTCGAGGGGCTACTGATATGCAAAATAATAATTATTGGTTAACTCTCCCTCCTACAGTAGGTCCTGCTAATCAAGTTCTTTACACAGTAGATGATCAAGGTACTCTCGGATGGACTAATGGAATAGGAGGAGGACCTGAAGGATCTGGAGGAACTGGACCTACTGGTGCTACTGGAGTAACAGGTAGAACTGGTATGACCGGTATGACCGGTATGACCGGTATGACTGGACCTACTGGAGTTATTGGATCTTTAGGAGGATTCTCTTATGTTAGTAGTTATTCGGGAGGAGCTACTTTAATTGGGGATGTTTTAACATTAGGCGCTGCAAGTACAGCTTACCCTGGATTAGTTAGAGGAGGATATGAAGAATTTAAAAATAAAACCGTAGTAGGAGTAACTCATTCTCTATATAGATACCCTATGGTTCAAGTAGTAGAAACTCCTTCAAATGAAGTTATAATACCTCAAACAATAAAACATAGATCTAATCTAGTATTTGAGGTCACATTTAGTATAGGAACTACTGGATTTATATTATATTATTAATCATTTGATTTATTTTTTCATATAATTTATATGGAATCTTTAGAAAATAAAAAATACTACGAATGGACTTCCACTTCTCGAATAGGGAAAGTGGAATCCTATTTGGCAGAAGACGATACGAATATATATTTTGAAAGTGGTAGATTAGTCCCTAAAGATCAATTTGGTTATCAACTTAATCAAATAGATGAAGAAGTTTACCTTAGAAAAAAAGAAGTAGAATCATTACCAATTAACCCTCCTTCCCAAAACGATTATTCTGTTAATTGGGATTCTTTATTAGGTAATGATCCTCCTATACAAAACAGTCCTACACAGACACCAATAGTAGAACAGAATCCTATAAAAATTATACTTGATAAACAGAAGAAGAAAGAAAAAATTTCTATTCCTATTAATTTCGAATTTGAAATTCCTAGTAAGAAAGTTTTAGATCTTCTAGATGTAATGTTTGATCGAGATGAAGTCATCGAGGAAATTATTAAGTCTTCTATTGGAAATATTCAAACCGAATCAGTTATCGAAAAAATATCAGATGAAGTTAAGAAAAAAATTCATTCCTTTTTCGATAGCGATGAAAAAGATGACTTAAAAAATGAAATGTCGATTGATTGACAATCCTTATGTGGATAAAAATTTTGAAATTGAATTTGAATCTATAAACGAAATTGAGGAACTCAGAAACAGTTTAACATCTATGATTAAATACTTTACTATATGTAAAGAAGATGGAGAAGAGCTTCCGCCACTAATTTATAAAATTAAAGATAAGAAAATCCCTAAAACCAGAAAAAATGAAAAATAATTCATCAGCAAGAAGACAAAGAAGACTTTATGAAAAATATCTAAAGAAAACTTCTTTGCAACAATACAAAGAATGGAAGAAAGATTCCGTAAAAAGAGGAGAAGAATATCATAAGCAGCATACGGAATCTACTATGAAAGATATAGAATCACAATTTGAAAATCTTCAAACTAGAGTAATTCAATCTATGAAAACTATCGGGAAAAGCGATGAAGAGATTAATGAATACGTTGAAGATTGGTTGACTTCTACTAAGATTTGGGCAGAATCCGATTCTCCTGAAAGATTTCATAAAGTAAAAAAGAGAAGAGAATCCAATGATTAAAATAGAACTATCTTCTGCATCAAACGGTGTAATTAAAAGAGTTCTAGATTCTAATACAAAAGAAGATAGTTCTTCTTTTAAAGTTTACGAAATTGATTCTGATCCTAATCTAGACTCTTTTCTAGGAGTAATGGAACTTTTTACCGATATCTCTGCAGATTTAGGTTTAGATTTAGGATCCGATTTTGATCCCTATCAAATGAAATTTGATATTGATTGGGGTGAAAAATACGTTCCTTCCGAAGAGGAAATAGAACAAAAAATTAAATCTCTTAATCTTGAATTGAAGAAGCTAAGAGAATGGAAAAAACTTTTAAATGATGGCGGTAATGTCTAAGAACGTCTTTATTGTTAATTGTGATAGAAAAACTTTTGAATCCTCATTTTCAAAGAAGAAGAATTCAGATATTATAAATCAATACGAGATTTTTCAGAAATTAACAAATAACGATTCTTCTAAGATCCCTCCTTCTGAAGAAATAGTTAATTTTCAGATTATAAAAAAGCTAAATAATTTTAAAATCTGTAGAAAAACTGAATTCGTTTATTTCCTTAAAGAAAAAGTAGACAGAAAATTTATTAAAAATTTAAAAAATCTTTTTAGCAATTGTAATGTTCCTGTTTATTTTCATTTGTTAATTGATTCTGAAGATAAAAAGGGTTTTATAAAAGAATTTAATACGGTTCAAGTTTTAGAAGATGATAAAGCAACCTCTACTGGATAAAAGAAGTATTTGTCATGCTTTGCTTTATTCTACTTCCGATCCAGAAACAATGATCCCAATAAAAGGGATCATTGATGATATTTATTTTGAAGAAGATATTCCTGTTTATTCTATAAGAATTATTAAATTTTATGACGGAATTAATTTTCTAAAAACTTCTTTTATAGGAAAATCCTTCCTTACAAATTATAAAGGTAAACCTAAACCTATTGTAATACCTAAAGAAATTAGGTTAATTGGGGAGTTAGAGAATTGGCTAGGAGAAAAATCTAAATATCGATTTTGTATTGAATCTAATCTCGTTACAAGATCTAAACATGAGATGATGGATCTTTTTTATAAGATTCAAGAATATATTATATCTCAAAAATTTAGAAGTTTAAAAAGAATTTTCTTAAGAACTCCTTATGAAGGTCCTTTTAGAATGAATTCCAATGAAGAATTTAATCGAAGAATAGAAAGAGGATTTGCAGATCTTTTTTCAGAAAATTCATTTAAATCGTTCATAGAAACCATTTGATATATAATAAAATAATCTAAAAGATGGCTGAAATCAATTATTATAAGTACGACGATTTAGATTTTTCAGGTCCAGCTCCAATAGAAGTTAAAGAGGAAAAAGGAAAAGAGATATACAAAGGGATTGATAGGCAAGGAAAACCTTCAATTTTTAATAGATATTCTATTTTCTTTTATAACGGACAGCAATCGGATGCAACAATGCCAGAAGATTTCTATGATTCTCCAGATAGAATAGGAGATGCGGCTTTGAAAAAAGTTAGAAATTATCCTTCGGCTCAAAATATTATAGAATGGAGCAAAAGCGGTAAAGCTAATGCTATAGATTATGCTTGGGAAGATTTTCTTTGGTGTAAAAATTATGGAAAAATTCCAAATAATTACATGGTTACCTTAAGAAGATTTACGGTTCCTCCTGAAGATGACCTTTCTCATACTGCAAAAAATACTAACCCTGATGTAGCTAGACTAATTACTTGGGTAGACGGAGAAACAAATAAATGGGAAAATGTTGGTCTAAAATGGTCTCATAATTTAAATTTTAAAGAACTAACTGCAGATCTACAAACTAAGGAATCTCAACCAGGATATGGTAATGAATCAGGAGCTTTTGAAGGATCTCCATTAGGAGGTATGCTTAAAACTTTCTCTTCTCTTTCGGATTTTGGTGCTTCTAAAGCTGCTGCATCAAATAATCCTCAATCTAACTCTTTTGATCCTTATCAAAATAGTAATGTAGTATTTGGTCCTATCGATAGAGTTATGAAAATGCAAGTGAGGGAAAAAGGACTAGATTTCTCTCAAGACATAACTTTGGTTTTTGAATTCGAGCTTAGATCTATTGATGGAATTAATCCTAAAGTTGCCATGCTAGATTTACTTTCTAATGTTATGATTTGTACTATGAATAGAGGATCTTGGTGGGGAGGAGATGTTAGATATTATGGAGGAAACCCTAGACAATTAAAACCGATAGGAGATCCAAGTAAATTAGCAAGCGGGGATGTTGAAGGATATTGGAATTCTTTCGTTAAAGGATTTCAAGGTAGGTTAGATGCATTATCAGGAGGAAAGGGAATATTTAGTTGGGAAGGAGCTAAAAATGCTTTAAAGAATGTTGCCGGTAATTTTATGTCTCAACTTGCCGGAGGTGCTCTAGATAAAATGGGAAGGCCCGGAATTCAAGCGGTAAATGCTCTACTTTCAGGAGAATCTACAGGAGAGTGGCATATAACTGTAGGAAATCCTGCTAATCCTATTATTTCTATAGGAAATTTAATTCTTTCTAAAACTGAAGTAGATTTAAACGGTCCTTTGGGATTTGATGATTTTCCAACCAAAGTGAAAGTAACTTGTACTCTTAAACCTGCTCGTCCTAGAGATCGTACAGAAATAATGGCAATGTTTTCAAGGAATGGAAGAACTTATCTCACTGCAGCTCCTCAATCTTCTAAATATGCGGGAAATCGACCAAGAGGAGGACAAAACGGAGGAAAAACACCACCAGGAAATAATGCAGATACTTTAAAACAAGCTAATCTAGAAACTAAATTTCCTAAAGAATTACTTGCTTTAAGATTTCCAAATCATAAAGGAGATTTATTAGATAATACAGCAAAACATATATTTTAAATGGTTATAGAACTTTTTGATTTAAAATCCGAAATGGTTAAAGAAGGAATTCGTATGATAGATTTCCTAGAGAATAATTTTAATGTAAATTATTCATATCCTAACCTACAAATTTATAAAGTTTTTTTAATTAAAGAGGAATATTTATGTAGACCGGATTTGCTTTCATGGGAAGCTTATAATAATGTAAATTATGTTGATATTATTTTAAAATTTAATCAAATTACAAATCCTTTTTCTATGGAGGTAGATGATATTATTTTAGTTCCTTCTATTAAATCTGCTAGAGCTTTTTATCAAAAAGATAAATTAGTTAATTCTGCAATTGTTAATGATACTAAAGCTTTATTTTTAGATCCTTCTAAGGCTTCAAAAAAAGATTTAGCAAGATTAAAACAATTAGAAAAGATAGCAAGTAGAAGAGCAAATGGATCTACTGAAATAAAACCTACTAATTTATTAAGGAAAGGAGAACAACCTTTCGAGGTTTCAGGAGGTTATATTAATTTTGCTCCTTCATCTTCTTCAAATACAAATAGATAATCAAATTCCTAAATGAGTAATTTTGAAAGAAGTATAGTTTCTATTATAGATCCTACTATTAAAACTGATCCAATAGCACAGGCTGATACTGAATCAAAAGAAGCTAGATCTGAAGGTACTGAAGCTATAGGAGAAGGGTCGAATACTAAAAATTCTTCTAGATGGGGTGCTTTTTTACCTCTTATTTTTATAAATACAAATAGATTTGATCAAGATCAAATCAGTTTAATGGTTGTTGAATTTGATGATAAAATTCCTACAATATCGGTTATATTAAAAGATCCAAACGGTAAATTTACGTTAGATGCACCTTTAGATGGGGATGTTATTTCTCTTTATATTAGACCACCTGATGCGGCAAATCAAAAACCTATTAGAATAGATTTTGACATAACCGATATTTCAGGTAATCCTCCTTCTCAAACTTTTTCGGTTAATGGTATTATGAAAATACCCGGATTCTTTGCTGAAGTTTGTAAAGATTTCCCTAAAGGAAATTCATTCGATCATCTACAAGATGTTTGTGAAGAAGTAGGATTAGGTTTTGCTTCAAATGAAACTGCTACCGATGATTCAATGCCTAGAATTTGTGCATTTGAACCTTATCAATCTTTTGTTGATACAACAGTAATGCATACATATAAAGATGATGATTCATTTTTTACTTGGTATATAGATCCTTTTTATTATCTTTGTTTAGTTAATATTAATAAACAATTTGACTTAGAAGATAAATCTGAAGAAATAAACATTAATTCTATCACTCCTTTTTCTGGAGGACAAAACGATGACGAGGCTGATGATACTTCTAAAGGTAATTTAGTTCTTACTAATCAAAGCGATAGAAATGGAACGAACATTTATATAGATCATTGGGCTGTTGATAATAAATCTGCTACAGTTTGGATAAAAAATGGTTATAAAAGATATTCACAATATTTAGAGTTAAATGAAGAAGGAGGAACAGAATATGTTAGTACTTTTGCGGATCCTTTGACTACTAAAGGTGCCGAAAGTGATGCAATTCTTCCTAAAGGGAGAAAGGGGGATAATTTTTACGAAAAGCAAATAAAATATAAATGGTTAGGAAAACAATCTATAGGTAATGTTCATGATAATTATATTTTTTCTAATCTTCTCAATTTTCAAAATCTTCAAGAAATAGAAAAATTAAGTCTTAATATAGATTTAGCTGGAATGAATTTTTATATTTACCGATATATGAGAATTCCAGTTAGTATATATAATGATGGTAGTAGAGGAACCGATAAATTACAGAGATTAAAAGATCGAGATAAAGCTTTAGGAGAAGATAATGATGATAATAATGAAAAAATTATTAAGAGGGCATCAGGGGAAAATGAAGTGAATATAAATGATGTAGGAACCGATCCAAGAGATCAAGTACTAAATCAACACATTTCAGGATATTACGTTGTTAATACTATAAAATACGTTTATTCTCCTCCAGGACCTATTAAAATGAAGCTAAACTTGATTAGGAGAGAATGGCCGATTCCAGCAAAAAATAACGATTACTAATGGCATCACCTTTAAATAATTATAATTATAAAGATCCAGGTGTTCTAAGATTTAAAAAAACAAATCTTTATTATACTGAAGATCCTTATCTTCTTTATCAAGATCCTACTTGGCTAGGTTTTAAGCTATTTTTTAATTTCGATCAAGCCGATAGTAAGTTATTTGGATTAACCGAAAGTTATACAAATACTGCATATTCTTATCTTTTAAGGATAGGAGATAAGGCTAGAGCCGGATATATGGAAAAATTTGTAAAACATATCTACGAAATTAATAATAAAACTCCTTGGTTTTTTCAAACTATAACTGGCTTAAGTGAAGCATGGAAAAGAGGATATCAAGATGAAAATTTTAAACCTCTTCTTCCAAATGATAGAAAAATTGAAATAGGTTGTTTAGAATCTATCGATTTAAGAATATCTGCTTTAATGGATCTGTACAGAAAGTCTTGTTTTGATTGGTATCATAGAAGAGAAATTGTTCCTTGGAATTTAAGAAATTTTGATGTACTTATTTATGTTTATGAAATAAGAGAAATAAATAGAACGGGTAAACCTTCCCCTTCGGGTATGTTAGATCTTACAAGATTAGCTGGAATTCCTGATATTAATCAAAAACAACAATCTGAAAATAAAAGGTTGTTAGGTGAAGATCCTTACGGATCTGATGATAGTAAATCTCCTTTAAAACAATTAATTGATAAAGGGAAAAGTATAATTGAAGGGGTTAAAGCTGATCCAATTCAAGGGATTAAATCTGCTTTAAATCCAAATACAGCAGGTAACGAAGCATCAAATACACCAAACACAAATATAAATAGATTTTTATTTAAATTTAAGTATTGTGAATTCTTACCTGATGAATCAGGAGCAGTTTTAGAAAAAGTTGCCTCTTTTTCTGGAGGAGAAGGAGAAGCTGCTCAGCAAAAAATAGTTTTTTCTTATAGAGATGTAGAAGAGATCAATTTATATAATATCTATTCCGAGGATCAATACGTTCAAGATAAAATTATACAACTTTTTGATCAGGCAGCTATTGACGATCCTAATTTAGTTTTTGCTAACGAAAATGGTAGTTTTAGGACTAATAATTTAAAAGAAAGACCTTCTTACGGCTTAGAGAGTGTTTTAAATGAAGCAGGATATGGAGTTCTGACTCCTTTTGCTTCTCTTGCAGGTGATAAATTAGAAAGATTAATTAGCTCTTATGCAGGAAAACTTCTGATGGGTAATATTTATGGATTCTCTCCTCTTAATGCCGCAGGAGCAGTTTCAGGAGTTCTCAGCGGAGATCCTACTCAAGTTTTAGCAGGAGCACAAAATTTAGTAGGACAAATAGCTGGAAGTAAATCAGAAAAAAATAGAACGAATGATGTAGAATCAATAGGACCTATAGATAAAGGTTCTTCACAATTTAATAATACGAACGATGTAACTTCAATAGGTGGAAGAAGAGCTGTAGATGGATCTTCTCTATCTAATAATACAAAAGATGTAGGATCTTTAGGAAATACTTATACTCCTGGTCCATCCATTACAAATAAGACAATTGATGTAGATTCTTTAGGTAGTACTTATGATCCTGGATTATCCCCTAGTAATAATACGAACGATGTAGATTCTTTAGGGCCCATAGAAAGAGGTCAATCTCCTACTAATAAAACTAATGATGTAGGATCTCTCGGAACTAATGATCCAGGACAGTCACCTTCTAATGCTACAAAAGATGTTAGTTCTTTAGGTTCTATAGCTAAAGGTGATTCTCCTATTAATAAAACTAATGATGTTGGTTCTCTTGGAAATAATGATCCGGGACAATCACCTTCTAATGCTACAAAAGATGTTGGTTCTCTTGGAACTAATGATCCAGGTCAATCACCTTCTAATGCTACAAAAGATGTAGGTTCTCTTGGAAATACATTTGGATAACAATTTCATATAATTAAAATATGCTTAATAATCAAACAGCTTATAAAGACGATCTTGTAGGAACTTCTTGGGTAGGGGAAGTAGTGGATATTGAAGACCCACAAAAAATAGGAAGAGTTCGAGTAAAAGTATACGGTAAATTTGATGATATTCCTACTGAATCTATTCCTTGGGCATATCCAGGAAATAATCAAACAGGAGGATCTGATAGTGGAGGAGGATTTTTTTCCGTACCTAAGTTAGGTTCTTTAGTTTCAATTAAATTTGATAATGGGAATATTTATCATCCTGAATATTTTTTTAATCAAAAAATTTCAGATGAAACAAAAGAAGAAATAAGTAATTCATATCCTAATGCTCATGTTTTAATATATGATACAGTTACTGAAGAATTTGTTAAAGTCTTCTTTACTGAAGAAAAAGGTCTAATGTTTGATTATAAGAAAACTCAAATTAATATTAAGCCTGATAAATCTATAGATATTCATACAGAATCTAATAACAGTAAAATTCTAATAGAAGACGACGGAAAACTTACAGTTTATCATAAAGGAGAAATGAAAATTGATTGTGATGCTAATGTTAATCTTACATCAAAAAAAGATGTAAAAGTTAAGTGTACTAATTTAACGATAGATCATTCGGCTTCTATAAAATTAGGTGCAGCAGCAAGTGAATTAGCAGTTTTGGGAAATCAAATGATGACACTTTTTAATACACATACACATGTAGGAAATTTAGGTGCTCCTACTTCCCCTCCTATGGCACCTATGACACCAACTCATTTAAGTCAAAAACAAGTTAAAGTTCAATAATTATGCCATTAATTCCAACCGTTCTTAAATCAGGAATACAATTAGGGTTAGAACCTCTGATATTTGCTAAAACTCAATCTTCTTTTAAAGCTGCTATGGCTAAATTTAAAGAAGTATCAGAAAAACAAACTGGTAATGAAGGAAAGGATGTATTTAATGCTGCAAATACTGCAGCTTCTCTAGAATTTGCTAATAATATGAAGCAATTAGCAAATGATATAGCAATGGTCGTTTCTACTAACGTAGATGCATATATAAAGACAGCTACGATTATTATTCCTCCAGGTATAGCTGTTACTACTGCTGGTTCTCCTGCTGCACAAGCTGGAGCTTCTATAGCTCCTTCTCCTCCAGCAATTATTACATAAATTTTAAGTTGAATTGAGATATATATAATATCTTAATACCTTATTATTTTATTATAAATGATTCAAAAAAATAATTCGCTTCAGGATTTCGATTGGGATCTTTTTGAAGCTTCTTCTCCTTCACACCTTAGGTCAAATAACCGAATTAAAAAATTAAAAGGAGATAAATCTAAAGTTTTTAGCAGAATGCCTTATGCTCAACAAATGTATGAAGCATATAGTGGTATAGAACAAAAAATTGCAGAAATTACTACTGGTTCTGTAGTACAAGGTAAAGTTGTTTCAATTAATAAAGACTTTGCTATTGTAGATGTTAATTGGAGAGAAGATGCTATGATCGATCTCCGTAAAGAAGAACCTGATTTTCTTCGTTATATTCAACCAGGTTTTCCTGTTGAAGTTATTATTGAAAGAATTGGAAACCATCAAGGATCTTCTTCAAAAAGTATTATTGCTTCTTATTCTAAAAATATTCTTGCTAAGAAAAAACAAGAGCTTTTAGAATCAATTGGAGAGCCGGTAGCTTATCTAGGAACTGTTACTGAATTAATCCATGGAGGATATTTTGTTGATGTTTCTGGAGTACAATGCTTTATGCCTGGTTCATTAGGAGGTATGAATAAGCTAGTTAATTTTGAAGATCTTATTGGAAAATCTCTTTATGTAACGATTATTAATTATTCTAAAGAAAAAGATTATTTAGTTGTTTCTCATAGAGAATATCTTAAGACTTTAGTTCCTGAAGAGATTTCTAAACTTCAAATGGGAATAGAATATGATGGTTTTGTAACTGGAACTAGCAAACATGGAGTATTTGCTGAATTTAATGGATGTTTAACAGGTCTTATTTCTAGATCTGATATTCTCCCTCAATATTTAGATGATTTTGATAATAGAAGAATTAAAGCTGGATCGAGTATTAAATTCTTTATTAAAGAAATTATTGATAATGATAAAATTGTTCTTTCACAAAAACCTGTAACGATCGAACCTTCTGCATGGGATGATATTGAAGAAAGATACAAAGTTCCTTCTACCGTTACCGGAAAGATTAAGAAAATTGTTCAATATGGAGCTTTTATCGAATTAGAACCTAAAATCGTAGGTCTTCTTCATAAATCACATTTAAATGAAAGTTTTGAATTAGAAGTAGGTCAAGAAATTGAAGTTAAAATCACTAGAATAGATAAAGAATCCAAAAAAGTTGATTTTGCCATGTAATCTTCTTAGATATATAAATAAAGAAGGTACAAATGGATTTTAATTCTCAAGCACTATTTCCTTTATTTGAAAAATCACTTATTAGAATAACCGCCGATTTTGAATCAGATAAAGATCCAAGATCGGTGGTTTCTGATTTGTCTAAAGAGCTAAAAATTAAAGTCTCTTCAGAAGAACCATCATCTTATAATTTCAATTTAAAAAGAGGTGATGATGGAGTTTATCATTTAATTACTCCTTTTATTTTTTATCGAGATTCTCGATTAGTTATTATTAATCTTTTTAAATGGATTCAGAGAAGTGGTAAAACTTCTATAAACACAAATCTTTTGATAGATTTAAAGTTTATGGATCGTCAAGAAGGTCCTTTTAAAGGAACTCTTCTTTCTACGGCAACAAAAATCGATAATATTTCAAAAACTAAATTTATTCTTCAATTCGATGAAGATTTAGTTTATAAAATATTCCCTTCTAGGAAAAATTATTTTATATCTCAAACTATTGAAAGATTTGAACCTACAAGTAAATTTGTATCTAAAGGATATTCTTCAATAGATCCTAAATTCTATCAAGTACCTTCAACTTCTAATTGCGGAATAAATTTTGAAACCTTATTTGAGGGTTTTCTTCGAATGCAGTATATAGGAGGGACTAGATATGAGGATAAAGTAGATGATGTTTTAAAAATTATTAATCAATTTTGTGTAATCGCTTGGGATTCTACGATAAATAGTAATCTGACAAAAGAAAATTTGATTAAATTTGAAAAAATCGTAGATAAAAATAAAAAAATAAGAGAATCTTATTTAGATTTTGCAATTTTTAGAAAAAATTACCCTAAGATAAAATTTACGGTAGATTTAGTAGATAATCATAAATCTTTAGATATATTTTATCAATCTCTTAGAGAAAGGATTTTCGAGATTCTTTCTAATATAGATACAAAAAAGGGATTTGAGCTTAATTATGATTCATCAGTTTCAACTTTTCAAATAAATGAAGGAGAAATTGATTGTCGAAATATTAATGGTATTGAATTTATTAATTGTACAATAAAAGGGGGAAATTTTAGTAAATGTGATTTCTTTAATTGTGAAATAAATGATGCCGTTTTAAACGAATGTAATGTTTTTTTAGAAACGAAAGCAAACAGATGTTTTTTAAACAATACTTTTACAAATAGAACTTCTACTATTTTCAATTGTGATTTTAGTGGAGTAAATGGAGTTTTAAACGGTAAAATGGAAGGAGGAGTATTCAGAAATGGAAAGGTAGGATTATTTGCTGATATATCTCCAAATACTACAGTTATACAATATCAAAAACTTAAAAGTGGATATGTTGTTGCTGGAGATCAAATAATAATTCCAACAAAAAAATTTAGACAGTTATAATGGATAATTGTTCAACATCAAACGTTCCTTATACGGAAGATGAATTTATTGCTTTAGTTCAGCAAGAATTAAGCGTTGCTTGCTCTTTACCTTTTACAGTTCCTGTTACTGAAATACAAAGAATTATTAAATTCTCAGCTGATTGGTTTTATAAAAAATATGAAGATGCAGTAGAAGAAAGATATTATTTTATCTCTACTAAATCATTTCAATCAGAGCAATTTAAAAGAGAAAGAACTGTAACTATGCCTGATTGTGTTTTTTCAGTTTGGCAATTAAAGAAGCTAAAAGAAGATTTCAGTAGAATGATGTCTTTCGATGGTACTGCTGACTTTGGTATAGAACGTCTATTTCTTTCTGATTCTGTTTCTATAGGTCAAGGAACGGAAAATCTAATGTATTATACTCTTAATCTTTATTGGTTAGATGTTGCTTCTCATATAATCAATCATACGATTAGCTATAATTATAATAGAAATTCAAAAAGGCTTTTTTTTGCAGGACAAACTCCTGATAGGGATTGTGTTGCAATGTGTTATGTTAAAGTTCCTATGGAACATTTGATGAAAGATGAAATTTTTTATCGTTATGTCGTTGCAAAATGTAAGATACAGCTTTCTAGAATATTAGGTACTTTTAATTTTAATCTTCCTGGAAATATACAAATTAATTATGATCTTATACGTTCAGAAGGTCAGGACGAAATAACTAAAATTGAAGAAGAAATTAAAGGAGAAGAAGGAATGGATTTCTTCTTTACTTCTGGAGGATCTTAATAAAACTTCTTAATTATGCCTGTAGATTTATACTTTAAACAAAGGGAATATCCTTATTTCGAACCTAACGAAATAGAAGTTTTAGATAATTTAGAAATTTTCCTTCAACAAATGGAGATGCTTATTACTACTCCAAAAGGTTCAGTCTTAGGTGAACCGGATTTTGGTATAGATTTAGAATCATATCTTTGGAATTTTGGTATAGGTTCTTCTAGGGTAAAACAAGAAATATTGGGTCAAGTTTTTAAATATATAGATTATAGTACTATTGATAATATTCCTTTCGATATAGATGTTTCTTTTTTAAAAGGACAAATATATGATACTATGATTGTTGATGTAGTAATTGACGGAACTAAAGTCGCAGGATATGCTGTTACTCCATAAAAAATATAAAAAATGAAATTTTTACAACCTAACAGAATAAAATTCGGCCAGATTAATGAAAATATTAAAGATTGGCTTTTAGAAACCTATAATCAGACAGGTTCTGTATTGTCTAAATCTTCTCCGTTTGGACAAATTATTGCTGTTATTCAAGAATTTGCTCAGCTAATATTTTTATATATAGAAGATGCTTTAGTTGAATTAAATATTTTTACAGCTACAAAACAAAAATCCATATACGGTTGGTCTAGAATTACTGGACATAATCCTACTAGATCACTTTCGGCTCAAGGAACTTTAAGAGTTAAAATAAAACCAGGGGCTGAAATTCCTCCTAATGCTACATATGCACTTTTATTAAATAAAACAAAAATAAAGTGTGAAAATAACAGTAAAAAATATTTTGTACAATTAGGAAATGATACTTCTAGTATAAGAATAGATCTTAAAGCACAGGAAAAGACATATGATCTTAAGGTTATACAAGGGGAAATTGAAACTCAAGTTCTTACTGGAACCGGTAAAGCTTTACAATCTTTTAACGTTAAAACTAAAGGAACCATAGAAAATGAGATGGTTTGGGTAACTGTTAACGGTGAAAACTGTGAAGTTGTTGATTCTTTATACGATATGCTTAAAGATGATAAAATGTGTTTAGTTAAAACCGCTATTTCCGACGGTATCGATATTTATTTTGGAAATGAAGATTATGGAATTATTCCTCCTTTAGGATCTAGAATAGAGGTTATGTATGTAAAAACCGATGGATATGGAGGAAATATTTATTCAAAATCAAATAAAATCGGATTTAAATTCGAAGATACAGGTTTTACAAATTTAGGAGATTCTATAGATTTTAATGAAATTTTATCAATTAGCATAGAAAAAACTATAGCTTTAGGAGCAGATAGTGAGCTTCCTAGTCTTACGAAATTAATTGCTCCAAAAACTAGTAGATCTTACGTTTTAGCTAATACAGATAATTACGTAAATTTTTTATCTAGATTTAATTACTCTTATGTAGATGCATATAATACTTTTGAAGATGATTATATAGCAGACGATAATGTAGTTTATCTTTTTATTATTCCTGATCTTTCTAGAAGATTATTAAGCAATTCAGATTATTTTACAACAAATATTGAAAATTTCTATTTAAATGAAGAAGAAAAAAATGATTTAATAGATTTTATAGATATGACGGGTAAGCAAATTATGACTACTGAATTGCAGGTAGTTGATCCGGAAATTACTAGATATATAATGAATGTATTTCTTAGAATTTATGATACAGCTGATCAAAATAACATAAAAACTGAAATTATTAATAAAGTCTCAGAATATTTTCTTAAAGTAAAAAGAAGAGATAAAATCCCTAAATCAGATATTATAGCTATTATAGAAAATATAAAAGGTGTTGATTCAGTTAATATCGCTTTTATTTCAGAAAAAAATGAAAGAGCTATAAATGATGGTTATTATTTTAAGAAAGTAAAAACTATTGATACTATAAGAAGTTTAACAGTTTTTACTGAAGAAAAAGTAATAGTAAATAAAGGAGAAGATCCTAATTTAGGAATGGATGAATTCGGAGACATAACAATAGGTTTGAATGAACTTCCCGTTATTAGAGGAGGGACATTTAATTCTATTCAATTTTTTGATAGATTTGGTAATTATTATGAAGATGGAATTTCGGACGATCAATATTCTTCAGTTAATATAATTATTAAAGAAGTTATTAACGAAACCACTTCAGTTAGAAAAATGAATGAAAACAAAAATTCTATTAAATAATGCATAGAGATTCTTTATATAATAAAATTCTTACTGATTTCGAAGAAAGAAAATCGATGGGATATGATTATATGAAAAATGGTTTAATATCTAAATTTGTTTCTCCTTTGCTTTTCGGCAATCCTAGATTAGAAACATTTTTAAATAAATTAGATGGAATTTTTATAGAATTAACAGAATCAGTAAAAAGGATTCAATTCTATACAAATTACACTATAGATAAAAACGATAAGAGATTTAATAACTAATGTATCAATATTATAGGTTTTTTAATAAGAAAGGTGAATATTGTAACTTTGAATATGATTCTACTAAAGATAAGTGGACTGGTAGGTTAGAATTCCAAACTGTTTCTGAAGGATTAATAGAAGATCAGCAAATTTATATTTTAGAAGAAGTTTTTAATACAAATACTAATTCTAAAGTTTATGTTTATCCTCATTCTAATTACTCTTATTCGGGAGCAACTTCTAATGATTTAATTGCATCTTTTGATACTTCTATAAATCCGGTTCCTGAAATATTTTTATATCAAATAGAAGAATCTTCTGGAGATGCTGGATTAGTAAAATCTTATTCAGTTAGTTATGATTTAGATTATGATTTAGGGCCTACTTATATGAGCTCTAACTTCGATTATCCTAATATTAAATCAACCGATGTTATAAATGAAAAGCCTTTACAAATAAATGTTGCTTTCGGACCTACCGGAGAAGATCTTTATACTTCGGTTTTAACTCTTAAAGATAGTTCTAATCATGTTATTGCGGAAATTACTCTTTATGGAGAAGGCTTAGAAGAAGATGAAAGGTTAAAATATCTTCTTATGTCTCTAGGACATGATATTCTCCCTGAAGATTATATTATATTTGATACTGCTGATATAAAAGAAGAAAAACCCGATTGGGATCTAATAAATAGAAAAAGAAAAGAGCTTCTTTTAGAATATCATAATATTTTTCCTTATTTAGGATCATATAAAGCCATAATAAATATTCTTAAATTTTATGGATATCAAAATGTCCATATGAGAGAATATTGGAAAAATGTCGATATCACTAGTAAAAATTACGGTAAATATCGTCAGACCGATATAATAGATCTTTTCACTAATTCTCCGGATCCTCAAATTTCAAAATTAATTCCTAGTAAAGTTTATCGTAAAACTTCGCTTTTTGGTTTATTTTATGATATAAACGTCGAAACTGGAGAATTTGATGATGACGGAACTCCTATAACTGAAGAGGTTTTTAAATTTAGTCCAGAAGAAGTTTTAATAAAAATATTTGCACTAAAGAAGAAATTAATGGGATATTATCTCCCATTTAGTGCAAAAATAGTTGATATTATAGGCGAAGCTATTTACTTTGCCAATTATAATATTAATATTGTAACTTCTCAAAATAGAATAGATCAAGTTTCTTTAGGAATAAAACCTAAATATGAAGTTTTTCCTGAAAGGAGCGGATATTTACAAGATTTAAGACCTTTACAATATTTAGGAGCTCCTATTGGTCCAGATTTAAACTTAGGGGGAAATTCAAATTATTATATTTATAGAATATATGTTTCTCAAGGTGTTTCTGCTTCTCCTCCTATTACTGCTAATATAGATATTGGATTAACTATAGGTTCTACGAATTCCGGAAAAGTAAATTTTTATGACGATAAAAGAAGAGGTAGATTTACTTATACTAGAGATGAAGTAATGGAATCTATTGTAGAAGAATTTAATAATCCTACATACATACCTTCTTATAATACAAAAGAAGGTATAGAATGGATAAAAAGAAATTATTTTGCTTATATAGAGCCTGATAATCCTGGATTTATTAGGATAGTTCAAAAAAATATACTTCCAGGATATACTGCTTCTCTAAATTTAGGATCTGCTAATGGAGGAATATCTATTTTTCCAGGAGCAACTGTTTCTCCTGCCATAAATATATCCCCAGGTTATTACTATGGAGCAACTGGTGCTCCTATGTCACTCTATAAGACTGCTTATTTAGGTTATTTTGAGAATACAAAAGTACCTATTACAAATTTAAATGATGTCCCTAATGCTCCTGTAGGATATCCAGTTATACTTAGAAATAAAACTTTTGATATAAATTGGGATAATGCAGATGTTACTTTTAATCAAGTTGATAAAGTAGGAGCAACTTATAGTACACTTCTTTCCAAATTTACTTCTTCTTTTCTAGGTTATACCGGTCCTTTAGGATGGACTTCTTTTGCAAAACCTTGGGCTTCAGGTCCTACTTCTGGTTCTACTGCTGGAGCTACTTATATTAGCGTAGGAGTTACATCAAGTGTCTCTGAATTCCCTTATAACGGTTGGCCTTATAAAAATAATTTTTCTTGGGAAGAATTAGGATATTATGGATATTATCAAATGCAGTGGAAGGTGTATAAATTCGAAGATGAATATCCTTCATGGAGTTATGATAGTGGAATTAGATCTATTAGTGATATAAACGAAATAAGTCTTAGTCTTCCTTATATAGGTAAATATTCAGTAGAATTGAGATTATGGGATCTCTATAATAATCAATCTTTTATTATAGATGAAGATTGGATCGAAGTTAAAATTCGAGATGTTGATTTTATAGCTTGGTATTCAAAAAGAGAAGAAGATTATTTAATAGAAACTCCTAGATATAAAACTCAACAGGACGAAATAATGGATCCTCTTCCTTTAGGTTCGCCTCCAGATCTTTTAACTTGGGATGATTATTCTTCTTCTTGGGATTTACCCGTACATCCTAATGAACCTATAGACATGGGAGAAATTTCATTTAATTCATTAGATTCGATAGAATTTTATCAAACTATGGATTTTCCTATTGACAATCCTCTTGTAGATCGTTATCCTTATACATTTAATTTATTAGGAGAACTACCTACTTGGAAAGATACTTATCATTTATGGTGGGATAATACCGGCACAAAAGTTACAGAATGGAAAATTACAAATTGTTCTCCTGTAGGTCCTACATATGGATATATTTTTGCTACTAGATCAAATTCAACTTTAAATTTAGGAGCCACAATGAATTATATTATAGGTCCTGCTGGTTGGACTGGTCCTACTAGTTCTTCAATTTCGGGTTCTACTGGAGATATAACTTATGTTGAAAGTGGAAAAAGAACTTATGTTCATAATGGATTATATTGGAAATATGTTTTAGATGAATTAGATGCTATAAGGATTTCTGTTTCAGGTAATTCTTCTAATAAAAAAGCTGATTCTCTTTCAGTTATAAAAGCTTTAAATCTAATAGATCCTGAAGAACATCCAATTCTTTCAGATTTTATTTATTATTATGAAGAAAAATATAATTCTTCTTACGGATTAGATTCTTACGTTACCGCAGTTTCTAAAAAATTTGATAAAGGAGGAAGACATAAATTTGCATACAAAAATCTTGTAGGAAGTACTTCATCTTTTGAAACTGTTAATTTTGGTCTTTTAGGAGATATACCTACTTATTTTGAAATTTATAAATTACCTTCATCTTCAGGAGTTTCCCCTTCAGCTTTTACAATAAATTATTTAGATAAAGAAGTTAGAGGTTATACTACATACACTCATAATACTAGCACTATTACATTATCTGCATTATGTAATGAATTAAATGGACCTAGTGCTCAGTCAGCTCCTGTTATAGGTGACTTTATTTATAATATGGTTTATGGTGCTTCAGGCTGGACTGGATCGGGAGCTTCTTCTATTACCGAAGTAAAAATACAAGGAGTTTCTAAATTCTTTACTGAACCTCAATCAATTTCAATAGGTTATACAGGAGGAATGGAAGGAAATTCATATGGAAGATCATTAATAAGAAATTTATCATGGGATAATGTTAGAATTCATAAATATACTCAAGAGCTTCCTCTTCTAACTACTGTTAATTTTACTTTTGACAATTGTAAAATACCAGGAAAGACTAAATTCGAATGGATTTTAGAGAGAGAAGATGATCCGACTTTCGAGAATATATATTATAATAATCCATACTTCTCGTATATGTTTAATCAAAGAGGAAGTTATTCTGTTACTCTTACGATTACTGATACAAATGGAAATAAGAATAAGATTAAAAAAACAGAAATAATAAAAATCGTCTAAAATGGCAATCACAGTTACAACTTTAAATGGTACTGATTCTATAGCTTCTTCTAGAATTACTATCAATGATAATTTTTCAACAATATCAACTTCACTTAATTCACTTTTAACTATTTTTGATATTGCTACCGGTTATTTCGATAATACTGGCTATGGTTCAAATAGTAATATAAAAACCGAAAATATCACTATTACAGGAGCTAATGGAATCTCGGTAAGTAGTGGTAGTATTACAGTTTCTAATGGTAATGTTGTTTTAGGTGGATATGTACAGTTTGGAACCGGAACAAATGTTAGATTGAAAAGAACTACAAAAAATACAGGTTCAGGAACTGTTCCTATTTTAGATTTTGCAGGAGCTACAGGAGTTACAGGCTCTGGGGATATTGGATATTTATCTATACCGAGAAAAGCTACTTCATTTATAACGGATATTAGAAATCCCGAAATTGGTTCTTTAGTTTATGATACTAGTATAAATAAATTAAAAGTTTGTATTGCAACTGGAACCACAGGAACTTGGGAAACCGTAACATCTTCATAATAAAATATTTACTAAAAGGGAATGCCAACTCCATTAATTAATCCACTTAGAGTACAAGGAGGAACTTTTTATTCTTTTTCATCAGCGGTAACAGATATACAAAAAACTTTTACTGACGATGATGCTAGATTTGTTTTTTCTAAATTCGTTCTCCTTAATCTACCTAATGTACAAACTCCTAGTTCAGTAAACTATGAGAATTTTATTGTTTGGGAAGGGATTGGAGGGGTAGAAGGAGGCGGTAATTCTTCGGTACCAAATCAAACTTTAATTCCTGATGATAATATTAACGTAGCTCAATCTTTTCAAAATTATGTTTTAAATTTTGAGCAATTAATACTTCAAGGAAAAAATACTTTAGGAAGAGCTTACGATCCTTCTCAATTACATACAGTTTCTGAAAGGATTTTTTGGAAATGGTTAACTCAAATTAATGCAATTAGATTTAGGAATTCCAATTCATTAGAAGCTAATACTACTAATAGATATTCAGAATTAGACGAAACTCAATATTATAAAAAGGTAGTAAAATATATTGGTGATATTGATGTAGTTAATAACGTTTCAAGAGGAGGACATGCTTATTCGGAGGTTTATATAAATGTTCCTACTCAGCACGGTAGTACTCCAGCAATACTTTGGAAGACATATGATGATCTAAATTACGGTCCTGGAAGAACTTGGTCTGATGTAGATGAATATATAGAAGGTAGAAATTCTTCTTCTACACATCCTAGTGGATTAGAATTAAGAGCTTTTTATGATGAAGAAACTACAAATTCTTATAAAACTCGTTCATCTTTTGGATTAGTATCTAATGATGAAATTCAAGTTGTTGCTGATGGCGGAGGATCGCAAAAAGATGTTAGACTTTCTAGAATGGACGGTGCTATAATTGATTTCGATCCGGTTAATTATACTTCTATAGCAAATGATCCTTCAATTTCTAAAATCACTGAATTAAATTCTACCGATGCGGCAGGAGACTTTTCGTTTAATGCAGTTTTAGTCTATTATGATTCTTATTTAGGTTCTCAGCCTGATAAATCTGCAACAAATCTATATGGAATTCTTTTTCTAGACGATTATGCAAATTTTGCTAGTACTTCAGAGTTAAAAAGATTCGATAAATTTAAACCTAATAAGGTTACTAAATTAAACGGAAATGGTTATAGCTTTAAACTTGATATTAAATTCGATACTTCCGTTTCTAATTCAGGTGTTGAGACTTTAATCAACGATTATAATACATTTTCTATGGATTTATTTATCGATGCTTCTACGAGAATGCAAGAAGCTGGAGATATGTTCTTAGAAACAGAATTAGATATTATTGATATAAAGAAAAGGATTGATACTTTAGAATCATTTCTTTTCACTCAAGCTCAGTTAGATGAATTTTCTAGGAGAATTTCTTCTTTAGAAAAGAATTTAAATAATGCTAAGTTATCGTTTTCCGATTCGACTACTCTTTTAGATCTAATTAATAAAAATGCTGATAATCTAAATCAAATCCTTTCTGGAAATCTTTCAGTAGATTTATCATATAATACAAACGTTCTTAGACAAGGAGATGGTTTATTTTTTGATAGGTCGGTTCCTAATCAATTAACAATTAATAATAAAGTACAAGAATATAATAGCTTTTCTTTATGTAATAATAATGTTGATACAAATAACAATCCTAAAGGATCTCTTCTTTCTACTTTTGATAACGGTCTTAATATAGGTGCTACCGGAGATAATAATATCCTTTCTTTAGGACCTTATACAAATTATTATAGAAATGTCACTGATAATCATCCTAATATAGATCTTAATACAGGGATAGAAGATTTTCAAGATGATATGTACATAAATATAAATGATTTTAATTATTCTTGGAAAGTCGGACAAACCTTTAGAATAGTTTTTGATAATCCTATAAATCTAAACGGATTTTCAATATTTATTAGGACTGATTCTAAAAATAAATTTGGTAATGGTGCTTACGAAGTTTATATCGGAACAATAACTCCTTCACAAATAATGAGTAATAAACCTATAATAGAAATAATCTGTACCGACGAAAATTTATATAAATTCAACATAGACATAATCAGATAAAATGAACACGAAATACTCATTAACTACACTTCTAAGTAATTTATTAAAACTTCAGAATAATGGATATCAGATAATAACATCATTATCTGATGTTGTTTCTTCTAGTTCAGATACTGTTGGTGTTGATGTAATGGATTCAACTGGAGTTATACAAAAAGTTTATATTCCTTCTTATGGATCTTTGAAGAATCAATTAGTAAAGCTAGAAAGTGATATAAAAAATATTTCTGGTATAGGAGATACAACTTCTTCGGTTCAGCTTTCAGATGGAACTTTTAGAAAAATTTTAGTTTCTTCTCTTCAAAAAGAAGCAGAAGATATTAAATCTATGTCAGTTCCTACTAATTTTAATAAAAGAGAAAATTGGTTCTTTGAATCATTTATGAATCCTCTTTTATATGTTTCTTTTGATCTTACTGGTCAAGTAAAGTACGAAACTGAAAATATAGAAGTTGCAAGATATATTCTTAATTTAGATTCAGATCAAAAAGTAAGAGTATTTAATCAGAATTTTAACGGTAAATCCGATATTGCATTTGAAAAATTTGTAAAAACTATTTTAGATAATAATATAACTTTCTTTTTAGATAAAGAAGTTATTGATATGCCACCCAGAAAATTAAGATTTTCTGGTAATTTTACGGTTACAAATATGACAGACGTAACTGTAGATGAAACTATTGATAGTGCTACATTCCAAAAAAGAATTTTAAGGCTACAATTAGATACACTTTTTTATAATGATAGTCAATCAAGATTTCAAAAAACACAACAGCTAAAAATAGGTGATTCTTTAGTAGTTAATAAAGGTCTAAAAAATACTAGATATAAAATTACTTCGATAGATTCTTCTACTAGATCCATAGATATTAGATTAGTAGAAGGATTTGATGTAGTAACGATTGGTACTGACGTTTTATCTTTTTACGGAGAAGAAAAATCTACTGTTACTGCAGATATTAATATAGGTTTTAACGAATATTGTGTAATTTTTGTTAAGCCTATAGATCCTGATTCTAGAATACAATCAGTTAATTGGTCACCTGGAGTCGGAATTTATACGAATAATCTTTCAATCGTAGATCCGAAAACCGGTAATTCTACTACATTATCTACATTTTATCAAAATGAAGTTGTAGATTTTGGAGCTTATTTATATTCAACCGTAAAAGATAAAACACCTCCTTCAATATTTGGAATTTATCCAGATCCTCCTACAATACAATCTTCAGATTTTAAAGTTTTTCAGATAAATCAACATTTAACTGAATCTGGATCTTTAACTAAATTACAGAAGCTACAATCAGAAAAGCTAAGAATACAATCTCAAATACAATCTAACGATAAATCTATTTTAGATTTAAGAACTAAGATTCAAACTACTAAGTACACTTCTGAAAAATTAAAAGATGTTGACGAAAATCAGCTAACAAAATTAATTAATGAAAGAGATTCTCTCTCTTCTCTCTTTGCTTCTTCTATTGATGAGATTAATAAGATTTCGGTTTCCGAAGGGGCCGAAAATTTAACTCCAAAATATCGTCTTAGAGGATTCTTTTCTTATCCTAAACCGAAAACTTCAGATAGAACTTCTCCTCAAGAAGTAGTACAATTTATCATACAATATCGATATGTAAAAAAAGACGGATCAGCAAATCAACCTCAACAAATTACTTTTACTGACACGGACGGTCAAACTAGAAGAGGAACTTTTTCTAATTGGGTTCAATATGTTACTGATGTAAGAGAAAGGAAAGTAGATCCTAATACTGGTAAAGCTTATTGGGTTACTGAAGATTTAGAAAACGCTGATTCTGTTAATATTAATCAAGTAGATATTCCTATACAACAAGGAGAAGGAATTGAATTAAGAATTAAATCTATTTCTGAAGCTGGTTGGCCAGTTACTCCTTTAAAATCAGATTGGTCTACTATTGTTAAAATTGATTTTCCGGCAGAATTCGAATCTTTAGCCGATGCAAATTCTATAATAGAACAGGCTAAGAAGGATTCGGTTAAAGTTGATCTTCAAGCAGAAATAACTAGTATGAATCTAGATAAAATTTCGGATCAATCTTTTACTCAAGGAAATAAATTTTTTGTTTCTGATTCTATGCATATAGCTTCAGGATTTCTTACTTCTGAAAATAATATAATTTCCCTTTATGATAAATTAGTTTCATTAGAAACTGAATTATCAAAAATCAGAGCTCTCGTTACTGTTGCTAAAGGAACTCTCTCGGTTAGAATTGTCGATGAATCTGGACAAGAATATAAAGTAGAAAATAATTCTACCGTTAAAATATTTGCTGGAAATTATAGAGATGAAGTTCAATCATTACAAGTTCAAAAGGGTGTAATTCTTTCTAAAAATTATTTTGTTAAAATATCTAATTCTTCAGCTTCTACATTAGAAATGTATTCTAGGATTTACGGTTCTAGATTTGATAGAGTTAATTATTCTTTTAATAATAATGATGAAGACGCTAATTTTAATCAAAATGATACTGATTATAATAACATAAGAAGATATGATTATGTTCCTGTAGGTCTTTCCAATCCTGACCCTGATCATGTTGAACAATATGGATTTATTAGAAATTCTCCTGATCAATCTTCACAAGTTAGAGGTCAATTTATAAACTCTCGCTATAGATCGGTTGATGGAAAAAGATATTTATACAATAAACCTTTTAATCCTACTGTAGCCCCTGGATCTGGTGTAGCTCCTTTAATATTTTCTTCTGATGGGTATGTTTCCGGTTTTAATGGAACATGGGGTCAAGCTACTACAGTAGATCAAATGGAATATACAATTCATCAACCATTTGCTTCTGGATCTTCAGCATTTAGTGGAAGTAGTTATTTTATATGGTCCGGACTTAATAATATCAGTTTTTTAATAGGTGCATCCTCTGCAACACAATCACCAGATTATCTAAGTAATATATTTGTACATCAAAATCATCCTGATATACAATCTTGGATCGACGAGGCCTCTGGTCTTTCAGTTAGTGCTTATACTATAGCTAAAAAATATATTAGAAATTCTAGATTAGGAAATATACCTAAAGGTTATATAAATTCGGATATACAAAATGCTTTTTTTTATGAAGGTATCGGAACTACTGCTAATAATTATTGTAGAGTTTCTTTTGATGATAACGATCAATATTTATTAGGACCTAGGTCAGTAGGTGCTTATTTATTTTTAAATCCTAAATCTCATAAAGAAATGATTGTTAATGGATCTGATTCTATTTCTATGAAAACTTTAGAATTTGGAAATGAAAATGCAATTACAATTCCAATAACATTTCAATATAGAATGACGGATTATTATGGGGCCGGAGATGTAGGTACAGGTAATGTTGCTGGATTATTAACTTCTACTTCTAGTACAAATTTAGAATATACAAAAACCATAGGTATCGATATTTATTCTAACCCAAAAGATAAAGATAGATTTTCTTTTGACTTAGAAGTTACTGCTAGATACTATTCTACTTCTTCAGTTACCAAAGATATTCCTACTAGAACTTTTGAAACAGCTATAGACGATCTTGCTAAAGTCGTAAAATCTATAACTCCTACTACATCTAGAGATGTTTAAGATAGAATAAATATTATGAAATGGCTGTTATACTTAAAAGAACCTCATTTGGATTAATAAGGACTAATCCAAAATTAACAACTAACATAAAAATAGTTGCAGATTCTAAAAATCAAGTTTTTTTAGAATCTATAGATGCTGATCCTTTACTTACTAAATCTATATACAAAGGATTTGAAGTTACTGGAGGATCATATCAAAACGATTTAAGAAGATTTTATTCTCAAGGTACTCTTCCTCTTCCGAAAAGTATAGCTTATAAGGTTTATGAAAAGGATAAATCTTTAGAAGTTAAAAATCGATATAAAGATCAATACGATTTTACATATGCAATGGGGATGCAACCAAAAAATTCTAGAATTTATTCTGAAGAATTTTCTTTATTTTCCCCTTTATGGGTTGAAAAAGATTCAATTCCTGATTATTTTGTAATTTTTAAATTAGATGGTCCAGTAACTCTAGATTATAATTCTTATCCATCTTCTTTTAATTTAGATTCATCAAAAGAATTAAATAATTTAATAGTAAATCCTACTTATTTTTTTAATAATTTTTTAAAAGATTCTAAAATTATAAAAACTTTTAGTTTAAAGGATGATTCTTTCATAGGAAAGTATATCAGAGATTATGTTAATGATGAACTCTTCCCTGAAGCATCTCTTTATGCTTCTTTAGATAAACAAAATTTATCTTATTGGAATGGTATTTCTTATGATCAAGGAGGATTTTGTAAAAAAGGAGAAAATATTTATAAAGAATACACCATTGTAGATAAAACGATAACTGAATCCGACGATTTCATAACTATGGGATTTTATAGAAATTCCGTAGTTCATCCTAATATTCTTAATATTGAGTTTTTATTTGATGATGAAGATCAAGAAAAATATAAATTTAGTAGATATTTTGGATTATATGTTTCTGAAGCCGAATTAGGAAAATTTGAAATAGATGGTAATCGTTTATTTTTAGATAAGGATAATGAAGAATCTCAACTTCCTAAACCTATAAAAAATAATGTAGGTTATCTAGATGAAACTAGAAATCAATTACAGGCAAACAAAAGAGGAATTAAAGTATATCCTAAATTAAGTATAGGAGGTACCTCTATTTACCAAGGAAGACTAATAGAATGGTCTGAGGTTCAATCCCCTAGATTTCCTTATATAAAAGACGTTAATGGAAATTTTTATTCAATAAATCAAACCAATGATTGGAACTCTTATACTTCATTAACAGGAGGAACAGGGATTATTGATAATCGATACTTAAGAATAAAAAATCAAAAGATTAATTGGAAGAATTTTAGCGGAATGACTCAACCTATTGGATATGTTGATTATTTGAAAACCGATAAAAGAGGAAGGCCTAGTTTTTCATTTAAGGTTGAATCTAAAATTACAGATGGAGATCAAATTAGAATACAATTAACCGATTGGACAGATCCTAATCAGATTGATGAAATAAATTATCATACAATCGTTGCAGATTCTTCTTTATCAGCTGGAACTTCAAACGGATTAGTATTTAGTACAAAAGGAACTCTTCAACAAGTTGCATTTTCAATATCAAAATGTATTAATAATATTCAAGAAATTACGAGAGAAAATAAAATATTTTCCTCAATTTCTATAGGAAATCGAGTTATCGTTTTTTGCAGGGTAGATTCGGAAAATTGGAATAAAATTAAATACTCTCTATTTTCAACTTCTTTTACTTTTCCTTGGAGTTTACCTAATAAAAATATTTCAATAGAACAAAAAACTTATTTACCTTCTCCTATAGAAACTTCAGTTTTAATTTCAGGAAAGTATTATGAATCTAATTTTACAGGAGGAAATGATAAACCTAATACTAGATTTGTCATTAATTCTGAAGATTTAGATGATTTTTATGATTTTATAGATCCTATATATGTTAAAACTAATTTAGGATTTGATACAATCGGAGATTATTCAATGTATTTAGATGAACCGATTTATAACGAAAGAGGAATAATAATAGGTTTTAATAATTTAGAAAAATATTTGGTTTTAGAAACTAAAAATAAAGAGGATATTGTATTTTATTCTTCTAAAAAAATATCACTCTTTCAATCTTTAAAAAATTCTTTAGGATTCTTAACAATTTTTCCTATTAGAGATTTTGATTTTGATTTTAGAGATACAACATATGTTAAAGATTCAGATTCTTCTTTAACCGATTTTAATAATTGGTATAAAGGATCTACATCATATGGTCCTACTGCTACTTTTTCTTATGCTACAATAGGAGTTACTGCTCAAAGATTTATAAAGCAAATTTCTGCCGATGATTCTGATTTTGTTGTTTCTGGGAAATTTTCTTCTATTAAAGGAATCCAAGCTACTGAAGTTAGTGATAAGAAAATAACTTTAGTGAATGAATATGATAGATTAAAGGAGAATGATATTAGCGAAATAGCTCTTTCTTCTAGAGTTGTTCCTTTTATTAATAAATGGGTTTATGATAATGAATCTGTTGATATTAGAGAAAATCCTTATCGATTAAATGTTGATCAAGCTTTCGGATATTCTAATTTTTCTCCTTCTTTTGAAGAAGTAAAAAGAAATCCTAAATTTTTTACACATGAATGGTATTATTTACAGAAATACCCACCTTACATGTCATTTGAACAAAAGCTAAATTCTTATTCATATTTCGATGAAGATTTAAATTTTCCTAATATACCTTTTCCAGGAACTTTAGGATCCACTTCTACTTATAATACTCTGACCGGTTCTACCGGAAATTTACTTTCTATAAAAGAAGATTATTTTCTATCTTATTTTACAAGAGAAACTATAGGAGGATCTGCTATTCCTAGAGATTTTAAATATTCTATTTTTGAATATGGAGATGATATTAATTTTTCAGAAACTCTATTTAGAGGAGTAAAAGTTATTCTTAAAGATAGAACTGAATTTAGTGATATCAATTTCAATATTCCTTCACTTAATTTTGTTTCTAATCCCATTTATAATGGATATAAGTTTTCATGCGTCCTTACATATTCTAATGCAGGAACTCAAATGACTTTTTTAAAAAATGATAAATGGAAAAATTTAACCTTAGTTATTCAATCAGAATTAAGAGATCCTATACTTCTTTCATATAATGCTGGAGGTACTTCTCATAATTTTATAGATAGATCATCTTTATATACGTTAAATCATAAAATAGGATCTACTGCTTCTACTTTAGATTATATTGATACTAATTTATCTGGTACTATTTATAAATGGGAATGGCAACCTTCTCCTCAAAGATGGAAAATTTACGGGAAAGCCGATTTAAATGGAAATCTTCCTAATTTTAAAAAAGAATTAGTTCTTAACGAAAACGGTACATATAATGATGTAAGGCTAAAAAATCCTCAAGGAAGAATTATAGATATAACTCAAATTTCAGAAGTTACTGAATCGACTTTCTTATGTTCTCTTAATTTTTTAGGAATCCCTGATTTAAATGACAATTCTCCAGATAATCTAGAAATAGAAGATGGTCAATTTAAACAAATTCCTTCTACTTGGCAACAGAGTAGTTCTGTTACTTCAGGTATAGGAGGTGAAATAGTTGCTCTTATATCATCTACTCCAATACACTTAGGAGGTGGATATAATGCTTATCTACCTATAACCGAAGAAATTTCTTTTGCTACTTTAGCTGATAAAATAAATAGAGGAGATCCAGAAATAAAGTATGTGAATGTTGATGAAAATGGATCTATCACTTTTAATGATTATGTAGTAGAATTAAGTAAACCTGATTTCTTAATGAAAGGAACCTATTTAAATGTTATTCCTTATAGAGAAAAACCTTCGAAATTAAGAACCGTTTCTAAAACTATTGGATATGAAATCTCTGCTCTTCCGAGGATGAGTGTTAATGAAATTTCTAGATATCGTGGATATTATAATCCTAAATGGAGAGATTTAATTAAGTTTATAGATACAGAAGAAATAAAAAATATGAAGGATATTAACGGCAATCATCTTACGTATAATAATATCCAAATATTAACGGATGAAGGTTATGTAAAAGATTCGAATATTTTAACTCTTAAGAATTATTATTTTAATAAGGTTAATGTAGAATCACCTACAATTCTTCTTCGAAGTGATACAAAAATAGGAACCGTTTTCCCTATTTTAGGTGAAATAGCAATAGATTATAAAGATATTTTCCTTTTTAAATCTAATTGGGACACTTCTTATTATACAAAAAATACTTCTTCTACTACACAGGTTTCCGTTATAGGGGCTAGGGATCCTAAAGAAAATAAATCTTTTTTTGGATCTAAAATTATTTCTATGCCTTCTCAAATAAACTTGGAAAAATTTCCAGAAGGAGTTATAAGTGAGGTAGATCTACAATCCCCGGAAAAGATTAAAAAAATTCCTCAAAATATTACGTTTTCTATTAAAAGTAAAAAAGAATCAAAAACTTTAACTATTAATGTTTTTTCTTCTCTTGCTTTAGAAAATTTTTTAATATCTGATGGATTTGGTACTGAATTTTATAAGTATATTGATCCAAATTATTCATTCGGAAGTAGAAATCAAGAAGACGACATTAAAAGTTACATATCGGAAAATATAACAGAAAGATATGTGGTAAAAGATATTATATTTTGGGAAAAATATCCAAAAAGAGGAGAGAATTTACCTAAAATAGAATATAATCTATCAGATGAACAAAAGGTTAAAGCAGGATATGTTAAAACTAAAAATTTCCAAACTATTTTTAGAAATCCTGATGACCTAGATTTTAAATTGATATATAATATACCACAAGATAGAATATATTCAGTGGCATTTACCGTCATTTTAGAGAAAAAATAAAAATATTTTTCAATGCCAATAGCTATTAAAGAGTTTTTACTTTCCGATTCCATATCGGAATTATCAGAAAAACTAAATTTTAATTTTGATCAAATTGTATTAGCAGGAGGAGGACCTCCTGGACCTATAGGACCTCAAGGAGTAGCTGGTGTAGCTGGTCCTCAAGGAAAAAGAGGAGATCATTGGTTTGTTGGTGCAACAACTATTGGATTAACGGCAGATCATGATGGATCTAGCGATTTAAAAGTTCAAGATTTATTTTTAGATTCAGACGGAAATGTTTTAAAATATTTTGAAATTAGTGGTTCTACTGGATGGACTTCTACAGGTATTAATTTAAAAGGTCCTCAAGGAGTTGAAGGTGTTACCGGCGGTTCTTTCGAATGGAAAATTTATTTAGCCTCTACTGCAGGTAATGTTGTTAGTACTAATGGATTTTATGGTCCAGATTTTAATCCTGGAACAGATAATAACGATATTAATTTTGCAATACCTACTTCTACATATAAGAATTCTATATTTTTAGGAGATCCAAATTGGTCTTATTCTTACTTAGAAGAATTCGGAACTAATCCTTATCAATCTAATGCTGCTGGATCTTCTGCTTATGTTCCGAAATTAACAATAGTACAAAAAGAGGTTAATAGTGTAGGAGTAAATGGTTTATCCTTTGGTGCTTATGGATTAACTTCAGGGATAGGTTTACAAGAAGTATATGGGGATACGACTTCACTTACCGATTCTTATTCATTTGTTAATGCTGGTTTTATGACCGAACCTTTAGGAGCTGGATCTCATAAAACGAAATGGAGACTTTTTTCTCCTAGAGTTCCTCTAGAAATAAGAGCCGGTGATGAAATTTCATCAGGAAGTAATGTCCTTCCTTCTTCTATGAGATTAATATCGGATGAAATTGTTATTAGAAATTATAACTTAAAAAATAGTATAAAAATAAAACCTCCTTTATCTGTTAATGATCCGGACAGGATAGTAGGAACTGTAAGAGAACTATCTATTAATTCATGGGCAGAATTATTATCTTTTAGTGACAGTGCAAATAATAACATATATTCATATATAGCCTTACAGAATGAACCAGGCGGAATTGCTCAAATGGTTCAACATTCTCATGGAAATGTAGTTATAGGTCCTACAGTAGGACCGGTTTTAAATGGAGATAGGCCTTATTCAGGATCACCTGGTTCGGTTTTAGGTGTAGGATCTCCTCAGGCTTTAGCTATAGTTAGAGATATAACACAACCTGATACTATAGATGCTGCAGTTAGATTCATATATCCTTCGGAATTTAGAAGTTTTGCTGGGATTTCAGGAAGAAGAATCGATAAGATAAAATCTACATGGATTGGATCTATAGTACCAGTAAGAACAAAAACAACATCTGCATGGCCAGATTTAGATTATATGGTTATCTCTTCCGGATTAGGTTCTGGGTTTATTTCAGGAGTTACAGCTGGAGGTAGAATAGGAATTACTAATACTGTTTTACATGGAGATGGTAATAAAGGATATGTTCCTCAGCATGCTTTTCATGTATCAATAATTAAAGATAAATGGACAACTTCTGCTGGCTGGTTAGGTGATACGTCTATGAAAACTGGACCTACAGGAGAACTAGATTTTTTCTTTGCCGGTTTTGATGTTGCTAATATTCAATCATTATCCGAAGCTAGCGATTCTACAAAGAGAAGAGGAGTAGGAATAGGATTTGCTGCTAAAGAATTTGTTGATGTTGTAGGTTCAACTTCTCTATTAGCTGTAATACAAACCTATTATAAAGGAGATTCTCCTCACGGTTCTGCTGATACTGATAATTCTGCTTTTACAGCACCTTTTGCTCAAGGATATGGAACTCCAAATCTTTATTTACAACCATATAATACTCCTAATAATTGGGGAGATGAAAGCGGTAATGTTGCTATAGGTTTCGTTCCTAATAGCGTTTATGATCCTGGATATCCTTCGGCTCCTGGTTCAACATTTGCTTATTATAGAGGACATTATCCATTTTCGAAACTTTCTATTAATGGATCTATTACTATAGCCGGGAAAACTAGCGGGTTTCATACTCAATTTGTAACTAGACCTAAAAATGGTATATTAGTAGAAGGACCAATTATTGGAGGTAGGGGATCTACTTACTCAGCAAAACAATACGGTAATTCTTGGTTTGGAGGTGCAGAATTTTTAAATGCAAATCCTGCTCTTCCTTACGGATTAGGTGTTCAAAATATTAATGCTTCTTTTGATAAGCTAGTTATGGCAGGGAATTATACTACAAAGTATAGCGGATATCCTTCACCTTTCCCTGAATATTCTTTTTCGGACATGAGAACCGGTATACGAATGAAATATACAGGGACTTATAATTCAATGGAATATAATAGTCCTGATTTTGGATTTAGTACTAATAGAAATACTTTACTTACTCCTTATTCAGGGAGAGGAGGTGTAGGTCAACTTGTTGCTGGTCCTCATCATCAGCTTAATGATTTTACTCAAATCCCTTATATGATTGGTGGTCCTGGATTTACTGCTTCTAAAGTAGTTGCTGAATGGGCTTCTAGTGGAGATCTAATGCGAGGATATAGAACAAGACAGGGTGGAGCAGGCGATTCGACTTTGAACGCAGGACCTGATCCGGTTTTAGGTTGGGTATTTCCTGCAATTGGATATGAAAATAATACCGAATATTCTTCTTTAAAAATAACAGATACAATAAGTAAAGAAATACTATATAAAGATGTTAGTGATTTAGAAAAAAGATATGTATTTTTTAATGTTGATACAGCAGGTGGTTGGGATCATGTTCCTGCAGGATCGTCTATTGGAGAAAGAGGAGGATTAAGATTTAGAGGTATTTATTATAAAATCCCTACTAATAAATCAATATGCTATCTAAGATCACCGGGAACTTATTATGGACAATATTATGATCTCGTAAATACTAATGGTAGATTAATAAGAATAAGCAATGCTCAATCTTTATTCTATTTAAATGGATTTACATGGGAAGGGAAAGAAATCCCTGCTCAAATAGCTCATAGAGAAAGAGCAAAAAGATTTGATTTAACTTCATCAGAACCTACTTCTGCTACTACTACTATAATTCCTATGAAATGGGATTGGAATAATATGAATCCAGATGGTAATGGAGCTAGAAGTAGAGAAGCTATGAAAAGATTTAATTATTATTGGCCTAGTAATTTTGCTTATTTTGATGATGGTCATTATTACGGCCAAGAATTTACTCTTATAACTGGTGATATGAGTTCAAATAATTCTCTTTATTTAGATGGAACTCCTCCTAGTGAAGGATTTATGAAAAAATGGGAATATTTTACTATTAATAATAACTATACTATTAGTGCTGCAGCTCCTGAAGGGAATAGAACTTTACAGGTTGAAGAAGTTTCCGAAGGAAATTTAGATCCTTCGACTCCTGAACCATATAAATCTTATTCTCAAGGAGGTGCTGTTGGATGGAATAATAACGATAGAATATTAAAAGTAAAATCTAAAATAGTTTTACCTTTAGCTGCGGATTCCGAGAGATTAGCTCCTGGAACTCCTTGGGGACCTTATGATTTTAATGAAAAAAGATCTATTATTTCTCCTGCAAACAATATTCCTACAGGAATTAATGAATTAGGAAGTTCGATAGAAAGATCTTCGATTGCAGGTAATAAATTAGGAACTACTATAAAATCTAATACGGTTTATAAATTTGTATGGCTTCCTGGGGATTGGCAAATGGAAGATTTTATTTCATATAGAAATTCGGTTCCTACTAATCCAGGAGGTTTAGATGGGAGATATAGATATTTCACAAAGGATAGTAATGCTGGTACTAATAATAGAACTGTTCCAGATTATTTAATAACTGGTATCGACGGTCCAAAAAACGATGCTATAGGAGATCCTGCGTTATATGATCATTCAGGTGCCTGGGTTTGTATAGGAATGGAAAGATTAGTTAGAAGAAATTTCTTCGATTATGGAGCAGTAAATCCTATAGTTAAATTTGCTGATTGGGATTTTTAATATGAAAAATTTTAAAGATTATATTTCTTGGGTTTTATCTCTTATTTTAATTATACTTCTTCTTCATCAATGTGATAGAATAGGAGATTTAAAAGAAGAGACTAAAATACAAAAACAGAATCAAAAAGCTATTCTTGATTCTGTTAGAATTGTTAAGAATCGATTTGGAGAAGATATTTCTGTAAAGAATGTTCTCATTGCAGATAATAAAGAGCTAAAGACAATAAATAAATCTCTCTCTGAAGATCTAAAAAAGCTAGAAGGTAAAGTAAAGTACATATCATCAATCGTAACAGAAATAAAAAATAGCGAACCTATTGTAATAAGCAACACAATTAGAGAACTTCCTGATGGAACAAGAGAACTTGCTTGGAATTATGAAAAGAGCTTCGATTCAACTAATTCAAGAATTCTAGAAGGAAATTCTAAATTTAGAATTGATACAATAGGAGGAAAAGTAGAAATTATAGATAAAGGAACTACAATTTCTCGAGATGAAATAAAAATAAAGCTAACAACAGGATTAACAGAGCTAGATAAATCTTATCAAATATATGTTAAAACCGATTATCCGGGAGTTACTTTTCCGAAAATAGATGGATCAGTTTTAGATAAATCTATGTTTGTAAAAGAAAAACAACCTACTTTTGTTATAGGTCCTTCTATTAGTGCAGGAATGACTCTTAACCCTCTTACTTTACAACCTCAACCTTATGTTGGAGGAGGTCTTAGTTGCACTTTTAACGTTAATAAATATATTAGAAAGATAAAGAATTTCTTTAAATAATGGCTACTACTTCTAAATTTGTACAACTTAGTTCTTCAGTTTTATTAGAATATATTTATGCAGATCAAAATGCAATAAATACTGCAGGAAATCCTTATAGATTAAATACTGATGATAATCCTATTTGGAGAACAAAAAACGATCATAATAAAGAAGATATTATTTTTAATGGAGATTCTGCAAAAAGAATAGAATTAGGTTTACCTATAGGAACTGGTAATGTTAGAGATAGATCTTATGCGTATATAGATCCTTATCGATTAGCACTTCTTGATATCGATAAAGTTACATTTTACAACGATTTCGATTCTTCTCTTGATAATACTTCTTCTCTTCCTATTACATTTAACAATATTCAGGCTCCTGTTTATGATACAATTAAGCTTCATTTAGTTCAAGGTTTTAATTTTGAACAATATACAGGATTAGTTTTTAATATTAAAGTTAAAGATAAAAAAGGAAAAAATATTAATCTCCTTAATTTAGCTTATAATAAATCGGATTCTTTTGAGGTAAATAATCCTGCATCTTTCTTTTTTGCCGGAAAAGTTTATGATACGTATCTTGAAGTAAGAGTTCTTTCTCTCTATAATTTAATTTATGATTATTGGGTTGGAGGGATTGATCCGGATTCTGTAGTTTATAAAATAACTAGAGGAGAAGGAATACAAAAAGAACAATTAATACAAATTAATTTTTCTTGGATTAGAGATAGAAAGGTAGTAGACGATCAGGAATATGTTTATCCTTATGATATCGTATCAGTAGATATTCCTCCTCAAGATCAATTTGAATCTATAGCTGCTAAAATTCAAGAATCTGAAGAATTTGATTATATTGAATTTTATGCAACTTACAAAGGAAATATTATAGATAATTTTATTACAGGATTAAATCAAAATGGATATGATTATATTATTCTTCATGATTTAATTCTTTCCGAATATATTTACGATCCTACGGGAGCAACTTATTATTGGCAAAAAACCGACGAATTACAGCTATCTCAAACTTCAGAATATGATTTACCTAATAGATTTAGACCTGTAATAAAAAATGGATCCGCTATAGCTTTTAAAATAGATTATACGGTTAGGCTTTATAATAGGGAAGATAATTCTCAAATTTGGAAAACATCTTCTATGATTTCTTATTCTGCTGCTAAGTACGGTAAGAAACTTTTACAGATAAATTTAGGAGATAATCCTGTACAATCTATAATTTATAATAAAAGTTTTATAAAAGAAGTTAAAATTAATAGAATAACCGAACCGGTTTTAGATAATTTCAGATATATCACTTCTTTTATTAATAATACTCAAGTTTCTGTTTCGGTAGATAATACTACTGATAGCGAAAATTTTGTAACTTCTAATAATCCTAATATCTATCCGAATGGTCTTGCTAGAGTTTTAATTTCCGATTCGATAACTTATCTTAAGTTCTCTATATACACTAAGGATAAATCAGAGACTAATGTCCCTCTTAATCTTTCAGGATTAGGAAAACTTCTTATTTCTTTCACTTCGGATACAGGAGAAAGTTTAGATATATATGAAACTCCTAGTCAAACTACATCTAAAACTTCAGGAGAGGTAGTTTTCAGATTAACTAAATCCGAATCTACTACTGTAAGTAATTATAAAGAAAAACAATTTAAGATTTATCTTATAAACGATAAAAATGAAAAAACATTTTTATACGGTGGAAGATTTTATAATCAAAAGGAATGGGTAAAATTAGCAGAATCGGATAGAATTACACTTTTAGAAAAAAATGTTACCGATTTAACAACAGACAATTCTAATTTAAATAGTACGATAGTTACTCAATCAGAAAGGATTAATAGTCTTACTCAACAGATGAATCAGCTTCTCACGGAAGATGCAAAAGAGACAGTAGTTCTCAATATACAAAAAGATACAATTAATGATTTAACTAAACAAGTTAATGAATTAACTGCTAAACTTGATGTTGCTAATTCTAGATTAAATTCTTCTCAGGGATTAGTTAATAATTTAAGAATAAAGCTAAACAATCAACAAACTTTAAATGCCTCTTTATCTCAACAGTTAAATACATTTAAAACAACTTCTGAAACTTTACAAGATCTATTAGAAGCTAATATGGGTAGTGTAAATAATACTAATGCTTCAACCTATAGTACAGGAAGTACTTCTTCTAATTAATTATGATTTTACAAAACAGAAACGATTTATTTAAGGTTGAATTACCTAAGATATTCATACCTAAAGATATTAAGGCTAGATATGAGCCTTATCTTTTTCGTATGCCTACTCCTATTACTGATGTTTCGGATTTAGTTAATTATTCTATACAATCTATTACAATTCCTAATTTTAATTTTCAACCAGTTGAACAGGTTAAACCTGGTTATTACGATCAAGCAAAAGGAACTGTAAGAAAATGGAGACAATCACTTTCTCCTGAAATGTTGATAGATAGAACCTTTACTCTAACTTTCCAACTTCTTGATGGTAATGTTAATTATTGGATAATGTTAGAAACTTTCTTTCACTATTATTCTTATCAGACTACGGAACCTTATACTTGTGATATTCCTTTACGTATTTTTGACGCAGAAGGTTTCTGTATGTATTCTACAACTTTTAAGGATTGTCTTTTTACTGGCCTTAATCAATTTACTCTTTCTTATTCGGAAATAACTCCTGAATTTAGAACATTTGAGGCTAATTTCGCATTTAATGAAATCAAGATAGATTTCCAAACTCAATGATTATAGGTATAGATTTTAGTATTAATTCTACCGCTGTCTGTATTCGCGGTGAAGAAACTCATCTTTTTTCGTTTGTTCCTAATTACAGAAAGGAGCTTTCTGGATTTAAGGTCCATAATCAATTTTCAGATTTAATTCGAGTTGTTTCTTATATAAAAGAATCCCCTTCTAAAGATTCTATCGAAGATCAATCAATTAAGTTAGCTAACGCTGATTCTCTTTCTTATACGATAATGAATTCAATTACTCCTTTCGTAGAAGGGATTCCCGAAATAAGAATTGAGGGATTTTCTTTTGGATCTAAAGGAAATTCTTTTATAGACCTTATTACATACAATACTTTTTTAAAAGTAAAAATGATTCAACAATGGGGACATTGTATTTCTGTTATTTCTCCTAAGACAAATAAGAAACTTTTTACAGGAAACGGCAATGCCTCAAAATGTGATATGCTAAGAAAATTTATAGAAAAGAATCAAGGACCTATTAGAGATCGTTTAATTGAAATGGGACTAAATAAAGAAGGAGAATTTACAATCCCTAAGCCTATCGATGACATCGTGGACTCATGGGCCTTAACGGAATCCTTAATTTAATATACTTCAACTGGAAGAACTTGAGTAACTGTATTCTTCTTTACCTGAAATCCTTGTAATGGTTATATGACTTCTTGGATGAGTGAGTTTCATTTTTTTAAAATATTTTTCAAGGATAAATATTATATGAAAACATTTTACTCATATTCAGATCTGCTGAACGAAGCTTCGGGACCTGAAAGTCGAATTGAAGATTTAGCGAAAGATCCTAAAACACATAAGGCTTTAGGAACTTCTGATGAAGGGAAGCTTAAACATGCATTTATGGTTCTTTTTAAAAGAGGATACGGAGCTGCACAAACTAATTGGGCAGCCGTTAATCCAAATATTAAGAAGTTAGGAAAACCTGCAGCATATAATGCATGGGGTTATGCAAGGCTAAATGCATTCATTAAGAAAACAAAAGGATATGAAACAACTGATTCTGATGTAGCTGATTGGCTAAACGGAAAAGGTGAGAAACCAGAACCAAATTAATACATATGAAAAATATACCTTCATTTGAAGAATTCATTACCGAAAGCTTTCTTTTCGAAGAAGACAAACCTAGAGTAGGTCATACCGTTAAGAGAAAAAAATATGCTGATGATCCACCAGATATCGGTCTCTATTCTAAAGGAGGCAGAGATGCTATTAAAGGTACTGGATATGCTAATAAAGAAAAAGCCGAATTTACTATTAAGAAGCTTGATGAGTTGATGAAGAAAGGAGAGAGAGTTTGGGCTATGTCTATTGCGACTACAATGGAATCTAGAGCTAAAAAGCATAAGCATCAAACTCCTGAAATGAGAGAAGCTATGAAGATTTTTAGAGAGTGGATCGATAAGAATAAACTTAAAGAATCCGAAGATCATAAAGTAGAAGAAGGCGATGGTCTTTTTAGTCCTGGAGATAAAAATGCAGTTAAAGGAACTGGATATGGATCTAAAGAAAAAGCTGAAAAGACTATTCAAATTATTGATAAGTTGAAGAAATCTGATCATAGACATGCTATGTCTATTGCTACAACTATGATGAATAGAGCAGAACACTCAGCTAATCAAACCGAGGGAATGAAAGCAGCTATTCCTATTTTTAAAAAATGGATCGAAGATAATAAAAAAACGTAAAAAAATGAAAAACCTACTTACATTCAAAGAATTCTTAAATGAAAACATAAACGAAATGGTCAGATCTTTCTCTCTTTCAAAAGACGAAAAAGAATTTAAAGGAGATTTTAAAAACATAAAGAATTCTGCTTCTGATTTTCTGGATTTCCTTAAAAAAGAAAGATACACATGGTCGGATACGTCTTTTATGTACTTTCCTAATTTTGTTTGGGCCGGTGGTAAGCAGGTTTTTGGTCCTAGTATAGGAATCTTAATAGGTAGTGATACTATTGCAATTCGACCAATTGGCACCGATAAAGTTATTAAAGTTGGAGATGGAATTCTTCAGCGATTGATACAAAATGGTCAGATAGAATCTTATGCAATGAAATTCTAATGTAAAATCTTAATGAGCACATTTCTAAAATATGATGAATTTCTTTTTGAGAAGGCTTATTCGAAAGAAGTAAAGTCTTCTCATTTAAAAGAAATGAATTATGATAGTGATACAAAAATTTTAGAAATAGAATTTCTAAATGGATCTAGATATCAATATAAAAATGTTCCTGAAAAAGTTTATAAAGAACTTGCTGAAGAACAAAATATACTGCGTAAATTAGGAAGAGGGATTATGAGAGGAGCAAAAAAGCTATTTGGAAGTGAAATAGGTGAAGATACATTTGGAGGGAGATTCTGGGAATTAATAAGAAAAGGAGATTACGAATATAAAAAAATAAATTAAGCATGAAATTTTTAAGAGCTATATTGAAAGTTTTTAAAAAGAGAGCGATAGAAGTTAAGAAAAATTTTGATAACGACATTCATCTTTTTATATAAACTTTTTGTAATCAAGTACATATAATAATTAAATCAAGTAAATAAACGTAAATAAAGTAAAGTAGTATGGAAAATTTCGACATTTTTAATCTAAGTATTGACAATTTTAAGTCAGAAGAAAAACAAGTTCAAAAAAGCAACGAATACAAAACAGATCCTAAATCTTCAAAAGATTCGATCTATCGTTCAATCGTTCGTTTCATCCCAAACATTAAAGATCCTAAAAAATCTATCATTAAGAAATTTTCTTATTGGTTAGAAGGAAACGATGGTGAAGGATTCTATGTAGATTGTCCTTCTTCAATCAACGAAAAAAGTATTATCCAAGATACATTTTGGAAACTTTTTAAATCTGAATCAGCATTTGATAAAAAACAATCAGAACGAATCAAACGTAAAGAATATTATTATTCTTATGTTGAAATCGTTAAAGATCCACAAAATCCTGAACTCGAAGGAACTATTCAAATCTTTCGATATCCTAAAGCAGTTAAAAAACTTATCGATTCTCAACTACAACCTGAAGCAACTGAAATTGAAATGGGTGCAGAACCCGTAAATGTTTTCGATTTCTTTGAAGGGAAAGATTTTTCAATTAAAGTAACTTTGAAAGGCGGATATTGGAATTATGACGAATGTAAATTCGCTTCTTCTAAATCTCCAATTACTGTTAAAGGTTCTAAGATGGAAAACAATGCAGAATGCCGTAAACAAATTCTTGCAATGTACGAAGGTCTTCAACCGCTTGAAGGTTATGAATTTAAACCTTGGAACGATGATCAACGTGAACGAGTTTTCAAATTTATTTCTGATCTAACAGGAAGTAATCCAGGAAATGCTTATGCAAATACAACTAATTATTCTAAGCCTTCTCCTCCTCCGGTAGAATCACCTAAAGCAGAAAAAACTGAAACCGATAAAAGAATCGATGCATTTGAAAATGCAAGTAAAGATTCTGCAAAAGCAGCCGATAACGACATCGAAGATTGGTTGAAAGAATTTGATATTAAGTAATAAATCTTTTTTGTAAAGGGCATCCATTGAATAAGTGGGTGCCTTTTATTTCATTACTATGGAATTAAATACAACAAAAAAGGAAGAAATTATTTCTAGGGTTCAACGAGTCCTCTTAGAAAGATTTGAAGGACCTAAGAAAGAAATCAGAATTTATCTAGATCGTCTGAATTTTGCTTGTCCTTATTGTGGTGATTCTAATGATCCTTATAAGAAACGAGCAAATCTGTATTGGAAAAATCTAATTTTTCATTGTTACAATGGTGGATGTACAAAAAGACATACAACCCTTGTAGATTTTCTAAAGGATAATAATCAATCGATAAGTTCAAAAGAAGATTTAGTTTTCTATCTTGATTATATTCGACAAAATCAAGTAGTAGTTCCGACAAAAGACTACATGGAATTAGGTGTATTTGAAATAATGAACAAATATGCCATTCCTCTCGAAGATATTAAGAAAAAATTCAATCTTCTTCATCCTTCTGAAAATTTAAGGATCGAAAGATACTTAAAAGGAAGATTTTTACATACTAGATTAGATTTTTTTCTTTATGATCCTAAAGAAGAACAACTTTATATTTTTAATCTAAGTCCTGATTTGAAAAGAACTTATGGATGGCAAATTCGAAATTTTAAACCGAATCGAACAAAATACATAAGTTATAATATTGAAAAAGCAAATCATTTGATTTACGATAAAAGGATTGAAGCTTCCGATGATGAATTAATTAAAATGAATACATTAAGTATCTATTTTAATATTGCTTTAGTAGATTTTACAAAAACAGTAACAATATTCGAAGGACCTATAGATTCTTTTCTTCATAAGAATTCAATTGCTCTATCAGGTGTTGACAAGCCAATTGAAATGTTCGATGAAATTACTACAGTCAGGTACTTCTTGGATAATGATCCTCCAGGAAGAAAAAAGATGGAATTCCTTCTAAAAAAGCGTAAATCGGTTTTTATGTGGAATAAAATTCTTAGAGACTTTAAAATTAGAGAAAACGTAAAAGATTATAACGATTTAATTAAGTACTGTTGGACTTACAAAAATAATGCAATACGAGAATTGGAAAAATATTTCACGGCAAATCCATTGGATATCCGTTCTGTCTGATATGAATGAACAAGAAGAAAAATTTGAAGAAAGATTTCTAAAAGAAAATGATTATAGGTTAATCGTTGATTTTAACGAAGTGAATCTAGAATTTTCAGGAAAACAAATGGAAATAGGAGACATAAAATATAAAAAGAAAAAAGTTTTAAAACAATCTACGATTGATTTAAAAAAGAAAAAAGATTCAGATTTATTCTAATGAGTGAAGAAGAGAAAAAAGTATCAGAATTAGAAGAAGCTCTAGAAAAAGAGAGAATAGATTATTCTGCTAAGATAGGTGATCTTTTTCCAATGATTAATAAGATCGATAGAATATCCGAAGCACAAGTTTTAATGCTTTCTTATCGACATATGTTAGTAGAAAAACTTGCTAAATATCGAGCTGCTAATTACAAAAAGAAATCTAACGATCAGAATTATCGTAAGATGAGATATGAATATTATAAAACTCAACATGATGTTCGTTTAGATTATCGTGAAATAAACGAATTTATTAGTTCTGATATGTCTCTTCGAATTAGACAAACTGATCTTCTTGAAAGTCAAATGACATTCTATAGTCAATGTATTGATACTCTCGATAGAATGGGATTTGCAATCAAAAACCGTCTTCAAATTGAAGAAATAAATAAACATTTAATGTAATGCAATGGGAACTCACACATAATGATAAGATTCTTACTCTGAATTCTGCTTCAGAAATGGAGTTAGAGCAGCTAAAAATAACATTTACTAAAGAAGCTGCTAATGCTCGTTGGGATCCTAGAGTAAAGAAAGGTTGGTGGGATGGAAAAATATCTTATCTAAAAGCAAATCGTTATTTACCTGCAGGTTTATGGCATGAGCTAGTTGATACTGCAAAACAATATAATTTTGAAATTTCTATTGATGGAATTGAAAGAAAATTTGATAGAGAAATAGATAAAGATGAATTTGTTTCTTGGGTAGAAGAAAAATGGGCTAATTCTTCTAGAAAACCTAGAGATTATCAAATAGAAACAGCTTTTCAAATTATTAAGTATAAAAGTTGTTTAGCAGAACTTGCTACTTCTGCAGGTAAAACTCTTATTATATTTATGGTTTTTTCTTATCTTTTAGAAAGATTAAAAGCTAAGAAAATTCTTATGATTGTTCCAACCGTAGATCTTGTCGTGCAATCAACCGAAGATTTCTATGAATATAATACTGAATCGGTAAATTTAAAGCTACAGATTCAACAGATATTCTCAGGATCAGTAATTAGAGATGGAGCTAATATAGTAATCGGAACTTATCAATCCCTTGTTAAGAAAGGAAAAGAATATTTTGATTCTTTTGATACTGTTGTAGTTGATGAAACTCATAAAGCAAAATCGACTTCTATTAAATCTATTCTTGAAAAATGTGAAGAAGCTGATAGAAAATTCGGTCTTTCAGGTACAATTCCAAAACCTGGAACATTAGATAGGCTAACTCTTATGGCTTACACAGGACCTATTATTACTTCTATTCGAGCAGATTTTCTTATTGAAAAAGGACATATCACACCTTGTGAAGTTCTTGCAATAGAAATGAATTATGCTCCTCAAGATGTTAGAGAAGGATTTAGAACTCTTCATCAAAGATCCGAAGAAGACAGAAAGAAGCTACTTAATCTAGAACAAAATTATGCAATTCAATCGGAAGAAAGGCTAGAATTTATTACAGATATGATTTTAAAAAATCATAAAAATTCACTCGTTCTTTTTTATCGAATTGATTATGGCAATAAGTTGTATAATAAACTTCGCCAAAAGACAAATCGAAGGATATTTTATATAGACGGAAGTACCGATAAAGATCTTAGAGAACATCAAAAAGAAAATCTCGAAGAAGGAGAACAAAAGATAATGATTGCTTCTTATGGTACATTTTCAACTGGAATTAACGTAACTAATATTCATACAATTTATCTTACAGAATCTTTCAAATCTGAAGTTATTATCCGTCAATCTATTGGTAGAGGTTTAAGAAAACATTCGGATAAAAAGAAACTTGTGATCGTAGATTTTATCGATGATTATCGAATAGGTCGTTACAATAATTATCTTTTTAAGCACGGACTTAGTCGACAAGAAATTTATACAGAACAGAATTTCCCCTTTCAGATTAAGTCTATAGACCTAGGAAGGATATATAACTAAAAATATTCTTTTAGAATGGCCTTAATGAAGTTTAGAGCTTTTAATAAAATGATAAAAGAGATTAAAGCTCGAAAAGAATATGAGTCAAAAGCATCTACTTACAAAAAAATCTATTTAGAGAAGTTAAGCTCTTACGGAGTTAAGGATGCTTCTGAGCTATCGGATGAACAATTATCAGAATTCCTCGAAGGAATGAAATCTTATAGAAATGGCGGAAATATTAACCCTCAGAGAAGTCTTTAGGAAAGAAGGAATCGAATTTGTAGAAAAGCTATTTAGTAGCTATGTGATAATTAGCGAAAAGCTAAATGCAACTAGATTCGCATTCGAAAAAACCGAAGACGGAATTACTTTTTATAAAAAAGATGGAAAAATAAATTCGATTGAGAGAACTCTTAATCAAATTTTTGAATCACCAATAGCTTATATAGAAAATCTACCTAAATCCGTTATGGATAAAATCCCTAATGGATACAGATATGGTTTTAGATATTTTCATTCTTCTTCCCCTATAAATATCGAATATGATAGGATTCCTCTTAATGGTTTAATCCTTACGGATATGATGAAAATATCTGATAGTCGTATTGTTGATGATCCTTCTATTGTTAATTCTATTGCTAAACTTTTAAAAGTAGAAAAACCTCCAATTATTTGGTATGGTAAGCTAGATGATCAGCAAAAAGAAAAGCTAAAAGATTATTTAAGAACTTCTGAAGATTCTCTTAAGAATAAATTTAAAACTGATTCTTTTACCAAATATATTATTTCTATTCTAAATCCTGGAATGAAAAAGACAGCTTTAAATAATGATGTAGAAAAGCCGATAGATTCAGTTGTTTTTAAGTTTATAGGAGAAAATGGAAAAGAAACTTTTTATGCTAAGACAGTAGATCCTATTATTCAACAGTTAAGTAAAACTAACGAAAAGGAAAGAGAGCCACAAGATATGTATGGTATAATTCTTTCTGACGTTATGGAATTTATGAAAATAAATGGATTAAGAAAATATTCAATTCCTTCAGGGGATTATGAAGAAAAATATCTTCACTTAATTTGTAAAATTTTCAACGATTATATTAAGAAAAGAGGGACTAAATATGAAGGTGTAGAAATTGATAAGAATTCTTTTAGATCTATTCCTCAATTCGATCTTAATTCAGGGTTTATTCCCGATTTACAAACAAGAGATCTTCTTTTTCAATCTAGAATAAATAAAAACATCTTTAAGATTATTCTTTCTTCTTTTTATCGACCGAAAAGAAAACCTACAGGATTTATTACACAAATGATGATTTCTGATCTTTCTGAATTAGTAGATAAAATAAAAGAAAAGATCGAAAATGTTGATCTTAAGACAGAAAGCAATGTGATGACTTTCGAACAATATTTATCAAATAAAAGAGAAAAATCTTTTAAGATTAAAGATTGATAAATATAAAAAAATAAAACGAAATGTTTACTAAAGAATTTTTAGATTCTGTTTTAGAAAGTAGAGAATCTATTTCTATTTTAATTGAGGGAGAAATCCATACAATTTCTTCTACCGAATTTTTATCCGAATCGGATATTGAAAATATTGAAGAAATTTACGAAAGTGAAGAAGAAATTCTTGAAAGAGTTCAAATTAAAAGAAAATATGGAGAATATTCTTCTTATCAGGTAAATCGAGGTGCTCCTATTCGTAATAGAATTATTGAATTTGTAGGAAAAAGATTTGTTACTGAAGACGAATTAAAGAATTTTCTAATTCGTTTAGAAGAGGAAAAAGGTTCTGCTATCGATCAAAGAAAATGGTTTTCTAGAAATCAAAAATACTTTGAATCTTTTCAAAATAGAGGTCAAAAAGTTTGGACACTTTCTAAATTTGGAAAAAGAGTTTTAGAATTTGTAGTTAAATCTGCACAACAAAAACAAATAAATGAATCTGTAGGTTTATTTAAGTTTTAATATGAAGAATATACCTGAATTTGAAGATTTTATTCGTGAAAATGCTTCTGAAGCATTTAAATATCATATGGAAAGAGGTTTAGGTATTACTGAATCAATTTTCCGTATTGGATCTGAAGCATATAATAAGCTTTTTGAAGAAACTAAAGAATGGTGGGATAAAGGAAATGTTATTCTTAATGATAAAGAGGCTTGGATGGCAAAAAATCTTCAAATAGGTAAAAAAGCTAAATTTAAGACTGCTGATGGAAAAATGATAGATGTTGAATTAGACACACCAACTAGAGGAGGTGAACGTAAATTTAAAGTTTATCATGATAGTGGCAAAAAAGATGAAGATGGAAATATCCTTGCTATGGAAATAGGTTGGGGACAACCAGGAGTTTCTATTAAAAATGAAGATCCAGGAGCTGCAGCAAGTTATTGGAGTAGACAACAATGCGATTTGAAGAAAAGTATGGATCCTAAAACTGCTAAATTCTGGGCATGTTATGCTCCTTCTCTTTTCACTAAGCAAATCGGTTTAACTTCGGATAATCCTTGGTAATAAATTAAACTATAAAATGAAAAATCATATTCTTTCTTTTGAGGAATTCTTAAACGAATCCAATAAAATTTCACATTTCGGAATCGAATCTGCCGCAGTTCAATTAGCTCATTCTATGCCTAATCATACAAAACCTGATGATAAAGGTAATTTTAGTGATGAACAAATAGAAAATGCAATCAAGAAATATAGTCCTATTCTTAAGCAACATTTAAGTTCTAGAACAGGAATGAAAGAAGAAATTATTTCTAGAATTAAAAGCATTGTTAATGAATCTTGATGTATCCCTTCGAAGAAAGTAAACAATCAGAAAATACTTATATCAGAATCTTCTCTAAAGATACTGATGAGTATGATTTAAAATGGCATTGGGACGAAGAAGATAGAATAGTTCAATCTCTAGAAAAAACAGATTGGGAATTTCAATTTGATAACGAATTACCGATCAGCTTCGATAAAGAAATTTTTATTCCTAAAGGAGTTATACATCGAATAATAAAAGGAACTGGAGATCTTAAATTAAAAGTAATTAAATATGATTAAACGAATCCCTACATTTTCTGAATTTTTAAATGAAGCAGAAATTCCTTTTTCAATTGAAGGTCTTAGATTAGATAAGCTAAAATGGGATGAAGATAATGATTTATCTAAAACTCTTAGAGATAAATTAGGTATAGATAATTCTAGAGTTTTTGTTGCAAGAGATGATTCTAGAGATAGAGAGTATAAATTTGAATCTTGGGAAAATTCTTTTGGATATATAATCAGACTTAAAGAAGATAAAAAAATTATTTACGATAAAGTCTATCCTTCAGATTCTAAAATTTACTACGATCAAGATTGCGAACTTATTTTAGGATCAAAAATAAAATTAAAGAAATGAAAAATTTTGAATCTTTTGATGAGTTCTTAAATGAAGCTACAAAAAGAACTCCTGATCAAGTAAATAAAGATTCCGAAAAAAGGATAAAAGAACAAATAACTCGTTATTCAGAATTGATGAAATCTAATCCAGAAAGAGCAAATTTTTATAAAGCTCAATTAGATTTAGCTCATGCAAGAATGACAGTCCTTGCTTTGAAAAGAAAGGTTGATGCATTAAGATCAAAATAATTTTAAAAATGCCAGCAGTTTCTCAAGCACAACAACGTTTAATGGGTCAAGCTTATGCTTTGAAAAAAGGTGATCTTAAATCAGATAACCTTAATCCTAAATATGCAGATCAAATAAAAGATCTTGCAAGTAGTATGACTCTTAAACAGCTTAAAGATTATGCTGAAACTTCTAATGAAGATCTTCCAAAAAAGATTATAAAAGAAAATTCTCCACTTGCAACAGCTAGTTCTGTTAATGGTATGGGCCCTATTAGTTTACCCGTAGGAGATAAACCTGGCAGTGGAGATATTCCATTTCTTCTTCCTGCTAAAAAGAAGAAAAACTTTAAAAAGTTCTCTGAACTTATTAAAGCTAAACAATAAGAGTTGCCTTAAAGGTTAGCGATTCTAATAAAAATTAAAAATATGGACGGTGATCAACGAAAAGAAAGAAATACCTTTAAGGAAGAAGATGGCAACAGCCTCTTTGATTCTAGCTACGTTTTTCAACCCTCTTGGATTCGATGCCCTATTTGCTTTAGTGATGAAGTGGACAAGCTCGTATTGGATTACGGATATTATCTTCTACACCCTTTCGCTCTCATTCTTTGGTCTATATTATTTGCTCTCAATTTCATCTAAAAAATAATCTCTTATAGGAATTTTCATATAATAATTAAAAATTGAAATATGAAATTCTTAAAAATAAGAGATGTAAAAACTCCAACTAGAGGAACTCCTCAATCAGCAGGAATCGATCTTTATATTCCTAACGATTTTCCTGAAACTACAATTCTACCTGGTCTTTCTACTTTAATTCCTTCTGGATTAAAAGTAAATGTTCCGGAAGGACACGCCTTTATTGCATTTAATAAATCTGGTGTAGCTACTAAGAAAGGACTTCAAGTTGGTGCTTGTGTAATAGATGAAGATTATCAAGGAGAAATTCATATTCATCTTACGAATGTAGGAGATGAATCACAAATCATTAATCCAGGTGATAAAATTATTCAATGCGTTCTCCTGCCTGTTAATTATGAAACAGTTGAATTAGTAGAATCAGAAGAAGAACTTTGGAATGGTGAAATTACTCAAAGAGGAGAAGGAGGATTTGGTTCAACCGATCATAAATAATTATGGAAAATATGAAATTAAATGTGGATTTGGCAAAAAATTCCACAGCAGTTAAATGTCAAAACGAAGAATGTGAAAGTGATCTTTTTAGAGAAGTAGCTTATCTTCGTAAAATTTCAAAATTATTTACAGGAGCACCTAACGATACTTATGTTCCTATTCCTGTGTTCCAATGTTCGGTTTGCGGGCATATAAATAAAGAATTTATCCCAAAAATTTAATGATACTTGACGTAGAAGTTAACGATAACGATTTAGTTATTTCCTACTTCGATAAAGAAGGGAAGTCTAAAATCAAAAGATTTGACATACCCAGTCCTACTAATTGGACTATCTGTTCAGAACATGATCCTAAAAAAGATCCTAATTTTAAGAATTGGGATGGTAAAAGTGTAAAGAAAATTCAAGAAAAAAGATTTAATAAATGGTCGATTTATGAATTTATTCATACTTTACCAAAAGAAGATCGAGATGAATTATCTGCACTTAATTTTCCCAAAGTTCAATCGATAGATATCGAAACTGAAATTATCGATTCATTTCCAGTTCCTGAAGTTGCTCGTGAAAGAATTACAACTATTGCAATTGCAACAGAATCTAATTCTACTATCGTTTTAGGATGGAAACCAATCGATAAAAAACAAGAAAAAGAAATTTTTGATAAACATCAAGAATATCTAAAAGGATTTGGTGATTGGTCATTCAAATATATTTGTTTTGAAGACGAATATAATATGATGTATACATTCATCAATAAATTCCTACCTAATTTTTCTCTTGTCATCGGTTGGAATTTCATGGGTTTTGACTGGAAATACATCTTTAATCGTTGTAAAAGATTAGGAATTGATGTTAGAATGGCATCTCCTTCTCATAAACTTCAAGGAAACGATAATATTCCTGTTCATGTAGGAATGGTCGATTATCTAGATATTTATCGTCGATGGGATAGAACTGTTGCAATTAAAGAAAGTAATTCTCTAGATTTCGTTTCTAATGCAGTCTTAGGTGTAACAAAATTAAAATATAATGGAACACTTAAAGAATTGTATGACCAAGACTATGATAAATATATTTTATATAACGCAATCGATGCTTCGCTTGTATGTTTAATACATAAGAAATTAAAAACTTTAAATTCAGTCTTATCTGTGTCTTCTTTATGTAATCTTTCAATCTACAAAGCTTCATCAGCGGTTAATCTGACTGAAGCTCTTCTCTGGAAAGGTTATTACGAAAGAAATCTTGTTATTGCAGACAGAAAGGTAGAAACTCCTCGAGGTGCATATGAAGGTGCCTATGTTAAAGAACCTGAGCCAGGTATGTTCCGAGCTGTAACTTGCTTCGATTATGCCTCTCTATATCCTTCAATTATGCGACAGTTTAATGTTTCTCCTGAATCTTTTATTGTAAAAACTCAAGATTCTAAAAAACTAGATAAACATAAAGAAGATCCAAATTATATAGTTTCGGTTAATGGTGCTATTTATGATAATAAAGAAGTATCCGTCTTAAAGGAAATTCTTACGAATTTATATTCAGAACGTAAAAGAAATAAGAACAGACACCTAGAGATCGAAAGAAAACTAGCAAAAATAAAAAAATAATTTATGGCTAAAATTTTCGAAGAGAGGATAGAGTATAAACCATTTGAATATCCTGTTTATTATACTGAAGGATGGTTGAAACAAATGCAAGCTTTTTGGTTACATACTGAAATTCCAATGCAAGGAGATGTTAAGGATTGGAAAGAACATCTTAATGCTTCCGAAAAAAATCTTGTAGGTAATATCCTTCTTGGATTTGCACAAACCGAATGTGCAGTATCTGATTATTGGACAGGAATGGTTACAAAATGGTTTCCGAAACACGAAATTAAGCAAATGGCCATGGCTTTTGGTTCTCAGGAAACTATTCATGCTACAGCATATTCTTATCTAAACGAAACACTTGGATTAGAAGATTTCAAAGCTTTTATGCATGAGCCTTCTATTGCCGAAAAATTCGAATATCTGATTTCTACTGAAGCAGATTATACAGCTGAAGATCTAATTAATTCTGCTAGAGCTAGAAAAGATGTTGCAAAATCTATTGCTATATTTTCTGCTTTCGCTGAAGGAGTTTCTCTTTATTCTTCTTTTGCTGTTCTTTATTCTTTTCAAATGAGGAATCTTCTTAAAGGAATAGGTCAACAAATGAAATGGTCTGTAAGAGACGAATCTCTCCATTCAAAAATGGGTTGTCAACTTTTTCGTCACATGTGTGAAGAATATCCTAATTTGAAAGATGAAGTTCAATCTGAAGTTGAATATGCGGCCGAACTTATGGTTGATATGGAAGAGAAATTTATTGATAAAATGTTCGAAATGGGAGATTTAGAAAATCTAAAAGCTAAAGATCTTAAGAATTTTATCCGTAGAAGAGCTAATGAAAAGCTAGTAGAATTAGGTTATCAATCTAAATTTAATTTTGATTATAAATCAGCTGAAGAACTTTCATGGTTCGATCATTTAACTGGTGGAGTAACTCATACAGATTTTTTTGCTATGAGAAGTACGGATTATTCAAAAGCCGGTGAAAATGAAAGCTGGGACGAGGATGATATCTTCTAAGACAATCTCAAGGACAAAATGTCCTTGATAAAATAATTAAAATTTTATGAAAGGAATTTTAAGAGTTATAGGTATTTTAGTTTTGGCTTTTACATTTAGTGCTTGTACTTGTACACCTAAATCATGCCCTACTTACGAAAAAATAAAAATAAATGGAAAATAAAAAACATTACGGAGAACAATTTGGTTGGGAATTAGGAGTAGATTATCCGATCTGGGGTAACACTGAAATTTATGTTAAAACTATTAGCAAAGGTTATCTTCTTCCAGGAGAAACACCAAAAGATGCTTATTGGAGAGTTTCTTCTACTGTTGCAAAGCGTTTAAGTAAACCTGAATTAGCTTCTAAATTTTTCGATTATATTTGGAAAGGATGGCTTAATTTAGCTACTCCAGTTCTTTCAAATACAGGAACCGAAAGAGGTCTCCCTATTTCATGTTTTGGTATTGATGTTGCTGATTCTATTAATGATATCGGTAAGAAAAATTTAGAAATGATGCTTCTTGCTAAGCATGGTGGAGGTGTAGGAATTGGAATAAATCAGATCAGATCTGCAGGATCTCCTATTAAAGGAAATGGTACATCAGATGGAGTAGTTCCTTTTTGTAAAATTTACGATTCAACAATTCTTGCAACTAGTCAAGGTTCAGTAAGAAGAGGTGCCGCTTCTGTTAATATTGATATCGAACATGGAGATTTTTGGGAATGGTTAGAAATTCGTGAACCAAAAGGTGATGTTAATAGACAATCTTTAAATCTTCATCAATGTGTTGTAGTTTCTGATTCATTTATGCAAAAAGTTGAAGCAGGTGATAAAGAAGCTAGAGCAAGATGGACAGCCGTTCTTCGTAAACGTAGAACAACTGGAGAACCTTATATTATGTTTAAAGGAAATGTAAATAGAAATAATCCAGAACCTTATAAGAATTCAGGATTAAAAGTTTACATGACTAATATTTGTTCAGAAATTACTCTACATACTGACGAATCTCATTCTTTTGTTTGTTGTCTTTCTTCTATTAATCTAGCTAAGTATGATGAATGGAAAGACACAGATCTTATCTATACTTCTACTTGGTTTTTAGATGGTGTAATGGAAGAATTTATTCAGAAAGCAAAATATATGAGTGGTTTTGGTAATTCTGTTAGATCTGCTGAAAAAGGAAGAGCTTTAGGTTTAGGAGTTCTAGGTTGGCATACTTATCTTCAAGAAAATGGAATTCCTTTTGAAGGACTTCTTGCTCAATATGAAACTCGTAAAATCTTTTCACAAATTAAGCTAGAATGTGAAAGGGCAAGTAGAGATATGGCAAGAGAATATGGTGAACCTCTTTGGTGTGTAGGAACCGGAATGAGAAATACACATACTCGAGCAATTGCACCTACAGTCTCTAATTCAAAGCTTTCAGGTAATATTTCACCTGGAATCGAACCTTGGGCAGCTAATGTATTTACTGAACAAACTGCAAAAGGAACTTTTATCCGTAAAAATCCTACTTTGAAGAAATATCTTAAGAAAATGAAAATGGATAATGAAACTGTTTGGAATCAAATTCTTTCCGATGGAGGTTCTGTTCAAGGATTAGATTTTCTAGATAAATGGTTCTTTGTAGACGGTAAGCTAATTGAAATTATTGATGATTCTGTTAATTTCGATGATAAAATTCCTTTTAAAGAAGTTTTCAAAACATTCAAAGAAATTAATCAATTAGACCTTGTAAAACAAGCAGGATTAAGGCAACAATATGTAGATCAATCAGTTTCACTTAATTTAGCCTTTCCTACAGAAGCTTCTCCTAAATTTATAAACCAAGTTCATATGGAAGCATATAAACAAGGAATTAAAACACTTTATTACATGAGAACTGAATCTGTTCTTCGAGGCGATATTGCTCAAAAAGCTCTCGATCCGGATTGTCTTTCATGTGATGGCTAAGATATCCTTTCGCCGTATACGAAGGTATAAAAAATGTTAATAATTTTTTACCCGAGATTTTTTTATCTCGGGTTTTTTTATTATATTAGCTTATCAAACATATAATATATATGACTACAAACGAAAAATATGCAATGAATCGTACCATTGGTATATTCATGGGAGGTGAAATTATCGGTACAGAATCTTATGATAGAGGAGGATCCGAACTTGTTATTGAAAGATGGAAAGTTCCTCAAGGAATTGCTGCTTATGATGATAGTGCAAAAATAGGATATTTTCATTATGATCTTCATTGGGATCGTTTAATGTCGGTTATAGAAAAAATTGAAGAAATGGGACATTCAGTTATAATTTCTAGAACCACATGTAAAATTGTAGAAGATTTTAAAATCTATCCTATAATTGATAAGACTTCCGATGAGAAAATAGATGCTGTTTATTTAGCAATCTGTGAATTTGTTAAGAAACATAACCATGAGCAATTTTTAGAAGATTTAAAAAATGAAAAATAGAATAACTCTTTCTGATATAATTCTAATGGATCGAAAAATCCGTAGAGATATTGAAATAGAAGCAGGAATGAATCGATCTTCCCTTCGAATTCATCGTTCTAAGAAAACTTATACAAGGAAAAACAAACATAAATATGGCGAAGCGATTTGAATTTTACGTAGGAATTAGTAAAAGTGAAGAAAGTAAATTTTTTGATCTTTTAGAAGATATTAATCTAGATTCAGAATATTCTATAGCTAAAATGATCGGATTTTTTGATGATCCTGATTCTTATTATACATTTGTTGTTGAAGGAACAATGGATGCTTATAAAAGATTCTATAGAGTGACTAAGGAAGGTAACTTAAGTTGGGTAAAATCTCTATATCATTATGAAGAGTGAAAAAATTTTACATATCTTAGAAAAGCCTAAAGCTAAAACCTATTATAAAATCGTCGAGGATAAAGATGATCCTTGGTTTATATACATTCAGAAAATTGATAAAAAAACCAAAGAGATTCAAAAAAATTCAATGATAATTGCAAAAGATCTTGAAAGTCAATTAAAACTTATCAAATCCGATGGATGGGAGGAAACTTCCGAAGAACAACTTACATATAATATTAAAAATCAACAAGATAGAAAATGAAAATACAAGTAAAGAAAGTTTCTGTTCCTCATTTATCTTCTTTAATTAGAAGAATGTTGCTAATGGACACTTCAGTTTATCTGAACGTAGATTCAGAAAGAATTTGGTCCGATGTTTATACGCCAACAAAAGATGTAGTAAAATCAATATCTCTTCCTATTGATAATGTTCTACAATTTGATAAACCTCTTACCGAAACAATTAAGCTATCATTCTTTTCAGGCCAAAGACTTCTTGCTTGTTTAGGTTATTTTGATCCTCATAATCTTTCTGCTGAAATTAATGTTTTTAAAGATGAAGATGATGGAATCCTTTATGCAGAAAAGATTATTTTTAAAGACAATCAGTTAAAAATTGAATTACATTGTCAAGATATTTCTCTTGGATTTACTTCAATGACTTCTGAACAAGTAAAACGAGCATTTGATCTTTCTACAAAAAATTATGAATTTAAGCTTTCTTCAGAAAATTTCTCTAAAGTTCTTTCTTTACAAACTCTCGATAAATCTGAATTGTTTACAATATACTCAGATAAATCAGGCGTACATATTAAATCGGATTCTTTCGACATTATTATAGACGACAATTATAAAAAAGTAGAAGAACCAAGATCAATTTTTAAATCTTTCCTTCAAAGGATCGATAAAGAAACTTATACTGTTACCGTTTGTGAAAATAAAATGATTCTTGTTTCTGACGAATCAAATACGAATGTCGCATTAAATCTTGCAATCACAGAATGATTAACGTAGAAAATCTCTCTTTAGATGAAATAAAAAACCTCGATTTAGCATCTCTTTCAGATGAAGATATTAAAAACCTAAAGGAAGAATCTCTAAAATGTTATACTACCGAGCAAGCAATTAAGCTTGCGATTAATTCAATCTATGGTGCATTTGCAAATGAATATTTTCACTTCTATAACGTCGCAATTGCAGAAACAGTAACTCTACAAGGTCAAGATGCCATTCGATTCACTGAAAAGATGGTTGACAAATACTTTAAGGAATTCTTCCATAAAGATAAACAACTTCATCAAGCTTTGAATGTAAAAGAAGATTGGGAAGTTAAACCAATCAAAGGCCAAGTTTGGAAATATACCGATACCGATTCAGGTTACTTAATCTTTGAAGAAGTAATGGAATCAGTTAATTGGCAAGGATCCGTAAAAGATTTCGTTCTTGCTATTAATTCAAATCGACTTGCTTCTTATATTAAGAAGGTTTTAGATGATTATGCAAAACAAAGACATACCGACAATTATCTAGATTTTGAATTAGAAACTATTGCAGAAAACGCCATTTGGGTAGCAAAGAAAAAATATATTCAAAATATTATATGGAAAGATGGAAAAGATTATGACAATCTTTCTTATATTAAGACAACAGGTCTAGAAATTATTCAGTCTTCGACTCCTCCTTTCTGTCGACAAAAACTTATCGATGCTGTAAAATATATCTTTTCAAAAGTAAAAATTACAGCAAAGGATAATTCGGATTTAGTTAAATTGATTAAAGAAATCAAACGAGAATTTAAAGTTTCAAATATCGAAAAGATTTCTATGACTCGTAGTATTTCTGAATATTCTAAATTTATCATTAACGATACTGATAAATTTGAAATGAAAGGTGGTTGTCCAATTCATGTTCGTGCAGGTGGATATCATAATTACCTTCTTAATCAAGAAACGAAGCTAAAAGGAAAATACGAAATGATTCGTTCAGGTGATAAAATTAAATGGTATCATGCTTCAGATTCTTTTTGTGATGTATTTGCTTATAAAGCTGGAAATTATCCTTTCGAATTTGCACCTAAAATGGATTTAGAAGTTCAATTTCAAAAAACAATTCTAGATCCTCTTAATCGAATTATTGTCCCTGCAGGTCTTCCTGCTCTACATCCTTCATTAGCTTATACTAGTGGAGCTCTATTTTAAAAATAAAAATTATGTCAAAAGAATTTTCAATTAATGAATTACAAAAGGAGTTGAAGAAAGTAAACCCTTTTGGAGATGTAATCAGTAAATCTGATTTCTCAAAAATTACTGAATGGATTGACACTGGAAATTATCATCTGAATGCAGTATTTTCAGGTGATCTTTTTGGTGGTATACCTAACAATCGTACAATCTGTCTTGCAGGTGAATCAGGTACAGGTAAAACATTCCTTCTTCTAAATATGTGTCGAGAAGCACAAAGAAAAGGATATTATGTAATTTACTACGATACCGAAGGCGCAGTTGATGTAGATAATGTACAAAATTTTGGAATTGATCCAGAAAAATTTGACCATCAACCTATGTCTGATCTTGCAAAATTTAGAACTTCAGTTACAACTCTTTGTAAGAAAATGATGGAAGCCAAAGAAAAAGGTTATAAAACACCTAAAATTATGGTTTGTCTTGATTCTCTAGGTATGCTTGCCACAACAAAAGAGATTGATGATGCTATGAGTGGTAATACAGCTGCAGATATGACTCGTGCTAAAATGGTTCGTTCTCTTTTCCGTATTATCACTTCGGATCTTACAGGTCTTGGAATTCCTTTTATTTTTACGAATCATACATATGCTTCTACTGGAATGTTTCCAACAATTAATCTTTCAGGAGGAGGTGGTCTTGTTTATTCTGCTTCTGTAATTCTTGCTCTTTCCAAAGCACAAATTAAAGAAGGAACTGTTCAAACAGGAATTATTGTATCGGTTAAAACCCTTAAAAATCGTTTCGGTAAACCTATTCCTATTAAGTTTCATATTCGTTGGGATCGAGGAATGAATCCTTACATTGGTATGGAAGAATACATTTCATGGGACACTTGTGGAATTCAAAAAGGCAATATTATTTCTCAAAAAGATTATGATAAGCTTTCAGATAAAGATAAAGCTGAAGCAAGTCCTTTTCAAGCAAATGGAAATACTGTTTACTTCGTTCCTAAAGAAACAGCAAGGAATTTTATTGTAAAACATCTTGGTCGTGGAGTTTCACCTCAAGAATTCTTCACCCCTGAAGTATTTTCTACTGAAGTTTTAGAACAAATTAACGAAAAGAAAATTAAGCCGAGATTTAGTTACGGAACTGAACAATCCGATGTAGAAGAAATCGAAGCATTCTTAATTGGTGGAGATGATGAATAAAGATTCGATTAAGATTAAATATCTTATCGGCTCTTTTCGTGATGAACCAAATTATCCAACTTATGAAGATTTTCTTTTTCTAATGGAAAATTGGTTTTATCATGAAGATGGAAAACATTTTATTCACACATATAGAGCCGTAGAAGAAACAGGTAATCCTTGTTTTACGAATAATATCCTTCAGGAAAAGCTAAACGGAGACGAGAAGATCACAAAAGATCTTCTCGATTCTCTATTAAATGAAGGTAAAATTAGAGTAATTAAAGAGACTCGTTTCACGACATATTATGAAATCCTAAAAAATTGATCTTACATATAAAAAATAATCTAAATAAAATATGGTTGGATCTACAGAATTTGAAAAAATATTCTATCTTTATACAAGACAGAATCCAAAATATCTTAAAACAGTAAATGAAGATTATTATGAAAATTCTGAAATAGGAACACTTCATTCGGTAACAAAACAATTCTTCGATAGATTTAATCAAGTTCCTTCTAAAGAACAACTTAAAGTTGTTTCGAAACAAGATAAATTTAAAGAAAGAATTTCTGATTCGATTATCGATATTATTTTCGATGAACCTATCGAATCTTATGATACTGAATGGATTGAAGAAACCTGCCAATCTTGGATTCTTTGGAAATCTTTAGATAAATCTCTTGTAGATACTCTTGAATACGTAAAGACTGTAAAAGTTACTCCTAACAATGTTAAAGATATTATTAATAAGGTTAAATCTCTTATTAATGATCGAAATAATATCACATTTAATCAAAACTTAGGAAAGAATTTTTTTGAAGTCGAATCACATATCCCAGAACAAAATTCTAAAATTACAACAGGACATCGATTTGTAGATCAATTCACAGGTGGATATCGAACAAAATCTCTTGTTGTTTATGCAGGTGAACAAAATATTGGTAAATCTATTTGGTTATCAAACGATGCAGTAAATTATGTTCGTGCTGGATTAGATGTTGCAGTCATTACTGCTGAAATGGCAGATATTGATTTTATTCATCGTATCGGTTCTAATTTGCTTAATATTCGACTTACTGAATATGAAAAGCTAAGTAAACAACCTAATTTTATTAAGACTCGTCTTTCATCTATAACCGATGGAATTATTCCTCCAGGGAATCTTTTTGTTAAAGAATATCCAACTTCACAAGCAACAGTTCCTGATATCGAATCTTATTTAAAAGAGCTAGAAACTGTAAATGGGATAAAATTAAAAGTTATCGTCATTGACTATATAAATATTCTATCGAATCATAGAAATCCAAATTCGGAAAATACTTATATGAAGATTAAGCAAATTGCAGAAGATCTTCGTGCTATGGCTGTTAGAAATGAATGGGTTGTTATAACAGCAACTCAAATTAATCGAGGTGGATATGATTCAACAGAAATTACAATGAACCATATTGCTGAATCTGCAGGTCTTTCACATACTGCGGATATTATTTATGGAATTATACAAGACACTAATATGCATATGAATAATGAATATTGGTTAAAAATACTTAAAGTCAGAAACGGAACCGGTAAAAATAGTCGATGCATGTATAATATCGATTATAATTACATGAGATTGATCGAATCCGATACAATCATAAACTCAACAATTTAATATGAATGAAAATATAGAAGAATTCGAAGAAGAAGATTACAGTGAAAAAAGAGATAAAATCTTCCAAAATCTATACGATGAAATTGAACTAGATTCAAGTGATATAACTTTTAAAGTAGATCCTTCATTTGAAGTAAAATCTTACGAATATACCTTAGATGAAAAAATGATTCTTGAAAAAATAGAAGAAATCATTTGTGATGTCGAAAGATTTGAAAGATTTAGAAATCCAGATGAAAGTGGAACCTACATAAAAATGAGTAAAAGTGATATAAATGATGTTTATTTTCACGTAATCGAAAGGCTACCTAAAGAACCTAGAATAGAAATATTTTCGGTAATATCTTCTATGTTTGATATATCAGCGGATAAATTTTATGAATGTCTTTCAAATACATTTAAAACAGAATTGATTACTGAACTAAAATCAAGAGGATATTTGTCGAATCGTAATTCCCTTTTTTAATGGAAATAAAAGCAAAAAGAGCTTTCATTGTATCTGATACTCATTTTGGTGCTAGATCTAATTCGGTAGAATGGTTAGATGTAATGAAAGATTGGTTTTATTCAGATTTTATTCCTAAAGTAAAATCTGAATATCAACCAGGTGATATACTTATTCATTGTGGAGATGTATTTGATAATAGACAATCTGTAAATCTACTTGTTTTACATGAAGGGATACGTCTTTTTGAAGAGCTTTCTAAGATTTTTGTAGACGGGATATATGTAATTGCCGGAAATCATGACGTAATGAGAAAAACTTCTAATGATGTTTCTTCTCTTGATTGCTTAAAATATATTCCTAAGGTCAATATTTTAAAAGAACCTGTTATTGCTGAAATAGGCAATACAAAATCTCTATTTATGCCATGGAGAACCGATACTGAAGAAGAACGTAAATGCCTATCTGAATTTAAAATAAAAAATCTTCATTATCTTTTTTGTCATACTAATATCTCTCATCTTAAATTTGATAATAGTAGAGAAGTAGAAGAAGGAATTTCTATAAAAGAATTAAATAAATTTAGAAGAGTTTATTCAGGACATATTCATTGGGGACAAAGAAAGAAAAATGTTACAATGGTCGGTAATCCTTATCAAATGACTCGTTCGGATGCAGGAAATGAAAAGGGTTGGTATATTCTTGATTTTGAAAGTGGTGAAGAAAGATTTATAGAAAATACATATTCTCCTAAATTTGTTAGAATTTATTTAAATAAATTTTTAGATAAAACTATAGATGATCTAAAGAATGTATGCACGAATAACAGGGTTGACCTCTATGTGCCTTCTAGTTTTCTTTTAAGGTATCATATTAATCCTATTATTGATGTCTTAAGTGAAATTACGAAGAAACTAGAAGTGATTCCTTTTGAAGATGATATAGATTCTAATGAAGATTACGTCGATGGAGATGAATCATTTAATATTTACGGACTTTGTGAAAGATATGTAAAAAATCTTTCTTCTATGGATTCTATTTCTAAAGAAAAAGTCCTCACAAAAATTAATAACATTTATAACAATATCATTAAAGAATCTAGAGAATGAGAATAATCGATGTTCAATGGAAAAATTTTAATAGCTATGGAAATATTCTACAGCATATTAATTTTGAAGAAAATAAAGGAGATCTTTATTTACTTTTAGGTTCAAATGGGAATGGGAAAAGTACTATTGCTGAAGTTATAACTTTTGCACTTTATGGAAGGATCGAAAGAAAAAATAAATCAGATCTTCCAAATCGTTTAAATAAAAATCTTTGGTGTAGAATTGTATTTAAATCTAAAAATAAAAAGATTGAAATCGTAAGAGGAGTTTCTCCTGGTCTATTTGAAGTTATGATAGATGGAGTTCCTTACGAAACTGCAGGTAATTCTAATGTTCAAGATTATTTAGAAAACGAAATTTTTGACATTCCGTATCAGGTTTTTAAAAATATTATTGTTCTTTCAATTAATGATTTTCGATCTTTTCTTACTATGTCTCCAGGAGATAAAAGAAATATTATAGATAGACTTTTTGGATTTACTATCATAAATCAAATGAAAGATCAAATCAAAAATGAAAGAAAAGAGATTAAAGATCAAATCAAAACTATAAACGATGAATTAGGAATTATCGAAGAATCTATAATCTCTATAAATTCAAAAATAAAAAATTTGGAAGATTCTAAGAAAGAAGATAAAAGCAAGCTAATTCAAGAGTATAAAGAAAAGATTCTCGATCTTCTAAAAACAAAAAAGAGCACTGAAGAAAATCTAAATAAAATAAAAGAATTAGAGAAGAAAATACACACTTCCTTTGATGAAAAGAAAGAAGAATATTCTAAATTAGGATATGAAATAAAAGGAATTGAAGAAAAAATTGATCTTTATAACAATTCTCAATGTCCTACATGTGGTTCTGATTTAGATACGGAACATCACCATACTGAAAAAAGTAATCTTTGTACAAAAAGAGATGAAATAAAAGAAACGATAGAGACCTTAAAAAATTATCTTTCAGAAAATCAATCTAAAATTAAATCAATAGGCGATAAAATAAAAGAAACAGAAAATTCTATTATTCGAATTAATCTAACGGTAGGACAATATAAAAATGAGATAGAGAAAGCCGTTAATGAAAATAAAGAAATGGATTCTAATTATCTTCAAGACTTAATAAATGAAAATGTTAAGAAGAAAGAGGAAAGGAAAAAATCTCATACTGAAAAAAGCTTAGAAGATACATTTTTAGATGTAGTAGAAAATGTTTTAGGAGAAGATGGAGTTAAAAATCTTGCAGTAAAAACTATCCTTCCTTCTCTTAATCAAAATATTTCTAATATGTCTAAACAAATGCATCTTCCTTATTCAATTAAATTTAACGATAAATTTGATTGTGTAATAAATGCTTTAGGGGAAGAAATAAATCCTCGAACTATGTCAACTGGAGAAAGAAAAAAAGCAGATTTTATTATTATCATTGCTCTTCTTAAACTTCTAAAAATTCGTTATCCTTCTCTAAATATTCTTTTTCTTGACGAAATATTTTCTTCTGTAGATTCAGGAGGAGTTTATGAAATTATTAAGATTTTAAGAGAAATTTCTAAAGAAAATTTATTGAATACCTGGGTAATTAATCATACCGAGCTACCAATGGAACTTTTTGATAAAAAAGTTGAAGTTCAAAAAGAAGGAGGATTTTCTAGAATAACTTTAGAAAACATAACGTAAAATTGAGATAGATATATAATAAATCTCAATTATGGCTGTATACGATTTACATTTTAATAAGGATGATGTAGCAATTAGAAACATCATTATCGGTCTTTTAGCAACTTTATCTGATAACATCTATTGGTATAATCAAATAGGAACAAAAAAAGATGAAGTAAGAAAAATAAACGTCCCTTTTTATTTTAGTACTACAGGAACAGAAAGATATTTACAAGATAATTTCTTGAATAATATCGATTTTGATCCTGAAATGCTTCAGGCTGAAACTTTTTATAATAAGATTCCGAGAGGAATCGTTAATTTTGAAGCTTTTTCTATTGAAACACAAGCCATAGTTAATAAGTATGTTAGAATGAATCATTTAAAGCAAGAGCTTGATGGTACACTTAATACTTATAATTCAGAAGCTTTTATGGTCCCTATTATTATGGACATAAATACAGAAATTCATGTTGATTCTATTCTAGATCAAATGAAATGTTCTGAGGCTATAATCCGAACCTTCTATAAAGCGAAAGCTTATCAAGTCGATATAGCATATACTAGAATTCCTTGCCTTATAACATTTCCGGATGATTATACTAGTGAAAGGACTGTTGAATTTTCCTTTAGTGATAAAAAGGAATTTAAAGTTAATTTTTCTCTACAAGTTAAATCCCATATACCTGTATTTAAAGAAGGAACTGAAATATTTGCAGGAACTAATATGGGAGCTTTTCAAGCAGGAACTTTTATTCCTCCTTCAATAGGTAATGTTTCTAAATCTACTAATTCTTCTGCCAAAGTAGGAGTAGATGGAAGTCCTATTAATAACTCTAATACAGGATCTAATACAGGATCTAATACAGGGTCTGGTAATGGATCTGATAATGGATCCAGTAATGGATCAAATAATTCTAATCAAGGAATATCACCAAATACAGGTTTAGGGGGTGGAGGAGATTCTATGTATTCAAATACTAATTCTTCTGTTTCATCCTTATCTGCTCCAAGAGGAGAAACCGGATCTTCTAGTACTGTAGGTTATAATCCAGGAAAGACTGGATCCACTTATGATGGTATATCCGGTAACGATCCTTCATGGCCTATAAATCCTAGGACCGATTTTCCTCCTAGGCCTTCTAATTAAAACAAGATATATAAATTAAATAAAATTTTAGTCGATGGGACTTATTAAATCGTACGATGAATTTATTAATGAGAATTTGTATGGACAATATTCATATTATGGTGCAGGTTCTCTTTATCCAATCGTTAGTAAATTAGCAACTGAAGGAAAAAATCCTCAACAAATTTATCTTTATCTTACTACTTTAGGTATTGATGAAGAAAGAAAAAGAAAAGTTATTACTCAAGTTTTTTTAAATGAATCTATAGATTTCGATTCTATTCAAGAAAAGGGAGGACTTTATGAGGATGATGTAGAAGATATTCTTAAGGCAGATACAAAAGATCTTGAAAAGGGTATTGAACCTTCAAAAGCTAAATCTGAAAAAGATGAAGAAATAAAGAAAATTTTAGATACTTCTAAGTCTGATGAAGATGATGAAGAGAAAGAAGAAGAGAATGTAGAAAAGGATAAAGAAGACGTTTCTACGAAAGTTTCTGCTATACAATCAGTTCTTAAAGATGCTCAAAAATTAGAAAAAATTAAGAAAATCCTTTCTGAATCTATGGGATTCGATATAGATGGAGTTGATGATGAAGTTTTAATGAATATTTTTAATTATCATAAAGTTATTGAAGCTCTTACTCCAGCAGAAAAAGATAAATTAAAACCTTCTGATTTTATATTTCCTGATAAAAGATCTTGGCCAATCCATGATGAAAAGCATGCTAAAACTGCTTTAGTTTGGGCTACTTGGCCTCAATATAAAAATATAAAAAATGAGGTAGTTTCTGCAGTTATTAAAAGATATCCACAACTAAAAGGAATAGGAGCTTCTAAATAAAAAGATTATAATAAAAAAATCCATAAAAATGTCTAAACTTAAAACAAGTTACAGTACAATCTCTTTAAGAGATAATCTTTCTAATCTATACAAAGATTTAGATAAAAACACTTTGTACTCTTCTATTTTATCACTTCGCCTTAATACAGTTTTAGAAATGCAAAAAAATGAAATACATTCTTCTATTTTTTCTGATTCTGACGAAGATAAAGGATTTATTTCTCGTCTTTCTATTGTAGAAAATTTGATTAAAGATTTGAAGATGTATAATTTTGTTCCTTCTATTAAGAAATTTATAGAAGAAAATGAACAAATCTTAGAAGAAAATAAATTAGAAATAGCTGTAGAGAAAACTTTGCATTCTCTTAAAAATGATAAAAATACAAAATTCTACGAAAAAGCTATAATTGATCTAAAGGAATCTTTTGAAACAGAAAATCCTTTATTTTCTATCGTAGAAAATATGAAACAGCACGTTTGGATTCCTTCTATTAAAAATCTTTATGAATTTGCTAAATTTCAAAAAGGATCTATTACTGAAGTAAACCCTAATTTTAGAGTAACTAAAATTTATTCTCCAGTAGAACCTATAAATGAAAATTCATTTAATTTTTATTCTTCAGGAAAGGTTCTTAATTATAATGACGGTGAAATTACTGAATCAGAATCTAAAACTTCGGAAGATTTTAATTTCTTAGTTTCTATTGTTGAATCTGCTAAAATTACAGATAATAATATTAGATTCCTATTTAATAATTCAATTCTTGATATTAAATTAGGAGAGGATAAAAAAGCCTTAGTAAATCATAAAATTGTTGAATCTAAAAATTTAAGAGATTATCTTCTTTCAACTGCTTTAGTTCCTTATTCAGAAAAAAATAAAGTAGCTATTTTCGAAAGAGCTCTCGAAAAAGGATCAGATATTAAAGAAATCGATCTTGGATATAAAGTTACTTCTAATATATATGAAGGTCTTTCTTGTTCTATATTTAATTCAAATAACAGAATTTTTATTCAGAAAGTAAATAAAGGAATGAAAGAAAATTCTATAGTTGAAGCTGAATCTCCTTCTGATGCAGTTAATATTGTTAAGAATTTTATGAATTTTGATATTTCTGAATCTATTAAGGATTTAATTGTAACAGAATCTATTGAAATTGCTAAAAGAAAAGAAGAAACTGAAAAAATTAAAAATCGAATTGCTTTCTTAATGGAAAAGCTTGCTGAAGTAGAATCAGTTGAATCAGAAATTGGGAAGAATCCTAGAATTTTAGAAGCTAAAAAACTTCTTGAAGATCAAATAATTGCTCAAAATAAAAAATTAAGTGTAATTGAAGGTGTAGAAATTCCTTTCACTCCTTCTATGGGAGGTCCTAAAGTAGGAACCGCTAAGATTGCAACAAAAAATGATTTAAAAGCTGGCAAAGAATACACATTAAATGGAAAAGGAGGATATATTTTCCAGGGTGTTGCCGATGATATTTATATTTTTAATCATAAAGATGAAACCGATCCTTCACCTATTCATATGAATAATGTAGAGGTAGAAAATTCTATCTCAAAAGGAGAAATCACTGAATGTTATTAAAATGTACGTAAAACCTAAAGAATTCTATGAGGAAATTTGTATTTCCCTAGAACAAAAAAAGTTAACCAAAAAGGCACAGGATATGCTTATCCTTATTGCCTATAGAGCTAATACTAAGCTGACTTATGAAAACCCTATGGATAGGGAAGATTGTATTTCTTTTGCCCTTTTGGACCTTTTTAAATATTGGGATCGATTTAAACCTGAAAAAACAAAAAATGCGTTTGCTTTTTTTACACAAGTAGCAAAGAATGGTTATGCTAAAGGTTGGAATAAATTAAGACCTGGAAAATACAAAGGAACCATTTCTCTTAGTGGAAAAAGCAATGCAGATTCCGATGGAATATATTCTGTATAATGAAGAATCTTCTTACATACGATCAATTTAATGAACAATACCTTCCTTATTTTGGAGTAAAACAAGCCTTAGATGATTCTAAGAATTTCATTACGAATGAGGAAAAAATGTCTGATTTTCATAGAATTTATACTATGAGTCCTACTTGGTGGATTGCTTGGAAAAGAGAAAATGGAGAAGATTATGGAATTAAACAAGATGCATTTTCTAAAACTTATTCGGTTTCTAAAGGAGGAAAAGTTTCTTTTATTTTTGATTATGGTAGAAATAAAGTTTTTACTAATGAATCTCCTGAAATTTTAAAGTTAAAAAAAGATTTATCTCAAAAAGAATTCGATAAAATAAAAGATAAAGCCGAAGGGGTTGGAAAACCCAAAGAAGATAAAGGAGAAAAGAAAGAAAAAAAGAAAGAAAAAGGAGCAGATGACATCATGTCATCATTAGGAATATAAAAAAAAATAAAAAAATAAAAAATGAAAAATATTTTAACATTTGAAAACTTTATTAATGAATCTTCGGATTTTAATGGCTTCGATAAAGACGACAATGATTTAATTTATGAATTAAATTACATGTATAATTTATTTGGATCCGGAAGGGATAACAGAAAAACCAGGACATATGAATCTAATTTATTGTCTATTTATGAGTACTTTATGGAAAGTAACGAAGAATTTAGTCAATCTATCCTTGATAATTTACTTTTTGAAGCAGATGAAGAGAAAGAATTAAAAAAAGATATGCAAGCTAGAGATGAATTGGAAATGGGAGATAAATCACTTCCTATGAAAGTAGCTAGACTTATAACATGGATTCCCCCTTTTACTCCAGTTAGAATAGGTTATGAACTTCTTAAAATTGTTGATAAAAAAGAAAAGATTAAGAAGCTTTTGAAAAATGTTCCTGAAGGTCCAAAAAAAGAAAAATTAAGAGCAGAATTAAATAATCTAAAACATAGTCAAGTTAATGCAGTTGCTCAATTAAAGAAAGCTAGAGTAACTAAAGAAGTAGGAATTAGATATTCAAAACCTGATCAAGTTGTTCGTCAAGAAGTTAAACAAGTAAAGGATTCTTACAATTATGAAAACGACGAGGATATTCTAGAAAATATTTATTTTGAAGGTCTTTCTAAGATTGTTAATATACTTGAAGCAAAAGGAAAAATTAGTGCTGAACAGAAAGAGAAAATTATGAAGCAAGCTGAATCTAAAGGTAAGGCCGAAGGAAAATCTTTAGCTTCAAAAGCTCAAAGTATTGCAAAGAAAATTTCTCAAAACCCTGATAAAAAGGCTGAAGCTTTAGACTCTTTAAAACAAAAAGCAGAATCTGAAAAGGAAGCTTGGAAGAAATTAAAGCAAAAAGCAGAAGAAAAAGGAATTACTTTAGGATAATGAAGAATTTGAAAACATACGAAGAATTTTTAAATGAATCGATTCCTTCTTACTCTTTTGATGGAAATCAAATTGAAGTGGGATCTTCGGTTCAGTCTTTGGATGGATTTTCAGGCATTATAATTTCAAAAGAAATTTCTAACGGTAAAGTTTCTTTTAGAGATAATAAAGGAATTATTCACATCTGTGAATCAAAAGATCTTATTATCGATGATTTAAATGAGGGATTAAAATGGTGGGATATAGCTAAAGGTATTGTTGCTTCAGATGCTATTAAAACCGGACCTAATTTTAAGAACGGAAGTATTCTTTCTACTTTAATTTCTTTAGCATGGAGAGATAAAATTACAAATAAAATTGAATCTATAAGAAATAAGCCAGGTTATGATGAAATGAAAGATGTTGCTTTTACTCTAGCTGATAAATTAAGTAACGATCCTAGAATGTATGGGTTAGTTAACAAATTAGCTAGTCATCCTAGAATAACTACAATTTTTACTCCTTCTCAAAAAGAAAAAATAAAAGCTGCTAAAGTTAATTTAGAAAGACAACAAATTATTAAAGATATTTCTAGTTATATCAATGATTCTTTAACTCCTGAAGAAAAGAAATTTTTTGATGATATAAATAATTTAATTAAAATAAAAAACCCAGAATCCGAAGAAATAGAAGAAGATGTTACAACCGATCCTAACAGAACAGTCGGAACCGGAACATACACAACTACACATTCGGATCCAAATGTTTTAACTAAAGGATATTCTAATACTACCGATTCTGGATCTAATGGAAGCTATCCGGTTTATATAGGCTAAGATAAATATAAAAAAATAAATTTTAAATGAAAAATTTACTCTCTTTTGAAGAATACATTAATGAAAATTACATCCAAGAAGCCACAGATGCTGATGGGTTTGATCCTGCTAAAGGAAATGTAACAGATCCTGAAAAAGGTGATATTAAAGCAACTACTGGGAAAAATAATGACCCTGGATTTACTTCGGATCAAGCTCCTGATAAAATTGCAAGTCCTGTTTCTACTATTTCTGATATGAAACCAGGTAAAGAATATGTTCTTACCGTAGATGGTAAAAAACATACTGATATGCTTTATCAAGGTGTTACTGATGGAGTTCATATTTTTAACGGAGAAGATAAGGCTCATGATATCACTTTTACCGATTCTGATTTATCCTCTGTTATCTCTAAAGGTGGTGTAGTAGAAGTTGCCGAATAATTTCTACTTATATTACTTATGCATTCAATAAAGAATAATAAACCTTCTAAGAAATCAGGATTTCAACAAGGTTATTTTCCTATAAACGAATGTAAGAAATATCAAGGTAAAGGTCCTATAATTTATAGATCTTCTTGGGAGAAAAAATTTTGTTTATATTGTGAAAGGAATCCGGCGATCGTATCTTGGTCGTCGGAATCTTTCGTTATAAGGTATTTTAATCCTCTTGATAATAAATATCATAATTATTTCCCTGATTACGTTTTAAAATTAGAAAGCGGAGAAATTTTTATAGTTGAAGTAAAACCTAAAGCTCAATTAATAAAACCGGATCCTCCAAAGAAAAAAACTCCTAAGGCTTTAAAGTCTTATAAATGGCTTTATGAAACTTGGGTTACAAATATGTGTAAAAAGGCTGCTGCCGAAGAATTTGCTAAAGAAAGAGGATGGAAGTTTCTTCTCGTAACTGAAGATTTTTTTAAAGTTAGATCAGAATAATGAAATTAATATCTAATTTTTTAGAATATATAATAGATCTTTTAAATCTTCAGCTTAGTACTTCTACTGAAGGAGAGAAAGAAGAAATTATTACGGCAAAAAATGCTTATGAATGGTTTCTTAAAGAATCCGAAGATAAGAATAGTAAAAGAGTTGAAATAAATAAAGATCCTCTTTTATATCCTGGTAAAATTTATGTTTTTAAATATAATGCAAAATACAAAAACGTTTTAGATTATTGGGATAAACATCCAATAGTTCTAGTTTTAGGAAATTTACAAGGGGAAAAAGGGAAAATCGTTTTAGGTCTTAATATTAGTTGGTATCCTCCTGCAGCTAGAAAGTATATTGTTGAAACAATCAGGAAAATATATTCCTCAAAATATAAAGAGGCTATTATGAAAAAAAGTTATCAAGCTAATTCTCAAGCCCCTGTTTATTTAGATTTATACCAACTTAAAAATTTTTTAGATCAATATGGATTTTCTTTTGCTTTGAGATCTTATATTCCTGGTCAGATAATAGCTCCTAAATATTGTATATGCTATGAAGATTGGGACAAAGCAGTTTTACTAGATCAACCTAGGATTTTCCCTGAATTAGAAGTTAATGATCCTTTTTATTCTCTAAGAAATATTTATGAAGAATTTAAGAATCATATAAAATATCAAAGAAATAATAAATCTGATTTAAAAATAAAAAGAGACGAAGCAAAAGCTAAAGGAAAATATAAATTTACTAAGTAAGTTTTTTATTCGAATATATAATATAATAATAGAAAAATATGGCCGGTTTTGTAAATCGAGACGAAACTTCACAAGGAGCACCGACTCCTGCTGCAAGAAATTTAGTCAGTAAAGCATTAAAATCTCTTTCATCATTTGGAATGATGTATGATGATATGGTGCTTAAAAATTCTAAAGCTATTGGTATTAATGAAGATCGATATGGTTGGAGGATGGATCCTCGAAATGTTGCAGGAGGAGAATATGACGATTATGCACTTTTTGCTAATCTTTCAATGACTGATATCAATCTTAGAAAATCGATTTCTATTTTTGATAAATCATATCCAAAGAAAAGAGAAGATTTAAGAAAATTCGCTATCCAAGATGAAATTGAAGAAATTCTAGATACCCTTTGTGATGAAGCAATTGTTTATGACGATAAAAATTATTTTTGTTTCCCTCTCGCTTTTGATGATGAAACTCTTGAACCTGGAACTCTTGAAGCAATAAAAATTGCTCTTGATACTAATTTTAAAAGAATTTATCAGTATTTTGGATTTAATAATGATATAGCTGGATGGTCTTATTTCCGTAAATGGTTAGTTGATGGTTATCTTGCTTTTGAAATTATCTACAATAAAGATCAAACAAGAATTATTGGATTTAAAGAACTTGATCCTATTTATCTTGAGCCGGGTCTCGATAAAGAAGGAAAGAAAATTTGGAAACAATTTAAAGGTCAACCTAACAAAGAAAGACTTATTTATGATTCACAAGTAATTTATATTTCATATGCAAACGTAAATACTGTTAATCGAGTTTCTTATGTTGAAAGATTAATTCGTTCTTTTAACCTTTTAAGGATTATGGAACATTCTAGAGTTATTTGGGCAACTGTTAACTCTTCATTTAAGACTAAATTTGTTATTCCAGTTGGAGGAAAATCAAAAACTCGAGCTAAACAATCTCTTGGAGTTCTTATGCAGAATTACAGAGAACAAATTGATTTTGATACTGATTCAGGAGAACTAAAAGTTAATGGTAAACCAATGATGCCTTTCAATAAAGAATATTGGTTACCTTCCGGTGAAGCTGGAGAACCAACTATTGAAACAATCGGCAATGATGGACCTGATCTTTCAGATACTGAAGCTCTTAAATATTTTAGAGAGAAGCTGATTAAGGTTTCTAAAATCCCCCTTTCAAGATTTGATATGGAATCTCCTCCTTCTTGGGAAATGAATGCTGAAGGGATGACTAGAGATGAAATTAAATTTGGTCGTTTTATTACTCGTCTTCGTTCTGTATTCCAAGAAATTCTAGTAAAACCTCTTTGGATTCAAATGTGTTTAGATTTCCCTGAATTGAAAGATGATGATGCGTTTAAAGCACAAATTGGAGTAAAATATCATAAATATAATATTTTTGAAGAAATGAAAGAAATTGAAATTCTTCAAAAAAGATTAGATTTTGTAACTTCAATGAAAGATGGCCTAGTTGAAACCGATGCAAATATGAATGAAATTAAATATTTTGCTTCTGAATTCTTAATACAAAGATTCTTAGGTCTTACTCCGGATGATCTAAGAGTTAATAGAAAACTTAAAGAAATTGAAGATCGAGAAAAGATAGAATTAGCTAAAAAATCAGCTGAAGCTACTGGAATATAATATTCTCAGTTAACCCTTGATATATATAAAAAAATAGAAGCCTAAATGAGCAATTATTTACTTGTACTAGAAAGATCTGAAGGTAATCTTGCAGTTTCGAAAGAAGGCGATAAGTATGTCCTAGAAGGAATTTTTACTGAAATCGGAGTAAAGAATAAAAATAATAGAATTTACGACGAAAAAGAATTACTTCCACATATTGAAGAGCTACAAACAAAATTAAAAGGAAATAAACTTCTTGGAGAACTAGATCATCCTAAATCTTTTGATATTTCTCTTAGAAATGCATCACATGTAATAGAAGATATTAGCTATGATAAAGGGTCTAAGAAAGTTACTGGTAGAATTCGTTTACTTAATACGGATGCCGGTAAACAAGCTATGGCTCTTGTTGACGCTGGAGTTCCTCTTCATATTTCTAGTAGAGCTGCTGGTGTTGTTGAAGGTAATGGTCATGTAAAAATTAAGAAAATGTTTACTTATGATTTAGTTGCAGATCCTGGATTTGCTAACGCTGAATTAAAAAGAGTAAACGAATCTTTTGGATTTTCTGATGACGATTTAATTCAAATATTTGAAATTCCTAGCACAATAGACGAATCATTTGTTGATGATAAATATACAAAACAAACAAAAAAAGAAGAAATGGATTCTAATCAATACATCAAGGTTGAGGATTTCAATGAATATACCAAGCATTTAAAAGAAGAAATCGACGGATTGAAAAAATCTTTAACCGAATCTAAAAATTCAAACGATTCTGAAATCAATGAAGGTTTAGTTCGTTATGCTGAAGAAACAGCAAAGAGAGTAAATCAAATCCAAGAATATGTTGGAAAACTTGCCGAATCGGTTGATGGTCTTATTTCACATAACGATTATATCGTTGAAAATCTAGAAAAAGTTAAAGATTATGCTGAAATGGTTGGAGAAAGATCTAATCAAGGTATTAATTATGCTGAGAAGCTTGCTGAATCGGTAGATCATCTTATCGAATATACCAAGATAATTGCTGAGAAAGCTGATCAAGGTATCGAATACACTAAGCATATTGCTGAAATGACAGATAATAATATCGAATACACAAAGCACGTTGCTTTAAAAGCTGATCAAGGTATCGAATACACTAAGTATATCGCTAATGAAAATTCTAATCGTTGGAATTATCAAACCTATATGAATGAGCAACTTGATAATGTAATTTCTCATAACGATTATATCGTTGAAGGAACTTCTTCTATTATTGAATATACTGAATATCTCAAAGAACAAACCGAAAATCTTGCTAATTACATGAACCATGTGGTTGAAAAGATTAATGAAGGATTTGTTCCTAATTCTTTTGAACCTAAAGATGATTTTGAAAAAGAAATTTCTGAAAAAATCGGATCTATTTTAGAATCAGTTAAAGAAGAGGTTTCTTTTGAAAAGAAAGATAATAATTTGAATTTCTTAAATTTCCTTTCTGAAAGTAAAAGAAATCAATTCCATTCTCTTAACGATGATATGAAAGAAAGAGTTATTTCTACATTTGAATCTAATAAATATTATGGTTCTGCTGATGCAGAAAAGCTTTTCGAATCTATCTTTATTATTCAAGCCCCTGTAATGAATTGGCTATCTAATATGCCTTCTAAATACAGAGAAGCATGGAACGGACTTAATGAATCTCAGAAAAATGCAATCAAAGCTCAAGCTTCTGTTAGAAATCTTGATACTCAATACAAAATTGACGATTTCTGGTCTACAAGAGATTTAAGAACTGTTAAAGTTGAAACTCCTCTTACTGAATCTAATGAAACAGTAATTGAAGAATCCCCTAAATATGTAACTCCTTCTACATATATGCAAACAGTTGAAGACGAATTAAGAAGGAGATTTAAAAGATAATCTAATCAAATAGATATATACTATAACGCAAAATCTGCTAAGACACAAAAAGCAAAAGGCGTAAATTAAAAACAAACAAAAATAAAATTAATTATGTATTTAATTAACGAACAAGAAGTTTTCGGTAAATGGGCTCCAATTATCGAATCAACTACCGGCATTCAGGATCGTTCTAAAGTTGAATGGATGTCTAAGTACTGTCATTATCATGAATTGTACGAAAATAATAACCTCGCTCAACTTGGTGCTGTAAATGGCATGGGAGCTACTCGTTTCCCTGGAGATCCAGGAACTCAAAGTCAGTTCTTCTCTCAAGAAACTGGTTCTGGTGATAAGGCTCACACTCTTCTTCCTCTTGCTATGCAAGTTGCAGCTCAGACTGTAGGTCTTGATCTAGTTCCTGTTGTACCTATGCCTGGTCCTATGGGTGTTCTTACCTATCTTGACTTCGTATATGGTGGTGGTAAAACTAATGGTACTGGTGCTAACATTCCTCTCCTTGTAAAAGTTGATGTAGGATCTACTGCTGCTCCTGGTGCTGCTGGAACTACTGGAGGTATTACTTATACTTATGTAGGACCTTCTCGTATTGACGGTAATGCTATATTCCATATTACTGGTTCTCTTACTACTGGTACTATTCTTTCTAATATGTATGCTTCTGCTGGTTCTACTAACCTTAACAATGTTAAATATACTGGAGCTGTTACTAAGGTTGAATTAGTTAAAGCTCTCGAAGATCATATTACTGGTTTCTCTGGAGATTCTCTTCGTGCTGGAATTTATGCAGATACTGCTAATAATGGTGTTAATGATCCTCTTTCTCGTTTTGATGGTGAAGGAACTCAAGATAACATCATGAACTTAAGCCTTTTCAACAAATCTGTTGAAGCTAAAACTTTCCAAGTTGCTGCTGCTGTTACTCGTGAGCAAGTTCAGGATCTTAAGCAATTTGGAGTTGATGCTGTTTCTCAGGTTGAATCTGTTCTTATTAACGAACTTACTCAATCTATCAACAAGAACATTCTTTCTAGAATCTTCGCTCTTGGTGAAAGAAACCACTCTCAAGTTATTTCTACTCAAGGTCTTAACTTCTTCTTGAACCTTGGTTCTATTCCTAGATTAGTATCTTATGCTTCTGTTACTAACGCTCCTTATACTGCTTTTGCTTCTTATCTTAGCAGCAATTACAGTAATTTAACAGGTGCTACAATGAACGCAACTGAAAATTCTTCTTCACCTGCTGAAAACCTTTCTACTCGTCAGCGTAAGATCATGTCTAAGATCCTTGCAATTGCTAACCTAATTGCTATCCGTGGTCGTCGTGGTCCTGCTACTTTCGTAGTAACTAACGGTCAAGTATGTTCTGCTCTTCAGGATGTAGCTGGTTTCGTACCTGCTCCTATGGCTAACACCATCAATCAGATGAGCGGTTCTCTTTACCCAATCGGTACCCTTGCTGGTCTTGCTATCTACAACGATCCTAACATGGCTTGGAACGATACTCGTTTCTGTGTAGGTCGTAAAGGTGATGGTAATTCTCCAGGACTCGTATTTATGCCTTACTTGATGGCTGAATCTGTTCAGACTATCGCTGAAGGTACTATGGCTCCTAAGGTTGCTGTTAAGTCTCGTTATGCTCTCGTTGAAGCTGGTTTCCACCCACAAACCATGTATTTAACTTCCGGAGTTCATATCGATTCTCTTATCGCTGGAGGTTTAGTATAATATACTTCATTCCTTATCAAAAAAGAGCTCTCTTTGGAGAGCTCTTTTTTTGTAGATATATAATTAAATTAGTCTAACTAAATATGGTATTTGTACAACCTATTAACGTTCTTCGTATACAAGAAGAGCTTAAAAAATATCAAGATCTTTGTAATCAATATAATCATACTCCTATAAAGAAGGAATTTGAAGATATTGTAAATTTTATTCTTCTTCATAGCGGTACTTCAGGGGATATATTTGAATGTAATTCTTCTACAATAGATTTCCTATATGAAGATTTTATCCAAAAAATAAATGAAGCTCACGCTGAAGCAGGTGGAGAAGCTCAATGGGACAATGCAGTAGATGCTGCTACAAACGTTGCAAAAGGAGTAATGAAAGGTTTAGCAGTAGGAGCTGCTTTAACTGCAGTTTATATTGCATTTCTTTTTAAAAGAGGTAAATTAAAAGCTTCTTTAGATAATGAAAAGAAAATAGAAATGGATAAACTTAATGCATTTAAGAAAATTATTGATCTTTCTATTCAAGTTTCAAAAATAAAAGGAGAACCACCTCCTAAATTAACATCTTTAACCCAACCTTCTACAACAGAAGAGCCGGGAATGCCTGAAAAACCTGATAGTCCAGGATCATCTGATCAAAACTAATCATCAATATGAAAGATTTAAATTCTATAAAAGATTTATATTTGTATAAATTATACGAAGAAAATCTAATAAGTTCATTAGAAGAAATTTTAAATGAAGAAGATTCTAAGGAAGGAGAAAAAAAATCTCTTATCGATAAGATAAGAGATAAGATAAGGTCTTTGAGAGAAAAGATGCCAGAAAATCCTGATAATAAACCTGCTATTACTAAAAAAAGAGAAGCTATTTCAAATAAAATTGATACTCTTAAAGACCAAGTAGAAAAAGAGGAAAAAAAGGAGGAATCTAATGATAAAAAAATTAAAAGATTAGAAGAAGAATACAAAAAGGCTAAAGAAAATTATGAATCTCAGTATGCCGATTTAGTAGAAGCTGGTAAAAGTGCTAGAGAAGCTACTCATAAAATTCTTGAAAGTGGATTTTTTGGAAGAGTGAATTTTTTTGCTTGGTTATTTGTTAGTAGTAGAAGAGCTAAAACTAGGGTTGAATTTCTAGAAGGTCTTTCTAAAATGATTCCTAATCAAGAAAAAGCTAAAATGGTTGATGATCAGCTTAATAAAGCTAAAGAAATCGCTGATTCTTTAACAAAACAAATGGATGAAGCTGAAGAAAGGGGAGAAGAATCTGCTAAGAAAACAGATCCAAAAAAATTAGAAAAAGCACAATCTTCTGAAACTCCTGAAGAAACTCCTGAAGAAACTCCTGAAGAAACTCCTGAAGAAACTCCAGAAAAAGGAGATGAAGAAAGGCAAAATTTAATGGGTTCCGGAAGTTCAGAAGAACCTAAAGAAGATGATCTAAAAAAAGAAGAACCTAAAGAAGATACAGAAGATGAGAAGAAAAAAATTGAATCTCAAATAGACGAATTAAAATCTAAATTAGAAGATGTTAAAAAATCGGCTGAAGAGAAAAAATCAGAAGGTGATGAAGAATCTTATAAATCAATAATGGATAACGTTGAAAAAATTCAAAATGTTATTAAAGAATTAGAAGATAAAAAATCAACATTAGAATCTTTTGATGAAGATAGCTCTAAAATTTGGGCAATTAATTGGTTATTAAATGATCTTCAAAATAGAATTAATCTAGGAGAACTAAATGGTTGAAATTCGTAGACAAAATGCAGGCAAAACACCTACAAAATACGGAATAGTTACAAAAGGTCTAAAACCTAGATATAAAAAAGTTCTTAATGAAAATCCGGTTATTAAGAAATATTCGGATGATGATAGGTTCATACAGGCCATCTTCAGGATTGAAGATGAGAAGATAAGATTATCCCATTTACAAAGGCCGTTTGTTCACCCTGTGTCAAAAGAGATATACACGTTTGAATGTATTAAAGACTCTTATAAAATATTTAATTGGGAATGTGCTTATTGTAAAATTCCAATACAATCGAGAATAGATAGATTTAGTCCTGATAATTTTACATGTGAAAAATGCTATAAGTACTATATTAAAGATTCTAAAAAAATAAATCAAAGAATTATTGAGTCTTCACTTTCTTTTACCGAAAAATGTAAGAGGATGATGATAGATAATCAGAAATCATTCTTAAAATATCTAAAGAAAAATGAAAAATAGGTTCGATTATTTTGATCAATTTGTTTTAAATGAAGCTAAGAAAAATAAAACCCCTAAGATTAAGGTTCTTATGCTCTCAAATATTAGTGAAGAATCTTATACTGTTCCTGCAGTTGAAGCCGAATGTAAAAAGAGGGGGATAGTTTTCCGTATTATCGATATTAACACTTGCTCTTTAATTAAAGATAAGAAAGGAGACGGTTATATTATAAATGATAAAACTAAGGTTCCTTTTAAAATAGATTCTGAAGACACAGCTATACTTACTAGAAGAGGAGTCGTTAGAAGTACTATGACGAGAGATCTTATTTCTCAATTAGAGGATGCCAATTTCTTTGTTGTTAATACTCTTGAATCTATTCTTGCTTGTGAGAATAAATTTGTCACTTCAAAAATTCTTATGAATGCTGGAATTCCAGTTCCTAAAATGGCAATTGTTGATGGTGAAGAATCTATCGATTCAGCTCTAAAAGAAATAGGTGGTCAATTTCCTATAGTTCTTAAAATGCTTTCAGGATCTCATGGTATTGGAGTTTCTATTATTGAATCTCTCGCTTCTCTTAAATCGGTTTTACAAACTATGTGGAAAATCGATCCAAATATCGAAACTCTTATTCAAGAAAAAATTGATTCTGATTACGATCTAAGAATCCACGTTCTTACTAAAAGATTTAATTCTCCTTCTCCGGATGAAACCGATTCAGTTCTCCTTGGTTATATGAGACGTAATAGAGTTAAAAAAGATTTCAGAACTAATTATTCTCTTGGAGGAACGGTTGAAAAAACTAAGGTTACTCCTGAACAAGAAAAAATTGCGATTGAGGCTGCTAAAGCTGTAGGTTGTAATTGGTGCGGTGTTGATCTGATCGTTGATAAGAAAACGAAGAAAAATTATGTTCTTGAAGTTAATTCTTCTCCAGGAACACAAGGTTTGAAAAAAGCTACAGGAGTCGACGTAGTAAAAGATATAGTTGATTTTCTTTCGGATAAAAAGAATTGGATTAGATCTCGTAGAGTTATAGGTTTTAGAGAGGTAATAACAATTCCAGAAATAGGTGATGTTATTGCTAAATTTGATACTGGTAACGGAGCTATGTCTTGCTCATTAACTTACGATACTGCAGAATTAATTGATGGAGATAAATTTATCGAATGGGAATTAGGAGGTAAAAAATTCAAAAGTAAAGTAGTAGGATTTTCTACTGCTGAAGTCGGTCCTAAAACACACGAAAGGCCTACTATTCTTATGGACATATCTTTTGCAGGTAAAACTTATAAAGATGTTGAAGTTTCTCTAGTAGACCGTAAAGAAAAATCTACTAAATTCTTAGTAAATAGAAAATTCATGGAAAGAATAGGATGTTCTGTTTCTCCTTATAAAACATTTATGATTACTTCTTTTGATGGAGAATATTCAGCAAGAGATGCAAAAGGAGATCCACATGCAGGAATAAAATTTATATAAATATGAAAAAGCTAAAAAATATTCAATCAATTGAAGAATATTTAGGAGAAGCAGCAGGTTCTCCTAATACAGAAAATTATATGTTTTTTGAAAATCTAAAAACTATAAAACAAAGTATAGAAGAACTTATGACCCTTGATCCTATTATGGTAGATCAAATTCTTCAAGATGGTCATGATTGGGCAGAAGATCATATTGCAACTGCTAAGGAATCAATCGATCAGGTTACTCACTTTTTTATGAACAAAAAATAAAGGTCAATTTATCGACCTTTTTTCATTTTTATAATCATTAGAATTGATAGAAGAATCGAAGTGCTCATAAATCCATATGCAATGAATTTTGGAATTTGTGAATGAAATTCATGAAGCATCCAAAATATATTCATAAAAATCCAAGAAGTAACGGTTAAATTTTCTAATCTATTTTCTTTCTCGGTCCATAACATATAAAGAGAGAAAAAGATTGTTGGAACCGTCATTATTTTTGCAAGGAGAGATAATTGAAGGCACCATAATGAATCTTTAATTACCCAAGAAATAATATGCAGCTTATTAGAAATTTCTTTCATTAGTATTCAGAATTATTATAGCTGCTATGATCTCTTTCAATAGTTTCAGATCCATTAGACACTACATGTAAACCTTTATTTCGATCGATCATCATCCAATCATAACTAACAAGTTCCATCATATCTAAATGATCTATAACTGTTTGAAGTTCATATTTTTTACATGAATAAATATCAAATTGTAACATAGGAACTTCTAAAGCATCCCATATATGAATTGAAGCATGAGATGTTGCTAAGGTAACAGTTCCAGTGATTCCTTCATTACCTTCTTCATCAACATAAACCGATGTAGGTCCAGCAACTACGACCATTCCAACTTTTTCTACTAAATCTCTAAACCATTTATTTAAGATTTCTTCTGATTTAATAGGTTTTTTACAAAAAGCTTTTACCAACAAATGTTGATGATAGGGTATGAACATTTCTTTAAATTTTTGTTTATTTATTCTTAAATGTTAATAAAAAATGTAAAAAAATTTTTTTATTTAGAGATTTTTTATTATATTTGTATAAATCAAATTAGTAAAATATGATAAAAATTCCTAAGTACTTGCTTCACATTCTTGGTGCTCTGTTTTTTGCTGCACTTTCCATCACAACTATGTTTGGAATTCTTCAGCAATATCTCTACTTCGAAAATGTGTTTAGTGAAATTTTCTTTTGTTCTCTTATGGCAATGACAAGTTTCGTCTTTTCTATATCCGCTTACACACTTAAAATTCGTTAATATGCAAATACAAAATTTATCATCTAGAAGGATTTCGGTTTATATCCGTAAAGCTAATCGTCTCCTTAAGAAAACAATCGAAGGAAAAGATCAAGATCTAAACGAAGTTCAAATTTCTTCTTATTCTCTTATTAAGAAGCTGATAAAGCATGACGATTCAGATTTGATTTATTCTCCTATTTCAAACACATATTACATCGAAAATGGAGATTATTACGTTCGATTTACAAATAATTCTTTGACCGTCACGAATGGTAAATTTTCATATTACGTTTGGTTACCGGACAAAAAAATGGAATCTCTACAATCCCTTTTTCATGCTAAACTTGAATCGAAAAAAGAAGTTTTAGATAAGAAGTACGATCGAAATACTCTTAAAAGTTTCGAAGAAATTCATCAATCTCTTGAAAATAGAAGCTTCTTTGATACGGTGAAATAATCTTACATATAATAAAATATGAATCCTAAAAAAGCACTTTGGACTGAAAGATATCGTCCTACTGATCTTGATGAACTTATAGTTCCTCAACGAGTTTACAATAAACTAAAAAATGGTGTTTATCAGAATCTACTTCTTTATGGTGGTCCTGGTTCAGGTAAAACTTCTTCGGCTAAAATTCTAGCTAAAGATCATCCATCAATGTATATCAATTGTTCTTCTGAAACCGGTGTTGATACGGTAAGAACTAAAATTACAGAATTTTGTTCTTCTCTTTCTGTTATCGATGGTGAACGTAAACTTAAAGTTGTAATTCTTGATGAATTTGATGGTGTTTCCGATGCTTATATGAAAGCACTACGTGGAACTATCGAACAATTTGAAAAAACTGCTCGTTTCGTAGCTACATGTAATTATTTTAATAAGATTCCAGATAATATTCAATCTCGTTTCGAATGTATTAATTTCGATTTCACTGAAGAAGAAGAAAAAGAAATCGAAGTAAAATACTTCAAACGAATCTATGAAATCGTTAAAAACGAAGGAATGGAAATCGAAAAAGATGCTCTCGTTGAATTAGTTCGACGTAAATTTCCTGATCTTCGTTCTACAATTAATGTTCTTCAAGGATACTTTGCCGAAGGAAAACTGAAAATTACTTCTGAAGATGTTAAAAAATTCCATGGTGTCTTTAAAGATCTTTATGAACATATTTTTAATCCTTCAAACGACGAAGTAAAGAATTATCAATATCTCGTTTCAAATTATTCTTCTAAAGTCGAAGATGTTATTCAATCTTTAGGAACTGATTTTATCGAATATATTCAAATGGAAAGACCTCAGCTTATGCGTAAAGTAGGTGAAATCTGTTACGAAGTAAACAAACATTCATTCGAATTACGTTTTGTAGTTGATCCTGTGATTACTATGCTGTCTCTCGTTTATCGAATTCAAACAATCATCAGAAGCTAAGTTATCGAAGATAAATAATAAAAAAGTTTTCGCATGAAAAATTTCCCTTCTTATGAAGAATTCTTAAATGAAGGAAATTGGTCTCAAATGATGAAAGGTGTAAGAACTGGTTCGGTCCCTTACACTATTGTTGCTATCGATAGAGTAGCTAAAAAAGTCGTAGGCCAAGAAATCGTTAGTATTCGTGATGCAGTTCCTGCTTATTACGAAGATATGAAACGTAGATTCTCTAAGTTTCATTTACATATTGAAGATTCTACTGGAAAGGTAGTTTGGTCAGAAAAATAAAATCAGAAATGAACACACATATTAAATCATTTAATGAATTCCTTAATGAAAGTGTAAATGATCCTGTTCTCGTTGCTTTACGTGCTGCTAAAGAAGATCGTAAAAAGATGATGATGGATAAGAAAGAAAGAATGAAAAGGCGAGTTTACGGTGCAAAACGTGAACAAATGGAAGCTGAGCTAGATAAAATCTGGCAAGAAATTAAGGATAATAAGCAGCAACAATCTGATCTTTGGAGAGAAATGGAAGCCGAGGCCGGTGATAAGAGCCCAAACTTTTCAGATGCAGATGGCAACCGTTATGGTCAAAAATTCAACGATCTTGATGATGAATTAGAAAAGCTTTATCGTCGTCGTTCTGAATTAGAAACAAAATTAGCATATTAAGATGAATCATATTCCTTCATTTGAAGAATTTTTAAACGAAAGTTCTCATTATAAAATTGACGATTTCCAAGTTGGAGATGTTATTCACTTTAAAGATGGTGAAGCTTGGAAAGTTGTTAAAGTTAATAATATAAGAGATTTAATCTCAGTATTTCCTCATAATAAGTTAGCAAAAGATAAAAACGTTAGCATAACGATAGAATTAAGACTTAAATATCTTAATGATAACGTAACAAAAATTGAAAAGTCTTAATATGAAAAATATCCCTTCTTTTGAAGAATTCGTAAACGAAAGTTTGAACGAATCTCTTAGCTTAACTCTTAGGGATGTTCCTAAAATCGTTAAGGATTTCGTTTCGAGGACTAAATATATCAAAAATCTTAAAGAAAAAGATTGGTTAACTGCATCGGAAATTATCATAGTAACTGATAAAGATTTTGATATAAAAGGTAAATCAACAACTGGCAATTATATGTTGCTAGGACTTTATAAAACTTATGGACCTGTTTATAAAGTTGAATGGGCATCCGTAAGACCTGATATGAAATATCCTGCTAATGCTGGAATCTATAATAAAGAGATTGATAAAGCCACATGGGAAAAACTAAAAAATGCCCATGAAAGAAAAATGATCGATCCAAAAAGTCTTACGGCTAATGATATTAAAAACACAGGAGATCTTTTAGGTAAATTCATAACCGATGAAATTAATACATCTTCGGTTCCTGTTAAAGGTCAATTTGATCCAACAAATTCAGGATCAATTAAAATGGAAATTGAAAGTGCTTATAAAGATTCAGAAGTTAGTATCGTTAGAGGAGATAATGTAAGAGTAGATTTCTACTTTAAACGTGCTGGTGATGGCCGTAATGTTGCTAAAACTAATCTATTCTTTATCATAGATCCTTCTCAACAATCGGTAGAATTTAAAAATCCTGATGTTAGTGGTCTTAGTAGAGCAAACTACAGAAATATGAGAGATATTTCAGCATTCTTTAAGAGTTCTATTCAAGCTTGGAAGGATGAAGATAAGAGAAGATCAGATGCTATGCAACAAACAGCATTTAGTCAAGATAGATAAAAAAATAAAACAATAATGAATAATCATATTCCATCATTTGATGAATTTTTAAATGAAAGTTCTCTTCAAGGAACTCCTAAATTTCTTCCAGGTAAAGCTGCTATTGCTTATGGTGATGAAGAAGGTAAAATCGTAGCTGCTGAATTTGCTAAAGATTGGAAGAAACTTAAGAAATACGACGAAACCGGTTGGTTAGATCCTACTGAAATGAAAAACATGGGAATCGAACCTACAGATATTCTCGTAGCCTTCAAAGATTCTGAAGGAGGAATTAATGTATACACTTACGGTGAAGGAGGTGTAGAGCTAAAATAAAAAATTAAAAAGTGAAACATATACAATCGTTCGACGAATTCATTAATGAATCAGAAGATCAGAATCTTCCTCTTAATGAAAATAATTTAGTTTATATTAAAGATAAGAAATTTAAATCTTCACAAGATATTATGAATTTCTTTCAGAAAAATGCAGGTTCCGCTTTTGAAAAATTTATTTCTGATAAAATGGGAGTGAAAGCTAAAGCTGTAACTGGAGTTTCCAGAAGAGGTGATGCTGTTAATATTTCTACACAACCAATTTCTAAAAAAGATTTAGGAATTTTTGGATTTGTTTTTAGTGAAGTATCTATCGATTCTTTTGGTGGAGGTATAATTGAACATCAAATGGTAAATAATATGCAATTTGAATTTTGTCCTGCTATCTTCTTTAGATTACATGTTAGTTATAAACATATAGGAGGTGGTTCTAACGGTGCCGATATTGTACTTCCTAGTAATGATCCTTACAATACTCTTATTATGTACGATATCGTAGAAAATCGTTTTCTAGATCAGGCCGAAGCTAAAGCTTCTAAAACTAAATATTGGGTCGAAGGATCTTGGTAAAAATAAAATTTAAATAGTGAAACATATAAAATCATTTGACGAATTTTTAAACGAAGGTCTTAACGAGGCTAATATCTCATTCTATAAAAATGTAGTTCAGCAAGCTATTAAAGATGCTTTAGGGCATGATGTAAAACAATCTGATGTTAAAGTAGGAGCAAAAAAGCAAAGTGGAGGATATGATTTGATTACTCTTAATGGAAAACTTCTTTGCTCTTCTTCTCAACACGATGAAATGCTTCGTTCTGCAACTAATGCAATTAAAGAAGATCCTGCTAAGTATGGTTTGAAAGAATCTGCAATGAACGAAGCAATGACTTTCGATGATGCTGTAAAGCAATTTACTGCAAATCCTTATGGAATTGGTGCTAGTCGAGTTCATGTTGTAGGAGATGAAGAACATCATGTTAAAGGTCATAGAATTCTTAAATTCTTTCATTCAACTGCTTTCGATAGAGATAAAACTATGGCTAAACTAAAAACTCTAGGTTTTAGCGCAAAGAACATGACAAAGAACATGACCGATAAAGGATATATGTTCAGATATTATATAAGCCTTTTTGAAGGAGCAGTAAATGAAGATTCTATTGATGAAGCTGCTAAATGGCCTCTAACCGATAAAATTGACAGTAAAACTTTTTATGATATGTGGGCTTCTTTAGATGTTGCTACTCAAAATCTCAGTGATTATATGGATGAAGCAAATAAAGGAAAAGAAAGTGATGCTCTATTCTCTTTGAAAGTTGCTTATGATGAGCTAACTGATTTAATGAAAAGTAAGACAATCGAAAAGCAGCTAAAAGCTATTGCAGAAGAGCTAAAAGATAAAAATGCACTTAAATAATTATGAAGAATATTCCCTCTTTCGAAGAATTCTTAAATGAAGCTGCAAGAGTCGATACATTTCCTTACAAAGCTTCACATTCTAAAGATCCTAAAGGTTTTGGACTTTGGTATTTTAGTTTCAGTAAAGATGGTTCCGATTCCTTTTCCCCTGAAAAATCTATGAGTTACGGAGATGCTTTGAAATGGGCACAAGCTCAAGCAAAAGAAAAGAAACAATCTGTTATTTATGTAATGGGATAAAAAAATTTAAAATTGTTAATAATTTTTTGGCTCGGCATTTTTTTATGTCGAGCTTTTTTATTATATTTGTACTATACTCATTTAAAAAGCATATAATTAAAAAATCATTGTATAATGACTGGTAAGTACACATTAATCTTCGACGGTAACTTTTGGTTACACAAAACCTATTTTATAGGTCAAAAAATCAAGCAAGGCAAACCCTTCAATTTCATCGACGAACCGGATCAAGATAAAAATCTTCTTCTTTGGAAACTCTCTGTCGACTTCGCTGCTGAAATCAAACGCTTCGAAGGAATCACTAATCGAATTGTTTATACAGTCGATTCTTCTTCTTGGCGAAAAACATTTCATCCTGAATCCGAATATAAAGCTAATCGAGTAAAATCTTCGGAAATCAATTGGTCTCTTATTTACGATGTCCATAACGAATTTATCCAATCTCTTGAAAAGATGGGCATCATTATTTCTCGTGTTCGAAATGCCGAAGCCGACGATCTTATCTTTGCTTGGTCTTCTCATCTAAATCAACAAGGACAAAATGCACTTATTATCTCAGGTGATAACGATCTTCTACAACTCGTAAATCACGATAAATCTTCAGGTGCAAACACTCTTTATTACAATAAATTCGATAAAGATCTACACGTTTTCTCGGGTTTTCAAAATTGGCTCGATATCGAAGAAATCACTAACGATATCTTCAATCTTCCCGTCGATCTCGTTTCTAATACAAAAACTCATCTTCGTCAAATTATTAAAACCAATAAAATGAAAATCGACGAAGTCAATACAAACGAATTTATTTTTAAGAAAATTCTTCTAGGTGATTCAGGCGATAACGTTTCTCCTCTTCATGTTACTATTAAAGAAACAAAATCAGGTCCTAAACGATTTGCCGTAACAGAAAATCATTCTAATCTAATTCTTAATGAATTTAAAACCGATAAGGTTTTCGTAAATCAATCTCATCTATTCAACGAAGAATACATCAATCAAATCTGCGAAATTGCTAAGCGAGTAATTAAAATCGAAAAGCCTATCGAAGAAATTCGTACTAAATGGGAACTTAATCGTAATCTTGTCTTTCTTCATAAAAAATGTATTCCTGAATCAGTTCTTACTTCAATGTTCGAACAAATCGAAGGATGTAATTTAACTCATTTTTCTGCTCTTGAATTACATAATCTTATGAATAAGGACGAAATTCTTAAAGGAACCACTTACGTAAAAGAAAAAGTCGATTCTTTTAATGAATCAGGAATTTTTAAATCTTCTATGAAGAAAGAATCTCCAATTGAAAATGTAAAAATAGTCGAAAAACAAAGTGGATTCGATGATTCATTTTGGAAAGACCTCTTAAAATAATATGTTAGAATTCTCAAAAACTCGAACAGGCAAGAAATTTATCGAAAACGATATTCCTGCTTTAGTCCTAGCTTTAAGTAAGCTTACTGAATCAATTAACGAATCGAATAAAATCGAAGAAAAAAAATTAGTCTTAGAACAGAAACGTTATATAACAGAAAAAAATGCCGGAATTACCAGAAGTAGCGAGGACGACAATATCGCTGAACAATCGATTACAGAATAAGGAAATTTCTGAAGTTATCATACATTCGGGTCGCTATATGAGACATGGCGACCCGATTGGTTTAGATAGGTTTCGATTAGATCTTCCTGCAAAAGTAGACTCTGTAAATTTCTATGGAAAATTTATTCTTTTCGAATTAACTAGTAGAGAAGGAAAAAAATGGTGGATTTGGAATACTTTAGGAATGTCAGGTGGATGGAGAAATGAACATTCTAAGCATGGACATGTCGAATTAAAATCAGAAGGATTCTCTGTATTTTTTACCGATGCAAGGAATTTCGGAACAATGAAATTTATAGATTCAAAATCTTTAACTGAAAGAAAAATTTCTTCAATAGGACCAAATCATCTCGCTAATGATATTTCAGATGAACTTTTCGAACAAAGATTAATGAAATATCCTGAATCTACTATGCCTCAGGTTTTAATGAATCAAAATCTTATTGGAGGGATAGGTAATTATATTAAAGCTGAAATCCTTTACAGAGCAGGTGTTTCCCCTCATCGGAAAGTAAAAGAACTTACTAAAGAAGAATTTTCAAAATTAAATAAAGCTACTGCTGAAGTTGTTAGAAGCTCTTTCGTTAATGGAGGAGCTTCTTTTCATTCTTACTTTGGAATGGATTGGGAAGAAGGTAAATTTCCTTTTTATTTTAAGGTTTATGGAAGAGATGTTTGCGAACGAGGATATAAAGTCGTAAGAGAAAATACTCTTGATGGAAGAGCAACTTGGTGGGTTCCTGAAATACAAAAATAAAATGAAAAGAACAAAAGCTCTACATAGAAAAATCATTAAAGAATATAAAGACGCTACACCATTTGAAATATGGGAAGGACTAAGAGATAATTTTACTTTTGGATTTATCGGTGCTACTCTTGTAGTTTTTATCTCTACAAAAACAGATTTAGGAGTTTTATTTGGTTATTTAGCTTATTACTTCTTTATGGGAAAAATAGTAAATAGGCCTAAGTATGTTACGGATTTAGGAAAATTAATTGTTTTTCCGATTCCTTCGGCTTTAGGAGCATTTACCGGATATAAGGTCTCTTCATATCTGATAGAAACATTCATTCACAGTTTAAAATAATAGCATATAATATTTATGGAACTATTCGATTTTACAAAAGTAATTTTTACAAACCCAAAGGAATATACTAAAACAAAAAATTCTGAAAAGGCTAAACATTTTTTTATGATTCAAAGGTTTTTTAGTATAAAATTTCCTACAACCGCACAGTCTCTTAATAGAAATGGAATTAATCCTTGGGCTGTTATGGATCTTTGGCATATTGTAGGATCTCGTTTCCAGAAAGTGCCAGGGTGGATATATACAAAGACAAAAAAAGTACAAACAGAAAAAACTTGGAAACCTAATCCAGAAATTTCTAGAATTTGGAAAGAAAGAAATGGATTAGGAGAAAGAGAACTTCAATTTGCAATTAAGTTTAATCCAGAAGAAATGAAGAAAAGTTTTTCACTGTTGGAAAAACAAATTATTATGGATGATAAGTGATGAGAATGAAGAGCTTGGAGAATACTTTTTTATGATAGAACCAATAATTTTAGAGATATACCTAAATAAGAATAATTATAAGGAAAGACTTCTGATAAATGATTTAAAGAAAAGTGCTAGAACTATTAAAATAGATCATATTACTGAAGATTCTTCTTTCTTTGTTAACGCTTCAGAGGTAGAAGATATTCTTTATTCTAAGTATAAAAAAGAAATAAATAATTTCGATTCTACTCATCCTAATCGTCTTTTAAATACTACAAATTCTATTTTCTTCTTAGAATCTGCTATTAGGGGATTTCAAAATCTAAGATATTTTAGAATTCATGTTTCAGAAGATGAAGAGTTAGCAAAATCTAAGGGATCTATAGATTATAAAATAATGCATTCAAAAATAGATTTAGGAAAAAATCTAACTCCTGAATTTTACGAAAAATGTATTTATGTTTTTAAGAAAATAGGTCTTTACGATCCTTCATTTTTAAATCCAAAACCTTATGTAGAAATTAATACAAGAGAGTTATTCTTTCATCTTTATAAATACCAATCAGAATTTGAAGAAGAAGAGGAAGAATTTCATATTGTAGAAGACATTATTTCAATTTTTGGTCCTAAATTAGAAGCAGATAATTCTATGATATTAATTATTCTAGAAAAGTAGAATAAATATATAAATATAGTATTTTTAATGGCTTTAGATGAAAAGAGGATTGAAGAAATTTTTAATACCCTAGAGGTAATTAAAACCAAGCTTCCTAATGGAGAATTAGAGAGCATTAAAATATCCATAGATTCTTTAAGATCCGATCAAAAAATTATTAAAGAAGATTTAGAATATTTTAAGAAAAGACTATTTAATCCCGATGATGGTATTATTGTTAAAGTAAATAAAAATACCGATCTAATAAATCAATTTAACGACGAATTAGAAGAAATTCCTGATCTAATTAATCGGATAGAGACTTTAGAAAGATGGAAAGCCTCGGTAAATAAAGCTTCTTGGTTTATATTCACTACTATAGGTGGTCTCGTTGCTGCTTTATTGACCTCTTTATTTCAAGGAATAAAGTTGATAAAATAAAGAATTATGAATGAGATTCGATTACCAAATTATTTCTAATAATATCACTTATAATACAGGTGATACTCTACTTATAGATTTTTCAAATCATTTTCCTTATGTAAAATCTATTGATTCTATAGATTTAGATTTTTCTCCTTTAGAGACGGATTTAGATGGACATGATATCTACATAAGATGGTCTTATGATATAGAACAGATAGATCGAGCAACAGGAAAACCTCATGTTATTTGGTCTGCTTGGGTACAATTACCTGGAGAAAAAATTACAGATTCTTCAGTATTTTCTAAAATAATCAGAAACGAATCCGATTCTTTCGATCTACAATTTAAGCTAGTTAGAAGAGGATCTCTATCAGGAGCTAGAAGAGTAGAAAGAATTGTTATCGAATATACTGAAGGAACTATTCCTGAATCGGTATCGGTTCCTCCTATAAAAAGAGAGCTATGTAAAGCCAATGCTTGTCCTACTACTAATTTTGCAACAGGGATTACAGTTAAATGTGATTCGAATCTTTTTAGACCTTATGATGTAATTAATCCTGCGATAAAGCTTTATCAAGAAATTTCTTGTGCAGTTTCCGATATGTTTGGACATTGCGTTAGATATTTTAAAACTCAAGCAAAAATTGAATCTGCAGATCCAGTTCTTAAAGAATATTCTCTTTTTGATGTTACCGCGGTAAAAGACATTAAAGTTCTTGTTCCAGATAATCAATTTCCAGATAATGCTATTCGATTTCTTCCTTATGATATGGATTTTGGTGATGGTCTAGAAGTTCATATAGTTAAAGAACATTTCGAAAGAGCTTTTGGATATGATGATCTTCCTGAACAGAAAGATTATATTTATTTTCCTCTTATAGATCGTATATTCGAAGTTAATTCTGCTTATCTTTTTAGGGATTTTATGGCTAACGAATCTTATTATAAAGTTATGCTTTATAAATGGCAAGATAAGCTTAACGTTATGCGTGAAAATCCTGAAATTGATGAGTATGTTAATAATTTACATGAAAGTCTTGATGAGGTTTTAGGTCCTGAAATTCAAAAAGAATACATTGAAATAACAAAACCTATGCAATATCAAACTATTGCTATCGGAGGTTACGATCATGTTAGAAGTCATATTAATCAAAATCTTGTTATAGAGAATAGAGATCTAACAAATTATTTTACGATAGTTGGAAAATATTTTTATGATATGACTAAAGGGATGAATTGGAATGATATTGCTGTACAATATAAACTTAAAGTTAATAGAGATTCAAATTCTAATACAGCATTTACTATGTGGTTTAAACCCCAACATACTACAACTAGCACAAATGTTTATGATACCCTTCTTGACGGATATGATTTACAAAATCAAAAAGGTTTTCATCTTTCTTTAGATTATGTTAGTGCTACAGGACCTTCTAAATCAATAACATTAAGATCCAATTCACAAGTTCTAACTTTTGATAAGAATTTTCCGATTCTTTCTAATAATGATTGGTATGCTCTTGTTGTTAATCATATGAATGAATTCGGTCAAGCTTCAGTTCATATTTGGAAAATGAAATATAATTCTTCTCTTCCACCTAACGGTCAACAGAGAACAACAGATCTCCAACTTATATTTAGTCAAGTTCTTAATATGAATTCAGAAGCTATTAATCCTACCGATACTATATTCCAATTAAGAGCCGGAACTCTTTATCAAACAAATATTAGAATATGGTCAGAATCTATGGAAGAAGAAGTACAACCTGTAACACTTAATCAATACGTTGTTAGAGAACAAGACTTAGCACTTCTCATTGATAATGCTGTCAATCCTTTGCGTCTCGTGAAGGAATATGTAAGATAATTATCTACATATTATGTCTCTCATTTATAATAGTTTTTTCATTTATTTGAAACTCATCCCTTTTAAAAGTCATATAACCATTACAAGGATTTCAGGTAAAGAAGAATATAGTAATTCAAGCCTCTTCTGAGATCATCCCAAAAAAATCAATTTATGGATTCAGAGAACAAAGATAATCCTGCAAGAAGATCTATAGAAGATCTACTTAATGAAGAAAACAATTTACCTACTCAATCAAGTAGTCTCCCTGCCTTTCAATTGAATGAGCCAGTAGATTATGATGAAATGAAAGCTTCTTCGATAAATAAATCAAAGAAGCTAATGAATTCTCTTCTTAAATTTTATCTCTCTCAAGAGCTAATAGATAATAATGAATATATTCAAGCTAAAGCAAAGCTTGAGATGATGACTCTTTCTAATTTAGTCAATCAAATGCAAATTGCTGAAAGAGCTATTACAACATTAATGAGAACTATCGATACAGGAGAAGTTACTCCTCGAATGTTTGAGGTTCTTGCAGGTCTTCAAAAGACAATGCTAGATATTATGAAACATCAAACTCTTCATATGATGGCTGCTGAAGAAAATATGAAGAAGCTAAAAAGAGATATTGATGTTTATTCAAATACAATAGAAATTAAACCGAACCAAAAAATAGAATCAGGAAACGTTTCAAGAGGAACAAGAAATTTAATGAAAGAGATTCAAGCTGAATTAGGAAATGAAGAAGACTCGGATGATCCTAATGATTTTGATTCTGATTCTCAAAATGAACTATGAAAAATATAAATACTTCTTTTAAATTTTTAAAATTTGGAGATTTTCAAAGAAAAGGACATAACGATAAAGAAATGGATCCTAGACATATAAAAAGAATAGAAGGGGAAAAAGTCATATATTTAACTTTCGATATGTGTCCTTCTTCTAAATTAGATTCTGATATTATTGATTATCTTAAGAAGAGTAGATATGAAGCTTCATTTTTTGTTTGTGTAGATTGGATCGAAAAAAATCAAGGAGGAGTTGATTTTTCATTTTTAGATGATCCTTCTTTTACGATAGGAGGGCATGGATATCATCACGTAGATCCTTTAAAGCAATCTGATGATGAGCAATTAGAAGATTTAAATAAAGCTCTTAATTATTGGATTGATTCTGGTAAAAAAATTCATTGGTATAGAACACCTTTCGGACATCCTACTGAAACAACTTTTTCTTTTTTGAAAAAGAATGGAATTAAATGTGCTTCTTGGTCAGGTCCAGTTTTTGATAAAAAAGACGGAGGTGTTAATTATAATCCAAACGATGCAGCTAAATTTTATATCGAAAATTCTTTAAGAGATGGAGATATTGTTTTAATGCATGCTAATGGACAAGGAATTAATACTCTTAAAATCCTAAAAGAATTTACTTACGAATTATCTAAGCAAGGATATAAATTCAAAAAACTACCTAATGTTTAAAGTAAAGGAATATCAAGAAGAAAAAGAAGAAGATGATGGTAAGGTAATTTGGACCTCTAAAAAAGTAGAAGATCTTCTTCGATCGATGGAAGAAGGATATCAAGCCGTACATCATCCTTTCTATGAAGGAGATCCTAATTATAAGAAAGGAAATATAGTTTTTGAATATACAGATCACGAATTTTCAGAAATAAAACGTTGTGCGAAAGATATTATTTATTTTGCAAATACTTATTGTCAAGTAATGACCGATGAAGGTTATCAAAAAATAACACTTCGTCCTTATCAAGAAAGAGTTCTTAAATCTTATCAAGAGAATCGATGGAATATATTTATGGCATCGAGACAGATCGGTAAAACAATTACTTCTTCTATTTTTCTCACTTGGTATCTTCTTTTCCATTTCGATAAAAACGTTCTCCTTATGGCTAATAAAGGTGCTACTACAAAGGAGATAATGGATAAAATCAAAGCAGTTGTAGAAGGTCTTCCTTTCTTCCTAAAACCTGGAGTTGCAAAGAAAGATGTAATGACTATGATATTCGATAATCGTTGTCGAATTATAGGACAAAACACAACTAAAACAGGAGGTATCGGTTTTACAATACACCTTTTATTCCTAGACGAATTTGCACATATTCAAGAAAATATTAAGAGACCTTTTTACGAAAACGTTTATCCTACACTTTCTTCTTCTAAGATTTCGAGAGTAATTATTACAAGTACTCCAAACGGATATGATCTTTTTCACGATCTCTATCAAGGTGCTGTTGATGGAATGAATGAATATACACCTATTCGAGTCGATTGGTGGGAAGTCCCTGGAAGAGATGAAGAATGGAAATTGAGAGAAATAGCTAATTTAGGTTCTGAAGAGGCATTTAATCAACAATATGGTTGTCAATTCCTTAATTCATCTTCTCTTCTCCTTTCATCTGAACATATACTTAGATTAGAAGGAGATCAAAAAGATTTTATTTTTCAGGAAATAGATGATTTAGATGACCTTTTTATTGATTATTCTCAGCTTAAATGGGATCCAGATTTTGATCTTTTAGAAATAGAGGATGAAAAGAATTTTTTCCTTCTTTCTGTAGATCTTGCAGAAGGAATAGGTCGAGATTTCTCAATAATCAATATATTTAAGATAAAAACTATTAAAGATTATGATATAGAGAAACTTACATCTCCTGGAAATATATCAGAATTTTTTGGTATAGAGCAAATAGGTATTTTCAGATCTAATGTTCATAATTTAGATGATTTTTCTAAAATTTTATACACTTTATGTGTAAAAGTTTTTGATCAAGAAAATTTAAGAATGGTAGTTGAATATAACACTTATGGATCAGAATTAATTAAAAATCTTATTTCTCTATATCCAGCTAGTAACGATTTTGATGAAGAAGTTATTGTTCGATATCATCATAGAATAACATCAAAAATTAAAAGTTTAGGTCTTCGTCTTAATAAAGAAAATAAAATTCTTTATTGTGAAAAAATGAAAAAATGTGTAGGAGCCGGTCAAATTTTAATTAAAGATCGAAGAACAGTTGATGAAGCAAAAACTTTTTCTAGAAATCCTAATGGATCTTATTCAGCTCAATCGGGTAATGATGATTGTATTATGTCATGTATTACTGCTTCTTCATTTTTTGATACTTTAGATTTTATAGAAATAGTCGAAGAACTTTTTGATAATATTGATACTGACACTCAAAAGCTAATTGATAAAATGATAGAAAGTTCCGATACAGGAGATTCAACCGATTATTCTAGTTATGATTATATTTTTTAAGATTCGAAGATATATAATTAAAAAATTAGACAAAAAATGGCAATTTCTCCTAGTCTACAACAATTTAAGTCTTCTGGTGTCTATCGATTAGAATTCGATAAAAGTCAGATTACTAATATCCCTTCAGAGACTATCCGATTGATTATTGGATTTTCTAAAAAGGGACCTTTTAACACTCCTGTATTTGTTCAGGATAATGTCTTTTTTAAGGCTGTTTTCGGTGATATCGATCCAGTATTAGAAAGAAAAGGATCTTTCTTCCATAGAACTGCTTTAACATGCTTAACAAGAGGTCCTGTTATCGTTCTAAATCTTCTTAATTTAGATGACGATCAAGATACTTCTCAATACGTTTCTGTATCTACTTCTGCAACTGAAATAAATTCTCCTGTAGATTCTGCTCCAGTTTCTAAATATTTTAATACAGATAAATTCTGGTTCGTTGATCCTAATGAATTATTAAATGTTGCTAATTTAGGAGCTTATCAATCTGCTTTTGCTACTAGATTAATTAATTTTGCTAATGTAGGAAGGAAACCAGTTTCAGTTATTACAAGAAGATCTGATCTTCTTGGTTATGATGTACTTGCTAAAGAATGGTTTAGTGCAGGAGCAGTACCTTTCTTTATGAATGAAAATGATTACATTTCTGATTATTTAATTGATGTAATTATTCTTGAAGGTGATTTTACTAATTATACTAATCTTTCAATCGATCCTATTTTTGGTAATTATTTTAATACTACTGGTCTTAAAAAGACAATTATCGACGAATATGGCTTTGAAAGAGATGGTTTAAATACTTTCCTTGCTCTTCCTCAAGTAAATGTTTTAGGTGTTTATTCAGGTTCTATAATTCCTGATTTCCAAGATCAAAATAATAATAATATTTTTGTTCAGGATCTAGTTAATCTTGAAACTTCTAAAACTGGTGTTCTTATGGCTATCAATAGAGATGCCTTCGACAATGATACTTATCAAATGGGAGGAGTAGCTGGAAGAGTTATTTCAGCTGATATCGTTGATTTAGTAGGACATACCGTAGAATCTGAACAACCAGGTATAATTAATTTCCTTTCTTATTATGGATCTATTATACAAGATTTAAATTATGCAAATAAATCCGGTAATCCTTCTATCTATGCTACTAGTATCGTAGGATCTCCTGTTGCGGGAACTACTGCTAATGCACTTCTTCAAGCTTCTACTTCTCTTCAAGGAGTTGCTGGATATACTACTGTAGGAGCTACTGGATATTTCGATAAAATTATAATTTACGGTCCTTCTGCAACTAGACCAGCAACCTTTACTTCTGCTTTCGCAACTAAGGCTGATCTTACTACTTTTGCAGATTCTATTTCTGCCGGTAATTCTTTTATTAAAGTAGATTTAAAGAGAACTTCTGGACCTACAGGTTCTGTTAATTTTGCAGCTGTAACTTCTAAAGATTATGATTCTACAGCTGAAACTTTAACTCTTCAAACTCAGTTAATATTAGATCCTTCTTCTACTTATTCTAATTTTATAACAGGACCTACTAATGCTGATTATGCATTCTTCCATATTTCTGCTCCAGGAGTTTCTGCTAATGGAGGAACTTCTACAATAGGAATCATTAAAAATAATGATTGGATTTTCCAAGAAGGAGGTTTAGTATATGGAGGACCTAATTCTGGAGTAAATACTGCATTTTTAGATGGTATAATTTCTGATGGTGATAGAATTTCTATAAACGGTTTAACTGGATCTTCAGGAGTTTATAAATACATAGATTTTACTAATTCTATCACTAATGATTTTTCAGGAAGTACATTTAATGGAAGTACTAAAGCATTTCCTTCTGGATTAGCTCCAATTTTTAATAAAAATCTAAGCTATACTTTTATTAGTGCTTATGATACTGCTGATTTCATTGGATTTACTGCAATTTCTGCAACTGCTTCATTCCCTATTAAAACCTTAACTGATAATATTAATGAATCGTTAGAAGTAGATTCATCTATCACTCCTAATAATCCTACTAATGTTGTTTACTTTGATAATTCAGCTGCTGGTCCTTTAGGATTAGCTGGATTCTTAAGTTCTACTGAGAAAAAAATAATCAAAGGAGATTATTTAGTACAAAATTTCGGAGGAACTGATGCCCCTAACTATTTAGATACTTCTAAAACCGGTAAATCTAGATTAACTAAAGTTACTTCAGTTATAGAATTTACCGATCCTCTTTCACCTTATTATCAAAAAATTAAGGTAACCACTAACGATCCTATTTATATAGATCCTGTAGATGGTACTGTAGAAAGATATAAGGATATCAGAAGCTTCTTCTCTTATTATCGTCCTGTAGCCCTTAACGGATATTCTTTAAGAGATGCTCAAATGCCAAATGGATCAGTTACTAGACAAAATCAGATTCTAGATGTAATGTATAATTCTAATCTTGCTAACGCACTTACTGATAGAGAATTAATTACATTCCGTTATATTATCGATTCCTTTGAAGGAACTATTGAACCAGGAACTAAGGTTCGTCTTTCTAGACTTGCTAAAAATCGTCAGTCAGCATTAGCAATTTGCAATATGCCTTCGGTTAAACAATTCAAGAATAGTTCTAACCCAATATTTAAGTTCACTCCTACTTCATCTTTCGATGCAAAATATATTGCTACTGGAGGTAATCTTGATCTAGCTCCTTCTAACATATTCTCTTTACCAGGAATCGCTGATGGATCTAACTTTGCCGCTTACTATGGACCTAATTTGATAATTAGAGAAAATGGTGCAAATGTTTCAGTTCCTCCTGCAGCTCACGTTTCTAATTTGTACATTGATAAGTATAATTTAGCACTTCCTTATTCAATCGTTGCAGGTCCACGTAGAGGAGTTGTAACTGGAACTGGATTAGTTGGAGTTGAATTTGCATTCGATAGAAATGATCTTGATTCAATCGAACCATTTGGTTATAATGCAATTCTTAATAAGAGAGGATTTGGATTAGTTATTAACGCTAATCAAACTGCTCAACAGAATGTTAAATCTGCTCTTTCTCAAATACATGTTCGTGAATTAGTAATTTACATCCAAGACGGTATCGAGGCAATTCTTAAGAATTATCGTTGGGAATTCAATAATGCTCAAAATCGTCTTGAAATTAAGACTCTTGCAGATAATTTCTTATCTCAGATTCTTACTGATGGAGGACTCTATGATTATCAAAACATCATGGATACCACTAATAATACAAACGAAATTATTGATAGTAACATAGGTATTCTCGATACTTACATCGAGCCTGCTAGAGGAATGGGTATACTTGTACATCGTACAACTATTCTTAGAACTGGAACTATCGCTACTGGTAATTTCCTATAAAAAATTAAGAGCCGGTCTTACGGCCGGCTCTTTTTAATGACTTTAGATAAATAATTAAATTAAAAAAAGAAGATAAAAAATGCCAGGTTTACCTCATTTTCTAAACAGTAAAGCAGCTACTAAGTTTTACGAACCGTATTATCAAAACCTATTTGAGGTTACTGTAATTCCTCCAGCAGTTGTTTCCGGAGGATCTATCCTCATCGAACATGTTAATAAGATTTCTGGTCTTAATCAAGACAGAGGAACCGAAATAATTACTCAGAAATTTAAATTTGCTGAAAGGAATTATGCTTCTGGTGTTCCTACTGGTACTAGTACTGATTTAAAGATAGAATTCTCTATGAACTTTAACGATGCAAATGAATTCTATGTTTATAAAACTCTTAGAGATTGGTGGAGATTAGTTTATAATCCTCTTACTGGTGAGCAAGGATTAAAGAAAGATTATATCGGTACTGTTGTTGTTACAAACTTCAATCGTAAAGGAGATATTTGGTGGCAGAGAACTTTCTATAATTGCATTCCTATGTCAGATATTCCTGAATTAACTCACGATTACGGTGGTGGTGAAACTCAAGCTCTAGAATTTGGATGGAAATCCGACTACTGGTCTGAGAATATAGTATAATTCTAAAATGATAATATAAAAGGACTCTCTCGAGTCCTTTTTTCTTTTTAAATCATATAAAAAAGAAAATAATGAAACCAAATCCAAAACCGGTCACTGGATATAGATTGCTTGTTTCTGAACCTTCGATGAATGATAGCACTGAACAATTCATTCAGGATATAAATGAAGTTTGGAATTCAAGATATCTTACAAATGGCGGACCTAAAGTAATACAATTCCAAGAAAGATTAAAAGAAAAATATGGATTTCCTAATATATCAGTAGTTGTAAATGGAACTGTAGCTTTACAATCTGCTATTAGATCTCTAAATCTCCCTAAAGGAGGGAATATTATTACAACACCTTTTACTTGGATATCTACAACATCTTCTATTATTTGGGAAGGATATAAACCTAGATTTGTTGATATAGATCCTTTTACTTTTAATATTGATCCTAAAAAAATAGAAGAAGCAATTGATGAAGATACGGTTGCTATTCTTGCTGTTCATGTTTTCTCTAATCCTTGTGCTATAGAAGAAATTCGTACAATAGCTAATAAGCATGATCTGAAAGTTATATATGATGCCGCTCATGCCTTTGGTGTTCAATATAAAGGAAAAGATGTTTCTCTTTATGGAGATATTTCTATCCATTCTTATCATGCAACAAAAGTTTTTAATACAGGAGAAGGAGGAGCTGTAATTACTTCTGATCGTAAACTATGGGAAAGAATTGAACAAATTAAAACTTGTGGTCTTAATGAAAAGAAAGAAATTGTAAGAATTGGTACTAATGCAAAAATTCATGAAATCACTGCTTGTATAGGACTAACTAATTTAGAAATTGTAGATAAATCAATTCAATACAGAAAAGAACTTTTCGAAAAATATTACGAAAATCTTAAAGACCTTGAAAAAGAAGGAAAAATACAATTTCAAAAATTTAATAAAAGCTCTTATAATTTTTCTTATTTACCTATTGTTTTCAAAGATGAAGAAACCGTTATTAAGATAGATAAATCTCTACGAGAAGAACTAATTATGTGTAGGAGATATTTTTATCCTTCTTTAAGTAGTCTTAAATGGGCTTATGGACAATCATGTCCTATATCTGAGGATATTTCAAAAAGAATCCTTTGTTTTCCTTCTCATGATAGAGTTACAAATGAAGATATAAAAATAATTTGTTCAAAAATTAAAGAATGTTTATGAAAAAATTTTTATTTCTACTTCTCTTCTTAATTCCTTTTTCTTCTTTTTCACAAGAAAAAACAGATTCGATTCTAAAGGGATTTTATTCTAGGGTTGATCCAAATAGAACTCTTCAATGTTGTGATAGCTCAAAAACTCTAGAAGAGATTAAAGTTTCTTTTCTTCTCCCTGAAGGAGTTTATCCTAAACATGATTTTAGCCTTAATCGATATTATGAAGAAAATTTAAGTCCTTCAATCATCGATGAAGTTACTACAAAATTGGTTTCTACTTATTATCGTAAATTTTCAGATAAAAAAACAAAAAAATTTAAAAATAGTTGTTATAACGTTTTTATCTCTAATAATGTACAAGATGATATTACTTGTGATGTAATATTTATTGTAGGGAGAGTTCATATTGAAATAAAATTTGAATAAAAATTTTTTTCTTTGCGAAATTTTTATTATATTTGTAATATCATCAATCTAAAATGAAATTTGATTATCAAGACATTAATTTAGTACCTAGGAAGTGTTCAGTTAACTCACGAAATGAATGTGATACTTCTTGCACTTTAGGGAATCATACATTTAAACTTCCTATAGTCCCTGCAAATATGGAATGTGTAATAACTCCTGCAATGGCTATTGAATTTTCAAAAAGAGGATATTTTTATATCTTACACAGGTTCATCTCTTCTAATGAAATTATCCATTTCGTTAGATATATGAATGAAAATCGACTTATTTCTTCAATTTCTTTAGGAGTTAATGATGATTCAAAACAATTAGTTGAAGATTTAATAACAGAAGGATTAACAGTTGATTTTATTACTGTAGATATTGCTCATGGTCATTCTATTAAAATGGAAAAGATGCTTAAATTTCTAAAGAAAAGAATGCCAGAATCTTTTATTATTGCAGGTAATATTTCTACCGAAGATGCAGTATACGATTTAGAAGAATGGGGAGCTGATGCAATAAAAGTAGGAATAGGTCCGGGATCTGCTTGTACAACATATCCTTCAACCGGTTTTGGGTCAAGAAATTGTCAAGCTTCTATCGTTCAAGAATGTTCTAATGTTTCAAATATTCCTATTATAGCAGATGGAGGAATATCTAATCCAGGAGATATTTCTAAAGCCCTTGTTTTAGGAGCTTCAATGGTTATGATTGGTGGTATGCTCTCTGGTTTCACTGATTCACCAGGAGACACTGTAGAAAAAGAAAATGGATTATATAAGCAATTTTGGGGCAGTGCATCTAGTTATCAATCTGGAAAAAGTTCGAGAATTGAAGGGAAATTAAATCTTATTCCTTTAAAAAATCGATCTATTTTTGATGAACTTGTATATATTGAAGAATGTTTACAATCTTCAATTTCTTATGCAGGAGGAAAAGATTTAAGTGCCTTTTTACAAGTCGATTGGATTTGATCCAAAATTTCAATTCTTACATATTATAAATAATCAATTCAATAGATGGAGACTGTAGAAATAAGTAAGAAGTATTCTCTACTAAACGAAATAGAACACGTTCTTAAAAGGCCAGGAATGTATGTGGGATCAACAAAACCACATGCTTCTTCTGAATTTCTTTTTAATAGAGAACGATTTGAAAAGAAAGAAGTTCAATACAATCCAGGATTCCTTAAACTTTTCGACGAAATTGTTTCTAATTCAGTAGATGAATCAAAAAGAAATTCTAATCTAAATTACATTCATGTAACTCTTAATGAGAAAACAGGAGAAATTTCAGTATGGGATAACGGTGGAATTCCTGTTATTATTCATACTGAACATAATATTTGGATTCCAGAACTGATTTTTTCTAATCTACGAGCAGGTTCTAATTTTGATGATACTCAATCAAGGACAGTTGCAGGAACAAATGGTGTAGGTGCTTCTCTTACTAATATTTTTTCTAAAAGATTTACAATTAAAACTGCAGACGGTAAAAATCAATTTGTTCAAACATTTTCAGAAAATATGTCTGAAAGAACAAAACCGAAAATTATCGAATCTGATAAAAAATTCACAGAAATTTCTTATATAACCGATTTTAAACAATTCGGTATGGATCAAATCGATGAAACCCATATCGATATGATTCGTAAAAGACTTATAGATATTGCAGCTTGCAATCCTCATCTAAAAGTACAATTTAATAACGAGAAATTTCGATTTAAAACATTTAAAGAATATGCTGATCTTTATGGTGAAGGCACATTCTATGAAAGATCTGAAAATTGGGAAATTGCCTTTTGCCCGTCTAATTCAGGATTTCAATCAATTTCATTTGTAAATTCGATTGAGACAAAAGATGGTGGGACTCATGTAAACTTTATCATGGGTCAGACAATTGATAAACTTCGTCATATGATTTGGAAAAAACATAAGGTTGATATTAAGCCTTCTGATATTAAAAATCACATAACGATTTTTATCAATTGTACCGTCATCAATCCTTCTTTTTCTTCTCAAACTAAAGAAAAACTTATTACTGAAGTAAAAGATTTTGGATCTACTCATGTTATTTCTGATAAGCTAATTAAAATTCTTTTTCAATCAGAAATTGTTGCTTCTATACTCGATTGGATTGAAAGAAAAAAACTTGCAGAAGAACGAGCTCAGTTAAGAAAATTAAATAAAGATCTTAATACAAGCAAGATTTTAAAGCTAATCGATGCAAAATCTAGAACAGAACGAGATAAATGTGTTTTAGGTATATTTGAAGGTGATTCAGCTAAATCAGCAGTAAGACAATATCGAGATCCTCAAATATTTGGTGCTTTTCCTCTTAAAGGAAAATTTCTAAATGTTTCGGAAATGAAAAATACTGATGTAATAAAAAACGAAGAAGTTGTTAATCTTATGGGTTCTATAGGTCTTCGATTAGGTGAAGAACCTACAAATCTTCGTTATGGTAAAATTCTTATATTTACTGATGCTGATCCCGATGGTGATGCTATCGCTGCTCTTCTTCTAAATTTTTTCAATCGTTATTGGCCTGAACTTTTCGATCGAGGAATGATTTATCGAGTTCTTACTCCTCTTGTTGTTGCAAAGAAAGGTAAATCAGTACAACAATTCTATTCAAAAGAAGAATATGTAGAATGGGAAAAGAAAACCGATACAAAAGGTTGGAATGTAGAATACAAGAAAGGACTCGCTGCTCTTGAAGATGACGAGTATCAACAAATCATAACAAATCCTAAAACCGTTCAAATAAAGAATGATCCTCTTTTTAGAGAATCCCTTGATGCATGGTTTGGTGGAGATTCAAATAAACGTAAAACAAGACTTCTTAAATTTTAATGAAAACTTACGTACCAGATAAATCTATGAGATCTAATCCTCTTTCTAGAACTGAAGGAGGATCTACAATTAAAGTAGTATATCAACATATGGATAAAAATCCTTTTGAAGTGATTTACGAAAATATCAAATATCCACAAAAATATATTGATAGAATAATGAAAGAAAATGTAGGAAACGGGAAAAGTATTTTACAAATTTTTATAAACAACGAAATAACATGGGAAGCAAATTCAAAATAGGTGATAAAGTATTTAAACCAAAAGGATATAAATTTCCAGGAATTGTTGTTTCTGTTTTTACAAACACTTCAGGTGATATCCGAATTGTAGCAGAAATGGAAGATAATGGAATGTTACATATTTTTAGTGAATCCCAGTTAGAATTAAGATAATGCAAAAAACTGTTACTGAATATTTAGATAATGAATATGCCGCTTATGGCATGTATACTATCGAAAACCGTGCTATTCCTTCCGTGATCGATGGATTTAAACCAACACAAAGGAAAATTATTCACGTTGCAAATAACGTTTGGAAAGGTTCAAATGATAAACCTACTAAAGTTTTTCAATTTGCAGGTAGAATTGCAGCCGATGCACATTATCATCATGGTGATGCTAGTCTTAATGCTGCAATTATCGGAATGGCACAATCATTTAAAAATTCAATGCCTCTTCTTGATGGTATAGGACAATTTGGTTCTCTCAGATCTCCTGAACCAGGTGCAGCTCGTTATATTTCAACAAAATTAAATGGAAACTTTAGGCTATTATACAAAGATTTTGAACTACTCGAAAAGCAAGAGGAAGAGGGTAATGAAATTGAACCGAGATTTTTTCTACCAATCATTCCTACCGTTTTGCTCAACGGTTCTTCCGGCATTGCTGTGGGCTTTGCTACTAACATACTTAATCGTAACCCAATAGATCTTATTGATGCTTGTCTTCTTTCTTTAGAAGGTAAAAAATTCGAAGAACCCCTTCCTTGGTGGAAAGATTTTAACGGTATTGTTCAAAAAGTTGAAGGATCTAATTCATATCTAATTAGTGGATCTTATAATGTTGCAAATACAACTACGGTAGAAATATCAGAATTACCTCCTTCAATGACATATCAAAAATTCGAAGGACTTCTTAATTCTCTGCAAGAAAAAGGTCATATTCAGTATTACGACGATAACTGTACGAAGAATGAAATTAAATATATTGTAAAATTTCAAAGAGCAATCCTTGCAGAAAAGATTAAAAGAGAAATTCTTGAAAATATGTTTAAGATTAATGAATCTGAAACAGAAAATCTTACTTGTCTCGATGAAAAAGGAAAGCTAATTATATTTAAAAATGTTACAGAGCTAATTCAATATTTCGTTAAATTTCGTCTTTCATTTTACGATAAGAGAAAAGAATTCATTCTTTCTGATTTACAAAGACAATCTAATATCCTAGATAATCGAGCCAAATTTATAAAGCTTATAGTTGAAAAGAAGATTCAAATCAATAATATCCCTAAATCTCAGATAATCGAATCAATAGAGAGCCACAAGATTGATAAGAAAGATGGATCTTTTGATTATCTTCTTTCAATGCCAATTTATTCTCTAACAAAAGAAAAATACGAGGAAATACAAAAACAATTGGAATCTATTCTTTCTGAAATAGAAAAGACGAAAAAAATCAAACCAATTGATATGTATAAAACCGATCTAAAAGACCTAAGAAAAAAGCTAGTAAAATGAATCATGTAGTAGTAGGTATTGGAGGACTTGCAAAGCAAGCTTTAAGCACTTTTAATAAAGAAAGGCCTCTTCTTTTTTATGTTAATATGGACATAGAAGATGATGAATTTTATGAGCACCCTATAATTAAATCTAAAGTAGATCTTCCTAAGACTTTTACTTTTTCCGTTTGTATAGGTGATCCTAAATGGCGTAAGAAATTCTATGAAGAAATGTCTTCTTTGGGAGGGGATCCTCTTAATACTTATGGAAATTATAATATAATTGAAAAGGTAGATATAGAGAAAGGTAATATGTTTCTAAATTATGTTTTAGTAGAGCTAGGATCTAAAATAGGAAGTGGGAATCTTTTTAATTGTTATTCTTCGGTTTTTCATGATGTAGAAATAGGAGATTTTAATGAAATAATGCCAGGAGCTAAAATTTTAGGTGGAGCTAAAATAGGTAATTCTTGTAGAATAGGAACTAATTCTGTAATTTTTCCTAAAGTCAAAATTTGTGATAATGTTGTTATTGGTTCAGGATCAATTGTTAGAAAGGATATTAACGAATCAGGAACTTACGTAGGATCTCCTATAAGGAGGATAAAATAATCTAATATTAATTTATTATCTTATCATGGATATATAAAATAAAATAATCCATGAACAAAGGGAACAAAGATGAAAAAATCCAAGTTCTCCTTTCTAATGAGGATCATCATAAGCTAAAGAATATAATTCTTAATTATTCCATGATGAATGGAAAATTAATGACTTCATCAGCTTATGTTAGGGAATTAATACTTAATCACATTAGAGAATATGAAGGAGAACAAAATTCTTTTGTAAACGAAAGGATAAAAGAAATAATACAAAAAACAAAATTTGAAAAAAATATAACACATGAGTAATTTTGAAGATGCTGCAAAAAAAGATTTAGAAAAAAGAGAATTTCCTCCTATCCCAGAACAGAATGTTGAATCTAATGAAAAGGTAACTTCTTTAGGTAAAGCTAGTATGTTTGATGGACCAGAAACTGATGAACCGGTATTACTTCCTGGATATCATGAAATTTGGTCAGAAAATTTTCCGTCTAAAGGAATTTTTTATGCTTCTAATACTAGATTTTTTATTAGGCCAGCTGAAGTAAAAGAAATTAGACACTTTTCAACAATAGATGAACAAAATCCATTTTCTGTAGATGAAGCTTTAAATGAAATTCTTAAATCTTGTTTAATGATCAGACAGCCTAATAAGCAAATGTCTTTTAAAGATCTTAAAGAAGAAGATAGGATTCATGTTATTCTTTCTATAAGAGAACTTACATTTTCTAAAGGCGAAAATCAACTAGCAATTAAACATACATGTGAAGAATGTGGACATGATAATGAAATTAAGATTGAAAATCGTTCTTTCCAAAGTAATGATTTAGATCCTAAAATTATGAAATATTTCGACGAAGAAAGCAGGATATTTCATGTTCAAACTAAATCTAATGGGATTATTAAAATGTCTCCTCCGTCTATAGGAACTATGATGGAAATTACAAAATACATTCAAAAGAAACAACAGGAAAATAAAAAGATAGATCAATCTTTTATTAAAGTTCTTCCTTATTTAGTTCAAGAATGGAGAGGATTTACTGAATCTACTATCTCAAATTTGGAGGTAGAATTTTTACAATGGTCATCTTCAAAATATCAAACAATGTACATGCTTTCTGATATGTGTCGTGTAGGTGTAAAAGAGAAATTATATTCTACTTGCGAAAAATGTCATTCCGGCCTAGAGAGCCCAATAACCTTTCCCGGAGGCATCAAAAGTCTTTTCGTTGTTTCAGATCTCTCTGGAGAACTTCTTTAAGACTAAAACTTATCTTCTCTATCATCTTAGATTACAACCATCTGAGATTGAAAAAATGCCTTATTACGAGTACGAATTTATCGTACAGAATTTGATAGATATATTAAAAGAGAAGCAAGAAGCAGAAGAAGGACAATCTAAACAATATTCAGATATGAATCCGAATTCTATGATGAAAAATGCTCAAAAATCTATGCCTAACATGGGTAATTTCAAAGCTCCTTCATTTAGTTTTCCTTCAATGCCTTCATCTCTAAAAATATAATCTTATGAATGGCCGTAAGACAAGAAGATGTTAATAGCGCTATGTTGTCCATCCTTAAAAAGATGGACAAGATGGTGCAGGCTTCAGCCGAATCTTATAATAATCAAAATACTATATTAACTTCTATAGAAAAAACTTTTAAAGTTGAAGTTTCTGTAGAATTAAAGAAGCAGACTAAATTACTTACTTCTATAAATTCTTCTTTTCTAAAAGAAGAAAAAAGAAGTGAAGCTAGTGTTTTCGATTTTTTTAAAAGAAAATCTTCTGAAGATAGATGGAAAGATAGCGTATTAAGAAATTTAGAACATCATACTAGATTATTAATTTTAATAAAAAATAAAGAATCCGGAGGAAAGGGAAGTACTAATTTTAATATCCAAACTAATCTAGATAAAGTTTTGCTAGCTTTACCAGAGGCTTTATTAAAATTATTAAAAGTTGTTGGAACAGCTTTTTTATTAGGACCAATACTAGAAGAAGGAGCTTTAGTTTTAACTAAAGTACTTAAAACTTTACTTAATTTTTCTAAAGATGTAAAAATATCTACTGCTCTAAAATCTGTAGTTTTTATAGCAGTTTTAGAAGCTTCAAAATTAAGAGACTTATTAAAATTATTTAAAGAAGTAGGTGGTATTTTTTCTATATTTACTCTAGGTGATATAGATGGAGGAGCAAAAAGAATTTCTAGAGCAATTACACATTTACTTTCAATAGGATTACCTACAAAAGAAAATCCGAAAGGATTGAATGTAGTGGATGCTGTATTTTCTTCTTTCGCTATCAATTTATTAGCAAATGCACCACTTAAAAATTTAATAGACGCTTTAGCAGATCCAATAGATTTTTGGTCCTTAATTGGAGTAGAAAAGGGGACAAAAGCTACAAAAGCCATGGTAGATTCTATTAGAGGATTATTAAAAATTTCCGAAGGAATTAGATGGCAAGATGTTCTTTGGTCAGTTTTAGCTATAAAATATCTAGCAGAATCTCCTATAGGAGATCTAATAAATGCTTTAAAACCTGGATTTTTTGCTACTATGTTCTCTGCTTCTGGAGGAGGAGCAAAAATACAAAGGAGAGCTGAAGGTTTTGCAGGAGCGATAAGATCACTACTACTAGTATCCGAAGGAATAGAACCAGAAACAATAATTAGTAGTATTGTTTCTATAGGGATTCTAGCTTATAGTGTAGATGTTTTAATTAGTGCTATGAAAAGCGCTGCTATTTGGAATCCACTTCTAATTATTGGAGTAAAAATAACTAGAAAAATTATTAATACTCTAGTAGGAGGAATGTCAGAGGTTCTAAAAGATGGAGAAAATTTAGTTTATGCAGGAATTTACCTTGTTCTACTTTCATTCTCTTTAGGAACTATTATGACTATGACTGTTGTTGCTGCTCTTTTAGCACCTTTAGTTATGATAGGAGGATTAGTTATTAGATTTACTATTAATCAGCTTTTATCTATTAAAAGATCGGTAGATAAAGAAAATCTAGATCAAGCGGTAATAACTAAATTTGAAACTTTAGGATTAATAGTTTCTGCTGTTATAGGTGCTATAGCTCTTCTTATAGCTCTTGATAATAAAGCTCCTTTAACCGATGTTCTAATAAAAATAGGATTTTTTCTTGTTATTAGTAATGTTTTAACTTTCACAACTCTATTTTTAAGTAAGAAATTATCTACTGCAAAACAAGGAGATTTTGACAAATTTGCTTTGATGGCAACAGGTATAACTAATATGATGAATGCAATATCTATAGTTATTCTTTCTAAAGCTTTAGAAAATCCAGCAGAATCTTTTAAAAGAGTTATTATGTTTGTTGTTCTTTTTGCAGCAATTTCATTTTCAACAATGTATACTGTAAGTCTTTTAACTAAGACTAAAAAAGGAAATTTTGATTCTTTAGCTTTACTTTCTACCGGTATAACAAATATTCTTAATGCTATAGCTGTTGTTATACTTTCAAAAGCTTTAGAAAATCCTCCAGATTCTTTTGCTAAAGTATTTATGTTTATTTTAATATTTGGAGCTTTAGTTCTGACTACGAGTTTAGCAGTAAAACAAATACAAAATGTTAAATTCCATTCTATTATTGCTTTTGGAGTATTAGTTATTTCTATGGTTGCAACCGTTGCATTAGTTATTCTATTTATGAATGCATATGGAACAGGGTCTATCCAAAATATTATAATGTTTTCTCTCCTATTAGGAGCTATTGCCTATGCTGCTTCTTTCTTTTCTAAAAAATTAGGAACAAAAAATGCATTTAATCAAATTTTAAAAGCTTCATTAGCAATAGTCATATTTTCGACTGCTATTACTTTAGTAGCTTTAATGATTAATAATTTTGTTTCTATGGTAGATCCTTTATCGGTTTTATCTCTTTTAGTAACTATATCAGCAATTTCATATATAGCTATGCATATAGGGAAAAAAGAAAAAGATATAATGAAAGGAGCTAAAGCTTTTGGAGCTATATCTTTATCGTTAACTCTATTTATTGCTCCTCTATATCTTTTTGCTAAATCAGGATTTGGATTAATGGAAGCTTTATCTCTAGGATTAATTCTTTTAGGAGTTACGGGAGTATTTTTCTTAGCAGGAAAAAAAGAAAAAGATATAAAAAGCGGAGCTCTAGCTTTAGGACTAGCAGGATTAGCATTAATACCTATCTCATTTTCTTTATCCATTTTTGCTAAATCAGGATTTAGTATTGAAAATTCTATAGCTCTTTCTTTATCACTTATAGGAATGGCTTATGGATTTGCTTTAGCAGGGAAAAAATGGAAAGATGTTCTGAAAGGTGCTCTAGCTTTAAGTATTGCAGGATTAGCATTATTTGCAATCACTCCTTCTCTAATGAATTTTGCTAAATCTGGTTTTAGTATTGAAAATTCTATAGCACTCTCGATATCACTTATAGGAATGGCATTCGGATTTGCTTTAGCAGGAAAAATGTGGGTAAATGTTTTGAAAGGTGCTCTAGCTTTAAGTATTGCAGGATTAGCATTATTTGCAATCACTCCTGGATTAGCAGTATTTGCTATGTCGGGATTTGGAATTATGAGTGCTCTTTCATTAACTCTTGTTCTTTTAGGTATGTCAGTAGGATTTGGTTTTGCAGGTATAATGTGGAAATCTATCATGAAAGGTGCTCTAGCTTTAACTATTGCAGGAATATCTTTATTGCTAATAACACCAGGATTAGCAGTATTTGCTATTTCAGGTTTTGATCCTATGAGTGCTCTTTCATTAACTCTGGTTTTAATTGGTATGTCAATAGGTTTTGGATTTGCTGGAATGATGTGGAAATCTATTATGAAAGGTTCTATCGCCTTAATTATTGCAGGAATATCTTTATTGCTAATAACACCAGGATTAGCAGTATTTGCTATGTCAGGATTTGGAATTATGAATGCTTTATCCCTTACCGTTGCTTTAATAGGTATATCAATCGGTTTTGGATTAGCTGGAATGATGTGGACTTCTATCATTAAAGGAGCTATTGCTTTAACTATAGCAGGATTATCTCTATGGCTAATAACACCTCCTTTAGTACTTTTTGCTAAATCTGGATTTACTATAATGGATGGATTAACTCTAGCAGGAACTTTAGGATTAATAGCGGTAGTTTTTGGATTAACTGGAGTTTTCTTTGCCCCTGTTGCTTTAGGAGCAGTTGCTTTAGGACTTTCTGCAATTGCTATATGGCTAATGACTTATGCTTTAAAAGAATTCCAATCTCTTAATTGGACCGAAAAAGATAGCGATAAATTAACTTATACTATAAAATCCGTATTAGGTGCTCTTTCTGGTACGAGTGATAAAAAAGGTATAATGGATAATATAACAGGAGCTGTAGGACAAGGCTTACAAGCTATTATGGCTCTTCTTTCTGCAGGACCTCTTCTAGTAGGATCTGCTGCAATTTGGTTAATGTCTGTAGCATTAGAAAAATTCCAATCAATTAATTGGGGATCTTCTGATAATGAACATTTAGCTTTAACTATATCTGCAGTACTAGGAGCTCTTTCTGGAAGTGCTCCAAACATACCAAAAGCTAATGTAGCAACAAGGATGTTAGATACGATAATAGCCTTTATGGGAGCAGGAGCTTTAGTTGTAGGATCCGCTGCAATTTGGCTAATGTCTGAAGCTTTAATTAAATTTAAAACTGTCGGTTGGGATAAAACACAAAATTCAGTATTAGGAGATACTATTAGTTTACTTTTAGGTACTCTTTCTGGTAGTTCTCCTAGTGGAGCAGGAGCTGCTTCAGGGAAACGTGATATATTGGATATAATTATTTCATTAATGTCAGCTGGAGTTTTAGTATTCGCTGCTGCATCTATATGGTTACTTTCTGAAGCTTTACTTAAGTTTAAATCAGTTAAATGGACTGCTAACGATACTAAACAACTATCATTCACTATGAATGAAATCCTTTCGGTAATGACAGGAGCAGAAAAAGATGGTGGACTTTTCGGTGCAATTACAGGTGCAGCAAAAAGTCTTATAGGTTCTGTAGGTAGTGCAGGTAATGCTACATCTTTAGGACTTGCTTCTTTATCGATAATTAAATTATCTGATGCTTTACTTAAATGGAAGAATTTAGGATGGGATAAAAATCAAACTAGTAATTTAAGAAATGCAATAGATCAAATTCTGCTTGCATTTAAATCCAGCACTCCAGATGGATTGGAATCAGTTGCAGATAATTTTGACAAAATTCAAAATTCTATGAAGCTTCTTAAAGGTCATATAAATGATATGGATCTTAAGAAACTTACACTTACTGATTCAATGATGAGATCCATTGCTATGCTTTCTAAATCTCCTGAAGCTATAGGACAAAAAATAGCAGAATCTATCGATAAAGCTTTTGAAGATCTCGCTAAAGCTATCGCTGAATCTATTGGAGAAATTAAATCCGAAGGAGGAGGAGCCGCAGGAGCTGTAGAAACTACAGCTGCACCAGCCAAAGGATCTCCTGCTCCAGGTGCACCAGCTAAAGGATCTCCTGCTCCTCCTCAAGGTAAAATGCCTACCGCTTCAGAAATAGGCAATGCAGTTTCTAATGCTCTATTAGCATCAACATTAAAAGTAAGAGTAGTTACTCCTTAAAAACTAAAATAAAAAATTTATGGCTAGAAAATCCAAATCTCTTTCTCAAGAAGAACAACAAGAAATTTTTGATTCTATTATGAATCAACCTAATCAATCTCTTAAAAATGCAAAAATCGATTTAAAATTTAAAAATCCTAATCAAAAACTTTTTGCTGAGTATATAGAAGAAAAGGAGGTTATAATTTGTTCTGGACCTGCAGGAACCGGTAAAACTTATATTGCTTGTGCTCAAGCACTTAAGCTTCTTAAAAATGATGAACGTTTTAAAAAGATTTATATTGTAAAATCAGTTACAACTCTTAAGGATGAAGAAATTGGTTATTTAAAAGGCTCTATGGAAGAAAAGATGGAGCCTTTTGTGTATTCTTTTATTCATAATTTTGAAAAGATCGTAGGTAAATCGGTTATTAATTCTATGAAAGAAAATGGCACAATACAAATTATGCCGATTGCTTATTTAAGAGGGATAAATTTTGATGATTGTATAGTTCTTATTGACGAATGTCAAAACATTACACCTGATAATATGCATACAATTATGACTCGTTTAGGATCTAATTGTAAGATGATTTTTATGGGAGATGCTGCTCAGATAGATCTCAGAAATAAAAGAAATTCTTCTCTTCAGCTAATTATGGATCGTTTTTCTAGATTAACAGAATTTGGATGTATGAATTTTTCTAATCATGATATTGTTAGAAATCCTCTAATCAAGAAAATAGAAGAAATATTTAATAACATTTCTGAAACTAGTAAAAAGCCACAATCATAAAATTAAAAAAGCATGAAAACATTTTTTACGAGTGATACTCTATTTGGGAGAAATTATATAGCTCTTGAAAGAGGATTTGAATCTGAAGAAGAAATGGCTGATGCTTATATCACAAATTGGAATGAAAAAATTTCTAAAGAAGATATTGTCTATCATCTAGGAAATTTTTCTTGGGATCCGATTTCTTGTGAAAGTACTATGTCCGTTTTAAATGGTAAAATCCATTTTATTATGGGACCTTACGATACACATCTTCCTCAAATGTCTATGATTAAATTAAATAGACATGTAATTGTTCAAAATCAAATTTCTTACATACATAATAAAAAAGCAATTATTTCTCATTGGCCTCTTTTAGATTGGCCAGGTAAAGAAGAAGGAATAATACATGTACATGGAGGTAATTTTGAAACCGAAGCAAAACTAAATTCTTTCCGATTTAATGCTAACATTAGCTCTTGGAATAGTGGACCTATTGAACTAGATTTTCTTTTAGATATCGTTAAATCATACAATTCATGAAAAAAGATTTAATTCTTTTCCGAGGCTTACCTGGATCAGGTAAGTCTACTTTGGCATCTCTTCTTTGTGATGTTCATTATTCAGCTGATATGTTCTTCGAAAAAGACGGAGAATATAAATTTGATATTTCTCTTATTAAAGAAGCTCATGAATTTTGTAAAGAGAAAGTAGAAGAAGCTATGGCTGAAGGAGTAGGAACTATTGGTGTTGCTAATACATTTACTATGGATTGGGAAATGGATCCTTATTTCTTTCTAGCAGAATATTTCGGATATCAAATTCATACCGTAATAGTAGAAAATCGACACGGTTCCAAGAATATACATAATTGTCCTGAAGAAAAAATAAAGATGATGAAAGACAGATTTAGCATTAATTTATAAAAATGTTAATAACTTTTTCAAAACTATTTTTATTTTTGGAATATATTTATTATATTTGTATATCTTAAAATTCATATGGCAAAAAAACAAAAAACAGATTCTCTCAAAGATCTCGGCTATCAGTTTAAGCAAACTCGATCCGAAAAAGTATTTACCGAGCTTTATAATCGAATCAGACCAGGACTTTATAATTACATTTTCCAAATCGTTAAGAATAATGACGATACCGAAAATCTAATTTCTCACGTAATGTCTACTGTCTATAACAAGATCGATACATACGACCCTAAATGGCATATTTCAACTTGGATTTATCGAATTGCTTATACATGCGCTTGCATGGAATTACGCTTCCGTAAAGCAAGAAAAATCACTCATATGTCTCAATTAGAACAATCAGAAAACAAAAATCTGATCTCTAAAATCGAATTCGAATCTCTTGAAACTTATAAAGATGATCTAATTCTTAACGAAGAAATTCAAGAGAAAGAAAACGATACGAATCGTCTACATTCTATTATCAAAAATCTACCTGAAGAATATCGAATCGTAATTGAAGAAAAATTCTTTAACGATATGAAATATGATGAAATTGCACAAAAGCTAAACATACCTCTTCATACTGTTAAAAACCGAATCTCTCGAGGAAAAAGAATTATTAAAGAGAAGTACGGGAATATATAAATAAAAAGGATTCATGAAAAATACAAAACTTCCTTCTTTCAAAGAATTTAATAAGACTTTTGAAGATGTAAAAGTTGAAGAAGCTATGGGTGTTGCTTCTAAAAAGCTACAAAAGGCAACTGAAGAATTCCATAGTGCTCAATTAGAACTTCAAAAGCTACAAAAACAATTTGTAGGTCTTGCTAAAGATGATTCAAAAAGAGAAAGCATGAAACAAAGCATCCTTAATCAGCATAAAATAGTAAAACAAAAGGAAGCAATATTTGCTAAAGCTCTCGGTGATGAAGATATTGAAGACCTTGAAATCTAAATTAATGTGGTTTAATTTTTGGAAATGGCCTAAAGAACTAATTGACGATTATCGTCAATGGTCTGTAGTTAAAGAAGCTTTACAAGAAGAAGATACAAAGCAGAAATTCGCAAATTTTAAATATGAAATGCGAATTGATAAAATAGGAAGAATATACACGGTTATTAATGTACCCGATGAACTTCTTCCTTTCGAATTTCGTAATCAAGTTTGGCCTTGGGTTTTAGATCAATTAAGAGAAATAGATGAACTTCTTCTTTCTTGTAGATTAAATGATTTAGTTTATCCTGAAGTACAAAAACTTGAAGAATATCCTGCATATTTAGTAGTTCTCACTCCTTCTACCGAATCTTTGGAGTGGGCCAAATTTTTTGGTTGGATTTTTAATTGTGTATTTACTTCTTCGTTTCTTTTCCTTACAAATAAGATAATTACAAAAACAACAGAAAAGTCTGCTATAGATTTTATTATATCTCTTTTTAATTGAAAACGACAGTTGGAGACCACGGCAAAGGACGTTACTACGTGGTTGATGAAGACAGGAACATTAAGCTCCCTTCCGTAACGACAATACTTACCGAAACTTCGGATAAATCAGCATTGGATGCTTGGGTAAAGCGTATAGGACAAGCTGAAGCCGATAAAATATCCACATTTTCTGCAAATCGAGGAACGTTCATGCATTCACTTCATGAACATTACCTTTCTGCTAGATTTATTGAAAATCTAGAAAATCCCTTACAAATTTGTTTTAAAAGAGCTATTGAAGAATGCTCTTCTCTTACTAAAGAAGAAATGGAAGTAGGGAAAAATCTTTTTCTTAATTTCCATAATAGCTCAGATTTTTATGAAAATGTAAAAGAAATTGCATTTCAAGAAGAACCGGTTTGGTCTTTTTTAGGAGGAGGATATGCAGGAAGGTTAGATCTAATGATAAAGAATAAATCAGATGAATTTGTTCTTATAGATTTTAAGACTAGTAGAAAACCTAAAAAAGAAGATTGGATCGAAGGTTATAAAAAGCAAGTTTCTGCTTATTCTGTAGCTTCTAATGAAGTAAAAGGAATTTTTCCAATAAGATGCGAAATTTGGATTTCTTGTGAAACTGGAGAAGTACAAAAATTCTCAATAGAACGAGAGGATATAAAAAAATGGTTCTCAAAATTTTATGAAAATGTTCTAACATATCATAAAACATTTCCTCAATATAATCATATAATGAATAATGATACCGAAGATAATACATCAAATCTGGGTAGGTCCTAAAAAGAAACCTGTAAAATATATGCAAACCTGGAAGGATATGAATCCAGAATGGGAACATATTATTTGGGACGATGAAATGATATCTGAAAAATATCCTAAAGGTTTTCGTAATCAATCTAAAATTGACGAAATCGAAGAATGGGCAGGAAAAGCAGATATTATGCGTTATGAAATTCTTAATGATTTTGGAGGGATTTATATTGATGCAGATTCAATTTGTACTAATTCTTTAGACGATCATTTTTTAAAGCATGATTCTTTTGCTTGTTTTGAAAACGAACAATGTCGAGGTAATCTTATAGCTAATGGTTATATAGGTGCTGTAAAAGGATGTAATTTAATGAAAATACTTATTGAAAAAATAAGTAAAATGAAATCTGTTTCATTTCAAAAAACCGGTAAAATGGCATGGCAATGTGTAGGACCTCTTCTTTTTACCGAAACTATTTTTGAAAGTAATTATCCTATTTCTGTTTATCCTTCTTTTGTTTTTATTCCTGAACATTATTCTGGTATTGTTTATCAAGGAAATGGTAAGTCATATTCAAAACAATTCTGGGGATCTACACATGAATTTAAAGATCCTGAATATTATAACAATTTATGAATAATAAAATAACTGTCGTACTTAACGGATTCGGAAGGCCTCAACATTTTGATAGACAGCTAGATGCTGTAATGAATCAAACGGTAAAACCTACTGCGGTTATGTTATGGCAAAATGGAAATCAACATCAATTTCCCCCTTCTTCTGACAATCTAACTAAAGCCGTTTGTAATGATAATTTAGGTGTTTGGGCTAGATTTGCTTTTGCTCTTAATGCTAGGACTGAATGGATTTGTGTTTTTGATGATGATACAATTCCGGGTAATAGATGGTTTGAAAATTGCCTAGAAACTATGAAAACTCATGAAGGACTTATGGGTACTGTAGGTATTCGACTTCATGGTGATTTAGGTATGTATCCGCTAAGACGTTATGGTTGGGCTGATATCAATAATAATAAACCTATCGAGGTAGATTATGTAGGGCATTCTTGGTTCTTTCATAGAGATTGGCTTTCTTTCTTTTGGAGAGAAATGCCACCTAAAGAACATAATATGTTAGTAGGTGAAGATATTCATTTTTCACTTATGCTTAGAAAATGGGCAAATATAAATACTTTCGTTCCTCCACACCCTTCTAATGATAGATCTTTATGGGGATCTCAACCTGAAACAGCTCTTTCTATTGGAACCGATCAAGCTGCTCTTTCTATGAATCCTGGAAATCTGCAAAGAATGTCAGGATATGTAGAATTTGCAAAAACTATGGGACTTCTTCCTATAAGAAAAAGGCCTGATTTTATTGAAGATGAAAATTTCTAAAAATGGAAAAAATTAATATAAAATTTTTAAATCATTCTTCTTTCTATCTTGAAAGTGAAGAATATATTGTATTAGTAGATCCTTGGTATTCAGGGAAAATATTCAATAATAGTTGGTCTTTATTAAAAGATACAGAAGATTCTATTATAGATTATTCTAAGGTTAAATATATTTCGATTTCACATGAGCATCCAGACCATTTGCATTGGCCTACATTAAAAAAGATAAAAGAAAAAACAAAAGAAGTAACAATACTTCTTCCTAAAAGAAATAATCCGAACGTTTTAGAAGAATGTATTAAATTAGGATATAAATTTAAGTATTTAGATTATTTTGTAGAAAATAAAATAGAAGAAAATTTATCGATATATCCATATCCTCACGGACATGACAGTGCTCTTATTTATGAAATAGAAGATAAAATTATTCTAAATCAAAACGATGCTTATTTAGAAGATAACGTAATTTCTACTATTAATGAAAAATTTAAAAAAATAGATCTGTGGTTATTTCAATTTAGTTTAGCAGGATATTACGGAAATCGTACAGATCCTAATACTATAATAGAAAATGGAACTAAATTTCATATAGATAAATTTATAAAATATCAAAATGATTTTAAACCTATAATGAGTGTTCCTTTTGCAAGCTATGTATATTTTTGCAAAGAATATAATAATTATATTAATGATTATGCAGTTAAATTAGAAGATATTCTAGAAAAAACTAATTACATAACTCAAATTCCATTTTATAATGAAAATATAGATTTTCATTCAAATACTATGAATAAAAATAATTTAGAAAAATGGAATGAAATATACGAAAATTGCAAAAAAGAAATTAAAAAAGCAGAACCTTTCCCTGGAGAAGAAATTATAATAGAAGGATTTAAAAAAATATACGATGAAGGATATAGAATTCTTCAAGTAGGTGGCCTTATTTTAGAATTTTTTGATTATGATAAGAATCTAGTTATAGATACTTCTAATAATAAGTATTATTTTATTAAAAAAGAAGAAACTCCTAAAGATTGGATAGCCGGAATACTTCCAAGTGAAGAACTTTTAGCTTATATTAAGACTCCATGGGGTGCTGATACCTTAAACATAACTGGTACATTTAATAAAATAAACAATGATCTTTGGTATATTTTTATGATGTCCAAAGAATTATTATATCAAAGATAATATTTATTATAATGAGAGAAAGAGACTTTAAAAAAGAGCTAGATTTCTTTTTAGAAAAAATAAAAAGAAAAGAACCTTTTGCTTTTGCAAGGTATTCAGATGGAGAATACATGATTATGAATTCTTTAAACATAGATAAAGGCACTCAAGCTTTAGATGTTGATAAATGGTCATTTAATCTTCAAAATCAAATATTTTCAAAAGACCTTATTAAAACTTTATTTCATACTGAAATAAATTATTTTTATGCTATAGCTTGTCCTTGTTGTGGATTAGGTGTAGGACTAGCTGAATTTTATAAAAGAAATTTAAAATGCACAGAAGAAGAAATGACTTGGTCTAATCTTTGGATTAATTCTAATTACGAATCATTTATAAATTTCATAAAAAAATTAGATAGAAAAGTAAATCTATTGGTTAATTATGAAGGAGAAGATAAGGAATATCCATTTGAAGTCGATAAATTTTTCAGCATTCCCGATGATTGTGTTAATTGGTATGAAAAAAATAGAGAATGGATTTTACAAAAAATGAAAGAAATTTCTAAAGAAGATGATCAGATATTTTTTGTTTCTGCCGGTCCTCTTTCTGAAATTTTAATTCATGAAATGTATTTAAATAATCCTAATAATCAATATATAGATACCGGTTCTTCTTTAGATATATTTGTTAAAGGACGAATAACAAGACCTTATCAAGGAGAAGGATCTAATTTTAAAAATCAAAAATGTTTATGGTAAAAAATTTATCTCTTCTAGTATATACTAATTCAAAATGTAAAGATTTACATGAAGGATATTTTAGTAGAATAAAAAAATTCTTTCCTTCATTAAAAAATATTTTTGCAACATCGGATGAACCTATTGAAGGAATTAATTTCATAGAATATAATAACGATTCTTTCCATTATGAACAAATGATTAACGCATTAGATTTAATTCCTACTGATTATGTATTATACAATCAAGAGGATTATATTCTATTTGATTATGTACTCGAAGATAAAATAAAAAAATATTTAGAAATTCTAGAAAACGATAAAAATATTTCTTTTATACGATTAATATATTCAGGTGTAAACGATTTTGAAATAAAACCTTATAAAGATGATCTTTTTTATTTAAATCCTAATTCTTTTTATTTCTACTCTACACAAGCAACAATATGGAGAAAAGAAGACTTAAAACAAATGTTTTTATATTCGAAAGTAAAACAAATTTTTGACGAACCTGAAAATTCTTTTTACTTAAAATCTTTAAATAAAAAAGGATTATGTTCGATTGAAAAAGGAAAAAAAGTAGGAGGGCATTATAATTCCTTAGTTTATCCTTATATTGCTACAGCTTTAGTTAAAGGTGAATGGAATTATTCCGAATATCAAGAAGAGCTAGATGATTTTTTTAATGAATTTAAAATAAAAAAAGAATTAAGAGGAGAAAGATAAAATTATGGAATATATACAAGGTCAAAAATTTAAAGAATTAAACGATAATCATAAAATCTATTATTGCGATACACATAACGTTAATTCCTTTTTTAATAATATTAATTTTTCCCATGAATTTATTTTAGTATCACATAATAGTGATGGTAGTATAACCGATAACCCAACTACCGAATATGATGCAGATATTAGGAAAATACCTAAAAATTTAAAAAAATGGTTCGGACAAAATTTAAAATGTAAATCAGATATTATAGAATCTATACCTATAGGATTAGAAAATTCTATGTGGTTTCCGGAAGAAAGAAAGATAGAAAAATTATTTAATAAAAAAAGTACAGAAAAAAATCTTAAAAATTTAGTTTATTTAAATCTAAATATAGATAACAATCCTTTAATCCGAGGACCTATTTATAATATGTTACAAAATAAAAATTATGTTACAGTTCAATACGGTAGGAATGGATTAAATTATGATAATTATTTAGATAATTTATATAATCATTGCTTTATGATTTGTCCTGAAGGTAATGGAATAGATGTTCATCAGCCGTGGGAATCTTTATATATAGGAACAATACCGATACAAAAAAAGAATATAAATAACGAAAATTGGAGAGAACTCCCTATTTGTTGGCTTGACGAATGGGAACAATTAAATGATGAAAATTTCCTATTATTAGAATATAAAAGAATATCCGAAAAAAAATTCGATTTATCTAAATTGGATTTTAATTTTTGGAAGAATAAGATAAAAAATTCTATATGAAGATAATTGTTATTGGAGCAGGTATTTTTGGAATTACAGTAGCATTAACATTATCAGAAAATAATTATGATGTTACCTTAGTAGAAAGAGAAGATGATATAATGAATAAAGCCAGTAAATGTAATCATAATAGACTTCATTTCGGATTTCATTATCCAAGAAGTGAAAAAACTGCTAAGCAAAGTTTAGAAGGATATGATTTATTTTATAAAAATTTTTCAGATTCGATCGTAAAAAATTTTCCAAATTATTATTTAATAGAAAAAAATAGCAAAATTAATAAAGATAATTTTAAAATATTTTGTGATAAATTAAATTTATCTTATCGAGAATTATTTCCTAAAAATATTGAAATTAATAAAAATAATATTACATTTTGTGCAATAACAAAAGAGCCAATATTTGATTTTAATTCTATAAAAAATGATCTATATAATAGACTAAAAAAATCAAAAATCAATTTAATTTTAAATAAAAAAATAGAATCGAAATCAGATTTAAATGATTTCGATGTTGTAATTAATACAACATACAGTAATATTAATTGTATTAATAATCTTTTTAATATTCCTGAAATAAAATTAAAATTACAAGATGTTATAATTCCTATATTTAGAATGAATTCTGAAAAAATAGGATTAACTATTATGGACGGTGATTATTGTTCAATAATGCCAAAAGGTTTTGAAGAAAATACTTTTTTATTATATCATGTAAAATATTCAGTCTTAAAAGAAAGTAAAGGATATTTAGAAGACGAAAATTTAATAAATAATAATCCAGATTATATTAAGGATAAAATCGATAAAATTTATAAAAATTCAGAGAAATATTATCCTTTTTTAAAAAATTGTGAAAAAATTTCTTATTGGAGAACTACAAGAGCTTTACCTATAAATAATGATGATGAAAGATTAAGTACATTAACAATAAATAATATAGAAAATAAAAAAATAATATCTCTTTTATCCGGTAAAATAACTACATGTTGGTTAATATCTAAAAAAATACTAAATATATTAAATGAAAACGATATTAATAGGTAACGGTTATTGGGGATCTATAGTAAAAGAAAAATTAGAAAAACAAACCGATTTAATAGGGGTTTTAAATTCTAAAGATAATATTGATTCTTTTTTAAAAAAAGAAGTAGATTATATTTTTGTTTGTACTCCTACAAAAACCCATTACGAAATTGTTAAGAAATGTATAGAAAATCATAAAAATGTTTTTTGTGAAAAACCTTTTACGGGTAATTTCTTTAAAGCTAAAGAATTATATAAAATTTCAGAAAAAAATAATACAAAATTATTCGTCGATAATATTTTTTTATATCGCAATGAGTTAATTAATATTGAAAGTAATAATTTTAAAAAAATTAAATTTTTATGGAATAAATTTGAAAATCTATATAAAGAAGATCTGTTTACAACATTATTGTATCATGATCTCTATTTATTATTAAATATAGCAAAAAATACATGGGACGTAGATTATTTAGAAATATTTGAAGATAAATTAAATTTAAAATTAAAAAATAAAAATTTAAAAGCAGAATTTATTTATGATAGAAATTATATAGGGAAAAAAGAAAAAAAGATATTTATAGACGATAAATTAATAGATTTTTCTAATCCTTCTAACGACCCTTTATCAGAAATAATAGATAATTTAATAAAAAATAATATTAATTTTAATGAAAATAAAAAAATAACTTTGAAAACAATAAAATTATTAAATAAAATACAAAATGAATCCATTTTACACACACCAAGAAGTATTAAATAAAATTTTAGAATCTTTTGATTATTCAAAATCCGTACATTGTCTAGAATTCGGATCAGGAGAAGGTAGCTCATCAATTTTTTATAAATTTGCAAAATCTTATTCTAATTTATCTGTCGATTGTTTTGAACATGAAGAAGATTGGATGGATAACATGTCAAAAAAATATAAATTAGAAAATTATAATTTTAATCTTGTTAATTGGTCTAATATTAATTACGATGAATTAAAAATAAAAAAATATGATTTAATTTTTGTAGATCAAGGTAATTGGAATGCTAGAATAGAAACAATAGATAAATTAATGAATTATTCTAAATACATTATACTACATGATTACTGTTATTATAATGGTTTTACACCTGAAATAGGATATAATCCTGATAGTAATTACAATAATTTTGGAAAAGGGTCCTTTTTCGAAAAATATAATGAAGAATTTAGTATTAGTAGTTTTACCGATCTTTATCCCCCTACATTAATTTTTAAATCGAAAAAATTATTTTAAAATTATGATTTTAAGTACAAAAGATATTGAAGATATTTATTCTCAATTTATTTTACCTAAAAAAAATGAGAATTATTTTAAAAAATATTCTTCTCTCCCAATTCATTTAAATAATAAAAAATGGAAATGGGAAGGAAAAGATTTTCCTAGAATTATATCCCTCTTAGAATTTAAAGAATTTTTAGATAAAATGGAAAATCCTTTTTTTGAAAATGTGTTATCTTTTAATGGAGATTCTGATCCGGAATATGAATTTTTAAAATACAAAAATTTAACAAATTATAATTATACAGATGATACTCTAAAATATGATTTACATAATTTAGAATTAGAAAAAAAAGATTTTGATTTTTTTATGTCTAATCAAACTTTAGAACATTTATATGACCCTTGTAAAGTTGTTAGAAATATTTACGATCATATGAAACCCGGAGGAATCGTTTATATGAATCTACCGACAAATAATATGCCTCATTCTACACCATTTCATTATTATACAGGATTTACTCCTGTAGGTTTAGGTTGTATTTTTAAACAAGCAGGATTCAAAATATTGGATATAGGTTTTTGGGGGAATCGGGAATATTTAGATTTTTCACTTTTTAAAAATATTTGGGCAGATTATACTCAAATGAATAATTTTTCTTCTGAAATGGATAAAGAAGTAATTTCTTGGATTTTTGCTATAAAATAAAATTTAAATAAATTATGAATTATGACGCGGTAATTTTATCATCAGAGAAGGATTATATTAAATTAGATTTTTTATTGGATTCTTTAATAAATTTAGACCCAAAACCTGAAAATATCTTTGTTATAAGTCCTACTGAAATCAAAGAAAAAAGAAAAGAGGTTAATTATTTTTTAGATGATGAAGTCCTTAAATTTAAAAAAGAAAATCTAAAATTTAGACCTAATTGGATTAAACAACAATTCTTAAAGCTATTTCAAGATATTACAAAAAACGACTATTACCTAATTTTAGATTCAGATATTTTTTTAAATAAAAAAATAGAAATCTTTAAGAATAATAAACCTAATTTTCTTCTTTCGGTAGATCAAAACCATAAACCCTATTTTGATTTTTTAGAAAATTTTGGAATAAAGAAAATTTATGAAAGATCTTTTATATCTGAAATAATGTTATTTAATAAAAAAATCATAAGAAGGTTTTTAGAGGATTCTAATTTAACAGTCGATTCTTTTATTAATAAATCTATAGAAATAATTAACGATAATTGTTATATTTCGGAATTTGAATTTTATGGAAATATGGTTCTTAAGTATTATCCTGATTTATATGATTTCACTATTTTAAATACAAGAGTTATAGGAAAACATGAAGATTGGAATAAAAATGAAATATTGCAAACAATAAATAATAATCAAGATTTAGATATCATATCATATCACACATGGAAATAAATATCGTATTAATTCATATCGGTACAATTTATCCGGATCACATGGATGATTGTATAGATCAATTATTAAAATTTAATCTTAAAGTTCATTTAGTAATAAGCTCTTCTTTAGTAGAGAAAATTAAAAGTAAAAAAATAATTTTATCTAAGGTAGAAGATTATACAGACGAAAAATATAATTCTTTTTTTATAGAAAAGTATGATAAAAATTTCACAGAAAATTTTAGAGATGGATTTTGGAATTCTACTTCTTCAAGATTTTTTATTCTAGAAAATTATACAAGAAAAAATAATTTACAAAATTTTTATCATTTAGAACATGATAATCTTATTTTTAATAATTTAGAGAATGTAACGAATATTTTAAAAAATAAAAATGAAGAAATGTTTATAGTTATTGATTCGGAATCCAGATGTATTCCTTCAATAATATTTATAAAAAATTATAAAATTTTAGAAATCTTAACTAATTTTATTTTTAATAATCGTTATAATAATGATATGGAAAACTTATTTTTATTTTTTCAAATGAATAGAAATATAGTAGGTAATTTACCTATACTTCCTGACGATCATAATTTAAATTTGATTAGTAAAACTGGAATTATTGCTAGTAATAATATAAATTATAGTAATCTTTACAAGGAATTAAAAATTGTTTTTGATGGTGCAGCTTTAGGTCAATATATAGGTGGCATAGATCCTAGAAATGATAGTGGTAACACTATAGGTTTTGTAAATGAAACTACAATTTTTAATGTTTCTGAAGTAGGATTTTCTTGGGTTAATTATAAACCAACCTTAAATATTAATAATCGTATTATTGATGTTTGTAATTTACATATACATTCTAAAAATTTAAACTTAAAAAATCTTTTAAAATTATAAAACATATAAAATTATAAAGTAAAATAATAGGATGATGGATAATATAAACATTGATAAAGAAAAAATATGTATACTTTACACAGGGAAAAGCGAATTTATAAACGAAATAAAAAAAATTAAGAATTATAATAATTATAATTTTATTTTTTCTACATGGAAAGGTAATGAAAGTAAATACGAAAAGAATGATGTAGTCGTTTTTAATGATACTTCTAATTTAGCGATAAAAACAAGTTTAGAATTACAAAGAATAACTATTTTAGAAGGATTAAAAAAATCAAAAGAATTAGGTTTTAGAAGAACTTTAAAATTAAGAGATGACTTAATTCCTACTAATTTAGATAAATTTTTAGAATTAATAAACAATGAAAATATTAATATATTATGCTGGCATGAACATAATATAGGGTTACCTGGTTATTTTGTAGATTATCTAATTTCAGGAGAAACTGATTTATTAATAGACGTATATTCTAATATAGATATAAATTTTCATCAAGTATCAGAAGCCCCTTATACTAAATCATTATTAAGATATTCAGATAAAATAAAATTTTTCCTTTATGATTTAAATCAAAATAATAATGATTTATTTTGGTTTAGGATAGGTGATTTTTTAAGTAGCTACAATCCTAATTTAATTCATACCAGTAAGTATATGCATTTAGAAAATTACGAAAATATTAAAAAAGAATATTTATGAATATATTAATACCTATGGCTGGAAGAGGAGAACGATTTAGTAATAATGGTTTTGACATTCCTAAACCTCTAATAGAATTAGAGGGTAAAACTATGATAGAATTAGCAATAAAATCTCTAAATATAGAAGGTAATTATATATACGTAACATATAGATACACTAATAAAGAATTTAATCAAAAATTAGAAGAAATTCTTAATAGGATAACTCCTAATTGCACCATTATAAAAATAGATTATATTACAGAAGGTCCTGCTTCCAGTGCATTATTAGCAAAAAAATACATAGATAATGAAGAAGAATTAATCATAACTAATTGTGACCAAATAATGTCATGGGATTCCAAAAATTTTTTAGAATTTATCAAAAAAACTGACAAAGAAGGTATAGTTGTTACGTATAATTCTTCTACCGAAAAGAATTCATATGTTAAATTAAACGAAATAGGAGATGCAATAGAGTTAGCCGAAAAAAAGGTTATAAGCGAATTTTCCTTAAATGGTATACATTATTGGAAAAAAGGAAAATACTTTGTAGAATCGGCAGAAGATATGATATCAAAAAATATAAGAGTAAATAATGAATTTTATATTTCTATGACATATAATGAAATGATTGAAAAAAAACTTAAAGTATCTAATTATCATATAATAAATAATCATCATCACGCAGTAGGTACTCCAGAAGATCTAAAAGAATATTTAAAAAATGGAAGTAAGTAGATTCGAAAATTATAAAGACGGCTGGTTTGTTGGTGATTTTTTTCCTTCTGCATATAAAACCAATCTATTCGAGGTATGTTACAAATTTCATAAAAAAGGTGAAGTTTGGGATAAACATTATCATAAGGTTTCAACCGAAATAAATTATTTAATTGAAGGAGAGATGATTATTCAAGAAAAGAAATTAAAAAGTGGAGATGTATTTGTCATACATCCTTATGAAATTGCAGATCCGGAATTTATTTCTGATTGTAAATTAATTATTATAAAAACCCCTTCTAGCACAAAAGATAAATACACAATTTAAAAAAGATATGGCAATAAATATTTTCACAAAAGATATTAATTACGAAAATTATTTTATCGTAAAATATTATTTAAAAGGAAGAACTTCCTTAAAAACAGCAGCTTGGAATTTGGCTATAGGACAAAGTATAGGAAATCCTAATAATCGAAGCGTTTGGGAAACCGACCAAATGTTTCTAGATCATAGTTGTTTTATTTTAGAAGATGAGAAATATCTAGAATCGGTAAAAGAAGGAGAAATAGAAATTGCTTTTCCTTTAGCAAATTTAAATCTAGAAGAAGATGGAATATCTCAAATTCTTTGTCATATTGCAGGTGGACAAGTAGATATCTTAGAATTAGAAATGTGTCATGTTTTAGATATTAATTTACCGAAAAAAATAGAAGATAAATTTAGATTAAAACCTGCATTTGGTATTGATGGTTTTAGGAAATTTAATGGAGTTAAAGAAAAACCATTTTTTGGAGGAATTATTAAACCTAAGGTAGGAATGAGTCCTAAAATTCTTTTAGAAGCAGTGAAAGAGATGGTAGATGGAGGAGTTAATTTTATTAAAGAAGATGAATTATTAGGAAATCCTGATCATTGTAAATTATCAGAAAGGGTTCCTCTAATCACTAATTGGTTAACAAAAAATGCACCAAATGTTATATACACTTTTTGTATTAATGGAGATTCTCCTTATGCATTAGAAAGAGCTAATTTCGTAGAGAAGGAAGGAGGAAATGGAATTCATATTAATGTTTGGAGTGGATTAGGGATTTATAGAGCGATTAGAAAACAAAATCCTAACTTATGGATTCATTTTCAAAAAAGTGGAGATAAATTCTTTACTGATCGTAGATCTCCTTTTCATATATATTGGCCGGTTATTTGTAAAATTGCTGGATGGTCCGGTGCTGATTCGATACATGCTGGAATGATTGGAGGATATATGAATCAAGACGATCAAGAATTATCAGATTCTTTAAAAGTTTTATGGAAGTATAATATTGTTCCTGCTCTAAGTTGTGGAATGCATCCAGGTTTAGTTCAATACATAAATCAATTATTAAATAGTTATGATTGGATGGCTAATGTAGGAGGTGCAATGCACGGTCATCCTATGGGAACATTATCTGGAGGCCTTGCAATGAGACAAGCAATTGACGGAAATATTGACAAACCTGAATATAAGGCTGCTATAGAAAAATGGGGTACAAAAGAATTTTCTTCGGATTTAGCTTATAGAATATTTTAAAAATAAAATAAAAATGGAAACTTTGTTAGATGTAATAAAAAAATTTAATTTATATAAAAATTCTCATTTAGACGGAACTGATAAAGCTTATATTCATGATTTTATATCAGTTTTTTATCAAAAAGAATTTGAAAAAATTAAAAACAAAGAAATAAAAATCTTAGAAATAGGAACTTGCACGGGAGCATCTTTAAAATTATGGAAAGAATATTTTAAAAATTCTAAAGTAGAAGGAGTAGATATTCAAGATAGAGTAATGCCGGAATATAGAGATTCTAATATTAAGTATCATATAGGAGATGCATATAATTATGATTTTATTAATAAAATATCTAAAGAAAAATACGATATTATTATAGATGATGGACCTCACACAATAGAAACTCAATTATTTTTCGTTAATAATTATCATAAAATGTTAAATAATAAAGGATATTTAATAATTGAAGATGTAGATTCCGATGATAATATTAAAGCATTAAAAGAAAAAATACAAGAAATTTTTAAATCTGAACCTTTTGTATATGATAAAAGGAAAGAAATGAATATGAATAATGAAGTACTAATTTCAATAAAAAAATAAAATTATGTTAATACAAAACTTTATAGATTTTATCAATACAAAACAAAAAATAGATCCTAAAATTATATTAGATATAGGTTCTAGAGATTTAGATCAAAGTATTGAATTTAATTCGATATTTCCTAATTCTGTAATACATGCTTTTGAGCCAAATCCTGATCAATTTGCAATATGTGAAGAAGCTTCAAAAAATTATCCTAATATTCATGTTCATCAATTAGCAATTAGTAATAAAAAAGAAACTTTAAAATTCTATAGAACTATAGGAAATATAGGAGCCTCTTCTCTATTAGAACCAATTGATGTACCTTTTGGATGGACTAAAGAATATAATATTATTGATGTAGAATCCGAAAGGTTAGATTCTTGGTTAAAAAATAATAATATAAAAGAAGCAGATATACTTTGGATGGACGCTCAAGGCGTAGAATTATTAGCTCTAGAAGGAATGGGAGAATTCTTAAAAGATGTAAAATTTATTCATTGTGAAGCTTCCGAAAAACCTTATTATAAAGGACATATCTTAAAAGAAGAATTAGAAAAATTTTTAGTAGATTCCGGTTTCGAAATAGAATTCCATCCAGTTTTTCATCCTTACGGAGAAGGTGATATATTCGCAGTTAATAAAAGATTTAACTAATATAATAGATCTATTTATATATTAAATGATTCTAATTTCACATAGAGGCAATATTTCAGGAAGAATAGAAGGTTTTGAAAATAAACCCGAGTATGTAGAAGACACGATAAGACTTGGATTTGATGTTGAAGTAGATCTAAGAATTCATAATCAAAAGCTATATCTAGGACATGATGAACCTCAATACGAAATTTCTCTAGATTGGTTATATGAAAGAAATTCTAAACTTTGGATTCATTGTAAAGATATTCAATCTCTACTTAAAGTAAGAGATAAACCACTTCATTTCTTTTGGCATGAAGAAGATACAATTACTCTAACTTCAAAAAATTATATTTGGGCATATCCAGGAAAACAACCGATAAAGGGATCTATAGCAGTTATGCCAGAAATATATAATGATAATTTAGATCATTGTATTGGTATCTGTTCTGATTTTATAGGAAACTATAAACAAAAATAGCATATAATAAAAAACAAAATAAATCACATATGAAAGTAATTAAAGCCGAGGATGTTCAAGAAATGCCTCAAAATGGTCAATCTAAAAATTCATCAATCGATAAAAAGAAAGTAGCAGAAATTCAAGAAAGATTTGATGCTTTTCGACAACTTTTAGAGACGAAAAAATATGAAGTTCTTCTTAATGAAGATCAGACCACTTATCTTTTTGAAGATTTTTATAATTCAGTAGAATGGAAAGGGTATGAGTCATATGCTATCTCAGAAACTTATGATCGTCTTAAAGCTCTCGTAGATGAAAAAACAGGCGAACTTAAAGGTAAATCTGAGCCTGAAATTATCGAAGCTATTTTTCATTTTTTGAAAAATTATTCTGCTAACGGTATTGGTGAAGCACGAATTTTTAAAGCTATATGCGATCAATTCTCTCTTCCTATGAAAGAGCTTAATGAAGATCGACAAGAACTAAGAGATCTTTCTATGGAACTTGTAGCCGCTGAACAAGGAATTTCAGTAGAACAACTTCAGAAAAGTTTAGAAAATCAACCAAGAGGATAAATACCTTAAAAGACTTCAATGTCATTTAAGAAATTTTTCGAATTTTTGCTAGAAGGCAAGAAAAAAGATTCTAAAGACATAGAGGAAGTATCAGCACCAGAACCAAAAGTTAATGCTGATACTCCTCTTGCTTGTCCTAAATGCGGATCTTTTAAATTACCTTGTGAATGCTATACAGACGATTATTATAATTCCAAGCTTTCACAGCAAACACCTAGACCCAATAAAATATTTAAACCAAAAAAGAAATGAATAAAATAGATTCTTACATAAGAACAAATTTTCATTACATTGCTCTTTTCTTTTTGATTTTTAATTTTTTTAATTCTTGTGATAGAGAAATAGGAAGACTCTCTAAAAGAATTGCAAAGCTAGAAGTTAAAATTGATTCACTCACTCAAGTAGTAGTTACTCGTAAAGATCTTAAAATTGAAGGTCTTCGTTCAGAAAAAAGGATGATCCAGTCTACCGATCGTAAAATCCTTGATGTTAATAGACAATCAGAAATTGATAGAGAGATTGAATCCCTATCCAAATGAATTCATTAGATAAACAATACAAAGATCTACTTCAAACAATTCTAGATTTTGGAGTAGAAAAGAAAGATCGAACAGGAACCGGAACTAAATCAATTTTTGGTTACACTATTCGTCATTCTATGAAAGAAGGATTCCCACTTCTTACTACAAAGAAGATGCATTGGAAATCTATTGTCACTGAACTCCTTTGGTTTCTTCGAGGTGATACGAATATCAAATTTCTAGTAGATAATGGATGTCATATTTGGGATGGAGATGCGTATAAGAATTACGCATGGAAAACATCTATGGATTCCGATGGACAACTAACAAAAGAAGAATTCATTGAACGTATTAAAATCGACGATGAATTTGCAAAACATTGGGGTGATCTAGGCCCAATTTATGGTAAGCAATGGAGAAATTGGAATGGTAAGCAGGTTTCTGTAATGGATGGAAAGGTAATGACGACAATTATAGATCAAATCTCTGATCTAATTGAAAATATTAAAACAAATCCAGATAGTCGACGTCTAATGGTAAGTGCATGGAACCCTGTGGAATTAGATCAAATGGTTCTTCCTCCTTGTCATTATGGATTTCAAATGTACACGAGGGAGCTTTCTCTAAAAGAGAGAATGGAATTATGGGAAGCACTTCCTGATCGAGATGTTATGGATTTTCCTATAGGTCCTCTTTCCGACGAACAATATCATGAAGTACTAACACAAATTGGTGTTGAAGAAAGAGCTATTTCACTTATGTGGAATCAACGTTCAGTCGATACTTTTCTGGGTCTACCTTTTAATATTGCTTCTTACGGACTTCTTCTTTCTATTATTGCAAGAGAGGTTGGTATGGTTCCTGATCAACTTATAGGTAATCTAGGAGATGTTCATCTTTATTTAAATCATATCGAACAAGCAAAAGAACAAATTGGCAGAGATTATACATGGGAAGAACAAGTAGAATGGGTAATGAAAAATACCGATGTAGAAATGGAAAATCTTTATATTGTAGAAGAAATTTCTAAGGAAACTACACCTAAAAATACAAGACAACCCTTTCATCTTCCTACTTTAAAAATGGCAGATCATTCCATGTACGAAGGAAATTTTCTTCCTCAATATTGGTTTCCTTCAGATTTTGAAATTCTAAATTATCAATCCCATCCACCTATTAAAGCTCCTCTTTCTAATTAATGAGCTACATACAAGGCATTGTAAAAGAGAATAGATCTTCTCTTTTTTTAATTTATTTTTATATTTTCATGGCTCAAATGATGTTTTTAACTGAGCCTTATGTTTTAGGGAAAGCTATAGATGGTCTTCTTGTAAAAGATTATTTTTGGCTTCTCGTATTTCTAGGTATAGAAATTCTTGCAAATGCTTTCATGTACAAACGAATGATTTTCGATACTAAAATTTTTATTGAAATATACAATCAAATCGTTTATAAGTACCTTAAATCGGATAAGAGTTCTAACCTTTCTTCTAGAATTGCAAGAACTGATATTGCACATAGTATTGTAAATTTTTTAGAAAATGATTTGCATTATTATGTAATGACTTCTATTTCTATTATAGGATCTCTATTTTTTATTTTTACACAGCATAAGCAAACAGGTTTTATTGTTGTTTTTTGTGCTATTCCCATGGCTTTTATTGCAAATAAATTTTATAAGCTAATTGCTAAAGGGACTAGAATAGGTCATGACCATTATGAACAAAGAGTTTCGGCAATGGAATCTGAAGATGAATCTGTTATTAAAACATTTTACGAAAGAAGACGAAGAGTTTTAATTTATTCATCAACTATACACGGTAAGAATTGGTTTTCTATAAATATGACAAAAACAATATTCCTAGTAATTTCTCTTATTGTTTTCACAAATAAAAATATAGGACTTACACAAGGACAAGCAATATCAATGTACTCTTACATCAATCAATTCCTTATTTCTCTTGTTTCAATTCCAGTAGGTATGGAAATTTATACAAGAATAAAAGACGTCTTAAATCGTATAAAAACAGAATAATTTATGGAAATTTTATTACAAACACTTACTCATTTTCCAGGATGTTTTTTAGCTTGCATCCTTAGTCATCTACTCCTTCATAAGCTTAATTCTAAAAAAACTAAAAAATGTGATAACTGTAACTGTGGATAAATACAATAAAAATGAAGAATGAATAAGACTGACAATATTATAAAATGGTCTATCATCTCTATTTTTGTTGGATTATACTCACTTGTTAGTATAATATCTACAATTCACGTAGTCGATTTTTTTAAACTCAGTAATCCGACTTGGTTAGCAATAACTCTTGCTATTGCTTTCGAAGTCGGTGCTGCAGCTTGTCTTGCAGCAATTATTATACTTGATAAAACTAGCAAATCCCTAGTTTGGCTTCTTTTTATTCTGATCACTGGAATGCAAATGATGGGAAATATGTATTATGCATACACTCATCTAGGAAATTATCAATTTTGGTCAGAGCTATTTGGATTAATAGAAGAAGAAGATATTTTTCAAAAAAGAATTCTTTCTATAGTTTCCGGTGCAATACTTCCTGTAGTTGCTCTTGGCTTTATTAAATCTCTCGTAGATTATATAAGACCTTCAAATGAAGAAATTAATTTAATTAATTTAGAAAAATCTGAAGAAGATATTATCGAAGAAGATAAATATACAAAAACAGAAGTGTTGGAAGATAAACCAGTAGAACTGGTAATTCCAAGAGCTGGAGGATTATAAGAATGTCAAACACTACTACAACCGTTGAGGGATTATCGATATCTAATTTTTCTCAACAAGTTTTAGATTTACAAGCTGCAGGTTTTTGTTGTACCGATAAAGATTCTAGAAAGATTATTCGTTGGGTAGGATGTAAACCTAGCGTTTTTAGATCTTCTCAAACTGTTTTTTCTGCCAATGATCTTTCTCTTTGTAGCTGGTATCAAGAAGTAGGAACTTATAATTTTATAACGTATCTTCTAGATCCAGGAGATATACAAACAATCACAATGGATTCTAAGTATATTCTTACTAAAGCCGAATGGCCTACAAATTCATTAGAATCTCAAAAGTTAATTGAAGTAGGAATAGGACAACAAGCAGGTTATGTAGGAATGACGGTTCCTTTTACTATAGGGGCATCTTCTACATCTACGTATAATTATACCGTAATGAAAGATCTTTTTCACTTTAATTCAGAATCTAATGTTAAAACTCCAATGAAACTAAATAATATATCTCCTTATTCAGTTTCTATTTCTGTACTATTTGCAAATTAAAATATAAAAATGATAAAAACTATTAACGCTCTTAAAACTCTCTTTAGTTTAGGGAAACAAGCTACTGAAGATTCTTTCTCCGATTTAATTGATTCATTTTACGGCAAAGCCGAAGATTCTGTTTTATTAGGACCTTTAGGACTAACAGGGACTTATGGATTGATAGGACCAACTGGAGGAACTCATCGAGGATTAATAGGTCCTTCTTCTGGAAATTACCTAGGATTTTATTACTTAGGAGGTACTGCTCCAGGAAGTTCCTCATCATCTGGATCTACTGGACAAATAATTTTTTCAGTTACTGGAGGGACCGGATATATGTATATTCATTCGGGTTCACAATGGATAAAAATTGAAGGTATTTCAAATTTTTAATACCTTATTCTAAAACTTTTTTTAAAAATTACATATAATAAAAAACAAATTTAAAAACAAATTTATGGAAAAGAAAACAAAAGTAGAAAATGTAGGAGAAGCGATTTCAGTTTTGATGCAGGTTGCAGAGCTAGCTCAGAGTCGTGGAATTCTCTCTTTTGACGATGCAGTAGTTACAAAATCAGCAATGGATTTTCTTGTAGCTCTTAATGGAGGTAATGCACAACCTTCTGCTGCAGATGAAGGTCCTCAAGGATCTTAATAATGATTCGGATGTTTAAAAAAGGGGAGGATATCAATTCTCCCCTTCAAATTGGAGATATCCTCGAAGTAGAACCTGGAGTCTTTGTTAAAGTAAAAGAAATTATTAAAGAGACTGAAGAAGACTTTGCTGATATAAAAAAATGGAACATTCGAATAAAAACTGAAGTTATCGCAAATGACAAGGAATCAACTACCTCAAAATCCAGAAAAGGACAAAGATCTAGAAAAAATTAGATATTATCACGGTACTTGGGATAATTTTTTTAATTATTGGAAGAAGAGAGGAGTTGAGACGGATCCTTATAAAGGGTCTATTCTAAAACATCCTACTAATAAGAAGCAAAAAGAAAGTACTCTTCCTTATCAGGATTTTGGCACTTACGATAAATCAAAAAGAAATAAATTAATAGAATCATTTAGCGAATTCTTAGAAAATTAAAAATTTTGGAGGGATAAGATCCCTATGAAGAAATATGCCTAAAAGTAAATCAAAAAGAAAATCAAGGCCTTTTACAAATATTGTACAAAAACAAGGCCAACCTGGTTATACTAATTTTCAAAATTTAAAACCAGCAACAGTATCTCTATCTATAATTGTAAAAAACGAAGCAGCCGTTATTGAACGAATGCTTAAAACAGTTTATCCAATTTTAGATTATTATGTAGTAGTTGATACCGGTTCTACAGACGGTACTCAAGATATTATTAGAAAATTCTTTGAAGAGAAAGGAATTCCTGGAGAAGTTATCGATCATCCATGGAAAAATTTTGAAGATGCTCGTAATACTGCTCTAAATGCAGTTAAAGGAAAAGCAGATTTTGGATTTTGGATAGATGCAGATGAACAAGTAACGTATGATCCAGGATTTAATCCATTAATGTTTAAAGCAGGTTTATCTCAATTCGATGGAGGTAATGTAAAAGTTACTTATGGAGGTCAAAATTACTTCCGTATGCAATTCTTTTCAACAAAAAAACCTTGGAGGTGGTATGGTCCTGTTCATGAAGTTCTCGTTTGTGATGAACCTACTAACGTTGGTGAAGTTCATGGAATTGGTGCTCTTGTAACTCCTGATGGTAATTCTTGGACATCAGAATCTATTCAACAAAAATATGAAGGTCATGCTAAAATTCTAGAAGAATATGTAGCAAACGATCCTAATAAAGATCCTCGTTGGGTATTTTATTTAGCACAATCTTATCGAGATGCAGGAACTCCTGAAAATCAGAAGAAATCTATTGAATGGTATTCAAAAAGAGCAGAAATGTTAAATGGTTTCTGGGAAGAAATTTATTTCTCTCTTCTAATGGTTGCTTCACTTAAAGGTTCTCTACAATATCCAGTACCTGAAATTTTAGAATCTTATCGAATTTGTGGAAAAGCTAATATTTATCGAGCTGAACATCTTATTCCACTTATTTTACACTATCATGCTGCAAAAGAATTTGATGTAGCTTACATGTATTCATCTCATGCAATGAAATTTGCAGGTAAATCACCCTTTCCTCAATCATCTCTATTCATTGATCCAGGCATATATCTTTGGAAAATTTACGATTTACACACTCTTTCTTGTTATTATTCAGGAAGAAGAGAAGAAGGTATAGAAACTTTTAAGAAGCTATGGAAAGCTCTTGAGAAAGGAGAAGTTCCACAATCAGAAGTTCCTAGATTAACAGAAAACCGTAAATTCTTCTCATGAATCAAGTAAAACTAGATAGGAAATTTGATATTTCTGTTAGATCTTGGATAAATGATAAGCCTATTACTGATGATAATTGGCATGTTTTTTATACCGATACTAACAATGAAATGTTAATTGTTCTAATGGATCCCATTAATAATACTGAGGTAAAAATTGAAGTTGTAAAAAAGACAAATTATGAAGACAATAAAAAAGAAAACTGAAAAAGGTTTTGAATATAAAAGAGTTGCCGATTTAGAAGCAGATAAGTTAATTACTATGGGTTGGGATTTTTGTCCTAAATCTGAATGGAAAATTAACGTAAGAGATTTTGGTAAAGTAAAAGAAGAAACAAATTCTAGCGAGGATAAATATAAAAAGAATAAGAAGAATCGCAAGAATGAAACCACTTCTGAAGTACAATGATTTTGTAAATCTAATATTAGAATCAAAAACCTTAAATGAAGGAGGGGCTTATGGTCATTTAAATCATCCTTTTGATGATTTAGATCTCACATTTGCCGATCTACAAGAAATGTTAGATGCTACCATTAATGGAGCATTTGGGCCTGAAAATTTTGTTTCTGAAAAGACGGACGGACAAAATATCATGGTTTCTTGGAAAGGAGGAAGATTAATAGCTGCTCGTAATAAATCACATCTAAAAAATCAAGGAGCTAATGCCCTTTCGGCCGAGGCATTAGCTCAAATGTTCGCAGGCAGAGGAGAAATCGAGATTGCATTTACTACTGCAATGGATGATCTTTCTTCTGCCATTGCGGCATTTTCTCCTCAAGATAAAGATCGTTTTTTTGCTGAAGGAAAGAAATTTGCTTCGGTAGAAGTTATTACCCCTAAAACTCAAAATGTCGTTCCTTATGGTTTGAAAATGCTTGTTTTTCACGGAACAATGGAATATGATGAAGACGGTAACCCCATAGGTGAAGATAAACAAGCTGGAAGAGATTTAGGTAAAATTGTTAATGATATTAATGTTGCAGTTCAGAAGAATTTCTTTATAAGAGGTCCTCACGATTTAGAAATAAAACCCCTTCCTAATACTAAAGCTAGAGAAGCTTATTATCGTAAGAAAATCGATACGGTAATGAAAGAAAGTGGATGCTCACCTTCTTCTACAGTAGGTGATTATGTAATAGGGATGGCTACTAATATTTTTAAAAGAGAAACTAATAAAGCAGGAATTACAATCCCTTTTGACGTAGAAACAAAACTTATTAGAAGGATTGCAAGTATAGACGATTCTAAAACATATACAATTTCTCAAATTAAAAAAGATTTAGGATCTGATGCTTCTTGGTTTATTGATTTAGAAAAGAAAGACTTTAAGAAAATTCAAAGAGAAATTTATGCTCCTTTAGAAAATATTTTTCTAGAAATTGGTACCGAAATGATGAAAAATATGTCTTCTTTTCTTTCTGCAAATCCTACACAAGCTGCAGAAGAAATGAAAGCAGAAATTGATCGAGTTATTTCTTCCATTAGAACTAATGGAGATGCTTCTGATGTTGAAAAGCTAGAACATGAGCTGAATCGTATTGCTACTTCAGGTGGTCTAGAATCAATTGTTCCTACTGAAGGAATAACATTTTTATTCAAAGGAAAGCTATATAAATACACAGGAATTTTTGCTCCGATCAATCAAATAAGAGGAATGCTTACTTATAGATAAATATAAAAAATAAATTAGAATTTTATGAAAAGGATTTTTTCTCTTATATGTCTTAGTGTTTTAATCTCTTCTTGTGCTTTACAAGGCAATGAAAAATCCGAAGAAATTCAACCTAGTAAAGAATCTATTAATAATGCTGCTAGAATAGCTACGGATAATCTTCTTTTAGGTAATCCTTCTAATGCACAAACTTCAACTTCATTTCCTACAAATTATTTAATGCAAAAAACTCAGTTTGCATTAAGTTATAATCGAGATCAAGGAAAACCTAATTGGGTTTCCTGGCATTTAGATCCTACTTGGGTGGGATCCTCTGATAGATGTAATTGTTTTTCTTCGGATGCCTTACTTCCTTCAGGATGGTATCGAGTAACCTCGACTTCATATACAAATTCGGGGTTTGATAGAGGTCATAATTGTCCTTCTGCTGATAGAACTCTCAATTCTACTGATAATAAAGTAACTTTTTTAATGACTAATATGATGCCTCAAGCTCCTAATAATAATCAAAGAACTTGGGCTAATTTAGAGAATTATTGTAGGACTCTTATGAATCAAGGAAATGAGCTGTATATTATTTGTGGATCTTATGGATCTGGAGGATATGGTTCTAATGGATTCAAAACTACAATAGATAATGGTAGAGTAACAGTTCCTAATAGAATTTGGAAAGTAATAGTTGTAATTCCTCAAGGATCAAATGATATTTCTAGAATTACAACTTCAACAAGGGTTATAGCTTTAAATACACCTAATGCTAATGATCTTCTTACCACATGGGGATCATACAGGACATCTGTAGATGCAATTGAATCTGTAACTGGGTATGATCTTCTTTCTAATATCCCTGATGCAATAGAAAACGTTCTAGAAACAAATATAGATAATGGACCAACTCAATAATTACCACTATGAAAACCATAATCCTAATTCTTACATTTTTAACTTTTTCAACTTGTGTCCCTGTTAGATATAACAGAACTTCAAGGGTAGTTGTACAACCTACTCCAGTAGTCGTTGTAAATCCACAACCAGCTTTATATTCTCCTTACTATCAATTTAGACCAATTCGTCCTGTAGTAAGACCTCCTTATTTAGGAAACGTTTATCATAAACCAAAAACCGTAGTAGTTGTTAGAGGTGGTAGAAGAAGATAATGGTTTCGGTCCTGGAATGATGTTTGGTATACCTGGTCCAGGTCCTAAAAAAGATACGAAAGGAATTCCTTCTGATAAGAAAAAAGAAGTAGGAACCGAGGTAAAAAATATGAAGTCTAAATTTCTTAAATTTAAGGAATTTACTTCTAAAAAAATATAAAAAAATGAGAAAATATATATTTTTCTTTGGGATTATTGGATTAGCTATTTCCCTTATGTCAGCTACTCTTAAAAGAGAAAGCAGTTATTTCGTTAGCGAAACCGATGAAACTATTTTTAGTGAAGTGGCAGAAATAGTTTATCCTAGAGACGAAGCTTGCAATCTTAAAAATATTAAAAAATACGCTAGAATTTTTCTAAATCCTAGATACATTTTAGAATCTTTTGCTTATAAACCATATACAAATTTTGTAGATAAAAGAAGTATAAAGGCAGTTTTTTCTGTTTATGCTGGGGAAACTTATAGAGTTATAGATTTAAGTGAAGGATTTTCAAAACCAGTAATGGTAAATATTTTTGATTCTGATGGTAAAAAAATATATTCATCTGAAGGTAGTTCTAAAATGTTTGATTTCCTTGCTGAAAATTCAGGTGAATGTACTATTGAATGGATTTATCGAAGAGAGGATTCTCAAAAACCCGATAAAAAATGTGTAGCTTTTGCTGTAGGATATACAAATGAATAATTTACTCACATATGAAGATTTTCTTTTTGAAGATGTAAGAGGAAATAAAGTTTGTATTTTCCCTGGTAGGTTTCAGCCTTTTCATCTTGGTCATATAGCAGCCTTAGAGAGAACCTCTAAGGTTTTCGGTGCTAAAGTCATTCCTATACAGATCCTTTCTAAAAGTAATAAATCTCCTATTCCTGATTCAGTTCTTATTAAAATGGGAAATGCAGTTGCTAAAGAATTTCACTTTATAGAAAAGTACATTCTTTATCCGCAAGGCCTTATTACGTTTATTCCTGAAATGGTTAAGCTTCTTCAAGAACAAGGTTATTATCCAATTGGTGTAGGTTGTGGATCCGATAGACAAAAAGATTATGAAAGACAAGTTGCTAAATATATTTTAGCTCCTGATTCAGAAATACAAATTCCTCAATTTGAAGTTGCTATGGTTGACGAAAGAACCGAAGGAGGACCTTCAGGAACTAAAGTTCGTGAAGCTATTCAAGCTGATGATGAAGAAAAATTTAAAGATCTAACACCTAAATCGATACATTCGTTTTATAAAGAATTGAAAAAGTATATATGAAACTTCTAAAATTTAAAGATTTCGTAAGTAATTTTACATTTATTAATGAAGCCAGAGTTTGGGCTCATCCTGATAGGACTTACGTTTTTAATCCTACCAATCATTCTAAAGTCCCTAATGATATCATTGATTTGACATTTAATTCTTGCTCTTCAGATGATATGCAAGGAGAACATAGTATGTTTTTTATTTCCGGTGATTCAAGGGTCGTGGAAATCGATCATGAAGAAGCTCTAAAATTATTAAAAAATAAAGATTATTCAATTCTTAGAGATAATGAAGGAAGGAACGTATTTTTAGTAGTTTCGGAAAGTAAAACAGGAATCTTAACTGAATTAAAAAAATCAAACGAAACTACTACTAACGTTAAAGAAGGTTTAGTAGTTTATTTCTATTATTCTAATATTCATGAAATTCCTAGTATTCAAAATGCTGAATCAATAATAAAAACTCTTAAAAATTTATCAATACCTTCAGAATCACTAGATCCTAAAAGCGTAAGGGAGATTCAAGATTATTTAAACAATTTATTTCTAGATAAAGCTGCTATTAAGTCTTTAACCGATTTTTGGTCTGTAGGATATGCTCTTAGTAATATTCTAGATAATAAAAAGCATATAATTTTAAGATCTAATTTATTTAATTCTATTCGTAGATTAGGAAATAAACTAACTAGATTGCCTGCTGATAAATGGTGTCCAGGCGATATTTATATTACTGATAGAAATTACTTAGGAGTAATTTCTGATTATGTTTCTGAAATAGAAAAAAATATACAAGATGATAGCATTGCAAAGCTAAACGATTTATTTTCAGATGAAATGATGATTAATAATGAAAAAGGATCGGCCATAGGTTCTGTTGTTGCTATCTCACTTAAACAAGAAGAAGCTCAGGCAGGTAAAGCTAAAGAGTTCTTAAAAACTCTTACAAAAGATCAAAAACAATACAACGTTACAAAAGCTGAGTATAAATTGGATGACTCTGAAATTGAATCTATGATCGAAGATTTAAGAAAAAAAATAGCTGACGCTTGTTCCAAGTCGGAAATTACAATTAATTTAGAGCAAGACACTAATTATAAAAACAGCAATCCAATATCCTTAAGGAATAAATTTGCTTCTTTAAAAGTTACTGCAAAGTTATTAGAAAATCCTGCTGAAATAGATGATAATATTCTCAAAAGCACTGCTTTTGCAATGAGTCTTACAGGAGTTAATCCTACTTTCTTTAAATTTATGGGAAGTTCTAAAGGAAATGCAAAAGTAGATAAATTCCCTAAAGGAGAAATGATTTATCTTCTCGATCATGGATTAGGAGATAAAAGATCTTCCATCGATATTGTAGATAGGAATTCTAATGCTGAAGTTATGTTTAGATTTAGGATTAAAAAAGGAGAATATGAAAAGCCTATTATTCTAAAATGCAGGCCTAATGGAGGTGTACAGTCAACTTTAGAAATAGAAAAAATGAAATAAATAATGAAGCTATTTTTTGGATGGTCTAATATTCGTTGGTTCTTATTAGAGATAGGGAAACTTTATAGTGCAGAAAAATCTTATTTTTCTAAAAAAAGAATTGAATCTGGATTAGCTTTCTTAATCGGACAATGGGGAATGATTTACTACATGTTAGAAAAACACAGCATTTTAACTATGAGTGAAATTCTTTTCTGGGCAGCTGCTGAATTTGCAATTGCCGGATATATGCTAAATCATATCCAAAAAGAAAAGGTGACCCTTTCTGAAACAAATAATGAAGAACAACAAATAAATTCTTAATATGAAAATAAATACTTTCGAACAATTTTTGAATGAATCTGCAGTTAGATTTACTTCAAATCCTTCACACGCTCAGCTAGCAGCTGATGGCCTTTCTCTACTCGATCAAATTCGTGTTTGGCATTGGCAAGTAACTATTGGAGACCTTCATAAAGCTCTTGGAGATTTTTATGATGAATTTTCTGGATTAAACGATACCCTAGTTGAAGCAGTTATGGGTAAGTACGGTAGATTCAGTATTAAAGGAACTAAATCACAAATCCTTGTTGATTACGATGTAGCTACTTTTGATTCTGCAATTGCTAATTACGAATCTCTTTACACAAATGATTATCGTAAGCTTTTTACTTCTGATCCTGAAATCTGCAATATTCTTGACGAAATCGTAGCAGAAATGCAGAAGCTTAAGTACCTTTCAACAATGTCTTAATATGTTCGATTCTAATTTTACTTTTACGTTGGATGACGTAAAAGACTATCAGCATTTGGAATTTCTAATAAAAGAAGAAGCTTTTCGAATATTTAATTCAAAAAAAGCAAGAAATGGAAGAACTTTTGAAGAAATTCTAGATAAAGTAAAAGTCGGTAAAACCGCCGAATATTATCTAGTAGAACAAGGTCTTTTTAAACCAGCAAAAGACATATATCATGATTTAATTGATGAAGAAGAAGATTTTGTAGAAGTAAAAGCTTATGATGTTTATGATTCTAATGCTCCTCATGTAAAATCAGAAATAGAAAGGATTCGTAATTCAGAATGGAATCAATCTAAATGGATGCTACTATTTCAGTATCGAAATAATAGATACACTTTTTTAGAAAAAATTTTTATTAAGGATTGAAACTCATAAAAATTTCAATCATATAATTTATACTTTTAAAAATTAAAGATTAGATACAGCAAACTAAATACAAACTATGGATCAATCGTTTAATAAGGTCGGATCTTATTCTACGAAAAACGAAAAACGAATCCTCGTTCCAGCAATGGTAATCAAAGTCGAATCTCTAATCTGAACTAATTAAAAGGGTAGTTTCCGCAAATTAATTACATGAATACCGCACAATTCAAATCCTCTACCCTGTCTAAAAAATTAAAGAGTGAATTCAGCAATAATTAACAAATTATCAATTGAACCTTGACCAACCCCTTCACTCTGTTTTTTTAAGAAATTTTTCAAATCAAATTATATGAGCACTTTCGTTAAAGCAATGCAAAATAGAAACGAGGTTACCAAAAACGGTATGGTAACTAATAGTTCATCTCTTTCTTCTTGTGTAGATTTGTTCTTCACTATTGGAGCTTATCGATCTAAGGTCAATGATCCTCAAGCAATGATGGATCTTATAGGTAAACTTGAAGCTTCTTTCAGTCAGGATCCTTTGCTTACTCGTAAAATGCTTTTTTGGGTAAGGGATGTACGAGGAGGTGCAGGTGAACGAGAAGTTTTCCGTAAAATCCTTCGTTATCTTTGCCATACATATCCAAAATATGTAGAAAATAACATCCATCTAATTCCTGAATTTGGTAGATGGGATGATCTTTTTATTACTTTCGGTACTTCTGTAGAAGATGTTGCAATGGAATTTATTGAAGATACTTTAAGTAGTGAAAATTCAGGTCTTCTTGCTAAATGGATTCCTAGGACAGGAGGTAAAATTTCTAAGGAGAAAAGAGTAATTGCTAATAAGATTAGGACTCACTTAGGAATGACTCCTCGAGATTTTCGTAAATTTATCGTTTCTAAAACCAATGTTGTAGAACAACAAATGTGTAAGAAGGAATTTGATAAAATCGAATATCAAAAAGTTCCTTCTCTTGCAATGAGCCGTTATACAAATGCTTTCCAGAAGAATGATTCTGAAGGTTATGGAAAATATATTTCTGCTGTTCAATCAGGTGAAGCTAAAGTAAATGCTTCTGCTGTTTATCCTTATGATATTGTAAAAAATCTTCGATACGGAGATCAAAATCTTTCTATTGAACAATGGAAAGCTCTTCCAAATTTCATGGAAGGAAGTAAAGAAAGAGTACTTCCTGTATGTGATGTTTCTGGTTCAATGGAAACTCCTGTTAGTGGAATAACAACTGCATTAGATGTTTGTATCTCATTAGGTCTTTATATTTCTGAAAGAAACGAAGGTCCTTTTAAGAATGCATTTATTACATTTTCCGAAAACCCTACTCTTCAATATTTGCAAGGTGATTTACGGTCTCGTTTTATGCAACTTCAATCCTCTGAATGGGGAATGAATACAAATCTAGAAGGAACATTTAAAACAATTCTAGAACAAGCTAAAAAGAACGATCTTATACAAGAAGAAATGCCTACTTGCATTCTTATTATGTCAGATATGGAATTTGATCAGGCAATCGATCATGAAGAAACTGCAATGGATATGATTCGTAGAGAATTCGATTCTCATGGATATGATCTTCCTAAAATTGTTTTTTGGAATCTTAATGCAGGAAAAAGAAATATTCCTGTTCAAATGGATGAAAATGGGACTGCTTTGATTAGTGGATTCTCTCCTTCCATTCTTAAATCAGTTCTTTCTGGATCTACTATGACCCCTGAATCCATTATGATGGAAACACTTAACACAGAAAGGTACTCTGTTGTAAAATGATAAATCCAACTGAAATAATTTCTTCCGTAATTGGTTATGAAGGAAGAATGATTAGTTTTTCTAAGTCAGGATATAGAAGAGATCATCCTGAAAATATAGTAATTTTTAATGCAAATATCATTCAAAAAATTGACGGAAGATACGAGAAGATATGGTTCGGAGATCTTGATATTACTCTCGATTATGAAAAGCTAATTCAAATTTCCGAATTGCTAGATACGGAAATTTTTGTACTTCACGAAATGGATTGTAGGTTTGATAACGAAGATAAACCTAATGTAATGAATTTCGTAGTAAGCTCTTTCTTTAATCGAAATAGCCCTATTGAAATTAATAAATCTTTTGATACATATTATAAAATAATTAATGGAATTCCAAAACGCATAAATGCTTAATAGGAAAAATAAAATAAACGATGAAGTTCGTTACCCTCAGGTAAGGGTCATAGGTGAAGGAGAATCACAAATAATGAGCTCTCGAGATGCCTATCAATTAGCAAAATCTCAAAATCTTGATTTAATTCTTGTAAATGAAAATCAAAATCCTCCAATAGTTAGGATTGCCGATTATCAGAAATTTTTATACTTACAAGAAAAATCAGAAAAAGAAAGATCGAAAAACACAAAATTTGAGATAAAAGAAATTCAACTTAGTTGTGATATAGCCGAAAATGATTTAAAAACTAAGGCTAATCACGCTATTCGATTTCTTCAAAAAGGAGATCGAGTTAAAGTTGTTTTAGCTTTAATTGGTAGGCAAAAAAGTACTCCTCAAAGAGGAGAAAATACCATGTTAAATTTTGAAGAACGGATATCAGATATTGCTAGTCCCGAATCGGCTATTAAATATGACGGTAATCGTTGGATAGCAATATATAAAAGAAAATGAGAATAACAAATAATAGATTACAAGATTGGGTAATTACCTTTATTATCATGATGGGATTAACTTGTTTTTTCGGATTACTTGTAGATCCTACGCTATTTGAATACACCCCAGAAAATCCAAGTATTTTTATTAAACAAAAAGCTTTTGTTTTAACTAGTACTTTTATCAATGGAATATTATCTTATTTTTTAACAAGGAAATAAAATGTTAGGAGTACACGTTTTTGAAAAAAGAGGTCCTATCGAATGGGAAGATGAAATGCTTGCAGTTAATCTCCTTTCAATTCTTAGTTGGAAAAAATTTCATGGACCGATACATCTTTATACGAACGAAGAGTATCTGGAAACTCTTCGCAAATGGGGTATCGATAAGTTTTATGATAAAATAGATACTCATACTTTAAAACAAATTCCAGATAGGCTAAACCAAAAAGATTATTGGGCTTTCGGTAAAATTCACGTTGCAGGTGAAATTTCTGAACCTTTCGTTTTAATAGATACCGATCTTTGGTTAAACGGTCCTTTAGAATTTGATAATGATTATTCTTTTGTTGCTTATCATTATGAAAATTTTGATATTGAATCTAAATTAAATCCTTATGTAGATTTCGATAATTTTATTCCTGAAAAATGGATAGGACGATGGAATAAAGATATTATGCCTGTAAATACAGCACTTCTTTGGTTTAATAATAACGTACTAAAAAACGAATGGATTGAAATTGCTAAGGAAATTGCTCTTCAACCGAATCAGACTTCTCTAGAAGATCGATTCGGATCCAAAAAAATGGTTCTTATTGAGCAAAGAATTCTTCCTATGCTTGCTTACGAAAGAGGATTAAAATACGATACTTTCATTTATCACATTTATCAAAGTCATCTTATAGGTAATCGAGAAGGTTTCGAATGGGATCCTCCTACTAGGGATTGGAATGAACAAGAAAGAAAAGACTTTAGTAAAATTCGACATATTTGGGGTGCAAAAAAATACTTTAAATTCGATAAAGAATTTAAAAGAGATGTTTTTGATTGTATTTTGTATGATTTTGAACCTTTCAAAGAGAAGGAAGAATTCAAAAAATTATTATCAAAATTAATCATCGAATAAAAATCAACATATAATTATTATGGAAAAACCTATTTATCAATCTACGGTCGAATTCTATTATTTTAATAGAGTAGAAGGAAATACTTTCCCAAAAGGAACCGTTTTTTATCCAGAAATTCTTTCTGATGAATATGTAGGAATTCATTACGATTTAAAAAAACCGGTTAGAATTTCTTCTAATTTTTTCGAAGAAAATAAAATTGTTCGATTTAACGAAGTATCTCATGAGTATCTAAACGGTTTTATGATTTTCATCGAAGCTATAAGACTTTTAAGATATTCTAAAATGAATAAAGAAGAAATGATTGAAGAATTATCAAAAGCTTTAGGTTTTCTTGCTTTTTCCGATACAGATTTCGAAGATATCGATAAAGATTTAGATTGGCCTGAAAATGAATTATTTAACCAGAAAACAGAAAAGATTGATGAATATGTTATAGGTAAATCACCTGTAACTGCTTATACTTGGTCTTGGTCAAGTTCAGGAGCTCATTCTACCTACAAATATGATTAATACTAAAGATCTAAAATCGAAACCTACAATTAATTTTTCTCAAGGGATTTTTACTTGGATGACTAAGTTAACTAATGAAGAACTTAAGGCTTGGGAAGATTCTGCATTCGAAAGAGCTAAAAAAATGTTTGAAGAACAAAATAGAGAATATCGTCATGATGAAGCTGCTGCTTTTGTTAGAGACGAAGCAAGGCTAATAGAAAGAGATTATACACATTTTTAATATGAAAAAAGCAATTAGATTTACGGCTTCTTGGTGTGGCCCTTGTAAAATGTACGCACCAATTTGGGAAAAAGTTTCGGAAGAGAAATCAAGTTGGGAATTCCAAACTGTTGATATCGATGAAAATTACGAATTAGCAAGTAAATACAATGTTCGTTCGGTTCCTACAACTATTTTTGAAGAGAATGGAACAGTTATATCTAGACATGTAGGAGTTCTACAAAAAAATGATTTACTTCTAAAGCTAGATGAAAATTCATTGAATTAATCCAATGACCTATTTGTATTGTTTAAATTTAGTTCTGAACGTAAAGAGAAGAGATTTAAATTTGTACACTCTTTACAGAAATATAAAATTATCACTTAGCTTAGACTTTATTTTTATTATTTTCTATATTTTATACACAAATTCATGAAAGGCAAACTTGTAAAATTTAATGGTGATTGGGTTATCCAATATTTTGATGCATTTTCCGTAAGTAATATCCCTTTACATCCGGCAGATAAAACTTCTTTTTTAAACGAAGGATCTGAAGTAGAATTCGATATTTTTGATGAAGAAGTAATGATCGAAGGTAAAGATAGGTTTGCTAGAATTTTAATCCAACATAATTTTTAATGGAAATAGACGTAATATTAGGACTTCAATACGGAGATGAGGCAAAAGCTAAATGCACTTATTCTCTTCTAAAACCTCATCCTGGAGGTGGATCTGATGAATATGATTATGCTTTTCGATTTAATGGAGGACCTAATGCAGGTCATACCATTTATCATGAAAAACGTAAGATCGTAACTCATCAAGTTCCAATTGGTGTATTTTTTGATATACCTTCCATTATCGGACCCGGATGTGTTGTTGATTTAGGAAAGCTAGAAGCCGAAGTAAAAGAAATTTCGGAATTTCTAGGAAAGGATATATCTAATCTTATTTCTATAGATTATCGAGCACACATCATAACCGAAGAACATAAAGAATTAGATTCGGATGGATCTACTATTGGATCGACTCGTTCAGGTATTGGTTATGCATATTCTGATAAACATCTTAGAAGAGGAATCCGTTTTGAAAATGTCGTTTCAGATTTTCAAAAGATCGATTCTCTACAAATTCTAAACGGACAAAACGATTATTTTATCCTATTTGAAGGAGCTCAAGGATGGGGTTTAGATATTAATTTTGGTGATTATCCTTACGTAACTTCTTCTCTTTGTGGAATTGCAGGGGTAATTGCAAGTGGTGTAAGACCTATCGATATACGTAACGTAATTGGAGTAGCAAAGATATATGAAACTTACGTAGGTAACAAACAATTTCAATCGGAAGATCCGATTTTTATACGATTACAAGAAGAAGGACAAGAGATTGGTGCAACAACCGGTCGTAAAAGACAATGTAATTGGTTAGATTTAGATCGTCTAATCGAGGCTTGTAGTGTTAATCAAGTCACTGCAATTATTATAAACAAAACTGATATTCTTGAAAAGGTAGGAGTTTTTAAGTGCTTCTTTGAAGGAAAAATGAAAGAATTTAATTCTATTGATGATCTAAAAGATTTTATCACTAAAACTTTAGAAGAATCATTTGGAGAAGATTTTCCGATTGTTTTTTCTGATAATCCTTATACTATATGAGATTTGAAGATTTTTATACTCGTTATGTAGGAGAAATTATACCTGGAAAACCTTCTTATATTCGTAACGGTCAAGCTTTAATGAATTTTCTTCATGAAATTTGGCCTGATGAATCAAAAAGGATTGTAGAAGGGATTTATCAAGATCAAAACCTTGATTGTTTTCATAACGATAGCTACATATCCATTACAATTAATCATTTAGAAAAAGTTTGGCATAAAAGAGATGAAGAACAGAGAAAATATATCCTCGATTGAGTTACTTAATTCAGAAGGACCTATCCTTAAAGCTTATAAAATAGGAAAGGAATTCGTCGTACAAGATGAACATAAAGAGCTAATCGGAATCCTTAAGAAAGATAAAATGATAGATTTTATTTATGACAAAATGTCACTTATTGATTCTAAAAATCGACTTTTCGTTTATGGAAAATTTCCCGGTTCTATGAAACCTGACCTAAGAAAGCTTGCAGAATTTATTGGTTTAGATACTGAAGGAATGACATTTTAAATTCCATATTGATCTCGATAATTTTGAAATTCTTTTCTTATCTGAGATGCACTTCGAACTCCAATCCAAATTTTTGTCACTCCAATAGAACCTTTAAAAAATCTAGAAGGTCCATTACCCCATGCACCTATTCGCATAGAAGAACTAGAATAATTTATATTAACTCCTCCTGTAGGAGTATCAGATTCTACTAATTCTCCGTTAAGATATGCTCTAGCTGTATCAGAAGGAGAAAAAGTTACTGCTATATGATACCAAGTATTTGAAGTCATAGCAGGAAAGTTGACAGATTTTTCTCCACCTCCTACTAAAGCAACAGCAAAATAATATTGATTAAGGGTAGAAGAATTCTGCTGAATTACCCAATTAGTATCGGAATCATGATTTGTATCAATTATATTAGCGAATGCTACTTGAGAGCTTCCTGGTTTTACCCACATACTGATTGTAAAATTCTGTTGATTAAAACTAGACATAACTGAAATATAATCATCAGTACCATTAAAAGTAAACACTCCATATCTTTCGTAAGAAAAATAAGGAGGAGAACCAAATAAAGTAATTGGAAAACCGCCTGTTAGGCTTATTATCGAAGTTCCCGTACCTCCATATGATCTAATGTAAGAAGGATCGATATGAAGATATGAGTTATCTTGAGAATTAAAATTAGGATCGACAATTTTCAATATCCCTCTAATAGTTACATTAAAAGGATTTCTAGAAGTTTCTCCCCAACCTCCTAAGCTTGAAAAATTTAAAAACCCGTCTTGAGGGATTTCTGGCAAAGTGGGTAAAGAAAATATATTATCCAAAGGATTAGTACTAATACTTACTCCCCATTGGCCAGTTAATCCAGTAGAAGAAACGTCTAAGTAATTAGATCCGTCTATATCTACCGAATAGGGCCAATAAACTGTCGGACTTTGTCCTAAATTTCCTGATCCATCTAATCTAAAAGGGATAGACCAATTTCCGTCGGTAAAAGATCCTCCACCGACGCTTTCGAATGCTAGTTTCCAAATAAAATGTAGATATGAATTTCCTCTATTTATTCCTTTTGTATAAAAAAAGCAACTAATAGGTTTACAACCTACTGTACCGTTTATTGAAGTTGAAATCATTACATATCCCCCTCCTCCTCCGAAATAAAAAGGATTCCAATTAATTTCCGGATAATTTATAACAGAAGCAGTATCTAAAAAAGCTCCTGATCTTTTAAAATTTAAATTATGTAAGTAGCCATTTCCATAACCATTTGCCATATTTTGATTCGTTTCGTTCGCAGAAATAAATGCGTCATCGATTAAACCTTTAAAAGGTTGAATTGAAGGATTTCCATTCGAATTACGCCCTTTAAATATTAAAGCGGTTCCTCCACTATTAAAATTTATTTCATATCCATCTTCAATGTATCCTGATCCCTGTTGAGGACCGCCTATTATTCTAGGATCATCTATTCTCATGAATACATATTTATTTTTGCAACTCCATTTATGTTTAGATTTAGGGTTTGTGAAGAACTAGTAGAAGTAACACCTACTAATATAGTAGGAGGGGATGTATTAGTGGTAGTAATTCTTAAACCGGAAATATCGACCTTTGTAAAATCTGTAGTTATAGTTGCCATTGTGTCATTATCGGTTCCAGTATAAATCAAAGATCCTATTGAATCAGGAGGAGTGAAAGACATAGAAAAAGCTCGATTAATATCTGTAGTTATTTCCCAAAATCCATAAAAATGAAAAAATCCTTTAGTTGGATCATTATAATTATTAGTTATCCGAAACCAATTGAAATCATTACCAAAAACATAATTTCCAACTAAAGATCTTTTAAAATTAAAAGGAGACCATTCTATATCTCCGTTCCATTTATTAAACTTAAAATAATCTAGAGAACAAAAATCTCTTGAATCAATAGTGGTTATTCCATGAGGTTGTATCAATTTATATGAAACAAAAGAAGCAAGAGCAGGATTATGTCCTAAGAGATTTTTAAAATTTGGACTATGTATTTTCATTTATAGATTACACCATTTAGTTTATCTATCTTCTTAATTTAATCTAATATATTATAATTTTAAGGATAGATAAATTAAAGGAATATGTTAAATGTATATAGACGATCTTTACTTACATAAAAAAGGTTATACTTTTTCTGCAGGATCAGGTAGTACATCCATTGATTCAATTTCATCTGGACTTAGATTGCAGTATGAAGATGATTATCTTCCAAGTATAGAATCTTCAGCTATATTATCTTTTTTAGATAAAGATTCAGTGGATAAGATATTTTATACAATTACTAATGGAGGTAGTGCTTCGACTCTTAATTCGTGGGGAGCAACTGCTACGATTCTTAATTCATTTTGGCAGGTTATCGGTAAAAAGGTAGTTGATTTCAGATTAAGGATTTCTTTAAATACTCCTAGTAGCGGTTCTGCAGTAGGAGGAACAACCTATAAAATAAGAATTATTCCTCCTGCACCTTTAGTGATAAATAGTAGTTCTAAAAGCACTTCAAATGTAGCAGCAAATATATCTTTTGAAAGGACTTCTAGAGGAGGAGGAGGTCCTATTGAATATTATGTAAGTTCTTCTCCTCCTTATATGAATTATATGGATGTAGGTTCCGATGTTACAAATGAAGGAATTATAATAGATCTTAAGTTTAACGATTTTGCTCCTTGGTCTTTAGTAGATTTATATGGTCTTATATTGAATGTAAATGGTATGGCTTTTATTGAATCTTTTTGAGAATCTTTCTTATACTTAACTTTGATGTAATATCCGTGTACCTTTTTTGTTCATTTTGATTTTTTTCTGTAGAGAATTTGTATTATATTAGCTTTATCAAATTAATTATTCTCTTATGGAACAATCTCCTAAATACTCTACAGCATACGTTAACGATCTGATGCAAGATCCTGACGTTCTCGGTCTTAACCTTGCTAATGCAACTCCTCAAGTCTTAAGTCTTATTTCTCTTTGGGCTTCTAAACAAGAATTCAAAGCTGCCGAAGAAGAACGTTACGAAGATGCTGCTCGTTACCGTGATATTCTAAAATGCAAAACGGTTTTCGTTCGTAAAGTAGATGATGGATTCGAAATAATCTAATATGTACTGTAAATGTTCAACTCGTATACCTGAGCCTCGTCTAAAGCTAGGTTACAAAACTTGCGTAAGTTGTTCGACCGAAGCTCGATGGTCAGGTGTTCCTGTGATTAATCATAAAACAGGCAACGAAATTCAAATCGTTAAAGACCCTGAAGTAGCTGCTGAATTCCTCGCTAAAAGTGCACGAGTAGGTTTCGGAACATTACGTGGTATGACCACGAGTTATCGAAAACCGACGAATATAGTGTCTAAAATAAAAGAAATTCCAGTTAAACCTGCACCATCTACGATTGTTTCTAGAACTATCCTGCCTAATGAATTTGAAACCGTAGGTACAGAAGTTATGAACATCTTAGAAACTGAAGGTACGGAAGCCGCATATAATCATATACAAGTATCTCTTCAAAATCGTCGAATATTTGGAATTCACGCAAATCAGCTACGTTCAATTATACAAGCTCTACAAAAATGATCGAGGTTTTCTTTCCTAAAACGACTTACGAAAAATATCGATACTTGGGTTCTGTTCCTTGGGACGACGAAGGAGATATTTCTAAAGCAATGCTTCCTCTCGTCCTTCTAATGGATCATAAGGCAAAACCAGGTTGGTGTCCCCGTTGGTTTCTTCGCCTTCTTCATCGAGTAGGAAATCGTAACTCTTCAGTTAGAGTTTATAATCGAACGCTGAGTAATCTTCTCCGTCACTTAACAAAAGGTTATTTCATTTGGGATTATAAAACGAAATGGAAAGACTACGATCTACGTATATCAATTTCAGGTGATGAAGAATGTTGGTTCCTTCTTAGAGCTATCGAACAAGCTTTTTACGATAGAGGTTTTAAAGAAGAGCTAATCGAAGAGCTAAAAGATCTCGATCCTAAAGGTTATTACAAAGGACTTCCTACCGAGGTTCTGAAAGTTAAATTGCTAGATTTACAAAATCAATCTCTTGAAGATGAAGAAGAAACAGAAATTTAAAATCGAAAATCGTAGATCAGTCTTCTCTCCTCTAGAAGATTGGTGCACATTTTCAATCGGTAAAACTCATGATTTTATTGAAGTAACCGAATGGACAAATGGAGAAGGTTATGATGTTCAAATATGTGATTCACAAAGAACAGTCCTCTCCTCTTTTACATGGGGTCAATTTCAACTTATTAAAAAGCTAATTAAACATTTAGATGAAAGTACCAACAATTCCTCCGAAGGAGAAAGCAGATCAGCTACTCAAATCAATTCTTAAATCAATGGGTCTAAAAACTCATCATCAAATTTCCATTGAAGAATATCTTGATGCTCGTGATTGTGCAAATGCTGCTATTGATGCTATCTTCGATTTTATGAAAGAAGATGATGAATTGCATGATTGTGCTCATTTTGCTAATTCTGTTTGGGTTGATTATTATATGAAAGTACGTAAAGAACTATGAACACTATACACAAAGGAAAAATTTACAAGGATAAAGAAGGAACCTGGTTAGTTCTATCCGATGAAACAACCTATCAACTACATCCTGACGATGTTGAACAAATTCTAAAAGATTCAAGAATTTTTGATAATCTCGAAGCAAGAATTCTCAATTTTCCTGATGTTCGATTTCGAATAGAAAAACATCAGAAATTTTCAGGGTCTATAAAATACGCAAAACTAGAAGAATAATGGACTTTATATTAGGACTAATTACATTAGCATTAGGATTAGGAATTTACTTTGCACCAACACTTATTGCAGGTAATACAAATCATCGTCAATTTACAGGAATTTTACTTCTTAATTTATTTTTAGGATGGACATTTATTGGTTGGGTCGCAGCTCTGATCTGGGCCGTAGTAAAAGATTAAAATGAGTAAGAGATTTACTGATACTATCGATACTTATTTTAAAGATATTGAGAATGTCTCTTCTCCTCTAACAAAAGAAGAAGAGAAGAAGCTTGCTATTAGAATACAAGGAGGAGATGAACGAGCCATCAATGAACTCGTTATGCATAATCTAAAATTTGTAGTTCTGCTTGCAAATCGTTTCTCTCATTTAGGTGAAGCTCTTGACGATCTTATTCAAGAAGGAAATACCGGACTTATTGAAGCCGCAAGAAGATTTACACCAGATAAAAATGTAAAGTTTATTACGTATGCACAATTTTGGATTCGTAAAAGATTAAACGAATTTATTGCAAGACACGGTAGAACTGTTAGAATTCCTCATAATCAGGAGTATGATGATTATAAAAAGAGGATTCGAGGAGAATCAGTTCCTGATCGATCTAATATTGAAATAGATCGTCCTTTAGAGGAAGGAGATTCCATGACTATGGGAGATTTAATTCTTTCAGAAGAATTTTCAGATCCTTTCGAATCAGAAACCGATGATTCTCATCTTTCAATTTTTTTAAATCAATTAAACGAAGAAGAGTTAAAAATTATTAAGCTTTTTTATGGAATTGAAGAAATAAAACCTCGTTCGACTAGAGAAATAGGAACCGAATTAAATCTAGAAGAAAGTCGAGTTAATCGAATTCTAAAAATCGCAAGAGCTAAAATGAGAAAAGTAATTAAATGAAAAGAAAATCATTCTACCTAATTCTACTTCTGACTTCAATTATTTGTTGTGGTCACGGACAAACGATTACCTTTATGTCTGGTATTGAGAGGGATCTCTCTTCTCAATCTCAAGCACAAATTATACAAGGTGCACTTCCGAAAGCGAAAATTACAACATTCAAGCACACTGAAGTCGGTAAACTTATTACACATTCACGTAAGAACCCTAATTCAATTATTATTCTTTTTTCAGCTGCTGCAAAGCATACTTATCGAGTAGTAACCGAAACAAATTCGGAAATTTGGATTGTCGAGCCTCATTACTCTTCGGCTAAAACGATTAAAGACGCTATTAAGATAGGCTTTCCGAAGAGTCAAATTATTCTAGGACCTACGTCAATTCGAGGAGCTAATATTTCTACAGGTTGTCGAAGAACTCCTAATGGTCTAAATCATTTTCAAGCTCTTAAATTCGTTACAACTCTTCTATGAAATTCACACATATTAATCCAATACATGAAATGAAACTCTTCAATGAAGAGATGAAGAAAGATGAAAAAATTAAAAAGGTTCGTTCTCTTCTAGAAGAAGCATTCAGAACTTTAGGTATAGAGAAAACTCCTTCAAATGAAGACACTCCTATGAGAGTAGCTAAGATGTGGGTTAACGAACAGTTTTCTTCTCTTAATGAAACTCCTCCTTATTCAACTCTATTTGATTCCGAAGGTTATGATGAAGAAATTATCGTAAAAGATATTGAAGTAGCTACGACTTGTGAACATCACCTCCTTCCTATTATAGGAACAGCAACAGTTAGTTATATTCCTAATGGTCATATAATAGGTCTTTCGAAAATCAATCGAATTGTTCGTCATTTTTGTAAGAAGCCTCAAGTTCAAGAAAGACTTACCGTAGAAGTAGCCAATCATCTTAAAGAAATTCTTAACACTGAGGATGTAAAAGTTGTTATTGAAGCAAAACATTTTTGTGTTCATTTTAGAGGAATTGAGGATCATCATTCTACAACAAAAACTTCTTCTACACATGGATATTTTAAAAAATAAATGAAAAAAGGTTGATCCAAAATATAAATAAAGTTATATAATAATATAACTAAAATAATATTTTGAAATGAACCTTAAATCACTCATTATTGGAGCACTCCTATTCATAGTTCCAATAATATCACATTCACAAACTACAGTCACGATTGGTGGTGGTGGTACAATTACTTGTCCCAATGTTCCAACAGCTACCTGGACTACACCTCCTTCAGGAGTAACCTTTTCAAATTGGTCAAGAGGATCAGGTGTTACTTGTGCTTCCTCTTCTGATGGACTTTCAGGTAGTGGATTTAATACTACTTCTTATACAGCTTCACACACATCGAACAAATTTTTTAGATTTACTCTTACCACAAATTCAATCACATCAGTAAGAGTTTCTGCACTTACTTGGTTAACGACGGTTAGTTCAGGAGGTGCAAATTTCACTATTGCCTATCAAAATGCAGGAGGACCTCTTACTCAATTTGGTTCAACTCTAACCAATCCAATCACAAATTCATTTACTGGAACAGTTACTATCGCTCCTAGTACATCATGTATATTTTTTCTTATTCCTTCAGGGACTAATAGTTCGACTCGAACTGTAAGACTAATAAATGGATCTACAATAACTCTAAATCCAGTTCCTGTAATTAATACGAGTGGATCTCTCTCTTCTCGTTCAACAGTATATGGAACTCCTTCTACTTCAACCTCTTTCAGCGTATCAGGAACTAATCTCACAGGTGGAATTACTATAACTCCTCCTTCTGCATACGAGGTTTCAACCTCTAACACGTTTGCAACCGTAGGAACTTCCACCTCACCACTCATCATAGGCACTTCAGGAACCGTTTCTTCTACGACTATATTTGTTCGACTGAGAGAAACAGCTGTTCCAGGAACCTATAACTCGCAATCAATTACTCTAACTGCAACGAATGCTACGACAAGAATCGTTAATACCGCTTCTTCAGGAAATATCGTAAGTACAAAGGCACTAACCATTTCATCTCCTTCAGTTGTAACAAAAACCTACGACGGAACAAATACAGCTACGATTGTAGGAACTCTTACAGGAACTATCGGTACCGATGTAGTAACCTTTATAGGATCCGGAACCTTCTCATCAGTAAATGCAGGAACCGGTATTTCAGTAACATCTTCTGCCACTCTTTCAGGAACTCATGCTTCTCGATATACTCTGACACAACCAACAGGTCTTTTAGGAAATATTACTAAGGCTAATCAAACCATCTCATTTGAACAACTTCCTTACAAATCTTCTTTAGATCTCCCTTTTGCTCCTATTGCAAGTGCAACTTCAAACCTACCTTTAATTGTTACCTCATCTAATTCGTCAGTGGCTTCTATACTTTCAGGAGAAATACAAATAAATGGAATTGGAACTACGACTATTACGATTTCACAAGGAGGGGATGGAAATTGGAATCCAGCTACTTCCGTTAGTCAAGATCTAATTATAGACTATCCAATTTCTCGTTGGTCATTCGAAACCTCAACCGTTAGTGGGATCGGACAAACACCTTCAATATCTTCTCCTTCTGCTGAGATAGGAGAGCAAAATTCCAATACCTCATTTACAGGATTTCATACATCACCTCTCACTGTTTGGACAAATTTTGTAGGCAATGGAGATGGTCGTTCAATATCTGCTGATCGTTGGACCGTAGGAGATTATTTTCAATTTACTCTCAATACGAAATACACAACAATTATCCGTCTCTCTTTCGACCAAAATTCTTCAGCAACGGGTCCTAAAGATTTCAGATTGCAATGGTCAATTGACGGAACAAACTTCACTAATATTGAAGATTATCAAATAGCATATAATACCGCTTCTAATACAGTTTATTCTTGGACGGCTACTAATTATTTCTCTCAATCTACTCTCTCTTTCGATCTCTCTACAATAACCGAAATAAACGATCAATCTCAAGTTTTCTTTCGTCTTCTTAACACAACAAATGGAGCTTTGCTAGGAGGAACGGTACAAACTGCAGGAACTTCACGTATAGATAATTTCTCTCTATTTGGTTCATTAGATATTCCTCTTCCTTTACAAATTCTAGATTTTAAAGGAACAGCTTATGAAAGGCAAAATTTTCTAAGATGGACTTTATCAGAACAAATATCGGTAACCGTTCAAAAATATATCAACGGTTCTTGGAAGGATCTATCTACAATTGAGGATTCTCGTTACATAGATTCTTTACCGGAAAGAATTTCATACTATCGATTAGTAACTGATTCGAATATTTCTAAGCCTATATACATTCTCAATTCGTCTGTAGAAGGAGAAGAATTTCAATACTTCGATCTAACAGGAAGGCCTAACGAAACCTCTAAAATCCTCGTTCGTAAGTCTGCTATCGATTCTAAAATAATTATTAAGAATTAATGGAATCTAAATTTAAATCTGAACTAGAAAAACTAGAAAAACTAGAATCCGAAAGAGATTCTAATTTTCCTTTAATTATTGCATTTGTTGCAATAGGAATAATGATAATAGGTTGTTATTTTCTATTCTAATTGTAAGTCTCGATTCGTCGAGACTTTTTTAGTCGGTAATTTTTTCGAATATATAATAAAAGGATTTATTTGAAGAAATACTTATGAAATTAAGAAGAGTTAGCTTACGAAGCTCATCAAATATTCTAGCTAAAGGATCTACTGCTCAAACGGGATATTTCTTAGGAGCCGGAGGAGACGGGAAGGTTGGATGGGCTTTAGGGTCTTCCGATAGAGCTGCTAATTCTACTCTAACTTATGGAGAAGCAAAATTTCTTGCTACGAATGGATTGCTGACTGTCGGTTGTTTTTATAATATTAATTCTATTTTGTCTTATACTGGAAGAGATCCTGATGGACAAATAATTAACATATACACGAGAGCGATTAGCTCAACTCAATTTAGTGAAAGCTGTTTTATTACGTTTTGGAATTGTGATTGGCAAGGAGTAGGAGACTATACAGGTGCTCAAGGTAATTTTTATTCAACTCAATATCCTCAATGGAGATATGCTAAAGAAGCTCTATATGCTGAGAATGATGTAGTTATACATCGAATATCAGAATCTGAACCTTATAGGATGTATATTTTATTAGATTCGGGAAGTCCAGCAGATCCAATAGGTCCTCAAGGTGGTTCTAGATGGAGCCTTCTTTCTTATTCTGATACTAACGGTTATATTAGAGAAATAAATGAATGTATTTGGAATTGGTCTGATAATAGATTAGAGAGTCGAAAATGTTCGAGAGGAAATGAATATACTCTAACTAAAGACGATTGGAAATATAGAGATACAACAACCTATTTCGGTTATTTTATAGATGGTATTTTTGATCCAAACGTTTCAAATCCTATTTTACTCTTTCCTTGGGGAAGCGATAAACATAAAAACAATAAGATAATCAATTCGATTTTTTCTTCGAATTGTGATGAAGCAGAAGGTAATATTCTAATCAACTCATCAAGAATTTATAATAATTATTACAATATCAATAATGCTAATGATACAGATCATTACATAAAAATAAATAATAATTTTTTAAGTGATCGAAGTGACATTACAGAAAATTTTAAAAGGGGATTTGATTATGTTATTACTCCAGAAGTTATTTTTAACGGAGACCTATCAAGAAATAAACTAACGAACGGTAGTTTTATAAAAAGATTAGGATGTAATATTTATGGTACAACTACGAATTTTGAAATAACTAAAAATATTTTAGTCGAATCTCAATTAGGAGGTGGTGGAAATAATTACGAACAAATATTTAGTGGAAGCTTTTATTTTAAAAATAATGTTTGTAACAAATTTAATTTTCAAGACAACATTCCCTTTCAAAATTCTAATGGAGAAATCATGGATTTTGAAATCTCAGATAATGTCTTTAGTTATACTACTGTTGTAAATAATTCTTTTGGTTTAGTATCAATACAACAAAACGAAATAAATTATTCTAGATTTGAAGGAAATACATTAGGATATAACGGAGTCTCTTTTCTTATTTCTATCAAAAACAATTCCCTGAGCAATTTTTATTTTTACCTTTTTGATTACAATAATAAAGACTCAGCATTTACTTTTTCAGATAATATATGTAAAGGAAGATTAGATGAAAACGATCCTACCACTACTTCAACTAAATTTGGAAATATGACAATAGGAGGAGGCGTCGAATCTTTCTTTTCCGGTAATGTTCTTGATTCGCAAAGCTATTTTCTTGCAAATACAATTACAAACGATAGCTTAAGAGTAAGAAATTGTCATTTTTATCCTTATTCAGGATTATTCGGATGTACATTATATGGAGGAGAAACGGTAATTTCTAATTGTATATTCAATACAACTTTAGATTTAATAAATTTTGATGATGATCGAGTAGGTTTATACAATCTCAATTACACTAAAAATTTCTGGGATAATTCAACTAAGTCCTCTCAATTTTTATGGATTGCAAATGACACTTCTCCTCTTTATATACAAATATATAACGTTGATGCAATTATATGATTTAATTTTTTTATATGAGATTCGGTGATGTAAATTTTAATTCTTTTATTTTAATAAACGGAGTGACTGGTCCTTCAGGGAGAGGGATAGAATATGGTCCTACTGGAGCTATAAGATTTGGAATTCCTTCTAGTTCAGGAATTACAGGTTCTACGGGAATTTCTTTCTTCTCTCCTTCTTATAGCGTTTTTAGAAATGCAATACTTACTAGAGATCTTTCTTTTCTAAACAATTACGATGCAATAGGAGTAAATATGCCTGGTTTTGGAGCAACTTCAAATCTTCAATCTGCGATATTTTTTAATCCTAATTCACAATCAACAAATGTTTGGAAAGGAGTAGGAATATTTTGGGATGCTGATTTTAATGACATAGGTGATTACACTAACGAACCTTTTATGGGAATTCGATACGGTATGTGGTTTCCTGGAGTCACTGCTGATGCTGAAATTTTTCAAAACGGAAATGTTTTTATTTACTCTTCTGGAATTACAGGTCCTTACTTACATTATAAAGTTATAGATAAAACCAATCCTACAGATCCTCCTAATGTAGACGATAAAACCTATCAAAAAATAACGATTTCAGACGGAAAAGGCTACATAAAAAATGCTGATCCTATGGAATGGGATTGGGAAAACAATCAGCTCATTTCTAGAAGCGATCAAATGGGAAATAGTTATCGAATAAGTAAATCCTCTGCTCAATCTTTAGGTTACACAGGATCTCCTATTTTTGGATTTCCATGGGGATCTGAAAGAGTTTACAATAATAAAATTGAGGGCTCTATTTTTTACTTAGGACATCTCCGAATAGATAATTACGGTTCAACCTCAGTTATGGTTACTAATAATGATGTGTCTTCTTCATCTGTAGTAGTATTTAATTCTGAATCCTTTTCTGATTACGATCGAACGATAAAAAACAATATTTTTCAAAATTCAAATCTTGAATTTAATTCTTATCGATTGGTTGATTTTAATGAAAATGTTTTTATCGATTCCTCGATAGGAAATATAGGAATTACTTACAATCTTTCTTATGCAGGACCTACTGCTTCGGTTAATAGAAATTACTTGATTGGATCTACTTTTGGGTCTTTTTCCATTTACTCTCCTTCATTTCAAATATCCGATAATTATCTAAATAACTCTACTCTTCAATCTTTTGGGAATAATGTTGATTACGGAAGCAGCTTCTTTAGAAAAAATCTCGTAAACGGATCTTCTTTAAAAGTAGATTACTTATCCGGTAATGAAGCAAATTTCACATTCGAAAAAAATTATTTTAATCAAACGGTTTTAGGATTCACCGGTCAATTTTCGATAGTCTTTTCGGAAAATTACTTAAGTGGATCTACTGTAATTAATATGATTAGCGCAAAATCTAGTGAAGTAAAGAGAAATGTATTTGCAGGACTTGTAGAAAATATTGTTCTGACTAATGAATCTCGAGCTGATATCCTTATTGAAAATTATTTTGAAAGAGGATCTATTCTGAAAAATTTTGAAATCCAAACTCGATTAGAGAAAAATCATCTCTCTACAGGAGTTCCTATTATTGCAGAAGATATAGGTGGTGGAAGATACACTACTGTTGATTTAGGAACAATTAGAGGAATTAATTGGAAACCGGGAGCTACAGGAGATAAAGCTATTTTTACAACAACTGCTGGCAAATTCTACGTTGAAGAAATATCAAAAGATATTTCTCTAAACGATAAAGATCTTTACTCGAGCTCTATATTTGAAGATACAAATGCAGAAGAAAATTACTACTTAGGAATAATTAGGATTTAATTTAGAATGAGATACAACAGAATAAATATAACCGACGAAATCCGAGCAAGAGGAGCAACACCAGTTCCAGGTCAGGTGTTGAGTTTTAATTCAGAAGGCCTACCAATTTTTTTAACTCCTACTGAAAATACCTCTTCACCGACTGCAGCACTAACCGATATTACTGCTTCTTTTTACACTCAGATAGTGAATGGAACGATAGGAGGATCGAGCAGATTTTACAGAATAACCAATGGCAATCAGATCAATTCAATCGTCGATCAGGTTATTGTAACTCATCCTACGTCTACAGGTCTTCTCAATCAAGAAGGACAATTTGGTAGATTTATAAATGCTGATTGGCAAGGAGTTGGTTCGTATGGAGGTGTCGAATCTCTTACTGGAATTCCTTTCGGATCAAATGCAGGTCTTTGGTCTTCTGGATACGATCCTTACATCTCTCTTGGACAGGTAGTTATTTACGGATCTACAGGAACTACAGGAGGATTTTTACATTATCAAATGGTTGATGCCGGAAGTCTAAACGGCACACCTCCTTCTGTAAACACTTCGGCTTACACACTTCTTCCAAAATCTGCTTCGGCAATAGGACAATACGGTTATGTAGAAAAGTGGTATAAGATACGACTAAATAGATATACATACACTCCTGGTGGAGACAGTCTTATTTTAAGTTCAGTAGAAGATGATCAAGGAAATTCTGTTTCAATTCCTCCTCATCGAGGATGGTTTGTATCATTCAGATCAAGCTTTGGAATAGACAATTGGTTCGCAGATGGTACAAATACAATCACTCATTTTCCTTGGGGAAGAGAAACCGTTAAGAACAATCGAATAGATGCCTCTTATATAGATTTCTTCAACCTCAATTTCGACGCATTCGAATCAAATGAAATTCGTAATTCAGTCATTCATTTTAATACTTCCGTTTTCGCTGCTACAGATTCGGGAAATAAACTAGAGGCAATAGGTAATACTCTCTACAATTCGACTATTCAGAGCAACACCTTCTTCGAAAAACAAACAGGAGGTAGAAATCGATTCAACAACAACGAACTAATCAATTCATCTATAGAGGACTCTTACTTCTTTGGAACCGACTTCAGCGAAAATCAAGTAATAAATAGCACGATAAGAGGACTTACTGGAACCTACGACGAAGGATCTCCTGCTCGATCTTCATTTCAAAGAAACACTATAGCAAGCACTACTATAGAGAATCTAGAGCTTATTCCTTATCCAGGAATCACTACCGAATTTGTAGATAATCACTTCTACAATTCTGCAATCACTTCGGTTAAGTTAAATCAAACTACATCTCCAGGAATTTCTAAAAATCTTCTACACGATTCTCGTTTAGAAACTATACAATTAGAACCAGGTGCAAAAATTTTAAACAATCAACTCTTCTCTGCCACATTATCTTCTCAATTTGATACTACACCCTTAATAAGTAACTCATCTATTTCTGAAAATAAACTCTTTCCAGGATCTCTTATCGCTTCATCATTTTCTGATTCAATGTACCTTACTACAATAGAAGGAAATCGATTAGATCCTTCTTCATCTATACAAAATGTAACTCGTTCTTCTCCTAATACAGGATCTATCATTATTAAAGATAATATTCTTCATTCAGGATCTGGATTATCTAATACAACTATTTCAGATGCCAATTCTTCTTACACGCTACAAAGAACAACATTCTCTCCTCTTGCACTAATAGTAGGTTCTTCTTTAACTGAAACAGCTTTTTCTTTAGAAGATCTTATTATTAATACAAAATCTCAAGTAGTGTATAAAGGAATAGACGACGGAGATAATCTAGGCTTATATACTCTAAGGATAGACGGATCCAATACAGTCATTCGACAGGTATAAAAGAGTCAAAATCTCTTCAAGTCTTCTGAGCGTAGAAAAGATATATAAAGGTCTGTGTGAAGAGCCCTCGTGCACACGAGCGTAAGAGTTCCTTCTAAGGGCCTAGATATATAAGTCTTTTCAAATTTAATCAAAGTACTCCAAGATCATCCCAATTTAAGTGTGCGCTCGCTCTTCGGGTTGATGGGCTCCCTCTCCACTCGTGATGTAATATCCGTGTAATAAATTTGTTAAAAAAGATTTTTTTCTTTTGAAACTTTGTATTATATTAGCTATATCAAATTAATAATACTTATGAATCTTACACCTTCTCATGCTACTCTCCAAGATCCATTCTCACCTAAAAGAGAAATCATAACATGTGAAGTTCTATCGTGGAACACTGAAGAACGAACTCTCTTCGTAATACACACTAACGGTTTCGGTCGTTTTAAAATACATTTCAACGACGTTATCGAATTCACCTTTCCTACTTGCGTAAACGAAATTGCCTAATCAAACTATGAATATCTTACACACTCAGTACCAGTCTCGTACTCTTCCTATCGGTTATTCAGTTTCCGATAATCTTTCACCTTCTCTCCGTTCCACTATCTGGAAACACGGTAAGAAGTACGCTTACCTTATCAATCCTATGGGTGGGATTAGAAGGGTCTCTTATTCTACACTCGAAACGATGGTCTACGGTAGATAATTGAATGTAATATTCATGTAATAAAATCCATAAAATAGATTTTTCTCTTTGCGAATAAGGTATTATATTAGCTATATCAAATTAATAATAAATGGAAAAGATTAAAGCAACCAACGCCATTCTTATCAAAGCCAAGAAACGTCACGAGGCTTCTAAATTCGCAAAGCAATGGACCATCGATAAGCCTTACGAGAAAGGTTACATATTTAAAGGACTCTTCCGTACCGGTCAACACTGGCTCGTTCAAAAAGGAAAAGAGTACTTCATAGATCCAATCAATCAAATGCCGAAAAGCAAACCTCAACCCACGAAAGGAACCCCTTCTATACGTCTCGTTCAAATAGCTGATCTCAACTACGACGAGAACATCTTCAAACCACTCAAAACTGGTGATTCCATCGATTACATGTTTTCATCAGACGGTGGAATCTTCCCTGCTACTAACTACATGATTATTGGGGATCCCGGCATTGGTAAATCTACTCAAACACTCGATATACTCGCTAAGATTAAGCGAAACGATCCTACTAAGAAAGTTCTCTTCATCTCTGGTGAAATGAATGAAATTGATATGTATGGCTACGTTAAACGTTATCCGGCTTTCGGTCGAATCCCTACTCTCTTTCTCTGCGATTACCTTGATGAAAATCCGGCTAAGGTACTCGAAGAAACCTTCAAACAAGGTTGGGATCTAATACTTATCGACTCCTTCATCGAGGTACAAGAATCTATTCAAGCTGCTACCAACATGCCTCGTACAGCTGCTGAAAAATGGATGATCGATCTAATGGTTACGAACAACAAAGGAAACAACCGAGAAAAACGTTACACTTCATTCCTTGCAATTCAACAAGTCACGAAAGGGGGTAACTTCGTCGGATCTAATAAATTGAAACACAACACTACCGGTATGATCGAGCTACGATACTCTTCTGAATTCTCTGGGGATCGTTTTGCTAAGGTAACTAAAAACCGTAGGGGCTTCAAATACGAGAAAATCTTCTTCTCACTCGACAATCCTAATCAAGTAGAATACGATGAAAAACGTCTACAACGAGATGAAGATATTCGTCAACGTCTTCAAAAGGAAAAGGATATTCTCCTTTCCGAAGAAGAAAAATTCAATCAAATCTTTGGTCTTAACACAACAACAGTAGAAGAGTAATATGAACGATTTCTTTAACGAAGAGTTTCTCTCAGCCGATGAAGATCCTATTGGTAATGATTTTCTCAGAGAGGTTTATGAAGCCGAACTCGAACAAAGTATGAGATGGTCTTACTCACGAATTGAAAAGATGGGTATTGACAAATGGTTTCAGATTTTCCCTTTCTCACAAAAGAAGAAGGAACGTATAGTAGAAAACATGATGCTTTGGTTTGCTCATGAAGATCGAGAAGAATATGAAAAATCTGCTTATCTCAAGTCTGGTCTAGACAAGCTCAAGCAATCACCCGTACAGATGTAATATCCGTGTAATAAATTCATTAAAATAGATTTTTTCTTGCCAGACTTTTGTATTATATTAGCTTTATCAAATTAATAATAAATGGTTCACACTATTAAAGCTACGCAATCTCCAACTTTCGAAGAATTCTATTGCATCGACTCTTACAACGAAAGGTCCCTCTATCGAATAAGAAAAATCGAAGGACGATGGTCTCTAACAAAACCAAGTGCAGGAAAGGAGATCTTCCTCTCATCACACGTCTCAAAGAAACAAGCTACACAAGCTGCCGAATACCACGCTAAAAGTTTTTAAAAAAAAGTTAAAATAAATTTTTTTCTTTGCGAAATTTGTTTTATATTAGCTATATCAAATTAAAATAAAAAGAACTCACTATGCATGTACAATCTCTTTACGACGAAATCTTCAAACCTGAACAAATCCGTCGAGATCAACGTAATCGAATCCGAGAAATCGTCAAAACTAATTCGGCCAATCCTTCAATCGCAATTGGACTCGTCCGAGACTACTGTAAAGGCAATTCGAAAGTAGGTTTCATCCGGTTCGATAATCCTACCAACCCTCAAAACATCCTCGTTTTCACCGAAGGAACTACCTACTACTATCGTCTCACCGAAACGAAACGAATCGAACCAGCAACTCTTTGAAACTCCACTCAAGTAAATACATATAATAAATAACTTCTAAAACAATTATGGTTACACAAGCTCAGTACACTACCTTCAAGGAAGAAAGTCTACAAAATCAACCGATCCGTAAAAACATCCGTCTTACCGATCTTCAATTCGTTACACTCGATTGTGTTGAATACTCTGGTATTAAATTAGGAATCTCCAGAACAGCGCTCAAAGATCTACTCTCTATAGTTGGAATCTCGCTTTCTGGTATGAAAACTCTCGAATCCTCAATCGGTGAGGAAGGGGCTAACAAGTTTCTCAATGCTCTAAAGAACGCAATTGGTTCTCACAAATCAGCCGAAGTTACCATCCTAGTAACACCAGATCGAGTAATCTCAAGAATGCAAAAGACCGGTAAAATCGATCTTATCTCTGCTCCCACATTCTTCGATACCTTCGAAAGAATCATGAACACTCACTCTCTCGAAATCAAAGATATGTCCTTCAATAAGCAGAACGGTAATATCCACATCAACACTCACAAGCCGAAAGATCAATTCCAGGTAAATAATTTCAAAGATGAAATCTTTACCACTGGTCTCAGTCTAAGTCGTACCATAGAGGGTATACAAGCCGATCCTTTTATGCACCGTCTCGTTTGCACTAATGGTATGGTAACTCGAGCCTTCGATGAATCATTTAATCTACGTTCCCTCGAACCTAAGATGTGGAATGACTTCTTCCAACACCTCGAAAGGATCGAAAAATCCGGTTTTGTTCCTTCCAAATTTACTGGTAAGGTTAATCAAGCAATGCAAACTCCTGCTTCTCTAGCCGAACTTGAAAGAGCCTCCAATCTCTTACTTAACAATTCCAACCTACCGGAAAACGAACTGGAATTCTTCCTTAAGGGACACAAAAACACCTACAATCGATTACACTCTGCCGGTATCGACGAAACTAAATTGTCCACCGATCAGAAACGTAACCTACGTACTGGTGTTAAAATGTGGGATCTAATCAATGGAATCACCGATTTCGCAAGTCACAACTACGGTTACGAAAAGAAACAAAATTCTGATCGTCACCTGCAAGTACAAGCTGGGGATCTACTTGCTAAAGGATTCGATACTCAAAACATCATCCTTAACCAGCCTTTCTAACTTTTCCGTGAAGCCACACGTTCTAAACGTGTTTTAATTTGATCAACAGAGGACTCCTACTAGGGGTCCTTTTGTTGTCAGTACTTCTAGTGGGTAAGACCATTAGTAGAGTGGGTCTTACTCGTACTAGATGGATTACCACTTTAGTACACTACTCTCTAGTACTAGTAGTGGTGCTTAGCTAGTCTGTGCCATTAGTAGACACCACTTTAAAAGACTAGTAATGAAAGGCACTTTAGTACACTACCAGCTAGTGTTAGTAGTGAACTAGACCGGATAGGTACCATTAGTAGTGCACTAGTACTGATGTACACTACTAGTTAGATTGATTAGACTACTAGTAGAGGATTGATCTAATTGAATTAGACCTAGTTGGTTATTTTTGATTATTGTAGAAGTGGTTATAGGGTGTGCTAGATCAGTATAGACCAAAAAAGACCAATCTAGATGGTTTTAGACTATATAGGATGGTATAGAGTGGTTTTAGGGTCATATAAGGCCATTTTAGACTATTTTAGCCATTCTAGATGGTTTTTAACCACTTTAGTGGGTATAGCTATGCATATCAGATCCCCAGGGTCAAGTAGCGTTAACGTCACGAAGGTCATCCTAGCCGGCTCGAGGCCATGCGATTCCGGAACTCGCCGATCCACGAAACCTTTGGCCTGACATTGGAGATCTCTGGTAATCTCGTTCTCTGGTATCTTCCTCTCAATACCCTCTGTTTCACTCCGTTACTCACCGATTTCCCCTTTAGTAATACCTTATATACGAGTATCCGTTGTACCTGAGGACCCTCTCGATGTTCACCCCACGACCTTTAGTCACTCTGCCTTAATCCGTTATGAAAAATTTTTTTTCCAGATTTCTCGGATAAATCGTATACATGAGAGTAAATAAATTAAAAGCTCTCATGTTACACTCTATTCGCACCTTCTTCACCATGTTAGCTTCATTCCTCTTCTTCTATGTGGTTTTCCCTGCTCTGTTTTACCTTCTGTTTAACCGCGATCGTCGCAGCCGTGATGATGAGTGATCGAAGAACCTCTGGTAAAACCGAGCCCTCCGCGAAAGTGCGGTCGAGAAAAATCCCCCGTACTCGAAGCATTAGTGCGAATCGTAGGAAAACCGGTAGGTGACGAATACATATAATATATAGTTTATACACTTTTAGTATGCAAGTTGAAAAAACAAGAAGAGTGAAGAGTAAGTCGAAAGCTTCGATTAAAGATTGGACAGTTCTCTACTGCAGAACGACTAGAGAGGTAGAGGATGCTATCAGAGACAAGAGATTTATTCATTCTCATATTATACGTGCGGTAAAGCGAATGCTAAAGAAGAGAGTCACAACCGATATGTGCCTTGAAATCTACTGTATTGCTGATAGTACCTCATTCTGGATTTCTGTTAAGCTCGATGATTATGAAGAGGTTCTCGATCTGATTCTACGTCATTTAGAAGAGAGAGAAGAATATGAGGAATGTGCAGAAATAGTAAAGCTGATGGAAGGATGTAAAGTCCTAAAAAAAGAGCTAGAAGAAGAATGAAACTCGTAGAGAGGCTAAATGAATTCATGGCCGATGGATCTAAATTTCAAATGGCCTCACAGGCTAATAAAACCTGGAAATCTGTTTGGAAAATTGATATCCCTTTCGAAGGTCAAAAAAGATTTATTACTATAGAAGGAGGAATAACCGATGTAATGCCTAATTATCATCAAGCCGTAATCAACGTTCTTGTTCGTCAGATTAATGTAGAAGGAGGAGCTGAAGATGTCTCTTCTGAACAAATCACTGTTTGGGAGAAGAATTTTGTTGATAGAGACGAAGCTATCGATGAGGTTAAAAAAATGAGAAATCAATTTTGAAACTTGTAGAATCGTTTGAAGCTTTTAAAGGAGGGACCGTTTGTCTTTCAGCCAATCTCGTTCCTCATGAAAGATTTCATCTTTGTGATTGGTGGAGAATTGGTAATTGTGATTGGTGGTGGTGGTCTCGTCGGAACACTCCTAATCTTGCTATAGATTCAATATCAGATATAGATGAAGAGCTGAGAGGAATTGTCTCTTCTCTTTGGAGAAATCGAATACCGACTACTCCTTCTTGTTCAGGACATTCAGATTTTGGAGATCGTCGCGATTCTATTCATTCTTCTATTATTCAAACAATGAGATCTTCTCCTCTTCGATGTTACCGAGGAGGAACTCATATAGATATAGATTCAATTGAAGATCTTGATCCTGATTGGTACGATCGAATTGTTGACTATCAACGTCGAGGTGTTCTCGGTTGGAAGAAACAAGGTTGGGAGGATTCAATAGATTGGCCTTCTCAAACAATGTCAGATCGAGGTTGCTTCTTTCTTCTTACCGAGACTTCTGAAGAGTGGAAAAGACTCGAAGAGATTATCAAGTCTAAACTAAACGAAGAGAATCCAGGTTATCCTGGTCAGGCTGCACCTCTCTCTACACAGTTACATTTACAGATAGCACCACCATCTATTGTCTTATAAATAGAGTGAAAGATAAATATTAAAAAAATACTATTTGTGCAATTCCGCATATAATAGTAAAATCTAATATTTATTTATGAAAAAACTCTTTTTAATTCTGCTCACGGTTGCCAGTTTTCTGTCAATCTCTCCTGCTCAAGCTGTTGATTGGGCAGTTGTTTGTGTAAAGCAAGGCCCTGCTAGAGGTTATGTTGCTGGCAATCTCAGACCTGGTCATATTGCTAAACCTCTTCGTATGCTCGATCCTTTAGCAACGACTATTCCTTCTGTTGCCGGTAATGGATATCCTGTTCCTCCTCGTTCTCTTCCACAAAGAGCTCTTGTTGCTGAACAATCCGATATTTCAGGTGATATGAATTTCTTCGCTCTCGGATTTGGTGGTCAAATCGTAATGAGATCTTCCGAATGGATTATGAATGGTCCTGGAACCGACTTTACTGTATTTGAAACTACATGGGGTGATCCTTCTTGTCGTCCTTCAAATTCCGAACAAGCTCTTATTGAGATTTCCGAAGATGGTGTTAATTGGATGACTCCTGGTTCTTTAAGTACAGGTCTTGGAGGTGCTTATAACTCTTGTTATAATGGTTCATTCGATATCACACCTCTTATGAAGATTCAATTTATACGTATTACTGATCGTACTAATCCTGATTGGAGAGTTCAAGGTGATGGCAATGATGGTTATGATGTAGATGGTATCGTTGTAAATTATTCTCTTCCACCTACTGCATTTTCTGCTCCACAATCACCTATATGTGATTATCAGCAAGGAGTTGCTTCTCAATATGTAGGTGCTGCAGGAAATTTCCCTGGTCGTGGAATTGTTTCGACTCGTAAGAATTTCTCTAAAGCTAATATTAATGAAGATGGATTCCCCACTGCTGCAATGACTAATCCTGGTCTTCGTGATTCCGGTCCTGCTAGTGGATCTTATAATTTCTTCTCTCTCGGTTTTGGTGGTTGGGCTTGTCTTCAACTTCCTTATACTGTGTTTAATGGTCCTGGTCCTGAATTCTATTCATTCGAAACGACTTGGAATAATCAGCCTTGTCCTAATTATCCAGAAAGAGCTAATGTTTCGGTTTCGGTTGATGGAACAAATTGGTCTTCAACTGTACTAATTTGTAAAGATGCTCTTGGTATTGTTGGAACCTCTTCAGCTATTGATTTATCTTCATTCGGACCTGAATTCTCTATGGTTAATTTTATTCGTTTTCAAGAAGCATCTAATCCTGCTGATTTTGGTGGAGGTGCTGATGGTTATGATATGGATAATATTGTTATTTCTCAGCTACCACCTCCTACTCCAAGTGCTACACCAACTGGATTTTCTTGTGAAACGATTACCTCAAATCGTATTGCTATCGTAGAAGGTCAAAACACTTATATGGATGGTGGAATTCCTGAAGAGATGTTTCCTCTCGAAATCGTAGGAGGAAATGTAGTTACTGATAAGCTTTCTTTCTTTGCAACTATCGCTGAAGAAGGAACCTATCATTACACTGTAAGAAGCTATCAAGGAACTTTTGTTTCTGAAGGTCTTCTTCAAGGATCTCTTTTCGAAACACCTACTACAGAAGTTGATGTTAGGAATTTTAGTAATGGAGTTTACTTCTTAACTCTCTCTTCTAATACAACTAAAGAAACCGTTAAGTTCGTAAAGAACTAATCGTTTAAGTACTTACACAAAGGGCTCGAAAGAGCCCTTTTTTGTGCTTTACTTCATATGATAAATATCTAGAAATAAATTTAAGAAAATACTTCATATAATGAAAAATCTATTTACTTACGAAGAATTTTTAAACGAAGGGTCTACTAAGGTTGATGGAATCAATATAATTGATACCAAATACGTAGTAGCTCATAATTTCAAAAAACCCAGTGGAAAGGGCGTTTGGAAATGGTCTTTTTATTCAGACGGAGGAGATTCAGTAAAGACTCCTATTATGGATTATGAAAAGGCTAAAAAATGGGCAGCTGATTGGGCTAAGTTTAAAAAAGAACCTTGGGTTTATTTATTACCTTAAAAAAAAATTAATTTTATGAAAAGAATTTTTTATCTCATTGGAGCTCTCTTCCTTTTTTCTTCTTGTCGCAGAGAAGACATGGAAATCAAAAACCCGGAAACCTCTCCATCGGTTGAAGTAAGACAATGTGCTTCTATGGATGTTCTTCAAAAACAACTACAAGAAGATCCTCAACTTCAATCTCGTATGGATGAAATCGAAACCAATCTTGAAAAGAATCAAAATCTTATGAAGATGGGTCGATTAGTAAATGGTGTTTATGAAATTCCTGTTTGGGTTAATGTTCTTTATAGAACATCTGCTGAAAATATTTCTCAAACTCAAATTCAATCTCAGATTGATGTACTTAACGAAGATTTCGGAGGAACAAATACAGATAATGTTTTAGTCCCTTCTACTTTTTCAACATTGAAAGCCGGAAATTGTAATATCCGTTTTGTTCTACAAGGTGTTACTCGTAAATCAACTACGAAAACTTCTTGGAGGACTGATAATTCTATGAAGATTTCTTCTAAGGGAGGAATTAATCCTACTTCGCCTACGATATATTTAAATCTATGGGTCTGCACTCTCGCTAATGGTATTCTAGGTTATGCTCAATTTCCAGGAGGATCTTCATCAACTGATGGTGTTGTTATTCTAAATACTGCCTTTGGTAGAACAGGAACTGCTACAGCTCCTTTCAATAAAGGTCGAACTGCTACTCATGAAGTTGGTCATTGGTTAAACCTTCGTCATATTTGGGGTGATGCTACTTGTGGTTCTGATTTAGTTAACGATACACCAACTCATAATACTGCTAATTACGGTTGTCCAGCAGCTGGTCATCGTTCAACTTGTACTGGAACTCCAATTGAAATGTGGATGAATTACATGGATTACACTGACGATGCTTGTATGTATATGTTTTCTACTGGTCAAAAATCTAGAATGTTAGCTACTTTTGCTTCAGGAGGTGGAAGAACATCGTTTGCTCAACCTTAATTATATTCATGAAATTTTACACATATCGAGAATTTTTAAGAGAAACAGCATATAAAGAAGGAAGTAGAAAACCTACGGCTGAAGAAAGAAAAATGTGTAAATCACCTGAAGGATTTAATCAGATAAATCATTGTAAAGCTTTAGGACTTATTCCTAGAGCAGATGGAACTAAAAAAGTAAGTGCTAAATACGGAGGAGATGAGTAATGAAAAAGATATACAAAGACTAGAAGATTCTTTAAGAGGAAAAAAGGTCTTACTAATAACGACCTCAAATCGTTGGTCAGGACATGATGAAAAACCTAAATCGTCTAGACTTGCTGAAGATCTGGCTAGTAGAATAGGTGCTACAATAATCGATGCTTCAAAATTGAAGATTTATCCTTGCGAAGGAAATGTTTCTACCGTTAACGGAAATAATTGCGGAACCGTAGATTCGGTTTTAAAAGATAAGACGAAGAATCCTACAGGTCATCATCGTTGCTGGGTTAATATTAATAATCCTGACGACGAACTTTGGAAAATAAGCAAAGAGATATTTGAAGCTGATTCGGTTATATTTTTCGCTTCAGTGAGATGGGGTCAAACCAATTCTATATATCAGAAACTAATTGAACGCTTGAATTGGCTAGAGAATCGCTGGGCAACTTTGAATGAGAGTAATATATTATCTAATAAGGAGGCAGGCATTGTCCTAGTTGGCCACAATTGGAACGGAGTAGCTGTTTTAGAAACACAAAAGCAGGTTCTACAATTTTATGGATTTAAAGTTCCTACCGAGCTATCGTTTAATTGGCAATGGACTACCGATCCTTTTGATGAATCCGAAGAAGGATATATTCAAGATCCTAAAGATTTTAAAGAAGATTTCGATCTTGGATCTAATGCATTGAAAGAATCATTCAAAAACTTCTTTAAAAGACAATGAAAAACTTAAAAACTTACGATAGCTGGTTAAACGAATCAACAGTTAATCCTATTGTTGAGGATCTACTTACTCGAGCAGAACCTACTATTCAACAGATGGTTAATAAATCTAGAGAGGCTTATGTAAAACAATACGAGCGTGAATGGACTAAATACGATGAAACGATTACTAGATTAATCATAATCTCTAATATGGTTCGATCTTTTGAAATTTACACGAAACATAATGATAGACTCGTTAACTTTACAGTAAAAGGATCTCCAAAAGGATCTATGGTTATCTCTTCACAAATTGATAGAGATGATGTACCTCATTATTTAGATACTGAGGTAATTTATGCAGGAGGTTATAATATACAGGCTCTTCATTATCGTTATATTACGAAAACTAATCTAACTAAAACTGGAGCTGATACTAAAACCAAAGAGATAGGAGAAAAAATCAAGAAGCTTTCTAAACTAGAAAAGATCAATAAAGAAATCGAAGGTTATCAAGTCAGAATAAAGGATAATGAAGAGAATATTGCTAAAAATTCGGTTTTATCTGACGAAGAAATAAAGGATATTCTTCGAAAGGGAGAGTATGGTAGTACTATTGATACTACATGGGAGGATGTTGTTCGGAACAAAGGACATTACGATAGCAGAGAAGAATTTGAAACTTCTCAAAAGCAATACATCGCTGATAAGATAGTATTTTGGAAAAGGGTAAATATTGAATGGAAAATTGAGAATAATACAGCTCTCAAAAAGAATATTGACAAATTAAATAAGAAGTTAGAGACACTAATATGAAAAATTTAAAAACCTACGATAGCTGGTTGAATGAATCTTCAGGAGATTTACTTAAACCGAGAAGAGGAAAACCTTTACATTTCGATCATCGTAGATATCCAGAGCTAGCAGGTGAGCTATTCAATCTTATTACTATTGCATATTCGGAAATAGGAGGTCATGCTAAAATAAAATCTCCAGAAGATATATTCTCTGATCCTGATTGGAATTTCTGGGAAGGTACTGATATTCACGGATCTCAAGATTTTGATATTGTCATATTTGGACAGAAGACTAAATTTGGTGTTAAATTTTCCGGGGTAGGACATGATGGAGCAAAAGATTCTAAGAAAGAGTATCTAGACGATCTAGGATCAGATCTTAAGAATTTAGGTTATTACATCGAATCTTCTGGAAAATTTGCTGAGATTCTTATGAATAAGTACGGATGTCCTGTTATAGAAGACGAAGAAACTGTTGTTAAAGTTCTTGGTAAACAAGTTCAATGGATAGGTAAATCTTCAAATCCAGAACATACAGGTAATGGATGGTACATACGTAATATTGGAGGACATCCTCATGAAAAGATTTTAATAGGTCGACCAAAAAGTTAAAATAAATTTTTTTCTTTACGATATTTGTTTTATATTAGCAATACAAAAATAAACATATGAAAGTAGCATTTTTTCACGGACTCGAATCTTCCCCAAAATCTGATAAGAATGATTCTCTTCGAAGCAGATTCGATTTTGTTTACGATCCTCCTATGTCTTATTCGGATCCCGGTCTATTTGAAAAAGTTCTTTCAGAGGTAAAGAAAAATAAAATCGATCTTCTTATAGGGTCATCTATGGGTGGTTGGTTCGCTTATTGCATTTCAACTCTGACAGGAATTCCCACACTCCTTTTTAATCCTGCAGTTCATAGTCGTCCTACGGAACCTAAAGTTAGGATAGGAAATAGAAAAGCAAAGCACACTCTAGTCTTAGGAATCAGTGATAAAGTTATTATTCCTATGCTTACTCAAAATTGGGTTGCAAAAGAAGGAATCGGTTCTTTTAAAATTTATTTTGAATCTAACGAACATAGGACCCCTATCGATATTTTTGATAAATGGTTAGATATTGAATCTAATAAGCTTAATGAAGAATGGTCAACCGAATCTCCTGGTAATTTACCTGATTGGTCATTTTTACCAGTTGAAGCTGTACAAACTCTCGTTCCTAATTTTCTAACTAAACGCCCTCCAGTTGGTAATCTCGTAATTGAAGATGATTCGGAAGTTGAAGATGTTAGAAGAGCACAAAGAAACCTTTCTGATGATGATATTCGTTTTATTAAAGATGCACATGATTCTCCTCCTCAGATTTTCTATCAATGGTTAGTTCTTAGAGGTGAAAGGCCAAAAATGTCCGATATTAAATCTTATTGGGAATCGAAGAAAAATCTTGATATGATTGGATTTCTAAAGAAAGCAACGAAGAGACCGAGACCTTATCAGAAATACGATGATGTAAAAATTCCTACGGATATTGAAACTGAAGATTACTCATTTCCTTCAGGACATTCATATGGTGCTTATTTTATAGCATCAAAACTTTCTCAAAAATATCCTCATCTCGTCGATGGACTTTTTTTACTTGCTGATCGAATTGCTAGAAGTCGTATACAAGCAGGAGTTCATTATCCTTCTGATGTAGAAGCAGGTAAAATGCTTGCCCTAAAAATGTCACAAAAAGATTTCTAATATGCCTTATCGTCCACAACAAACACTTACTTTCAAAATTGAAAGAGTTAAGCCGGAGAAGAAATATGCAGGAGCTTATAAAAAGATATTCGATATTCTTAATAGAGAAAGGACCTTCTCAGAAGTATATGAAACCGATGATAGTGTAGGATTCGTAAATGGAACCTATTGGTTAACTATTTCTGAAACTCCTGATTGGAATGATCTCGAAGCTATACTAAAAATTCCTAACGTTAGCATAGCTAAGGAGACCGAGATTCCTAAGATGTAATATCCGTGTACCTTTTTCAGAAAAATAGATTTTTTTCTGAAAGAAAAATGTATTATATTAGCTTTATCAAATTAAATAATACATTTATGAACAACGTTTCAAAACTTAAGCCTGGCAAATACATGAAGTCCTATGCTGTACTTCATATGCTCTATCAAATCTATCAAAAACCAGATCTTGCGGAAACCATAGAAAAGGTTTGTCCAATTCATAAAGGTGAATTCGGTGAATATTTCTCAATCGAAGATCTAAAATCTGTAGATCCAGAATTTTATAAGAATTTCTTACATAACGAAATCGTTACACATATCATCTTATCCGAAGAAGAAAAACTTAAAGCTTGGATCTAATATGCAAAACGAACTTTTAAAAGAAGCCTGCAAAAAAGCAGTTAATCATCAGATTCACCTCGGAATCCAAAATGGATGGAGCAAAGAAACTGGAAATCTTTATCAAGCTCTAAGAGAGCATGCGATTCCTAATTCGGGAATTTGTAGAGATCTCGGTCGTTGTTACTATGCTCATTCATTTGATGTACGAATCGAAGATAAAGTTTACGTAGTTACTTATTCTGTAGATTCTAGCGATTAATGCCGAAACTTCTTAGAAATCGAACAACGGCTCTTCTTGCTCTAGAATGGTGCAAGAAAAAATGGAAGAAAAGTCGTTATCATTCAGATTATCCAAAAATTCGAATTCTAAATCGATCAGCAAGAGATCTTTATGGTTGGTACGACGAGGAAAAGAATCTCATCACCATCAATATGCATCTTAATCGTAGAGTTATTGATATCATTGATACAGTAATTCACGAATACACTCATTACACACAAGATTGTAAGAATCTCTATGATAAGCTATGGGAAGAGAATGCTCATCGTCCTTATCGAGAACATCCACTCGAAAGAGAAGCTTATCGAAGACAAGAGAAATACGGTAAAATCTGTAAATCTGAAATTGAATCTTGGTATGTAATATCCGTGTAATAAAATTGTTAAAAAAGAATTTTTTCTTTCAAGTATTTATATTATATTAGCTATATCAAATTACAATAAAAACTTATGATACTTTTAATCGCAACAGAACTTACACTTCTTTCAACGTTTGGTTCACTCTACATCATCGATCGTCTTAAAAGAAACAACGGCAAGTAAAATCAATCTTATGAAACAACAAGAAAAAATCTGGATTCTCTCTCTTCCTACTGAAATGAAGCTTATGATTCTTCAAGAAGCATATGTTCAAAACTTCGCTCATTTTATGCAACTTTCTAAGTTGTTCCTTGATACACCAATCACTGATGGTGGACTCGCTACCGAAACAATCGATTCTGTCCTAACTAAGGTTCGTACAAATCCTTCTTCTTTCGTAAAATCTCAACAACCTATCTAATCCGATGATTATCACATCTGAACAACTTCGTCAAGTAAATACGATTCAAACAATCGTCTCTCGAGTAACCGGAATTAAAATGCTCGATATTTGTCAAAACTCTCGTAAAGCCGAAATCGTACAAGCAAGACATCTATCAATGTACTTCTGCCGATTCTATACTCGGATTACTACGAAAGAAATTGCAAAAGCTCATGGTAAGGATAATCATGCTACGGTTCTACATGCTTGCAAAATGATTGAAAATGATATTCATCGTAATCGTAAACTTCAAGAGATAATTCAAAAAATCAAGTCCGAACTAGGAGTATAAATAACTTATGAAAAAGTTATTACTCCTTCTCTCATTCTTTCTTCTCACATCTGTTCCTTCTTACTCACAAACGGTAGGAAGGAATGTGTGTAAGATTTTTCTAGAATCTTACGATTCTAAAGAAGATGATGGTGAACTCGTATTTGAAATCGATTGTCGAATGGTAGATTGTCTTCTAGAAATGGAGATATCTAATGATGAACGAAGAAAGAAAAAAGTCTTTCAATATTGGATATATGAAAGAAACTATTATCTTAACGAAGATTCTCTTATTATTATGAGAATGAATTTAGGGAATATGAAATCTCTAATGGACGATCATCAATCTATCCTAATGACTGTTACGATTTACAGTATGTCATCATATCCTGTTTTTCGTAGATTAATGCCTTTTGACAGACCTCTTCTAATCCGAACCTATCAAGTAAACAAACATGAATAAAGACATCCTTATTGGAATCCTATACGTAACTGTAGGACAGATTGGAGTGTGGGTACAAAATAACTCTCAATTTATTTGGCCTGAAACAATCAAATATCGACTTCCTATAGCTATCATCGGAGGATCAATACTATCATACATATTTATGGTAGGGATAAGTTATATTGTAAAAGGATATGATGGCCTTATATGGCCATCTAGGATTATCCCTGGAGCTCTTGGATTAATTCTATTCTCTTTACTTACTTGGTTTTTTGCTAATGAAGGAATAAATACTAAGACCGGTGTTTGTATTTTTCTATCCATCTTAATTTTACTAATACAATTTTATGCAAAATGAAACTAACTGGTCAAAAAAGTCATATAACCATTACAAGGGTTTCAAGGTAAAAGGAATACAGTAGTCACAGTTCAGTGATAAAATAAAATTAAAGAATATGAAGATATCTGAGCATCTCTCGCTTTCTGAGGTAACTAACTCAATGACAGCAAAACGTTTAGGGATTAAAAATGAACCTACTCCTGAACATTTAGCTAATCTAAAACTCTTAGCTGAAAAGGTTTTCGAACCTATCCGTAATCATTTTGGAAAACCGATTAAGGTTTCTTCTGGATATAGAAGCAAAGAACTTAATGCAGCTGTTCCTGGATCTTCTTCTACTTCTCAACATTGCAGTGGGGAGGCTTTAGATCTAGATCAAGATACAGCTAATACTGGAATCACTAACAAACAGGTTTTTGATTTCATTAAAGATAATCTTGAGTTCGATCAGCTGATTTGGGAATACGGTACCGATCAAAATCCTGATTGGGTACATGTTTCTTACGAATCAAAAGGTAAACAACGTAAGCAAATCCTTCGTTGTAAGAGAGTAAACGGAAGACCTTCTTATACGAAATTCAAGTAATTTCATGAGTCTTCTAAATGCAACAAAAGGTACTATATAAATGGAATAATCTGAATCTGAAATGGAGCGAAGTCTTCATGATTTGGGCTGATGTATTCTATTTAATAGAAATCGGAGAAGCTTTAGGAGGAGGATTCCCAGGTTTTGCAGGGCCTGGTTTCGGGATAAAACCACATGAATATAAGCAACCTGCAGAACTTGTAAAATCTAAACTTCGACCCGATCAATACAACGTATTTATTAAGGTTCTTTGTAAGGTAAATGGGTTAACAACCGAAGAAATTAAGAAAAGAAGAGTAACTAATAAACCTGAAATAACCATAACAGAAATAGATCGAGTTATGAATGAGGTTTTCCGTCCTATAGTGAAGTTAAAAGGAGTTTTTAGGAATGATATATAAAAAAATACAGCAATAAATGATAAGTTTCAGCGAATTCCTTTTCAAAAAAGATTCTAGTAAAGAGTCTTCTCCTAAACCGATTGAAGAGAAAGAAGAAATAGCACGTATCGAAGAGATTATTGAGATTGTTGAATCTAATATCGAAGAAGATCATAAAATAGATAAAATTGAAGAAGAAATTCAAATAGAAGAAGAGACTAAACTAGAATCTCTCGTAGAAAAAGTAGAAGAAAAAATTATAGAACCTGTAATTGAAGAGATTGATGAATCTTATAAAATTTACAGAGATAAATCTGAAACTTTTCTTTGTGATATGGAAATTACAGGAGCTAATCCTGCAACTAGTAAAGCTCGAATAATTATTGAAAGTAGAGATCTTACTTATATGTTTGAAGGAACTATCGATTCCAAAGGACAATGTAAAATCCCTCTTAAGAAAATGAATTTCCTTCAAGAAAATGAAAAGGGTACTATTAAACTTGAAGTTATTGCTGAAGATATGCTCTTCGTTCCTTGGTCTGAAGAATTTACTGCTGTTTCGTCTAGAAAAGTAAAGGTAAAAAACATAACTGAATCAGAAGACACTTCATCTAAGATAGGCATTAAGATTACTCGCATTAAATAATTATGCCAAATAATCCAGCTTACGATTTAACTAATCTAAATGTTTCCGATACTTTTTCTAATATTGTCCAAACTGATGGTAATGGAAATTATTATGATCTAGTAGGTAATCAATTATTTATCGGTGGACAAGGACCTACTGGGATAACTGGTGCTACTGGTCCAGTCTCTTTATCAGAAGTTTTAATAGTAGGAAATACTGCTTCGACATCTATTAATATGTCGAATTATCCTATAACAGGAGTTGATTATATAGATTTTAATCTTGGGACTATTATAGGTCCTACAGTCGGTAGGTTAAAATGGAATGATGTAGATGGAACTCTCGATTTAGGCTTAAAAGGAGGGAATGTTAATTTACAAATAGGTCAAGAGCAAGTTATAAGAGTTGTAAATAAAACAGGTTCGGATTTATTAGAATCTGAATATCGAGCAGTAAGAGTTCGTCTTACCTCTGAAGGAGGAGCACAAGGACAGAGACTTGCAGTTCTTCTAGCACAAGGAGATAACGATCCTGATTCAGCAACCATGTTAGGTATAGTTACTGAAACTATCCCTGTTAATGGAGAAGGTTTTATTACTACAGTTGGAATGGTGAATGGAATCAACACTACAAGTACGAGCTTTCATGGAGAAAATTGGCAAGACGGAGATGTTCTTTATCTAAGTCCTACTGTACCAGGTGGAATTACTAATATAAAACCCATTGCACCAAATCACACAGTAATTTTAGGTTATGTAGTTTATTCTCATCAAAATAATGGTAAGATTTTCGTAAAAATAGATAATGGATACGAATTAAAAGAACTTCATGACGTTTATTACACTACTCCTAACAATGGAGATATTCTACAATGGAACGGTACTAATAGTCGTTGGGAAGCTGTTACAAATGCTGGATATGGTTCTACTGGTGCTACAGGAATAGCAGGTCCTACAGGGAATAATGGAGCTACTGGACCTACTGGTTCTGCTGGACCTCAAGGAAATAATGGAATTTCAGGAGGTAAAGTTTATTATTTAAATCTTTCAGACGGTGCTACTCCTCCTATCAGTTCATATAAACAATTAAGCGGGATTGCTACAAATACAGGAGAAACTTCAATAACCGTTAGTATACCAGCTGGTACAACTGGAGAATTAGGACAATTTAGTACAGATAGTGGAGATCCAGGATTAACTTTTCTTCCGGGTGGAATGTGGCATTTTTATATACATGCTGCCGCTAATAGCAATTCAACTTTTAATTTTTCTGTAGAAGTTTATAAGAATACTACGGGTGGAGTAGAAACCAAGTTATTCTCGTCAGATCCAACACCTTCAGTAGCTAACACTACATCTCAAATGTTTATCTCTGATTCTTATTTTGGAGGAACCTCTTTAAATATAGATGATAGACTTACAGCTAAAGTTATTGCTTTTAATACAGGTAATCAGACTAGATCTTTAACTTTTTATACAGAAGGAGGCGGAAGATATTCTTATGCTACAGGAACAGTTCCTTTAATCCCTTCAATAGGTCCTACTGGTCCTACTGGTTTACAAGGAATTACAGGTCAAACTGGACCTACAGGTCTACAAGGACCTACAGGGATCGATGGTGCCACTGGTCTTACAGGTGAAACAGGACCTACTGGAAATACTGGTCCAACAGGGATCGATGGTTCCACTGGACCTACAGGGAATACTGGACCTACAGGGAATACAGGACCTACAGGGATCGATGGTGCCACAGGACCTACAGGAGACCCAGGCATCACTGGAGCAACGGGATCCACTGGAGACCCAGGACAAGGATTTGATTATCGAGGTGCATACAGTTCAGGAGCAATATACAATTATTATAATATAGTAACTTACAACGGTTCTGCCTACATTTGCTACTTAGATGGCATCATTGGAGTCGCACCAGATTCTAGTCCGTCTTGGGAACTGTTTGTAGAGAAAGGCCCAACGGGAATCACAGGACCTACAGGGATCGATGGTGCTACTGGACCTGAAGGACCTTTTATTAATGCAATATATACAGGATTTACTGGACAAACATCGATAACTATATTCCATTATAGTGGATATTATCCTATAGTTCAAATGATGGATGAAAATTCTGAAATTTTCATGCCTGATTCTATTATACATAATTCCCTTTTTGATTATACTGTAAATTTTAGTTCTTCAACTACAGGAACAATAATTACAGGTGGAGGAAATACTGGAGGAAGTACTTTTAATATAACTTATGTAGTAGGAGTTACAGAAACTGGAAATACTGGATCTACAGGTCCTACTGGATTTAACGGACCTACTGGTGCAACTGGAATAGGAATTACCGGACCTACAGGTCCTTCAGGAGCAGGAATTGATGGACCTACTGGACCTACTGGAGAAGGAATTACTGGACCTACAGGTCCTTCAGGAGCAGGAATCAATGGATCTACAGGACCTACTGGTGCTACTGGTCCTCAAGGTTCAAAAACTATTACTCCTAATTCTTTAATTGATGGAGCTAATATAGCTATAGATATTTCGGATTCTAATAGTTCGATATATACTGTAACTTTAGGAGGAAATAGAACTCTTTCTAATCCTACAAATATGCCAACCGGTTCTAATGTTAGATATTTTGGAATTATAGTAATTCAAGACGGAACCGGAGGGAGAACTCTTGCTTTTGATACACAATATAACACAGGAGATATTGATACAGATCTAAATTACACTGCAAATGCTAGAACTCATTTATATTTTATGGCATCTTCAGGATTAGTTGAATTAATAGGAAGAAGAATATGATAGTAAGAGTAGCAAATTATCACAGACAAATGGGTTCGTTTACCTGTTATATATGGGTAGAACGAGAAGAAGATGGTAAATATTATTATTTACAAAAATCGGTTCCTTTAGAAGAAGAAACTGAAGAAAATATTGAATTATGGAAAGCTGAAGCTCTTGCTTTAGCTACAGAATACTTTAATCAAGAATAATGGCAGTTTTATTTTCAGTACAATCAGGAAATTTTACAGATTCTAATAGCTGGAAAGTAGTTAATTCGACTTCTTATTCTAATACAGAAACGGCTGCAAATACTCTAACTACATCATTTGTTTCATCTAGCACTTTTACTCCTGGTGCTATAACAGTAGAAGGTATTGCTGTTAAATGTTATTTCCGAGCAGTGACTCCTAGTGGAACTATGAGTGTTAGACTTTTTAATTCTACCGGAGCAGCGGCAGTTGCCGGAACTACGGTTACTATAAATGTTAGTGATTTACCTCAATTCCCTTCAACTGTCGGTTTAGGTGGATATTGGACTTACTTTAAATTTAGTAGTCCAGTAACTCTTTTAGCAGCTACTTTATATACGATTCAAGCAACTACATCCGTAGCAACTCAAGTTTCTTTATCCTATAATGGTGCTCCAATAACAAACTGGAATAGATGTTTAGTAACATCTACAAACGGAACACCTGCAGCTACGGATACATTAATAGTAGCAGGAGAACATACTTCAGCAGGAACTGGAGTAGATTATACGATTACTTTTAATGGTACAGGTGCTACAATTTTTGGTGGTGGTGCTGCTACTTTACCTGCTTTAGAAATAGGAAGAAGAGGATCTGTTGAATTTGGAACTACTGCTAGTACGTCTTATCAATTTATTTGTAACGGAGATATAAGAGTTGGAGGAGGAGGAACTTTTTCTATAGGAACTTCGGCAAATTCTATGCCTGCTTCTTCTTCGGCTTATATACAATTTAATTCGGTATCAGCAAATCAATGGGGAATAAGATTAAGACCTTTTAATAATTTTATTACTTGCGGTGCTTCGAAAACCGGAAGAGAAACTCTTGCTGCTAATGCTATCGTAGGAGCTACTACAATTACTACCACAACTAGTACTGGATGGCTTTCAGGAGATGAAATAGCTATCGCTCCTACTACGGTAAGTACTACGGCATTTGACCGAAGGACTCTTTCTTCAAATGCCGTTGGAGCTACAGTTACTATAACTTCAGGATTAACAAATGCAAAGACTATTCACGCTGGAACTGAAGTAGAGATAATTAATGTAACTAGAAACGTAAGAATAAGAGGAGGAGGGGCATCTGGTACTGCTACTTTCTATTCTCAACATTCTTATGCCGGCCAAACCAATTTAAGTGTACAAAATACTGAATTTGACGTAGGAGGATGGAATAATTTAACAGAAGATACTACTTCTACTTCTACTATATCATTTACCGGTTGCTCATTTACAGATGTATCTTCAACTATAACTGTGTGGACCGACACTTCTATTCCTTCAGGGGGTTCTGCAACCTGGTCAGATTGTGTTTTTCTTAATATTATAAATTTTAATTCTTTAGCTACTAATGCCGCATTAAATCCTGCCAATATATTAATTGAAGATTGTTGGTTTATGTCTATGTCTACTGGAGGTGTAGTTCAACAAAATGGAACTTCATGTTTAACCATAAATAGATGTAGATTTATAGCATCTGCTGCAGGTGTCTCTTTTGGAAATAATCAAAATTATAATAATCCAATTGTAATTACTAATTCAATTTTTAAATGTTGTACTAACGGATTGAGTTTTTCTATAGGTTATACAAGATCCTCTACAAATAATATTTCAGGAAATAAGATATATCTGAATACAAATGGATTAAATCTTAATTCGGTTATAGGATGGATAATTGATTCTTTTGAAGCTTTTTCTAATAATGGAGCATCAGTATCAGTTACTACAACAGCTAATACAATAATTAGAAATGGAACAATTACAAGAGGAGCAGCAGCGGTTCCTTCTACTGTAGGTATAAGCTTAACAAGCACTTCAGGCAATGGAATAATTTTTGAAAATTGTATTATAGGACCTACACATACTAGTGACGTATCTAATGTAAATGCAGTAAATTCATATACGGCTAGATTTAGAAATTGTTCTATGCTATCCGGTACTGAAGTAGGCAATCAAAGCACTATGAGTCCTGCATCGATAATTACTTCGGCTAGACATGATCAATCCGATGGAAATCATTATAGATGGAGCATTTACGGAACACAAAGATCCGATGATGGTATTTTTAGATCTTCTCCTTTATCTATAAGACTAACTCCTCTCTCTACTACTTTTAAGCTTGAATCTTCTTCCTTTTTAGTTCCAGTAAAAGATGGACAATCGTTAACTATTGGAGTTTGGGTTAGAAGATCTGTAGCAGGAGATGGAGCTGTTTATAATGGAGCTCTCCCTAGATTAATTCTTAAATATAATCCATCAGTTTTTACTGGAAGTTCAGATGTAGTTTTAGCAACTGCAACAGCTGCATCTTCTGGTGCTTGGGAATATATTAGTGGAACAACCCCTTCAGCTATTGATAATTCAGCTTTTGAAATAGTGATTGATTGTGATGGTAATCTAGGATTTGTTAATTTCGACGATTTTTTTGTTTCTTCACAAAACTCTACTAGAAGTCTTAAATATTATTTTGAAGGAGCTCCAGTTTCTTTATTAAATTCTAATAATGGATCATCTATAGTACTTCTTTAGATCATTTTTATGATTTTCTTAATATATAAAAAAATAGATTATAAAAATGAAATGCCTAGAGAGTGTTATTAGAGACAGTTTAAGTGAAGCTTATACCGAAGAGAAAATAGATGAAATCATTGAACTTCTCTATTTAGATCTAGATGCATTCATTGGAGAGAAAATCGAAGATACAAAATCCGATTGTGAATCAGAAAAGGATTTTATTATTAAAGATTTAGAAGACGAATTAGGAGATTTAAAAATGAACATAATAGAATTAGAAGACGAGTTGTCCGAAATCCGTAAGTACGTTCCTTATGAATCTTTACAAGATTATATGAAGTTAGAATGGATTCGTAAGAATTGGGATACGATTCCGACTGCTAATTTTTATTAACATTTTTCACTTTTATTTTTTTATTTGCGAAATTTGTTTTATATTTGTATAAATCAATTAAAAGATTATGACTTATAAAACAATTAAGGACATCAAATTCGAAGAACATCCTAATCCTTCGCATATCGGATTACAAGGAGTATTGGATTTCGAAAATGGTTATGGGGTAAGCGTTATTACTACGATCCCTAGAGATGGAAAACCTTTCGGTGGATCCTACGGTGGAAATGCCGGTCTATGGGAAATAGGTCTTAGAAAACACGGTTCATTTCATAACGAATCTATTGGTAAATTCGAATCAGGAATTATCGGATGGTGCAACGATTCTGATGTTACCGAAGCAATGATTTTTCTTCAATCTCTTTAAAATATGAAAACACTTATTTGGATTACTAATTCTTTCCGAAAAGACTCTCGTCTAACTAACGGAATTTCCGATCTTTGTACATTCGTTTATTATTCACCTTACTACTTTGCTGGTGCTCGTGAACGTAACATTTACGAAAAATGTTCTCAACAAAATCTCGATGCTTTTTATCATTCTCTTCATTCATTTGATACCGAACTAAAACATAAAGGTTTTCAAGGTCTTCTCGTATTTAAGGAATCGGATCCTATCGAACATATCAATCAACTCTGTGAAAAATGGAATTTCGATAAAATCGTAATCGATCAACCACTTTTTGCAATGTGGCATTCGATAGATTTACTTCGTCTAAAAGTTCCTTATGAAATTATTGATTCAACTCTTATCGACGATACATGTTTTAAAATGACTGCAAAATCTCGATGGATGTCTCATGTTAAACGAGTTCAAACCGAAAAGCCTTATCAATGGAACGAATCTATCGCACCTTATTTCATTAAGGAAAATTCTCGTTCATATCCAATTCCTAAATCGGTAAGTCCTTTCCTTGATATTGAAGAAGTAATCGAACGTGCTAAAGCAATTGCACCTACATACGGTTCGACTCGAGATTCTCATAACGGTCAAACTCGTCTTTCAACTGCAATTCAAAACGGTATGGTCGATCCTCATAATCTGTTCTTCGAAATAGCTAAACAATTTCAAGAATCAGGTTCAGATCTTACCGTAAACGAAGGTGCTCATGCTGCAATGCTTCGTCAATTTGGTTTTCGTGAAATCAATATTATTTCTGCTCGTCGAAACGATCTTACAATGGAAAATTCTCCTCTAGAATGGGCAAAATGTATAATGCATCATAAGGCATTCGATAATATGATTTCATCTACACCAAAATCCGATTCGAAACTTACTATTGATGCAATCCGAAATGCAAACACAGGAATCGAAGAATTAGATAAAATTCTTTTCTCTTTCGTTCGAACTGGAATTATGCCAAATCGTGCTCGAATGTATTTTGCAGGTAAGATTTTTTATGAATCAAAATCAGGCATCGAAGCTCTTAATTTGCTTATCGATACATTCGACCTAATAGGTCTCGATGGTCAATCACCAAATAATTACATGCAATGCATTTCTTCTTTAGGTTTATCCTACGGTAAAGTTATGCTTATGTCATCTAAACGTACATTCGAATTGCTTAACTATCCAATGTAATATTGATGTACCTTTTTTCAAAAAGTTGATTTTTTTCTTGTAGATATTTGTATTATATTAGCTATATCAAATTAAATAATATTTATGAATCTATCAACTAAATACAAGCACTCAGAAAACGTAATCGACATACGAGATAAGAACCTCGTTATTTGGAATTCCAAACGGAAATTTTTCATCACTGAACAATCTTACCTAGACGCTTTAGGAATCTCTGCTCGATACACTGCTACAAGAAATTCTTCAGGAAGTTTTTCGAAAATGATTTATCTTTGGTCCGAAAAATTTGAAACCACAATTCCTTACACAAGAACTTCAGTAGTATCTGATCTAGATGATACAAATCAATTAGAAATCTACAAACCAGTAAGTTACTTCGGTTCAAATCAATCGAAAATTCTAGAAGCTTACTTAAATGCTCAAGGAACAGAATTACATATTATCAATAGTTAATCATATGACAACAGAAATGGAAAATTACGAAATCAAGGTAGACGCTATATGTCCAATGCCTTCAGATCTCTACTCATCTGGCTTTATAAGTCTGATGAAAGATATCATCATCGAAGAAAAGAAGAAAATCGATTCCGAATACGAAGATCTAGATCACGACAAAGCACTTTACAAAGGTCGACGATTTGGTGATAACGACCATCTTACTCGAGTTGCACTCGGTGCTATTCATTATTCGATATTCAGACATATCCGTAAAATGAATGAGCTATCTTGGGAAGAAGCAGAATCTAAAACATCTACTGCCGTAAATGAATGGATCGTTAATCAATCTGAAGTTTCAGAATTACGTAGAATAGCAAAAGATACAATCCTCTATTCTATGTCATCTGATCATTGGTACGCTTTCGAAAAAGATTGGGGTTAATAAAAAAAACAAATATATGCATACAGAAGCAGGAACATCGTCCGTAGGATTTACTACACTCTTATTTTTACTCTTTTTAGGACTTAAGCTAACCGGACATATTGATTGGTCTTGGTGGTGGGTCACTTCACCTCTTTGGATTCCAGCTGCAGTAATTATTATACTTGCAGTTATCGTCGGTATTTCGGTTTTAGTCATTAAAGGAATCATACAAGCTTTTATCAAATAAATATATTATGATACTGAAATGGATATACAAACCTTCGGGTAATTGTCCGGTACAAGCCGAAGGTCACTTCTTAGGTTATTATTTTTATTTCAGATCTCGTTGGGATTCTGCTAGAATAGAATTTTCAAAAACTGCAGAGGATTGGGAAGAAAACCGAATAATCCGAAGGTACTATTTAGGTAGTTTTCCTGCAGCCGAAGCCGGTTGGATATCCACTAAGCTAGCTATTCGATTAATATACAAAGGTCTTCTTCTATTTCTTATTAGATGGCCTAGTGATAGCAAATAAAATCTTTTAAATATGTTAACCTCGAAACAATGTCTCGGAAAATACGGAGAACCTTCTAAAACAAATCCATGTATGACTCTTTGGGATGTACCTTCTGATTTAGAAATTGGAATGATACCGAAGAAAATTTATTGTAATAAAGATCTTGTAAATCCTCTCGCAAAAGCTTTCAAAAATCTAATAGACCGAGGTCACGTTAATGAAATTGTTACTTTTGATGGTTGCTTTAATATCCGTAAAAAGAGAGGATTAACTTCTATGTCTTTGCATTCATGGGGAGTAGCAGTAGATTTTAATGCATTTGCAAATCCTTTAGGTCTCTCTCGTCAGCAATGTATTGCTAAAGGTTTAAAACCATTTACCGAAGAATTTGTAAAATGTTTTACCGATGCCGGATTTGATTGGGGAGGTAATTGGAATCGACCTGACGGAATGCATTTCCAATTGAAAAGTATTATGTAATATCTATGTACCTTTTTTGATCATTTTGAATTTTTTCTTTGCGATATTTGTATTATATTAGCTTTATCAAATTAATAATACATTTATGAACAATCCTATCGCAAACACTCAAGAGTACAAGCAATACTACAATCAGTTCCGGACTAATCTCCTGAAATATCAACCGAGAGTAAAATGGTATTTCAAAAATATCGAAAAGGGAATCGGCTTCAACGATATCATAACACTCGAAGAAATGAAACGGATGGCCGAATCGGTTTCTCCAATAGGTCCTAAAGTTCCAATCAACGAAATAGAAGATATAACACCTTCTTACAACGAGCTATGTGATAAATTTCATTCTAAGTTCGGTTACTCTTATTCGGATTATCAGAAATGGATTTCTCAGCAAAAAGACGTCTTTTACTATTCAAGAGAAAAAGTAGATTTCTCGGTTAACGAAGGTTATCGAATCGCTTCGGAACTAGGTTATCGTAAAGTAATCATGGAAAACTTATCCTAATATGAAAAAATTATTTTTAGACGATATCAGAATTCCTAAGGATTGTGTAAATGGATTGGTCCCTTCCCATTTAAATCAATTTTACTGGGGTTCTGATTGGGATATTGTTCGTTCTTTCGAAGAATTTATAAATTGGATAACAAAAAACGGTTTACCTGATTTTATTTCATTCGATCACGATTTGGCCGATATTCATTACGAAATGGATTTTAATAAAAAATACGACGAATCTACGATAGAAAGGACCGGCTTAGATTGTGCAAAATGGTTAGTTGAATATTGTATGGAAAAAGGAAATACACTTCCTCAATATATCGTACATTCTCAAAATCCTGTAGGGAAAGAAAACATTCGGAAATACTTTATTTTTGCTGAAAAACATTTATGAAATACACAGAAGAACGTAAAAAAATAATCCGTACATTTCTCAACGACATGTTAGATCAAGCACACGATGCTAAGTATCGTCAATTAGCCGAGAACATCGGATCACCTTCGAAGAAAGGATCTGAACTTTACGAAATGCACAAAAACGAATTTGAAGTTATCAGAAAGCTATATCATCAAGTAAATTCACTCTAATGGAAAATCAACCTATCAAAGCCGAATACTCTTTGCATAATATCGTTGAATGTATGTTACTTTGCGAAGACATGAGAAACCCAAATAATGGATTCATTGTTAATTCCGCATATAAATGGATTCGAGAAAAGATTGAAAGAAATGGAGAGCTGACTACTGAAGATAGAGAAAACTTCATTCGAAAATTCTATCATCAAGGGAAGAACATGTAATATCCGTGTACCTTTTTTCAAAAAATAGATTTTTTTCTTGAAAGCTTTTGTATTATATTAGCTATATCAAATTAAATAATCTTTATGAACAACAACATTCTTTTCTCACTTCTACACGGTGCAAGCATTACCGGTACATTCATCGAAGGTTACCATTACGTCGAAGAAATGCTTCCGATTAATAAATCCGAAGAAGCTTTCAAATTCTGTAAATGGATCGATGAAAAAATCGGTGGTGCTGGAACCGGCAATATTCATATGCTTTACAAAGCTTTCAAAAATCCAAACGACGAAAATCTTCAAAAAGAAACAAACGAATTAAGAAACAAAATTGCTTACCTTAGATCTCTTTAATCATGACAAAAGCATATCAAGTTTTCAAAGGAGAAGATCATTTAGGATTTACCTATTATGAACACCAAGCTACTTACTTTAATCAAGATCAGGCTCTCGAACATTGCAAAAGAATAGTTGAATCTGATGAATTTAAAGATGAACAAATAGCAGAATACACGGTCGGAAATAAGAAACTATGGAATGCTCATGGATGGGAAATCTTAACTGTCTGTAAATTGGAAGAAATCGAAATTATCTAACATGGAAATACACATCAAAATCAAAGCACAGCGTTTCAAGAATGCTAATGAACTTTCAAATCCGAAGAAGAATTGGAAATCCGATGGGATACAGAAGTTCAAACTCTTCATTGATAAAGATAAGCTAATCGAAGATACTGAACGTTGCGTAATCACATTCAAGAAAATGCTCGATGGTATATCAAACGATAATCGAAAGTATCAATACATCGATTATGAGATTATGGATCCGGTATCTATGTCTAGAGAAGAATTTGAACGTATTTACGAGATGCTTTCTTCAAATTGATAATCTGTAAAACGATTCTTTACTAATCTGTAAAATAGAAAACTTCATTCATTCATTTACATATAATTAATATCATGAAAATATTAACAACTGATTTTTTAATTTTCTTTTCTGTAATTTGTGTTATTGGATTAGTTGTTTTACTCCTTACTTCTAATCCAATAGGAAGAAAAGCAAAAACAGATTCTTCGGCTTATTTTCGAATCGTAAAAATCGAAGGACGAGAATATATCCTTTCACATAAGCCGTTAACTCCTCTTCATTCGTGTTCTTGTAAATGCGATTCTGTTAAATAAAAACAAGGGCTCTTAGCTCATTAGGTTAGAGCAACTGACTCATAATCAGTAGGTGGCTGGTTCGATCCCAGCAGGGCCCACCAATAAACCTAATATGAAAAAGAAGTACAAGTTTCCTCCGGTAGAATTAAGTGATATTTGGGCTGCTCTATTTCCAGCAGATTTCCATCAGAAGTATCGATATCTAGGATCTGTTCCTTGGAATGAAGGTGGAGATATTCACGAAGCAATGGAACCTCTGGTTATCTTTATGGATTACAAAGCTCGTCCTTGGTGGTGTCCTCGTTTTGTTCTTCGTCTTCTTCATCTTTTTGGAGACGATAATTCCGTTGCTCGTTGCAGGAATTGGCATCTTAGTCAGCTTAAGCGTCGTCTTACTAAAGGGATTGGAATCTGGGATTACAAGACTAAATGGACAGATTACGATTTGCGAATCTCTATCTCAGGAGATGATCAGATGTATAATCTATCTGATGCTATAGAATCTCACTTCTATAAACGAGGATATAGAGAAGATCTTGCTGAGCAAATCAAAGAGATTGATCCTGAAACAAAATTCACTAAAAACAATAACATTGAATCTCTTAAGGAAGAGCTTGAACGTCTAGACAGCGAAGAATCATAAGATCATGTAATATTGATGTACCTTTTTTTGATACTTTGATTTTTTTCAGAAGATAATTTGTATTATATTTACATTATCAAATTAAATAATCAATATGAACAATATCATCTTTCATTCTCTCGTTCTCGGAGCAAACGTTACAGGAACTTTCGTTGAAGGCTATCACTACGTAGAAGAAACTCTTCCGGTTAACAAATCCGAAGAAGCTCTCGAATTTTGCAAATGGATCGATGAAAGCATTGGTGGCGCTTCAATTCGTAATATCGGCATCCTTTACAAAGCTTTCAAAAATCCTACAGACGAAGAGCTTTGCAAATACACAAACGAATTGAAAGAACGAATCTCATATATCAAATCTCTTTAATATGGAAAATCAACCGATTAAAGCTGAATATACTCTCGCAAACGTCGTAGAATGCATGAGTCTCTGCGAAGATATGCGAAATCCAAATAACTCATTTATCGTAAATTCTGCTTATCGATGGATTCGAGAAAAACTCAAAAGAAATGGAGAACTAACTACTTCCGATCGTGAAAGATTTATGGAAAAGTTTTATCATCAAGCTAAAAATCTTTAATATGACTCTAGCATATCAAGTCTTTTCAGGCGAAGAAAACAAGCATGGATTTCAGGAATACGAACTGAAAGCTACTTATTTCGATAAGCAAAAAGCTTTCGAACATTGCGAAAGAATAGCCGAAGAAACTCCTCTTTATGGAGATATTCTAGAATTTGATGGATGGTATGGTGATGGTAAATATTGCAGTTGGTCAGCTGTTGGATGGAACCGAGTCACTATCAGTAGAATGGAACAAATCGAAATACAATAATGATGGACAGAATACAAATCAACGGAGTCTGGTACGTTCGTGAAGACTTCAATTACGTTCGAGAAAAGGAAAGAGAAATGAATCTTACGTTCTCACAGACCTGCACGTACGAAACTGATGATTATTGCTGGGAAGCTACTCGTCTATATAAAGACAAAGAAACTTTCTATCCTGACATCGATATCAAATTCACAGATAAATCTTGGACCAAGCCATGGCAAGAAGAATACTGGGATAATAATGCCTGGATGAAAGGAGTTCTTGAAGAAGATCCTGAATCCATATTTGAAGCTAAAAATAATATGAACGACGAAGGTATTGCAGATTTCCGAGCATTCCTTAAAAAACTTGTTGAACTCGAATGGTTAACGAAATAATAACTCCTGAAGAAAAAAGCGAATTGATTCTAAATAAATTTATTGAAATCATTACGCAAACCCCTGTTAAAAAAGGATCATCAATTGCCGTTGAAGAATATATGACAGCAAAAGAATGTGCAGAAGCATGTGTTGATTTTATCTACGATTTTATGAAAGATGACGACGATTTACACGAATGCGGACATTTTGCAAATTCGAGATGGGTTGATTATTACGTAAAAGTTAAAAAAGCTTTATAGAAGATTATGAACATATATCATTTAGATGTCATCACCGGCTACAGTGATTACTCCGGTCTAGCCAAGTACGAGATCAAGGCCGATGGCTACGAGGCCTACAATTCAGGTTACTATTCCTTTTGGGTCAGGAAGTCTCGACCAGGAAAAACCAGATACGAAGATGAGGTCGTAGATTACATGGAAACCGTTGCCTCGTTTCCGATTGGCAGGACAATCATTACAAGCATAGAATACAGAGAATCATAACAAACACATAGGATTATGATAGGACGATTACATAAACGCGAACATGATGAATGGGTCGTTACTTACACTGAAGTTAACGAAACAATCGATCTACAACTTCATCCAGATGATATAAATAATCTTGTCGAATTAGATAGAATATTTGATAATCTAGAAGCAAGGATTGCATCTCAACCAAATGTCGAATTTGAAATAGTTAATCATCAGAAATTAACAGGATCGATAAAATACGCAAAATTGAAATATAATGATAAAGCTAATTAAAGAATTCTTTCTTTCAGGTATAGAAGCAAACAAATCAATTACAGAAGCGATGAATGCTTCTACTAAATCTCATAACAAATCTCTTGAATGGTACGATGTTGTTATAACCAAGGAGATCAACAATCTCAATCTTCAATTTCAAAACAATACAACTAATTTAGTTAGATTCTCAGATATGTGTTCTTGTAATCCTAAAAATGGTGGCAACGGAATATGCCATTGCACTGTTGGTGATAGATTAGTTTAAATTATATGAATAAAGAATTCGTTCCGTACGAACAAGCGGTAGCACTCAAAGAACTAGGTTTTGATGAGCCTTGTTTAGGTTACTATCTAGCAAATACTTTATTTATATCTAATGATAATGTTTATAATTCAACAGACATTCCTGTAATAAAGGCTCCTTTGTATTCACAAGCATTTAGATGGTTTAGAGAGAAGTACGAATTGCATTCTCACATATATTCAGACTTCTCTTGGAACATAAGTGGCGGGATCTGGGATTTAAACGGGTATGTTGATTCAAGATATGATTGGGATTCTGAACCTTCCAAAACATTCGAAGAAGCAGAACTCGATTGTCTCTCTAAGCTAATTGAAATCGTAAAAGAAAACAACAAATAAAAATGGAAATACTACAAGCACTCATAACTCTCGCCGTACTGCTAGGGTTTTACTTTGCACCAACTCTACTAGCTGGTCATCTGAAACATCGTCAATTTACAGGAATTCTTCTGCTAAATGTCTTTCTCGGATGGACATTCATCGGTTGGGTTGCTGCTTTAGTTTGGGCAGCACTAAAAGATTAAATCAAAGTATTCAAATTAACATATAATAATATATGAAAGCAAAATTAGAATTTAATTTAGAAGATCCGGACGATTCAATGGCTTTTGATAGAGCTTCAAAATCTCTAGATCTTTGTTTAGCTCTTTGGGATTTTAATTCAAGGATTAGAAGTCTTCTCAAATATCCTGCGGAAGGAATTTCGGATGAAGTCTATTCAACTCTTGAAACGATTCAAGACGAATTCCAAACTTGTCTAAGCGATCATGGAATTGTTTTAGATAGATTGATTAGGTAAATAAAAAATGCTCGGGTGTTGTAATGGTAGCCAAGAAGGTCTTAAAAACCTTTGGGAAATTTCCCGTGCCGGTTCGAGTCCGGCCTCGAGTACTTCTGGCCAAGTATATATAATAAAAATACTTGGCAAAAATGGATTCTTCAAAAGAAATTAAAAAGAGAATACAATTCGTTTATAAAACTACAAATTTATTAAACGGAACCTATTATATAGGAGTTCATTCTACTTGGAATATTGATGATGGATATCTCGGATCGGGAAAACGTTTAATTAGATCGATAAAAAAATACGGGAAAGAAAATTTCAAAAGAGAAATACTTAAAGTTTTTAGTAATTATCAAGATGCTCTCAATTATGAATCATATTTAGTAAACGAATCTTTATTAGAAGATGAATTGTGTTTAAATTTAAAACCTGGAGGATCTGGAGGATTTTGTAATAATGAGCATAAAGAAAAATTTATAGAATCTCTTAAAAATTCACAAGAATATGCATCAAAAAAAGGTAGAGAAAAAATTTTATGGCTATTAGAAAATGACATCGAATGGAAAACTAAATATTCTAATAACATAAAAGAAGGTCTTAAAAAATCTAATTTCGATTTTTGCACATTTAAAGGAAAGAAACATACTGAGGAATCAAAACAAAAAATTAGAGAATCTATGAAAGGGAAAGGCTCTTCTGAATCTAATTCCCAATTTGGTACTCGATGGATAACTAATGGAATTCAAAATAAGAAAATTAATAAAGAAGAATCTATTCCTGAAGGTTGGATTTTAGGAAGAAAATTAAATTTCACTTAAACTGAAACATATAAAGGAAAAAATATTAAAAATAAATAATCTCTGGGTGACTGTGGCACATACCTTAGCCTTAAACCTCGAACCTGGGACCGAGATGGTTGGTAGCAATTTGAGATTATTACAGTCAGGTAGCAGAATAGGAAAATGCTATACTTAAGCAGAGCAAGCTGGGTAATTGCTCTTTACAGGTTCGAATCCTGTCCTGACTACCATATTATGAGAAGCAAAACTTTTCAACGAATTCTAGATAAAATGGAAAGAGATCCGTGGTATATCAAGCTCAAAAGGTCTTTTGTTGTTGAATTGTTTGTTATTCGTAGATTAGGAATTATTAAATATATCAAACATAGAATATAGTCAGGATGCGTAATGGTATACGCTAGTAACATATGGCATTGGTCTACGTAGTACTCTAACTATGTGCATATGAAGAATAGAAAATGCAGGTTCGAATCCTGTCCTGACTACAAAAAATAAATTTATGGAAGAAGATGAACGATGTCCAAATTGTGGTGAGTGTGAAAACATTCATACAAATTTTGATTGGAGTGAACCTTGATAGACCTGTAGAGGAATATCTGTGTAATGAATGTGGAATTTATTTTTTACCAAAACAATAAAATAGTCAGGTGGCGGAATTGGTTAGACGCTACTGTGGGGCGATACCACTCTGTTAAAAACAGCATAAGTTTTTACAATGAGGTACCAGTTGTAAAATGCAGGTTCGAGTCCTGTCCTGACTACTAAAATCTAAAATTATGAAAAAACAAGAAACTCTTGAAGAGGCATCTTGGAAATATAATCCATTAAAAAAACTTGATGGTGAGTTTATAAGAGAGGCTTTCATTAAAGGTGCTCAATGGCAATCTGAAAGAATGTATACTTATTATGAACTAAGACAGATTGCATATAATGCTTATTGTAAAGGTCATTTAGATAATCCTACAGAAAATGAATTTAATCTTTGGGTACAACAATATAAAAAGAAATAAATAGAAAAGAATCCTGTCCTGACTACTAAAATCATGAAGAATCATCTATCAATAAGTCCTATAGACGGCAGATATCACGACCAAACTCAATTTTTACACAAGTACTTTTCTGAATATGCTTTAGTTAAAAACCGAGTAAGAGTAGAAGTTGAATATCTCATTAAGCTCGTAGATAAGATTCTTCCTAATCGATTAACTAATGTAGACAGGAATTATCTAAGACTTATATATAAAAATTTTAGTGAAGAAGATTTTCAAAGAATCAAGAGAATCGAAAACGAAATTAAACACGACGTAAAAGCAGTAGAAATATTTCTAAGAGAAAGAGTTTTCGAAGATCTTAAATGTTATGTTCATTTCGGTTTAACTTCACAAGATGTAAATAGTATTTCTTATTCTCTGGCTTTAAGAGAATGGTATAGTGAAAGTGGATTTACAGAAATCTACAATTTGAAAGAGCAAATCGAATCTCTTTCTGAACGTTGGTGGAATATTCCAATGGTTTCTAGAACTCATGGTCAGCTTGCTTCTCCTACTCGTTTAGGTAAAGAAATGAAAGTTTTCTCTTATCGATTAGAACGAAAAGAAGAAATCATATTCACATTTGCAAAGTTCGGTGGAGCCGTTGGAAATGCAAATGCTCACTATGCAGCTTTTCCTAATGTCGATTGGGAAGAATTCTTCGAGCAATTTGTAAATTCATTCAATCTAGAAAGATCCGAATGGACAACACAAATCGATTCATATGATAGCTATGCAGAAAGATTCAATCGTCTTTCAGAAATTTGCACTATCCTTCTCGACTTTTCTAGAGACATTTGGCAGTATATTTCTTTAGATTATCTAAAGCTTAGAGTCGAAGAACATGAGGTCGGATCTTCAACGATGCCCCATAAAGTAAATCCAATTAACTTTGAAAATGCAGAAGGAAATCTAGGAATTGCAATTGCTCTGTTCCGACATTTTTCCGAAAAGCTTCCTGTAAGTAGACTACAAAGAGATCTATCGGATTCAACAGTTCTACGAAATATAGGAGTTCCTATCGCACATATGCAAATAGCTATCAATCAACTTTCTGAAGGACTTGAAAAGCTAGAAGCTAATGAAGAGAAGATTCGTTTAGATCTGTATTCTGATTGGTCGATCATTACTGAAGGTATTCAAACAATTCTTAGAATTCACGGATTTGATGATGCTTATGATCGATTGAAGACTTTCTCTAGAGGCAAGAGTCCTCTTTCTCTTTATGATGTTCATAAATTTATTGATTCTTTAGAAATTCCAGAGCATATAAATAAAGAACTTAAATTAATTACTCCTGAAAATTATATCGGTCGTAATTAACACATGCGAGGTAAGGAAATGGTATCCGCTAGGGCTCATAACCCTTGATTCTCAGTTCGAATCTGAGCCTCGCTACTAGTCAGGTGGCGGAATTGGTTAGACGCAAAAATAGAATTAGTAAGGTCGTAACCCCTTTACAATTTACAGGTTCGAATCCTGTCCTGACTGCTGATCAGTTTTCTGGTGGTAACGGTCGAAAGACTTCTGTAATCAAAATCCAAGAATTGCTCCTCTGGTTCTTGGGCTAAATGAGGAAAGAAAACCAGAACTACGCTGTTAGTTTAATTGCATAAAACCCGGCCCTTCTAAGGCTGATTTACAGGTTGGAGTCCTGTACGGCGTACTAATCGAACTTTTATTTTAATAAAATTAGAATATATAATAAAATAAAGGTTCGAATGGAAAAATTAGATATAAGCGTTTATAATTGGAAATATATCCAAGAAAAACATAATAATGGAGCTTTCCTAAAAGATTTAGGTGTTACAAGGAAAGCTATAGAACAAGCTATAGAAAAAGGTCTTTTTGTAAAAATAAAAAATACAAGGAAGTGGTCAGAAGAAGAAAAAATAGAAATTTCAAAAAGACGAAAAAAATGGCTATCGGAAAATCCTGAAAAACATCCTTGGAAAAAAAATACTAAATTTAAATCTATTCCTTGTGAATTTTTAAAAAATAATCTTAAAGAATTAAACATAGAATTTTTTGAAGAAGTAACTATTAGTAAAGAAAAAAATTATTCAGCAGATATATTAATACCTTCAAAAAATTTAATAATTGAAGTTAACGGAAATCAACATTATGATAAATTAGGAAAACTTATACCATATTATCAAGAAAGGCATGATTTTATTTCTGCTTTAGGATGGAAGATCTTAGAAATTCATTATTCATTAGCATTTAATATAGATTTTTGTAAAACTTTAATAATTAAAGAACCGGAAAAATCCGAAATTTTACCATTTTATAAAAAAGAAAAAAGAAAAAATGTTAAATATGGTAATCGAGAAGATTACTTAAATGCTAAAAGATTAGAATATGAAGAAAAAAATAAAGAAAAGATAATTTTAATACAAAATTCAAATATTGAATTTTCTAATTTTGGATGGGTTTCTAAAGTTTCTAAAATTTTAAATATAAAAACTCAGAAAGTTTCATTATGGATGAAAACTTTCATGCCGGATTTTTATGAAAATCAATGTTTTAAAAAGAAAAAATAAATACTTCTATTTGGTTCGACTCCAAATGGAAGTACTAAGGATAAATAAAATAAATTCCATGTACAAAACAAAAACCTATCACGTACTTGTTCAAAAGATGCGTGAATTTTTTTTATCTAAAGGTTTTATTGAGGTACCTACGCAATCAAGACTTTCTATACTTGCTGCTTGCGAAAATCCTCATTCAATCACAACTTTCAATTATCAAGGAGAAGTTTGGCCTCTTCCACAAACTGGACAAATGTGGTTAGAATATGAACTTCTCAAAAATCCAGAATGGCCAGGTTGCTTCTGTATTTCTACATCTTACCGTCAAGAGAAGAATCCAATTCCTGGTCGTCATGAACTTATTTTTCCAATGTTCGAATTTGAATCTCGAGGAACAATGGAAGATATGTTACTTTTAGAAGAGGAGCTGTTAAATCATTTAGGATTTGATGCTCCTTTTGAAGCAAAATACGACGACCTTTGTCAAGAATATGGAGGAGTTCCTATTCTTGAAAACGAACACGAGCAAAGAATGTGGGATGAAAAGGGTTCAGTAGTTTCTCTTCAACATTTCCCTCTAAGAACAAATCCTTTTTGGAATATGAAGCATAACGATAACGGAATCTTCAATAAGGTAGATGTTATCCTCTATGGTCAAGAAACTATCGGTTCTGCCGAACGTAGTTGTGACGTAGAAAAGATGAGAGAAATGTTTTACACAATTGAAGGAGGTAAATATTGTGAAAAACTTTTCGAACTTTTCGGTAAAGACCGAGTTGAAGCCGAACTTGAAGAATTCTTCAAACATGATTTTTTCCCTCGTTTCGGTGGAGGAATTGGAATGACTCGTCTTGCAAGAGCATATGAGCATCTTAAGAAAGATGTGCTAGTTGCTGATGCACTAACAGCTTAATCGAAATCTTTTCGATTGAAAGGTACATGATGTAATATTCATGTACCTTTTTTTTATTTATTGAATTTTTTCTTTCGAGAATTCGTATTATATTAGCTATATCAAATTAATAATAAATATGAATCTCGAAAAAATCAATCAACACTTCTACGAAGGAAATCTCACAAACACCGAGAAAACTCTTTATCGTACCGGGTACAATTTCATCCTCGAAAACAAAGGAACCCCAGAAGAAGCACACCAATACGGTCTCAAACAAATCGAGAAAATCTTCAAACTTCGTAAACTTGCAAAATCTGGTCAAATCCTTACATACTAATTTATGACAGAATCCGAAAAAAATTCTCTTCAATTTCCTGTAAAAGGACTTTCCGTTTGGTTCAATAACCGTAAAATGTTCGGTGTTCGAACTCTTATGGAACGAAGACATCCCAATCGAGATCACCTATCACATTACGAAGTGTATACTCTTCTCGTAGATCGAGTAGGAATTCTCACTGAAACTCTCGGTTACATTCAGACTCTCGAAAGTGATTGTGCCTCTGGTAAACTTTCTCGGATGTAATATTGATGTAATAAAATTATAAAAAAAGATTTTTTCTTGTCAATCTTTTGTTTTATATTAGCTATATCAAATTACAATAAAAACTAAAAATTATGAATCATTTCGAAAAGCAACAAATCATCCTCAATCAATTCGAATCTACCATCCGTAAAGAATCGAAACGAGAAGAACCCACCTTCCTCGAAAATCTCATCGACAAATCCCGTCAACGTAAAGAAGCTTGGGAACAACGTCTTCAAAGAGAAAAGAAAGAAGAAATTCGGTATACTCACTACCGTCCAACTCATTACAAAACTCAAATTCTTTAATCAAATCCGTAAACAATCTTAATTACAATCATATGGCAATTCAACGTTTAATGCGTCAAAAAATCAATGTTTCTCCGATTATGCTCTTCGAATGGAAGCGTAACATGGATTTCAACCTTCGGAATTTGATAAATAAACATCTACTGACGGTAAATGATTATAACACAACGTTTAATCATCAGGATCGTACATTCACAATCATCGGAATGACCGAATCGGAAAATGTAATTCTTTCCGAAGAAATCGACGGTGAACTTTACTATTGGGAATGCACATCTTGTTTCGTTCAATTGAAACTTAATCGTTTTTACGTAGAGTGGAAAAAAATAAATGGAATAAGGGTTCCTTTCCCTATGGTCTATGAAGATCGTAAACTTTATCTCGCTAACAACCGAGTTTACAAAAAGAAGAAAGAGGAAACAACCGAAGAAGAACCAGTCATGGAATCTTATGTTGAAGACACTTATTCCGAAGAAGAAAGCCTATGATTAGAAGAAGAAAATTAAAAACAATCCAATACACAAAAGCCGCTATTATACTTGCAATCGGCTTTACTTTTGGTAGACTCACTGCTTCTACTGAAGAAAAAGCTACTAAGCAAATCGAAACTCAAGTAGAAGATACTCTTCTTGCAAAAGAAAAAGTTACTCAAAAGGATCCTCCTTGCATACAAATGTATCATTACATTGAAAAGTATTCTCGTCAATACAAAATTCCTAGAAAGTATGCATATGGAATAGCTTACAAAGAAACAACCTACTTAGGTCCTGATCATTTAAGCTATAATCCTTATCAAAAATCTTCTGCCGGTGCTTTAGGTCCTATGCAAATTATGCCAACTACGGCGGAACTCGTAAATGGCAAAAGACCTACATCTACTAAGCTTAAAAAGGATATTGAATTCAACGTTAAAACTTCGATGAAAATCCTTCGTAAGCTAAAAGATAAGCACAAAAATTGGAAAGTTGTATTCGGTGCTTATAATACTGGCCGGCCAATTGTTAATCGATATGCCGAAGAAGTTTATTGTTTTGTTCCTAATTGGTAATCTTAAATTCAATCTTTACATATAATTCACAAATCAAATTTTTTTAATTATGAATAATTTTTGGAAATTCATTCGTCAGTGGGGTCATTTTGGATTCCTTGGTTTCGGTTCTCTCTACATGTATAACGGAGATTACGGTATGGCTTCAATGATGTTCGTTCTTTTTATCATCGATGAAGCTGCAAATCACATCGAAGAAAAAATGAAGAACAATGGAAAGAGTTAAGCTTATCTGCTCTTTCATGGAATGGGACTGTTCTATGTTTAATGAAAGAGAAATAGACTTAAATCATTTTTGTAAAGCATGGAACGTAGGAATCTCTACGTTCCTTTGCTCGGATTTAAGTAATGATGATGCAGCTTCTCTTTATTTTCGTTTGAAAAATACGAGTCCTATTTTTACAATTGAAGGAAAAATCAATATTCTTACAGATATTATCGAATATCTTATGAATAGAAATATTAAGCCTAACCCATCAACATAGATTCAATCTAGTGCATCGAAGAATTACCGATAAGGATAATCATTTATGAAAAAAATACTTTCAATAGGGGACATTCATGGATCAAATGCATGGAAGAGGAATTTTTTAGAAAAAGAAGGAAAAGTTGTTCTACAAGGACCTTCGATCGATAAGGTTATTTTTGTAGGTGATTATGTAGATTCTTTCTCTTATACTGATGAAGAAATTCGAGAAAATCTTCTTGAAATTATTGATTTCAAGCAAAGATATCCTGATCGAGTAATCCTTCTTATTGGAAATCATGATATACAATACATGAATCCTAGCTATAAAAGAAAATATTCTGGATATCGTTCTTCGATGATGCATGATCTGTATGATATTTTTAAGACTCATCGAAGCCTTTTTCAATTTTCTCATTTCGAAGAAGATATTGAAGGAGATCGAATTCTTTGGACTCATGCAGGTGTTACTAATAATTGGTATGGAGAACTTTTAATGGATGTAAGGCATGAAAATTATCGATTTAGAGATCTATTCGAAGAAATTCTTAATAGAGATCATCGAATTGATGAGGTTCTTAATTTAGCTTTAGAAGTTAATCTTGATTTGATTTATAATGTAGATCAGGATTCAGGAGGAATTGATCTTAATGCTAGTCCTATTTGGGTAAGACCTGAAACTTTAATGAAAGATCCTATATTAAGTTACGATCAAGTAGTTGGTCACACTCCAATGAAAGATATCGAAGTTCGTCTTTCTAAATTAGAAACTGTTTACTTTATCGATACTCAAGAATACGGAAATAAATCTATTTTAATTTTACCATAATGGAAAATCAAGGAAGGAATGAAGAAAATCTAAAATTTTCTAGAATGATGACAGCTGCTACAGGCTTCGGATTCTTTTTAATTTTAATCTTAATTTTTGTTGCTAATTATTTCAAATGAACTTTTTTACTGAAGCAAGGTATTTATATCGTAACACAATATTAGGGATTCGAAATCTGAAAGAATGGTTTCCTATTATGTGGAAAGATCGAGATTGGGATAAAGATTATATTATGGACATTCTTATTTTTAAGTTAAAGAAGAATAGAGATTATATGGTTCGTCTCGGACATACTTCTAATGAAAATAGCATTAGAACTATGACAGAATGTATAGATCTTCTAGAAAAAATTCATAATGAATGGGAAAATTACGAAGAGCCGGCATACAAAAAACACGAAGAAAAATGGGGTAAATCTGATTTTTATACAGAGCCTTATTCAGAAAATCCAAAACTTTACGTCCTAAAAGATAGAAATGATGAAAGATATAATCCTCAAGAAATAGAAGAAAAAAGAAAGGATTTTCTACTTGCTTCTAAAATAGGAGGTCATAAAAGAAAAAGAGATTTTCAACATGCTATGGAAATATTCGTAAATGAATTTGATTCCTGGTGGGATTAAATTTCGAATATATAACTTATGGCATCTACTAATGATTTAGTCTATTTTGTAAATGGTCAATTTGTTGACCGAGCAGGGAGACCTATCAGTCTTTCTCGATATCTTAGTGGAATAGAAAGTGTTAGTAATACCCCTGGACCACAAGGAGAAATAGGACCCACTGGAAGAGTTGGAACTACTGGTGCTACAGGTGTTACTGGTGAAAAAGGAGAAAAGGGTGATCCTGGGATTCCTGGACCTCAAGGTCCCAGAGGAATTGCAGGAAGTATTATAAATAATATTACAGTTATTGGAGGATCCGGAGGTTCTGGATCCATAGGTCCTACTGGACCTCAAGGTTTACAAGGACCTACAGGACCTGGTGGAGGTGGTTCAGGATCTCAAGGTGCAACTGGTCCTACCGGAATTCAAGGTTTAGATGGTGCAACTGGTCCTACCGGTCCTTTTATTAATGCAATATATACAGGATTTACTGGTCAAACTTCGGTAACCGTATTTCATTACAGTGGATATTATCCAATAGTTCAAGTAATAGACGAAAATTCTGAGATTTTCTTCCCTGATTTAATTAAACATAATTCTTTATTTGATTATACTGTAGGATTTGATATTTCTTCTACTGGTACTATTATTACTGGAGGAGGAAATACAGGAGGAAGTATTTTTAATATATCAGGAGGTCCTACAGGGATAGGGATTCAAGGCGCAACAGGAAATACAGGACCTACCGGATTGGACGGTTCAACTGGTCCTACAGGAATAGGAATTCAAGGCTCAACTGGACCTACGGGAATAGGAATTCAAGGAGTAACAGGTCCTACTGGAACTGGAACAGGAACTGGATCTGATGTAGGAACTAATTTATACCTATTCTTTAATTACTAAATATCATATAAATAACTATGGCAACTTCACCACAATTCGCAGCTACAGTAAAAACTCCATCGGTAGTTTTAAATACAACATCTCTAGGAGTAAGAACCAATGGAGCTACTGCAACCTCTCTTCTTATCACAGGGGCTTCTAGCGGAACTAAAGTAACTCAAATATCGGCTAAAGCACAAACATCAAATACGGCAACACAAATCTTAATATTTCTTACCGATACTACTGGATCTTCGGCTACTGGTAGATTATTCGATGAAATAACTATGACTGCAGTGAATACTAGTACAACCTCGGTATCTTCAAGAATTGTTAATACTTATACCGATTTACAATTAGCTTCTGGGCAATCTATATTTGTAAGTTCTACGGTATCTACAGGTACAACTGCAATAAATGTTTGGGCTTCTGCTGGAGATTTTTAATTATGTTCGGAGGATTTACTACGAGAAATAATTTCGGGTCTACTTCAGGACATTTTCCTACTAGACCTTTAGGACAATTAGGAAATGTTAATGATTTTGCTCCTAGATTTATTGCTGCGGCAGGAATAACAGATAATACACAGCAAGCTGCCATTAATAAACTTTGTGTTGATTTAGTTGATTCTGGTCTCATGGATAAAATGTATGCAGTTTATCCATTTGTTGGAGGAAATTCGACAGCACATTCTTTTAACCTGAAAGACCCTAGAGATGCGAATTCAGCTTATAGATTGACTTTTAGTGGAGGAATGACTCATAGTTCTACTGGTGTTCAATTTGGTGGAGTAAATGGTACCGCAAACCCTTGGTTCAATCCTGTACATTTTGGTGTAAATAACAATTGCCATATGAGTTTTTATTCAAGAACACAAAATTCTACTACTGGATATGAATGGGGATATAACAATGCTATAATTATTATTTGTAGTTATGCAGGACAAAATTCAGCATATGGAGGATTTGGTACTCTTATACCCGTGGCAAATACAAACACTAGAGGTTTATTTGTTAATAATTCTCTCACAAATGTCGCTCTTTTTAGAAATGGTTCTCAATTAAGCAATACAACTACTGCAACTATCAATCTTAATATTGTGTCTCAAGCTTACAATCTAACATTAGGTTCTGATAATAGAGGTTCTCCTATAGAGTTTTCAACAAAAGAATGTGCTTTTGCATCAATAGGTCAAGGATTAACTACAGCAGAACATCAAACATTCTATACAATAGTTCAAGCATATCAAACAGCATTAGGAAGACAAGTATGATAGTATATCAATTAACAGAACAGCAAAAAAATGAATTAGTAGGTCAATTCTTTGCACCAGCTTCTATGTTCAATCCAATCCAAGACGAAAATGGTATTTGGATAATATCTTCTCAAGAAGTAGAACAATGTATTGTAGAAGAATTTATGTGGATTAAAAATCTTCCTATGATAGAATATGTTCCAATTATAAATTCTTTCATATAATAATCAAATATATAATATATGGAAACACAAATATACGATACTCTAGTTTTAGAGATTCAAAAAGAAGGAAAAGGTCTTGCTTCAATCTCAATCAGAGAGCAAGATTTAAAACATATTATCGAAACAACCGAATATTCCGAAGGTGATATTTTAGAAGATATGTTATCTCAAATGGTTGAAGGCCTTTCCGAAAAAAATTCGGAAGAAGTTGAAGAACAAGTGGATAATAAGGACACCTCTAATTCTTAGTCTTCTCATAATCACATCATGTTATAGTGATTGTAAGATGTGTGTTACTGAAGTGATTTTAGATGCTATGGATTTTCATAGCACTGAATATCCTAAAAGAACATTAACACCTTTTGAATCATGTCATGGAGTAAGAGATTATACAACGATAGATACCATAGAATTATCAAATGGTTATCATGTAGTTAAAACCATGAAGGTAACTTGTCCTTAATATGTTAATAACTTTCGCAAATAAATTTTTTTATTTGCGATTCTTTTTTTATATTAGCATAAAATAAATTATATGGGTACAAATTATTATCGAATCCCTACTCACGAAGAAGTAGAAAACCGAAAAGCCGAACTTATCGAATCCGTCCAGAATCTTCCTATCGATCCAGCAAGTATTGAACGAGGATTTTCCGAATATGAAGAAGGGTCTTGGGAATCTTATTCTCCTTGGACTAGATTTACAAAGGACTTAAGCATCCACTTAGGTAAACGTAGTTCAGGTTGGAGATTTTGTTGGAATTTTCATCATAACGAGTATTACTCTAATAAAGAAGAACTTCTTCAATTTATTCGAACCGGTAGAGTCGTTGATGAATATGGACAAGAAATTCCAATCGAAGAATTTATCGAGATGGCACTTAACTGGTGTCCAAATGGTTTAATCGGCAATAAAGAATATCATTTAAAAAATCCAAATTCATATTCATTCGTTACTGAATCAACTTACGATAGAGAAATAGAAGGTCTTAGAGTTTCATCAACATCAGAATTTTGCTAATATGTCATTTAATAGAAGAACTTATACCGAATCGAATATTCGAAGAACTGCTAAAGATAGCACGTTTAAAGAATTTGAACGTTGGATGTGTAATGGTGACGCTGCTACACTCGACGATACATTTGCATCCATGATACATGGTATGTTTTTTAAAGCAACAAATATCGAAAGAAAAGAAATTTACGAACAGATTAAGAACGACGAAATATGAATTTGAAAAAGCCAATTGTCTTCTTCGATATCGAAACTACCGGTCTAGATAAGAAAGAAGATCGAATAATCGAGATTTATCTTCTTAAGAAAAATCCTAACGGATCGGATGAAGAATTTTATTCTCGATTTAATCCTTATCCCGTTTTTGTTTCTCAAGGTGCTTATGAAGTTCATGGAATTTCTACTAAAGATCTAGAAAACGAACCTTCATTTTCAGAAAAGGCTAAAGAGATAATTGACTTTATAGGTGATTCAGATCTTGCAGGTTATAACATTTTATTCTTCGACATGCCAATGATTTTCGAAGAGCTCTTCAGATGTAAAATTCTTTTTGATTGGAAGAAACGTAGAATTCTAGATTCTTATCGGATATGGACTCATTATGAATCAAGATCTCTCGGTGGTGCAGTTAAGAAATTTCTAGGAAAAGAAATTCTAAATGCTCATCAAGCAAAAGCCGATGTAGAAGCAACTGCAGATATTTTCTTTAAACAAATGGAAATGTGGTTTCCTGAAGAAGATCTAAGTGAAGTTTCTGAATTGACTACCGAATTATCGTCTAGGGTAGATCTTTCGGGAAAACTTAAAAAAGATTCAGAAGGCGATGTAATATTCACTTTCGGAAAACATAATAACAAAAAAGTATCTACTGTACTTACCGAGGATCCATCTTACTTAAGTTGGTTTATTTCTAATTCCGATTTTCCTTCGGATTCTCGTTTTGAAGTAAGAAAAATTTATTTTAGTTTAACAAACAATGGATAATATAGAATTAGAAATGAGCAATACAGAAAGAATTGAAATGCCTAAACCTAAAGTAAAACCTGCTTTTTGCTATCGAGGCTCTTTCGGAGATGAGCCCTGGGGAATTACTATAGTTAATTCAGGATGGCAAGGAATGTATCACGTAATCTTAGAATTTGGAGATACTGAAGATTATAAGCATAAATTTATGGATCTTCATGAAATAGAAAGAGAATATGGTCTAAAAATAGAAGATATTGATATGAAGCAATTCTCTTATCGATATCCAAACGATCACGACTTCGGAAGGGCAATTAGAAATAAAATACATGGAATTATTTAAAAGTATACAATGTGCCGATACTCGATATCATTCTATCGAGCAATATTGGTGGATTCATAATGATACAGTCCCATGTATTTGGGAAGCTAATGATATATCAGTTCCTAGAAAAAAAATTGATAAATGGATCTTAGAGAATTTTGATGTAATTGCTGAATTTTCTTCATTTACTGATCCGAAAAAATTTATGGACGTAAATGAATTTTTTGCTTCTCCAAAAGAATTAAATCCTAGATTTAAAGGAAAAATCTTAGTTCGTTTTAGAAAAGATGGAGAAATAAATAAAGAAGATCTATACGATATTCGATTCCTTTGGAACAATACGGATCCTAATATTGATTTATGTGCCAAAAAACATATTGAACAAGCCTCAAAGCTAATAACATATAAGGCTAATAAGTCTAAGCTTCATATGGTTATTGCCGATGATTCTGGTTTAGATTTACGACCTTTTGATATCAATGTCCCTGAATTGGATATCGAACTAAATTATGGAAAGGAATGGGCAGAAAAGCACGATTACCTAATTGAAGTTCTAAGTCGAGAAACGAAGAAAGGAATTGCTCTTCTTCATGGAATTCCAGGATCAGGTAAATCAATGTATATTCGATATCTGATTTCTTTACTTTCGAAGAAGAGAACTCTCGTTTACGTTCCTAATCAGCTTATCAATTCAATAACTGATCCTGCTTTTATTCCTCTTATGGCTGATTATCCTAATTCGATTCTGATTATTGAAGATGCTGAAGAAGCAATAAAATCGAGAAAACAAGGAGGAACAACCGTAGATAAGCTTCTAAATCTTTCGGATGGAATTATTTCGGATTTTCTAGGAACTCAAATCATTTGTACTTTTAATAATTCTCTTTCTGATATAGATGAAGCTCTTCTTCGTAGAGGAAGATTAATTTTAAAGCATGAATTCGGTAAGCTTGAAGCAGAACAAGCTCAGAAGCTTTCTAATAAACTAGGATTTACTACAATCATAGATAAACCGATGACTCTTACTGAAATATACAACCAAAACGATAAGTTTACAGAAGATAAAGAAGATAAAACAAGAATAGGATTTTATAAGACGAAATAATGTTAATAATTTAATCAAATTAATTTTTTTCTTTTGAATTATTTTATTATATTTGTATAAATCTTATCAAATATGGAAAAACCTCTTTCTTCACGTATCGGTTATCCTTGTATCAATCTAACTCTACAAGAATCCGAAGGCATCTACACAAATCGTCACGTAATTAAACGAACCTATCAAGCTCAAAAGGAAACAAATCATGTCGTTTCTAAATTAGCTCTTGAAAATTGTAAGGATCTCGTAAAAATCATTCAATGGAACGAACGAAAAGGAATTAAATTCTTTCGTATCTCTTCAAATATGTTTCCTTGGATGTCCGAATATGAAATTACCGATTTACCTGATTGGAAATTGATCAGCGCTAATCTAAAACTTGCAGGTAAGTTAGCAACCGAGTATGGTCAACGTCTAGAATTTCATCCAGGTCCTTTTAATGTTATTGCTTCTCTAAACGGTTTTATTGTAAAGAAAACTGTTAAAGAACTTAATCAGCATGCACAAATTTTCGACGAAATGGGTCTCGAACCTTCTCATTGGAATCAAATTAATATTCACGTAAATACAACTCAAGGAGGTAAAGAAGAATCTGCAAAAAGATTCTGTAAAAATTTCCAAAAACTTTCTGATTCAGCTAAAGCTCGACTTGTTGTCGAAAATGACGATAAAGCTTCTCAATATTCTGTAGTCGATCTTTACGAAATGATTTATAAAGAAATTGGTGTTCCTATTACTTTCGATTCTCATCATCATAAATTCTGTAGTGGTAATCTTTCTCATGAAGAAGCTGCTAGGTTAGCTGCATCTACTTGGGGTAATATTCCTGCAGGGTTTCATTTCGCTTCTACAATTAATCACGAATCTCCTAAACAAATGGCTCGAGCACATGCAACTTGGGTTTACGATGAAATCTCTGATTATGGAACTGGTGCTTGGATTATGTGTGAATGTAAAGGTAAAGAACTCGCTATACTCGAATATCTCAATGAAGGAAAAAGAAATTCAGAATTTATCGAAAACTTTGAATTGGTTTTGTCATAATATAAATATGGAAGAAAATATTGACATCCTCGAAGAATTAAATGTTGCCGAATCTATTTTAAAGATTGCTTCAAAGAATGGTTTAGAACCGGAAATATTTGTATTTGCTGTAAAAGCAATGAAAGAAAATCCTAATCTTTCTATAATTGAAGCAATGTACGAAGGATTTGATGAATGGATTAAATAATGTTACACGGTCAAAAAGTAATTTTCGTTTCGATTGTAGATAATCAATCGAAAACTGTTTCGAATCTACGATACAGAATATGGCATCATGAAGTTTTGGTTAAAGATATTCTTAATCGAAAAAATGCAATTATCGGTAGAAAAACATACGAAATGACTCGGTGGAAAGGACCTAAAACCTGGATTCTTACTAGAAATAAAAATCTTAAGAAACCTGGAGTAGGAATAATTCACGACATAGATGATCTTCATCTACATACTGAAGGAGATATTTTTGTTTTAGGTGGTTCTTCTCTTTTTAAAATTTTCGAAGAATATGTAGATGAAATTCATATGTATGTTCTAAATAATAAAGAAGGAAAAGAAGATTGGATATCTCTTAAGATGTCTAATTGGTTACCTAGAAATTACACAAACGAATATATTTGGTCATATGCTCATCTTCAAAGAAGAGAAGAAATTGATCCAATTGAACTTATTAAAAATTTATTTGAATGAAAAAGAAAACAGAAAGAATTGAGTATAACTCTTCATCGGTAAATAGCTCTATTTATAATTTCGAAACAAAAGAGCTAATAATCTATTTCCAAACAAAAACAGGATATAGCTACGAAAATGTTGAATTAGAAGATTACATCGGATTTTCTCAAGCAGAATCTATAGGAAAATCTTTTAATCAATTCATCAGAAATAAGTATGAAACAAAAAAATTCGAAGGATATGAAGAACTCAAAGAAACTTTCTCCGTCTGAAATAGAAAAAATTAAATCATTTATCTCTAAATATTCTAATCTAAATGATAAAGTCCTTTCAGTAGAAAAAAGATTAAATTCATTAGAAGAAGAAAAAATAAAAATCATGAATGAAAGTAAAAGTCTACATGAAGAGATAAATAAAGTGAGAAAACAAGAAGATTCCTTTCGAAATAAGTTATTAACAAAGTATGGAGAATTCGAATTAAATCTTGAAACTTTTGAAATAAAACAATCATAAAATAAACAAACAATTTAATAAAACAAAAATGAAAAAATCTATTTTTATCCTCGCTCTCGTTTCGGTAATTGGTCTTTCATCTTGTACTAGTGAAAAGAAATGCGAAAATTGCACTACCGATTCAACTGCGGTAATCACTGATTCTACTTCTACCGATTCAACTTCTTGCTGCACGGATTCTTTATCTGTTGACAGTGTAAAATAAAAAACTGGGCCCGACTTGGAATTGATTTACGATACATTTTTTTCGTATGCAAGCAGAGTTAGTTGGAAACTCTTAAATAACCTAACAGAATTTTAAATGGCGAATCTTTCGTTAATGCAGACGGCAAAGTGTTCTATATGGACACTACTGCTGTTTCTTATGATGAGCCTGTCTTAATGGCAGCCTAATCAGTCGTGCGGTAACAGCCGATCCTTAAAACAAAGTTACAACCTGCGGTTCCGTTAGAGGTGCTACCCATTTAAGTGAACCTCCCACAATTGCAAGTGACAATGGAAAAATAGGAACTTGATATTTTGTTTATTTAGAAAAATAAACTAAGCTTGTGAATGAGTGCATTAAAATGATTGGGAAAGACATGGGTTCGAATCCCATCGGGTCCACCAAAATTTAAATTATGGAATATTTAGGAATAATTATAGCTAGCTCTCTAGGAACTGCTCTAGTATTTATTTGTATTTATGCTTACATGCAATACAAAGAATTAAATGATAAGGTAGATATTCAAGATAACTTTCTTAGAAATCTAAGAAAAGATGTAGAAAATTTATATCTTCAACTTGAAAGAACTGAAGATGCTTTTCAAAACGATATCCGAAGACATATTGAAGATCTTAGAGAAGACTTTAATCATAAAGCCGACGATCTAAGTAATAAGAATATGTTTGATTATCTTAATCAGGCCTCTTCATTTTTTAATTCTTTTGTAGATAAAAGCGTTTCTTCTAAACCTAATAAAGGAAGGTCTAATAGAAATTCAGAAGAAGATTAATATCATTTACTTCCTTTGATAAATATCTAAAAAGGAAGTAAATGAATAACGCAGCTTTACGTATTTTCAGTGTTCTAATTGCTCTTGCTGGAAGTCTCTTCTTAGTTAGTTGGAAATTAAACGATGAACCTGATTATCAAGGTCCGCCAAAATTAAGAGTAAATCCTACTGAAACCTACGTAAATATAAGAGAAACTGCTAAATTTTTTGCTACTTGTAGACCGAAACAAAAATGGCAGGTTTCTAAAAATAACGGTTTAACTTGGGAATATATTTCTTCTGTTAGTCCTTATCGAATTTTTAAAGATACTCTTTTTATTGATACCGTTTCGATAGAATATGACGGATATCTTTATCGAATAGAATGTTGTATAAGAGATAATGAAAATAGAGAAGATAAACCAGGAAATCCAAAGTATTGTGTTTGGTCTAATTCTGCTCGATTAAGTGTTTATCTTCCAATGCCTATCCGATGGATTAATTTTGATTTTGAAAGAACTACAAAATCTATTAAACTTAATTGGTATACTGAGGATGAATACTCTCGTATTTACATAGAAAGATTAGAAGGTAATCGTTGGAAATCTATTTCTAGTGTCCCTTATGAATCCATCGGTTCTTATACTTACGAAGATAACGATCCAATAAACGGATATAATTATTATAGATTGAAAGGAATTTATGAAAATGGTAATTTTGAGTATTCTAAAATTGCAGTAGTTGCATATAATAAAAATACAAAGGATTATAAATACTTCGATATCTACGGTAAGGAACAAAAAATTCTAGAAGAAAATAGAATCTATTTTAGATCTACACCTGAAGGTAAACGAGAAAAGGTAATCATAATGCCAGATTAAATTTTCTTAAAATGTTAAAAACTTTTTAGCTCGATATTTTTTTATATCGAGCTTTTTTATTATATTAGCTTTATCAAATTTACAAAACAAATATGCTAATTTGCACAAATTTCAAATCGGTTAAAAACACAAAACCGCTTTCGACATCATCTCTTATCTCTGTTCTCGAAGAAATTCGTTCAGAAAAATACAAAAAACTTATCAATGATATCCGAAACGAAGAAAATCCAAGCAAATCTCGTCTTAAGGATAAGCTTCCTTGTTTCACTCCAACTGGTATTTTTTCTTATCGTTCTCTTGCAGGTCTCGAATCTTACAATGGTGTAATTTGCCTTGATATCGATTCCGTCGAAAATCCAGAAGAACTAAAGAAAAAATGCAAAAATCTACAATGGGTTCATGCTGCTTTCATTACTCCATCCGGTAAAGGTCTTAAGGTTATTGTAAAAACCGATGCAACTCGAGAAACCTACAAAGAAAAAGAGCTACAAATAGCAGAAGCATTCAATGAAGCAACCGGTTTCTCTCGAGATAATCATTGTAAAGATATTGCACGTATTCAATTCGTTTCTTACGATCCTTCTATTTATATCAACGAAAATTCATCTACTTTCTAATATATGTTCGATCAAATTAAATACTACACTGAATTCGTAGAAAATGCTTATCCGAATTTAAAAGATACCATCATCGGAGATCTTTCTACTGAAGATTATGTTCATATTATTCAACTTGCAGCTTCGGTTATGATGCATCGAGATGATATTCGGCCTGGTGGTCACTTCGTACAAGCAATTTGTAATAATAATCTTAGAGATGCTGTAAATCGAGCAGATTTAACTGCTATCAAAGGTCTTAAATTTTTCGTTTATTGTTACAATAATCTCTATCCTTCTCATCAAAGCGTTACAGTATGAATTCGAAAGAAATTAAAACCGAATTAAGAGATTTGATTGAATCAATTTTTTTAGAATCCGGAGGAATTCAAAAAATGATATTTGATCGAATCGAAGAAAAATCAAGTGATAAGGATGTATTAGAGATTAACATACAAAATGCAAGATCCTTACATCTCGTTTTTGACGATAGAGAAGATTCTGATAATCATGCTTATGATTTAGGATATCTTGAATGTCTTTATGAAATCCGTAGTAAATTAATAAGTCTAGAACAAAAAATTAAAGAATGAAAATAATCATTTGTGGTAAATCCGGCTCAGGAAAAGATTTTCTTAGAAAGAAACTTCAAACAAAAGGACTTCTTTATGCTACCCCTTATACAACTCGACCTATGAGAACCGGAGAAGTAAATGGTGTTGATTATTTCTTTGCTGATGAAGAATCATATCTAAAAAATAGAAATACAATTTTCGTTGAAGGAAATTTCTTCGGATGGTTTTATGGAATAGGAAAAGAACAATGGAGTTATTATGATTTATTTGTTCTACCTCCTTCTATGATAGAAAAAATACCGTCAGAACAGAAAAAAATCTGTTTTATTATTTACTTAGATATTGATAGAGAAACACGAAGAGAAAGACTCTTTTCTCGGAATGGAGTTAAAGGTGATAAAACTGAAGAAGGTGATTCTATTGAACGTCGATTAAATGCCGATGACAAAGATTTTGAAAATTTTACAAATTACGACTTAAGAATAACAAATCCAAATTTTTAATTATGCAAAAGAAAAAACACGCAAAATGGGAATCTCTGCTATTCCGTCCTGAACTTCCGGAAGGTTGGTCATGTCAAGAACAAATCGATAGACCAGGAGAAAGTTATATTACTTTCGTATGTTGGGGAAAAATACATCATAATGCTGAACCTACTAAATTATACATCATCTTCAACGAATTCGAAGAATTCGAAAAAGGAAAAAGATTTCTAGTTCGAGGAGGAAGGAATATTAAACCTGAAGAAGGATTTAAGTTCTTTAAAGATATTAAAACAGCTACAAATTATATAGTGTATCTTGCCGAATCTACTAACCGATGGTTAAAAGAAATAAATGATCCTAAATATATTGCCTCTTATAATTCTCATATTGCTAAGCAAGTTCGTGCTCAAGAAGAATATGATCGTAGAATGAAAGAAGCCTTTGAATCTGTTAACTAATGAAAATTGCAATTCTTACCGAATCGTCTAAAGAAGGAAAGAATCAAATATTAGCACAATTTTGCTCTATTTATTGTGATAGTGTACTTACTAAAGCAAAAATAGATATTTATAATTTTTCTGCTTTCGAAAATGTTTGGATTAATCATTATGACTCATTTATAATGATCGTACCCGAATGGAATGGATCGTTTCCTTTTACCGTAAAGAAGCTAATTGACGATTCTGGATATCCTTCTTTATTTCAAGATAAAGATATTCTCCTTATAGGAACTTCAGCTTCTTCGATGTCTAATATTATTGGAATTGAACAGCTAAATTACATTCTTCAATTTGTAGGAGCGAATGTATATAAGAAGAAAGTTTATATTCCTAATATAAGCAAAGACATGGATGTAGATCTTGAAGTTAGGTTATGTAAAACTATAAAGAATTTCTTCAAAAAAAATTTTAAAGAAATTTAAAATAAATTTTTTTCTTTGAAGAATTTTTATTATATTAGCTATATCAAATTATAACTCTATGTCTGAATTAGAAAATCTATACTTGAAAGCCAAACGAACCTACTACGAAGGAAATCCGATTATGTCTGATTCAAAATTCGACGAACTCGAAGAAAAACTTAGATTTATGAATTCTAAAGTAATTGAAATCGTAGGTTCTGAAGAATTAGAAAAAGACATAAAGCATCTTTCTGCAATGCTTTCTCTTCAAAAAATTCAAGTAAACGATCTTTCTGATAAAACGATTCCTATAACCAAATTTAAATCTTGGATTAAGAAAACCGAAGAACGATTTAATCATCTAATAGCCGAACCGAAATTCGATGGATCTTCTTGTAATCTAATTTACGATAACGGTAAACTTATTTCAGCTGCAACTCGAGGAAATGGATTAGAAGGAACAAATATTACCGATAAAATTTCATTAATCGTTCCTAAAGAAATTCAAACCGATTATCCAGGTTTAATCGAAATTCGAGGTGAAGTAATTATTAAAACGAAAACCTTCGAAGAAAAATATTCGAAAATTTACAAAAACCCTCGTAACTTCGTTGCTGGAATTCTCGGTCGAGATGATATTTCTAATTGTATTCAAGATTTTGAATTCATTGCATTCGAACATAAATTCTATTACGATGATATGATGGAATTTGGAAACGATTCTTTCGAATTTCTTCAAAATCTAGGATTTACTGTTCCTTCTTTCTTCGTAAAATTTAATTATCAAGAATTCGAAAAAACCTTCGATTCATTTCTAGATTTTAGAATCAATAAATCCGAATATGGTCTCGATGGATTTGTAATTAAATATCCTTCTGATCTACGTAAATCTATTGGTGAAACCGGTCATCATCCCAAGTGGGCAATGGCAATCAAATTTCCTCCAATGGAATCAATTACTTATATCAAAAAAATTCAATGGAATCTAGGTCAATCCGGTGAATTTAAACCAATTGGTGTACTCGAACCTATCGATCTCGATGGTACTACAGTATCCAATGTAGCTTTACATAATCTCGGTTCTATTCAAAAACTAGGTTTATTCCCAGGTGCTAAAGTAACAATCGTAAAATCAGGTGATATTATTCCTATCGTAAAAAATGTAATCCAACCTAATTACGAATCAGATATAACTAAACACCTACCAAATCATTGTTCAAATGATTGCAAAATCGAAATCCAAGGAATTCATTTAGTTTGTAACAATCCAAATTGCCAAGAACAACTAATTAGTCGATTAGGAATCGGTATCGGAACATTCGGTCTAGAAAATATCGGTGGTGCAACAATTGTAAAACTTTATAATGCAGGAATTCGTAAAATTTCTGATCTTTTTGATAGAACAAAATTTAATAAAGAATCTCTGATTAAATCAGGCCAATTCAAGCAAGGTCGTTCCCTTGATATTATATTTGAATCTTTCGAAAAACGTAAACCTATTACAATGATTCGAATAATTAATTCACTTGCATTTAAGAATGTCGGTTGGTCTACTTCTAAAGAAATTGCAAAAATATTCGAAAACGAAAAACCTAATTTCTCAGGAAAATCTTACGCTGCTTATTCTCCTTTTCTAAACGAAAAATCTTCTGAATATCATTCAGTTCTTTCTTTTATTCAAATTTTAAAACAAAACGGTTTTAAAATTGAATCAGAAATCGAAAATAAGATAAGTGAAAATGCAATAACTTATGAACTTACCGGTTCTCCCAAAGAATTTGGTTTTAAGACTAAAGAAGAATTTATAAATAAACTAAAAGATTATGGATATCATCATACCGATCTTAATAAAGGCACTAATTATCTTATCACCGATGATCTTGAATCCTCTTCATCAAAAATGGCAAAAGCAAAAAAGTTAAATGTAACGATAGTTACATATTCACAAATTTTGGAATTGCTAAAATAAATATAAAAACACCTAATCTTAGTGAATACATTTAAGAAATTTTACGAATTTATCAACGAATCATTAGCATTTTTAACTCTCAATAAAACCATGAAAAACGAATTCATGAATAATATTGAGCTAAAAAACGATTTCGAAAATGCAAAAAGACAATTTTATATGAACGGCAATTTCCTTCTTACTCATATAGAAGGAGATAAATTCGAGTTAAGAACTAGATCTAATGTTCAATCCGAAGACTTAGACGGGATTATCGATTCTCATGTAAATACTACTACGGAAAGAATGAAATTTCGTAGAATAGGAAAACCGAAGACCGATAAAATTAAAGATAAAATTTGGATGGTTAAGGCAAAAATCGATTAATTTATTTTAGATTTTACATATAATAAATATGGAAAAATACTCTACTTTCGAAGAAGCCTTCTATTACATAAATAAACAAATCATAAATTGGCCTACATTCATAACAACATCTCGTATAGGTGATGTTCATGAAATATGTTCTCTTACATATACAGTCGAAGATCTCGGTTCTTATAAATTTAAGGATGAATCTTTAGGAAGACTTGATTATGATTATGCTGATACTTTTTATCGTTGGATGATTGACGGTTGTACCGATTCTACAGAAATTCTAGAAAAATATCCTAATACTTCTAGATTCATGGAAAAACCAAAATCTCCTGATCTACCTTCTAATTTTAACACCTTTTACGGTCCTAGAATTTTACAACAACTCCCTCATATCATTAAAGAATTAACTGCTAATCCTGATTCTCGTCGAGCAGTTATTTCTATTCTTGATAAAGATGATTTACTCCTCCTTGATAAAGATGAAACCTTAGAATTTCCTTGTTGTGATTCTGCAACATTCTTTATTAGAGGAGGAAAATTACATGTCCATCTTCATATGCGTTCTCAGAATATGGGTCAAGTACTTAAGCTTGACATGTATTTATGGGGTAGATTTACATGTGAATTAGCTGAAAACCTAAATATTGAAACCGGAAATTTTTTCTCTTCTGTTGTTTCTGCTCATGTGTTTACTAAAGATTTTGATTACCTTTCCAATTTTATAGAATGAAAAAACCTCTAAACGTTTTTTATGCAGTACAAGTGTCTAATTTCACAACTAATGGAGATAAGTCCAAATGGTTGATTCGTAATGATGCTTGTATGAATATCTGTATCGGTATTGTCTCTTCAATACTTACCGAATATCCAAAAGATTTCCGATTTATTATTAAAGTTCCTCCTGTAGAAGATTGTGCAGATATTGATTCTCATAAGGATCTATTCGATGAAAAATATCTAGATAGAATTGAATTCTATGAAGATTTTATTCCTATTTCCCCTGTAATTAGTCGTTTTCATTTTGATATGAACACACATAAAGTTTTTGGTTCTAAAAAACTTGCTAATGTTGATGTTATGATTAACGATGAAAATACACATACTAAAAGCTGGAGAATATTCTTCGAAAATATCATTGGTAAAAGGATTCCAATGGTTTCGACTAATTACTTTATGGATTCACCAATTTCTCCAAAATCGGATCCTAAGGTAAGATATTATGAAAGACAAATGGAATCACTTATATCTTCGGATATGTTTTCGTATCCTGTAACTGCTGCTCTTAATGAAGCTCTCGAAGCTTATAATTTTCTATTTAAAGATGGAACGATCCTAGGAATTCCCACTGTTTGGAATATTGGTGCTTCTTTCGAAGAAATTAATAAGAAAAAAGTAACTAAGTCTCCAGGAAAGATTAAAATTTATTTTGGTAATCGAATTACCGATTCTGCTAATCGATACACTAATTGGCATCTATTTGCTGAAGCTATCGGTAAACTTTCGGAAAGGATTGATCCTTCTCGCTTCACTGCAACGATTCTTAATCCTACAAAGAAAATTACTCCTGAACAACTCGACGAAATTTCAACTCTTTCTCGTGGATGTGTCGAAGTAGTTCCTAATTACAGTGATTTCAGTCGAGAAGATTATATCAATTTTATTAACGAAGCACATATTTCTTGCAATCTATTTACTAATGAAGTACATGGTGGATTAACTCACGTAGAAGCTATGATGGCAGGTTGTATTCTTGTTGCTCCTAACGTTAATGATTATCTTTATAAATACGAAGATTCAGGAAAACTTTCAGATTATCCCTTTCTAATTGACACATATAATAAAAAGCTAGATATGGAATCTTTTGTAAGTAAACTCGAACTAGCCGTTAATACTGCTCAAAACAAGCAATCAATGGAAAAATATTCAGAAATGAATCGTGAACTTGCTTATAAATATGCATCATATGAAATGTCTTCTCATATCATTGCAAAAGATCTTAAGAAACTAGCAAAGCTTTATAAATGAATATACTTGTAACAGGATCTGCAGGTTTCCTCGGTAATTTTGTCTGTAATTTCTTTCATGAAAAAGGACATAAGATTATAGGAATTGATAATTTATCTAGAAAAGGATCTCATCTTAATGCACAAAAACAGAAAGAAAACTTTCTGTTTTTCTTTGGTGATATTTCTAATCCTTCTGATTTAAAATTTACTGAAGATCTAGATATTGATTGGATTATTGATTGTGCAGCTGAACCTTCTGTTCTTGCAGGAACCGACGGTCAATCTAAAGGTCTAATAGATAATAATCTCATTTCGACTATTAATCTTCTTGAAATTTGTGCCAAGAAAAAATGTGGATTTACTCTTATGAGCACTAGTAGAGTTTATTCGGTTAAACAACTTTCTAGTATTGAGATAATTAAGACTCCTACTAAATTCTTTTCTACCGTTCAAGTTGATGAAGATTTTTCTACAAAACCTCCTGTTTCTCTTTATGGATCTACAAAGCTAACATCCGAATTATTAGCTTTAGAATATTCTAGTCTTTATCAATTCCCTGTATTTATTAATCGATGTGGTGTTATTGCAGGTGCAGGACAATTTGGTAAAATCGATCAAGGCGTTTTTTCGTATTGGATTTATTCTTGGATAAGAAAACAACCTCTTAAATATTTTGGATTCGATGGAACCGGTCGACAAAGTCGAGATGTAATTCACCCTAAAGATATTTGTACAGTTTTAGAAAAACAAATTCAATTCGGTAAAATTGAAGAAGATCCTATTTATTGTTTGGGTGGTGGACATCAAAATTGTATGTCACTCTTAGAATTATCCCAATGGTGTAAAGAAAATATATCTTCTGATTATGAACCCGAATCAGTTCCAATCGACAGACCTTTTGATATTCCTGTATTTGTAATGGATACGAAAAAAGCTGAAAGGAGATGGAAATTTAAAATTACGGTTTCAATAAAAGAAATTCTAAAAGAAATAAGAGATCATGCTAAAAATAACCCTGATTTTCTTGATTACCTTTATTCTTAATTTACATATAATTATATATGGCAAATCTAATTATACTCGAAGGTTTATCTAGAACCGGCAAATCGACCATTTGTAAATCTCTATCAGAAAAATTTAAACTACGAAATATTTCAATAAAAAATAAAATGCCGGAAAACGTAAGTCTTCCGGATTTTTATCATGGAATTCATGTTGTTATGAATGAAATTTATCGTGAATTTCCTGAAGAAACTTTTATTCTTGATCGTTCATTTCTTTCAGAATTGGTTTATTCAAAATTCTTCAATAGAACAACTCATCAAAAAGAAGATTCTATTATTTCTGATTTACTTTTCGATAATAATTTTATTCTTGTTTATCTTAAGAATACTCATTCCGATTATCAAAACCGAGGACCTAAAGATAGAATTATTTATTCAAAAGAAGATTATGAAAAACAAACTGATTTATTCGATTGGTTCTTTTCTACATATAAACAAAATATAGATACAGAATCTTGGCAAAATCGATTTATCGAATTAAATACATCGATAAATTCTATTGAAGAATGCATCGAAAATATAGAACAAACAATGTCAAAAAATAATTTTTTAAAACAAATCGAAATATGAAACAAAAAGTAGCAATTGTTACAGGATCAAATGGACTTATCGGCTCTCAATCTGTTAAATTTCTTATTGAAAGGAATTATTTCGTTATCGGTATTGATAATGATATGCGATCTTATTTCTTCGGACCTGAGGCTTCTACGAAGGAAAGTGAAGAAAAAATGGTAGAAGAATTTGGAAAATCTTTTAAGTCTTTTAACGTCGATATACGTGATGTTGAATCTCTTGAAGAAATTTTCGAAGCTTATGAAACCCCAGAATTCGATGTAGATCTTATTATCCATACTGCGGCACAACCTTCACATGATTGGGCTGCTAAAGAACCTCTTACTGATTTTACGGTAAATGCTCTAGGAACGGTTAATATGCTTGAATTAACTCGTCTTTATTTCCCTAAAGCTTCTTTTATTTTTACTTCAACAAACAAGGTTTACGGTGATACTCCCAACCGTTTGAATCTTATCGAAGAAGAAACTCGATATGACGCAGTTTCTAATCTCTCTCGTCGACCTATCGAAGTAGATGAAACTATGTCCATCGATCATACCAAACATTCAATTTTTGGTGCTTCTAAGGTTGCAGCCGATGTTATGGTTCAAGAATATGGACGTTATTTTGGAATGAATACCGTTGTTTTTCGAGGTGGATGTCTTACTGGTCCTAATCATGCAGGTGCCGAACTTCATGGATTTCTTTCTTATTTGATTAAATGTATTGTTAATCGTAAACATTATAGGATCTTTGGATATAAAGGAAAACAAGTACGAGATAATATTCATTCATGGGATCTTGTAAATATGTTCTGGCATTATCATCTGAATCCTATCCCAGGTGCTGTCTATAATGCAGGTGGTGGAAGAGAAAATAGTACTTCTATTCTCGAAGCAATAGATACAGTTAATCGAATCCTTAAAGAAAAATTCCCTCATAATTACGAAGATTGGAAAGATTATGAAATTCTAGATCAAAATCGTATAGGTGACCATCAATGGTATATTTCCGATCTTACTCAATTTAAGAAAGATTATCCAGAGTGGCCTGGAATTACTATTTCTCTTGAAGAAACAATCAATCAAATTGTAGAATTTGAACTTCAAAAAAACGTAGAAACCGTTAATGAAAACAATTGATATAATTCAATTTACTCCTATTATTGGAGGTGAAACTACATTGACTAAAACCATGTCCGATTTTCTGTCGGACATGGGTTATTCTGTTAGAGTTATCCATCCTTCGAAAAGTGGAAAGTGTATGAAGGATTGGTGCACTTTCGAAAGACAAAATTTTGTAAAGATTTCAGATTTTTCTGAATTTGTAAAAGATACAGATATTCTTTTCTTTATTAATTCAATCCATCTTAAGAAACATAAAAAAGTAGAGGATCGTAATGAAGCTTTTGAGCAAGCTATTCCTATTTTTAGTTTCGATAGTAAAAAAGTAATTTTCTATGAGCACGGAAGACATAGTAGTGACCTTTATGATTACCCTTCTATCTTTTCTATTTTATCAGAAAGAGGAAATAGAATCGTAGTTTTCACAAATACAAGAGATGTAATTCCTTATTATGAAAAGTTAGGTTATAACGCCTTTTTGATTAGACAACCTTTAGATCCTAAAAATTATCCTGAAATAAAGAGAGAAAAATCTGAAAAAGTTAAGCTTTCTTTTAATAGCAGATATACCTCAAATAAGAGACCTCAAAATATCCTTCCTTTCTTCAATAAATATTTAGGAAAAGAAGAACCTTTTGAATTACATTTCAGAGGTAATGTTAGAGATAATGTTTCGGTTTGGTATAATCTATTTCATTACTTCGATGATCCAAAAATTATTATGAATGGATATTTTGAACATTTCCATGAGATTTATAATAATATTGATTATTGTATTTATGGAGGATATACTACAAAATCCGAAAAAGGAAAGATGGAATACTCTATGCTAGAACCTTTCTTTTATGGAATTCCTCTTATTGTAGAAAAAGAAGTAATTCAATATTTTAAATACGAAGAATATGGAATTTCTAAAGAAGATTTTCTAAAATCAGTTATTGTTTTGACTGAAGAAAATCTTGATAAGATAATTAAAGGAGAATTTGATTCTTCTTCTTTCGTAAAAAATGCAAAATCTATTGTCGATGATTTTCTTCCTGAATCTATAAAAAGAAGGCTGGAAATAGGTCTAAATGGATTTGATTTACCTATAAAACCGAAAGAGATTTATACACTTTTTTAAGATAAATAAAAGAAAATCAGAAATGTTTTTTAAGAAATTCGAAGAATTTGTTAATGAAAATGAAGAAAGCTATTCAATATTTTCATTTAATGAAGATGGTATTGTTGAAGCAAGTATGCCATTTCCCGTAGATGATAAAAAGGCAGATCATAAAATAGCTATCTACACATCAACCTACAACATCGGAGAGAACACTAGAGGAAGAGGTAATTATATTACTTATGAAAAGATGCTAGGTGACCTGATTGATTCCCTGAATGCTCAGAAGTATAAAAATTGGAAACTCTTTATTGTAGGGGATTGTTTTCAACCTGAGGAAGATCTTACAAAAATCCTTTCTGATAAGCTAGATAAGAAACAATATACATTTCATAATCTTTCTGAACCCGGTGAAAGAGGAAAAATCGATCCTCAATATCTAAGAAATTCAGGGGGAACAAAAGCGAGAAATAAAGCTATCTCACTTGCTAAATCTGAAGGATTCGAATATTTTGCAGCTATCGATCATGATGATGTTTGGAAGCCTGATCATCTTGAAAGTATGATGCAAGCTTTTCAGCAAGATCCAGATATTTCATTCGGATATCATAGAGCTTCTAGAGCTAGAGTAAAAGGAGGTAAATCAGGAGTTTATTATTGGGGTGCTGAAGGGAAAACACCTACACTTTTTTATGATGATGTTCCTGATAAAATTATTGAAGCTCCTCATTCAGGTATCGTATGGCATGGTCCTTCATGTAAATGGCCTCAATATCGTACAGTTCCTCAAATGAGATCTGAAGCTCCTAAGAGAAATCGAATTATGGGAGCCGATGAGGATTTCATCAGACAAGCTACTGTTGGTTTAAGAGAAAATAAGAAGAAAGCCGTTTATGTTCCGAAATTAATAGTTAGACTTCGAAATGCCAAGGGTAAACTTCCTTAATTTTTAACAAATTTAATCTTCAAGGCTGAAATGTGAATTTCAGCCTTTTTTATTACATATTATTTAATATTATTAAATATGAATATTTTCGTACTCCACAAAGATCCGGAAATAGCAGCAATGATGCATTGTGAAAGGCATATTCTTAAAATGCTTATCGAACATACTCAAATGCTTGCTACAGCCTATTACAGCACAATTGGAATTTCTCGAAAAAAGGAATTTCAAGGAAATGAAGAAAAAATTTCCGAACTTTTTAGAGGATGGCCTAGAAAAGATGAAAATGGAAATGATTGGCCTTATTCAGTAACTCATGTAAATCATCCTTGCACAATTTGGACTAGAGAATCTCTTTCAAATTTTAATTGGCTACTTGATTGCACAAAAGCTATGTGTAGAGAATATACTTATCGATACGGTAAAAAACATTCTATTGAATCCATTATAGATTGGATGTATCTGAATCCTCCTAAACTAAAGGATATTGGTCAAACACCTTTTGCTCAAGCTTTACCAGATTGCTTTAAAGATTCTGATCCAATAAAAGCTTATCGTCTTTATTATGCTTTCAAAACAACATATATGAAAGTTAATTGGAAATTAGAAGAAAGGATCCCTCAATGGTGGAATCGAGACTTAATTGAAGAATCAATTGATTTATATAGTCGATCTAATCCTGATTGGTCTCCTAAAAAACTTGTACTTGCTTAATACATATAATTTATATATGGCTATTCTACAACAAGAATTTCAATACGATCAATATCGAATGCTTATAGCATGTATCATGTTAAATCAAACAAGCAATAAGAATGTTCGACAAGTAATTTATACATTTTTCGATCGATGGCCTACACCTCAATCCGTTATCGAAGCCGATCCTTCTGAAATCCGAGAACATATACGTCCTTTAGGTTTCTATAACATCAGAACTAATCGAATTATCAGATTTACTCAAGATTATTTAACGAAGAAATTTAATCGAGCTTCTGAATTATATGGCATCGGAAAATATGCCGATGATTCATATGAAATTTTTATTCGAGGAAATCTAAACGTAAATCCAACCGATAAAATCCTTCGTAGATATTTAAACGGTGAATTCATAGATCAATAAGTGATATATATAAAAAAATAGTTTAAAATGCAAAAATTTACTGAATTTTTGGTTGAACATAAAGCTTCATTAGAAAATAAGAAGAAAGCAGAAGACGCTCATCGTTTTAATGAACTTTATGAAGCAAAGCTAAAAGAATTTGGAGTAGATTCTCCTGTTGAATTAAATGAAGAACAATCTAAAGAATTTTTCGAGTATCTAAAAGATCTTAAGAATTCTGCTTCAAAAATGCCTGTTAATGAAAAAGATGTTACTGATGAGAAATCTTTTCGTGAATACGCTTTAGAAGTTTTAAAGAAAGCACATCCCGATGATTTTGATCAGAAAATTGCTGATAAAGTTATTAGTGATCTTGCTGCTAAAGTAAAAGATGATGATTGGGGTGCTGCTGTAGGAAGACTAACCTCCGGTTTAGGAAAATAAAAAAACGAAAATGAAAAATTTAAAAACTTTTAGTGAATTCGTTAACGAATCAGCTCTTAACGAAAAAATGATTTCTGGCTCTATAGTAAAACAATTTGGAGACGTTTTAGGAAGTAGAGACTTAGCAAATGTAGATCTTGAAATTGCTAAATTCTTAGGAGTTGGATCTAAAATGGCAGATGTAGCTCAATTTGACGAATATAGCGGAGAAGATTCTCCAAAAGCCGATAAAATATATAATTATTTAGGATCTAATTTTAAGGCTACCGATAGCAAAACGGTTGATGATTATGAATTGTCATATGATTCTAAATTAAATGTAGTTAGAGCTACCGATGCAGGTGATGGTTTTGTTTCATATTACGTTGTAGCTACTTCTAATTTTTAAAAAAAAATTAAAAATGAAAAATTTAAAAACTTTTAATGAATTCGTTAATGAATCTAAATTGAACGAAGCTTTTGCTACATTAGAAGGAGATGATGTACTTTCTTCAACTTATAAAGATTATGAATCATCAGAAGATGAAGATTTAGATCTTAAGGTTATGAAAAAAGGTTTCGAATCTATCGCTAAATTATTAGGAGGTAATATGAATAATGTTTCTTCTACAATGGAAGAAGGTGATTATGAATTCAGTCGTTCATTGAATGTAGGACTTGATAAAAGATTTAATAATGCAGATCCTAATATTGAAAAGGTAGGACAAGTTAATATTAATTCCCCTTTTGATTCTTCTAATTCTTCTACTCCAGTTACTTGCTATCTTATAAAAGATGCTAATATTAAAGTAGCTACTTGGAATTATGGAGATGATTTCGCAACATTCGATCACGTTGCTTATCTTACTAAAGATGCTAAAGCTCTTCTTAAATGGGTAAATTCTAATTTATCCGATGATGATATGCAATACTAAAATTTTATTTTTTAATAATACAAAGGAGAACAATTGTTCTCCTTTTTTCATATAAATAAAATGAATAAAGAAAGAACTAATTTCAAAATAGATCGATTCGTTGAAATCCTTCAAACCATCTCTAATCTCTCTAATGCTTCAACTAAAAAAGTTGCATGCATGGCTTTACATAAAAATTTTACCAAAATTGCTTCATTTGGCTACAACGGTTCTTATATGAATGCACCTGTTAATGATTTAACAGGAACTGAAGAAGAATCTCTCGAACCAGGAGAATCTGGTTTTATTCATGCTGAAGTTAATATGATTGCTAAATTTAGAGAATTCGATCCTGAAAATTATATTATTCTTCTTACCCTTTCACCTTGTAAAATGTGTACAAAAATTCTTGTTAATTCAGGTTTTCGATTCGTCTATTGGATTGAAGATTATAGAGAACAAGATCATCTTCATATTTTCGATGAATGTAATGTTTCTTACGGAAATGTAAAAAAATTAAAAGAAGATTATAAACTTTTTTCGAATTAGGTCATATATATAATATAGCAATAAGGTCTTAGGAATTATTGCTAATTTGGTGGATCTAAGTATCATCAAAAAAATCGTAAAATTATGGCAAATTTAAGAATCACTAGGCCTTTCTTCCCAGGCACAATGAGGGAAGAATTCGTAACACCATTCAGTCAGCTGTTCGACGATATTTTCGAACGCACTTTTCCTGAATTCAAATCTGAAACAGGAATTCAATTCACAAAAGGTTCTTTTCCTAAAGTTGATGTAATCGATCATACAGATTCGATTGAAATCATTGCTGAAATTCCAGGATGGAAGAAAGAAGATCTCACAATTAAATGTGAGAATGGAATTCTTACTCTATCAGGCAAAGCACAAGAAAAAGGAGAAGATAAATCTCAAAATTATATTATTAAAGAGCTAAAACGTTCTTCGTTTCAACGTTCATTTCAACTAACCGATAAGTTGAACGAAGAAAATATTCAAGCTAATTTCGATGAAGGACTTCTTCGAATTTCAGTGGGTAAAAAAGAAGTTAATTTACCTCCTCCTTCTCGAGTTATTGAAATAAAATAAACCAAAATTTACGATCCACCACATAAGCCAGGCCAAAAGCCTGGCTTATTTTTTTGTAGATATATAAAATAAATCTATTCCTTGTGGACGGTCTTCTAATCAAAATAAATGACGATTTTATTAAAACTCTTAATTCAAGAGGATTAGATATAGGATATATTAGAGTAAAATTCTTAATTAGAGATACGGTTACAGAAAGTAGCAGAAAAGGTTATCGATTTAAAACTTTTAACGATTTATCTTCTTTTAATTCTTTTTTTGGTCCTATTCTTACAGTTAGAAATTATTTATGTTCTGCAGGGGATTTCCCTATTATAGAAAATATAGAGTTAATAAACAGAAATCTTTCCTTCGAAAATTCATATAAATGGTATAATATTTCCGAAAATCGTAGTTTTGTTAAAAAAATAAAATACGATAGTTTTAGAAATGATATTTATATTTCTGAATCATTAAAATATGAATCTTTGATGAATTCTCTTCTAGATCAATATCTTAAAAATATCAGTAATTCTATAGACATTAGATTAAATTCTTATATGGATCCTTGTTATGTAGATGCTGGATATGTTTCACCTTATTCTGGAGAAGGAGATTATGTAAAATATAGGAATATTCGTACAAATCAATAATATAAAGTGGGAAATTTTTCGAATAAATTAGATTTTAGAAATTTAAGAAAAAGGCCTCTCAGTTGGACTGAGATGGATAATATGTTTCAAAAACCGAATGTTTGGCGTTCGGATGTTACATATGAACAAGGAATGGTTGTTTTATGGGATGATTCGGTTGCTCCGGTAGGAGATACAATAAATGGAGCTCTATCTTTTTGGATTTGTCAACAAGATCACGTTTCATCTTTATCAAATATCCCTAGTGTTCCTAATCAATCTTATTGGAATCGAGTAGGAACTTCTACTTTAGTTAATAAAGGAGATACCGGACCAATGGGTCCTCAAGGTCCTACTGGAGCTACTGGTAGGACAGGACCTACTGGAATATCCATTACCGGACCTACTGGAGTTACAGGGGGAACTGGTATGACTGGACCAACAGGAATTGCAGGACCACAAGGCCCTGCTGGTATAAAAGGAGATCAAGGTCTAAGAGGAGCTACAGGTGCTACAATTGCAGGACCTACAGGATCTACTGGTGTTACAGGTGCTACTGGGGTTACTGGACCGATGGGGGTTACAGGGCCTTCAGGAGGACCTCTAGGACCTACTGGTCCTACTGGAGTAACAGGTATTACTGGTGTTACAGGACCTACCTCACCCGGTCCTACTGGTGAGACAGGTCCTACTGGAGTAACTGGTCCTACCGGGATACAAGGTGCTACTGGAGTAACAGGATTAAGAGGACCTACTGGTGGTATATCTTCTACTCCTGTTCAATTATTAGATATTTTTTCCGATATAGCCACTTCAGTTCCTCAAGCAGGAAACAGATATATGTGGTATAATTTATTATCTACAGGAGTAACTTCTTCCATATTTACTATAGATAATTCTCAAGGAGCAACCTTTGGAACTAGAATAACTTTCTTAAGAGAAGGAAAATATTATCTTTCTGCTAGAACTGCATTTTCAATAAATACTGGGGTCTTTACTACTATAAGGGGATATTTTGGTTATGCAAATAGTACTGGGAATGAATTTGATTTCAAAGGTAATCCTTCTTATGGATTAGAAAATTATCTTTATTTAAGTCCTGGATCAAGAGATTCTTTTGAAGTATCTGGAGTTCTAGATGTAAATAGTTCATGGGTAACCGGACCTTCAGGACCTTATAAACTTTACGTTAAAATGGAGAATCAATCTCCTGGAGGAGCAAGTGCTGCTATAATCCCTTATGCTACCAGATTATCTATTATAAGTATGGATGGTGGTGTAGGTCCTGCAGGATCTAATAATTTTACAACATATTTTTCTACAGGAACTACATATTCAGTACCTTCATTTAATTTTTCAAAATATATAGGAGTTTCAGGAACAACTTCGATATATTTACATAGTGGAGTTGATGGTGAAGCTTTAATTGTTAAAGATGAAAAGGGAATCGCATCCTCTTCGAATATTTTTTTGTATCCGGTTTTGGGAGAAGGAATTGAAGCTGGATCTAGCGCTGTAATAAATACCGATTATGGATCTCTTAATTTAGTAAGAAGAGGTTCTACTTGGTGGAAAATTTAAAAGATAAATAAAAATAAAAGAAGAAGAAAATTATGCCAGCAACGGCGAATTATCCCAATAAATTAGATTTTAGATTAAGAAAAACTAGGCCTCTAACCTGGACTGAAATGGATAACATGTTCAAAAAACCGAACATGTGGGAATCCTCTCAGATTTACGAACAAGGAATGGTAGTCCTTTGGGATGATTCACTTCCACCTATTGGTAATACATACGGAACTTTATCGTTTTGGATATCAGATTATCAACATTCTTCATCTTTATCTAACTCTCCAGGTTCTACTCCTTCACCTTGGAGTAGAATAGGAGGATTAACAATCCCTGGACCTACAGGTCCCTCAAGCGGTATATTAGGTCCCCAAGGACCTCAAGGAGATTTAGGTTCTACCGGTCCTACTGGTTTTGGAATTACTGGTCCTACTGGTGTTACCGGTGTTACCGGTGTAACTGGTAGAACTGGTATGACCGGACCTACTGGTGTTACAGGTCCTCAAGGACCTGCTGGAATAAAAGGAGATAAAGGTTTAGATGGATCTATTGGTGCAACCGGTGTAACCGGTGTAACGGGTCCTACTGCAGTTGGTCCTACAGGTGCTACTGGCGTAACTGGTTTAGCTGGACCTACTGGTAGTACTGGTATGACTGGACCTACTGGAATAAGTATTACAGGTCCTACAGGAGTTACTGGTTTAGGATTTACAGGAGCTACAGGAGCTACAGGGATTCAAGGAGCTACAGGAGCTACAGGTATTCAAGGTCCTACCGGTACAGTAAGTCAAGCTTTTGTAGAAGTTTTAGATATGTATTATCTAAATAATCCTGTTGATTTAGGGGTTGCACAATTACAAACTAGAATTCTTTTTTACGATCAATATAGATACGGATTAACTTCGGATTATTATAATGTTGACAATTCTACTCCTCAAATAGGAACTAAAATATCTTTTAATCGAACCGGTAAGTATTTAATTATATTTAGAAGTGGTGTAGTTTTAGCTCAAGAAGAAGGATCTCTAGCAACTCAACCTGCTAGAGCATCTATAGAATTTAATCTAAAAAGATATGATCCTTCAACTTTAATAACTTCAACCGAACCAGGTTTTCAAGGAGAAGTTATTTTAGATGCCGAAGGGATAATTTTAGGTGCACCTATTGCCGGAACTTTAAAAGATACAATAACAGTACAAGGTGTTTTACAAATAACAGGTAATGATGTTGCAAATGGTGTACAATTTTTTGTTACTGCTGAAAGTACTTCTTACAGTACTAATGATGTTTTGTTTTTACCTAATTCTACATCAATTACAATTATATCTTTAGAAGGTGCCGTAGGACCTACCGGAGGAGGAGCTCAAGGTGTTACAGGTAGTACAGGTGCTACAGGGTTAACTGGACCTACTTCTTTTGGACCTACAGGTGTTACAGGTATGACCGGACCTACTGGTATAACAGGAGTAACAGGTATGACTGGACCTACAGGTGCAGGAGAACAAGGACCTACTGGATCTACAGGTGTTACCGGTGTTACAGGTA